AATTCCACTGACCAAAAACAAGTTCCATAAACTCCTTCTTATCTTGTTCTTCATATACAACTTTCTTTTTTATGGTTCCATCCTCCTGTTCAATTTCAGTAGGTGTCCCTTTCCACTGAGGTTCTCCCTTAACCTTTTTAATGTGGTGTTTTTTGTATGCAAGTATTACACACTCCTTTGGATTATAAATATACGGACTTGACGGACTCATCCAAGATCCCCAAGCAGTTGTTTTACTACGATGAGGTGAATCTTCTTCTAAATCCACGATACCGAAGAAACCAAACCCAATTTGTTTCATTAATTGATACATTTCAGAAACAAAGAAAATTCTTCCCCCTTTCTTTTGTCTATTGATTTCATATGGAATATTCAACGCGATTCGTCCATCATCTTTCAAAACATTATATGCTTCAGTTAACCAATTTTTGGCAAATACCAAATACTCCTCAAACTCCACATCATCATCGTGGGTATCATACGCAATCCCGACTCCGTAGGGTGGTGATGTGACGATTAAATCCACAGACCCTTCAGGTAATGTTTTCATCACCTCAATACAATCTCCTGTTATTATTTTTCCTGTTTCTATCATTTTTTCTCCAATGTTTCAATGTGGTGTTGCAAATACCACAATGCTTTTTTAAGATCCTGTAATTCTTTATCTAACTCTTTCTTACCCGCTCTTGAGATATACTTCACAGTATTACCAAGGGAGAATCCTAAGTCCCAAGCATCAATCACCTTGATTGCTTCATATGGGTTTGACTCTCCCCCATAGTGGTTAGGGTGATTTACTTGTTCCTTTTTTTCTTCCATTTCTTTTTTCTTTTTGTGAGCCCAAAATACTCCATCAATATGATAGGTATTAAATCCTTGCCAGTCAAATGATTCAATTACATTATTAACACCTTCAGTAGGATCTTTTGAGGACTTATAATCATCCAAATATACAATACCATCATCATTAATAAAATTAATCACATTATTAATATCACCTCTAACGCATTCCTCAAAGTGGCACCCATCAATCTCAATAAAATCAAATTTTGTTTTTGATGTGTCTAAAACTCTTGGAACAACCTCAAGGGAGTTACCAGGAAATAAACTCAAATGTATGTTCCACTTCCTGTAATGCTTGGCAAGTATTGAGTGATTGTTAACAGTACTCTCATATTTACAGTCATCAAATACAAAAACAATTATTGGTTTCCTATTAAAATCAGGATCTTCATTAATTATTTTCAATAATGTCTCACATATTAAAACCATTGAATGTCCTTCATTGAATCCTATTTCAATAATATTTCTTGGTTTAATTTGGTATACCAAATCTTGTAGGGTATGAATCCTTTCTGGGTACCAACTAATGTTACCCTCACCCTTACCAAACATCATTCCGGGTAATTTGTTAAATATATTATTTTCCATTTAAATCAAATTTAATTTCTTTTGTAGGGATATTACTTCCATCCATTGTTTTACCATCCAATTCAAATTCTTCATCATTGAAGTATTCTTTTAATAGTTCATCGGTTGGGATTGTTTTATAATCCATCTTAAGGTTGTCCATATCAAGTTTATAATTCATTTTATGTTTGATGTCGTCAATCTCTTCAGCGTTTCTTAATGATTCACATATTTGATAAATGATTTTATATGGATCAGCATTAGATGATGGTCGTCTATCTTCAACATATCCCTTCCATTCTTTTGCGGTTGATTGTGGAACTCTAATTGATGCACCTCTATCTGAAATACCCCAACTAAACTTATTAATTGATTGGGTTTCAAATTTACCCGTCAATCTTAATTCATTTGATGAACCATAATTTTCAATATGTTCTTGGTGTCTTGTGGCAAAACTTGAGAAAATTGATTTAAAATGATTTTCACCACCTTCTTCCCTCATTTTATAATTTGAGAAGTTTGTGTGAAGTCCAGATCCATTCCATTCACCTTTTTGGATTGGTTTTGGGTGTAGTTCAATCCCATAATTATATTTTTCGGACAACTTATGTAATAGGTATCTAGACATCCATAAATCATCTCCTGATTTCAATTTACCTTGAGAGAATACTTGATACTCCCATTGTCCAAGTGCAACCTCGGCATTTATTCCTGTTATGTTAATCCCATACCTTAAACATAAATTCATATGTTCTTCAACAAATTCTCTACCCGCAACATATTCTCCAACACCACAATAATATTTACCTTGTGGTTCCAAGTTGTTTTCATCGTGGCCTAAAATACATTTATTTTTTCTATCATAGATAAAGTATTCTTGTTCAAAACCAAACCACAAATCCTCTTGTTCATTACCAAGTAATGATCTGGTATTTGATTGATGTGGTGTTCCGTCTGAATTCATAACCTCACAAAGAACATACACACTACCAAATTTATCATCCAAATAATGTCTTACAGGTTTTAAAATACAGTCTGAAGTCCCAGTTTCTGCTTGGTTTGTTGATGATCCGTCAAAGTTCCATTCAGGAAATCTACCCGTTATAAATGAATTTTTTATGTCATCGTAATTAACAATTTTTACCTTACTTCTTAAATTTGGTTCCGGCATATATCCGTCTAACCACAGATATTCAAGTTTAATCTTCATTTGTTTTTATTTATATATTTTATGATTTCATCCTCAGTTTTTCCTTCGCAGAACATTTTGAACACTTCATTTGAAAAGTCGTCACTAATAATAATTGCATCGGCTGATAGATATCTTGATAGGTTATCAAGATTATTAATAATATTATCTTTTCTGAGTATCCTCTTGTTGAATCCCATTATTTTCACTCTTTAATTTGTGATACATTTCTCTAACTTTTTTACCCAAATCACTATCGTTTGGATTTTCCTTAACCAACTTTTCAAAAATTTCTATTATATCCATATTACTTAACTTTAATTTGTATCACTTTTTTTTCTTTCCCATACATTTCTTGATTAATATATGAAATCAGTTTTCTTTTGAATAATGGTAGTAATGTTTCATTGATTGGGAATATATCACTACATTTCATTTCAAACACAGGTAATGATGGTTTTTCTTCATCAGAACTCCATTGAGAAAATGTATTAATTATTTTTGGTATAGTCAACTTATCTTTTGGTTCGGAATGAATTAAATTTACAAGTGTTTTTTTCTCAATGGAACCTCTTGATGCTGGTGTTATGTTGTACTCCCAAACATATAAACTATTTGTTTTATTCTCATTGTAGTAAAAGTATCCTTTGTTTAACGATAGATTTTTTTTGTTCTTTTTAATTTTAACTTCAATTGTTTCAAACACGACTGACCACACGGACTTTGCAACATTGAAGTACTCCATTAGTCTTGGTGCGGAAAATTTTAATATACTAATAAACTCTTGAGTTTCTTCCTGTGTCATGTCAGGAATTTGTTTGATTTTCAAATCCTTAACAAGGAGTTCATCATCAATCGTATCAAACTTCTTATCAGTATAAATTAATTTTTTATCTTTAATTAGGGTTTGAATACTTGCCAAATGCAATGACAACTCTATGAAACCAGGATATAGTTCCATATTATCAAGTTTCTCTCCCATTTTTTGGAAGTAACTTAATAATTTATATTCTTTGTGTTCTTGATCAATTGGTTTTTCAAATAACCAATCTGTTTCCATTATAAATTCAATTCCTTTATTTTTCTTTTTTCTTGCCATTTATTCAAGTATAATAAAGGTTTTGTCATCTGTAAATTATTTATCGGTTATCATTACAACATAACTTTGGTTACCCAAATTAATAATATCATATGTTGAGTCGTAACCATTCAAAATACCATAATCCTCATCACCAGCAACATCTTCAATAAATGCCTTTTCATCAATAAAATTATCAACATCCATGTCGTAATTTCTCAACCAACTTATAGGGTCATTAGAAATTTCGTATTTTTTATCTTCAACCCTTTCTTCAACCGAATCTTCATCCAAATCACCATCAGGATTTTCTTCAATTTCTTGTATTTCATATTCAATATCAGAAATTCTACTTTCACGATCATCTTGGTGATCGTCAGTGTCTTCATCATCATATAGTTGACCTGGTTGAACTATCGATCCGTCTTTATATAATACCCACTTATTTCCTTCATATTTTAATTGAAATTCGTGTTCTTCATCTTCATCCCAAAAATCAAATACAGTTCCATTTTCTTCTTTTGTTGGGTACTTTATTGGAAACCTGACTCCTTCATTTTCATAAACCCATTTCTCCATTTTAAGAACCCAAAGTTCATCTTTTTGACTTCTACTTAAATCTTTTACAACGTCATAATTATCAGGATCATCATATATCCATTCTCTAATAACATCTTCAAAATAGTCGGCAACCTCATCACCATCAATATGTCTTTCAACCGTATATTGATTAAAGTGTCTATATCCTCCATCATCCAATAATTGTTCAACCCATTCTTTTTTTGATTCATCCGCTTCATATTCGGTTCCAACGGCAATTGTCACATCATTAAAATCATCATATGTTGTCATAAAAGATAACATATTATAATGTCCAAAACTTTTGGGTATCAATCCATAAACATCATTATTTTCCTTTCTTAATAAATCATCAATGTCTTCTTGTAATTCATCGTATTCACTTTGCAATTCAGATAAAAGTTCCTCATCATTTTCCGCTTCCATTCTATCAGAAATATTAAGTTGTCTTTGTTCTAAATTTTTTAATTCTCTTTTTTCTTCTGATGTTATTTCTTCTATCTCACCATTTTCAACAAGGTACTGAAACGCAGCATTTGCTTTTAATCCCTCATCATCAATGTTCGGATAATCTAAGTCCCACACACCATTTTCTCTTCTTTCTTGGGCATCATCCAATTCTTTTCTTCGTTTCCTTATCTTTTCTTTAGACTCCAATGGTGTATTATAGTACCATTTAGACCCCGTAATTGTCACACCATTTAAAGTTTCTAACTTTGATCTAGTTGCCTCTAATGATCCTTGTAGATATATTGTTCCAAGATTTGTAACTGGTTTACCTGATATATCTAACCTACCGTTTACTTTTATTTTCTTACCTCTAAACCTTCTTGTCTTTTCAAGAGCCGCACCATTATATCCAGTTACAGATAATAACTGTTCATATTCATTTGCGGGAATTTCAATAAATTCAGATTCTTCTTCGTTGAGTTTAGTTTTAATTATTTTAATTAAATCTGATTCGGTAAGTCTAATTACTTTTTTCATATTTTATAAATATTATTGATATACCAAAATTATTTACAAAATACATTCTATTAAGATATTTATAAGAAAATAAACCTAATAAAAACAATCAGCTATGGGGTGTGGATGCAAAAATAAGAACAATGGTGGAACTCCCGCTACTCAACAAGCACCGGCTCAAGGACAGCCACAGCAAGTAAAAAATGCCACTGTTCAAGAGTCAGTTAAAAAAATCGTTGAGAAGTATTATAACAAGAGGTAATTTATTTCTACCAAAGAAATTAATGGGTGGTTACGGAAGTTTCCACCTTTTTTTATATTTATAGGTATGTCAAAAGTTTTAGATTTAGTAAATAAATTCAATAATGGTGAATGGGATGATATCTCTGATGTATTCGGAGGTGATGTAAAAAGATTTTATTCCTATGTAAAACGCGCAGGATTTTTAAATTATTTTGATTTAGATAGTATACACTACGAAGATGAACGGTTTGTAAATGAGTTGATGTTATATCGCCTACAAAACGATCCTTCATATCTAAACGAGATTGTTCAGGGTTTTTTAAGTGATGTTGAAATTCGTGGTGATGGTTATTATTTAATGTTGAGTGACTTATCTGAGTTATCCGATTTTTTTAAGGACAACCAGTATTCAAGAGAATATAACGATAGAGATATTGTAAAAAATGTTTTAGATGAGGATTGGTGGGAACCTTATAGTGATACCGTTTACGATGTTTATAAAGATATTGTTGAAGAACTTAACGAAAAGAATATGAAATTATTAGCCGAGAGAGTTTTAGAATTGGTTGGTAATCAAGAATTATCTTTAGATGATTATAAAAGTGAATTGTTTAGAGATATGTCGGATGACGATGGTAGATTTATCATTACTGAATCAAATGTGATGTCTGTTGTTGAGGATGAGGACTCTATGAATTCATTATTTAAAGGTGATTTAAATGATTTGATGAATAGTTTTCGTTGGTTGGGTGATGAGGCTTACAATCAGGCATATAATGATGAAGTGTACTCGGAGGTATTTGATGAGTTATCAACTTACTTTGAGGGTAAGCACAGTTGGGTTGAAAACAAAAACGGTTTAAAAACCGTATATATACCTTATATTAAAATTAAAAACATTAAAAGTGATATTGAGAATTTTTTAAATTCATTTGCTGGATATGAGGATACTTTATTTGAATATGGTGATTACTCATCAATGTTACGCCATTACATGGGCGATAGTGATGATTTTTTAAGAATCAGGGTTCCTGACTATCCAGATAATAGAAAAGTTGTTGAGAATATCAATGACGGGTTACCTGATCGTCTTTATTACTAAACTATTTATAATGTTGTTTTAATTTCATACACATTATAAAAATTTAATAGTTATGAGATTAATTAACAAAAATTCAAAAAGAGGAATCGTAAATTTATTTGCCGACTTTATTCTCTCAAAAATCAACAAAACAGAAAAATCAATTATCCAAGTCACAGATTGTGGTGCATTTATGGTTGTTAATGGTTTAACAACATCAAATGAGTATTTAGACATAAACGAAATTAAAAATGAGTTCAAGGAATCTTTTGGTGATACCCTGAAGGAGCTGGAAATGTCAGATATTAATACCATTGATGTTGTTAGATATAATCAGGATATAAACACAATTCATAAGGGTTGGGTTATGGTAAAGAAAGATATTTTTGTTGAGGAACCTGAACCTGATATTTCAGAAATATCAATTTCATCAGAATTCCCATATGGTTATAGTTTAGATTGTGGAAGGTTAAACACATATTACTCACATTACATAATGAACCATATGTTTAATTTATTAGGTGTCAATGAAGTATCATTTTATTTCACCACTGAGGAAGATAATAATGAAGATTTAAAAATTAAAATTATATCCGACTCAAAAATTGACAAGAAATCAATTAAGTCACTTATTCTTGATGTATTTGATTTTAATATGGACTCATTTAGAGAGCGTTTGTCGGATTATAATTTAATTGATGATGTCCTGAATCCTGATGGTGAAAAACCGTACCTTAAACAAGATTTATTAGAACATATAATTCTATTCTAACAAAAAACCCCATCCTAAAAGGTGGGGTTTATTTTTTATTTCTCAATCCATTCTCTAATTATCTTGACACCGTCTTCTAAATCTTGATAATCTCTATCAGGTGCAAATAATTGACTAATCGGTTCTGTCTCAGGATTTTCAATTAACATAAATGCCGGAACAAATTCATTCTCTGTTATCTCAACAAACATATTATATTCCTCTTCATATTCGTCAATGTCGCGATCAACAAAATCAATCCCTTCTTTAACTAACATATCTTTCATCTCAACACAAAAAGGACATCCTTCCATTGTGAATAATACTACTACCTTATCCATTGATTAATTCTTGAACTAAACCTTTTATTTCATTTTCTTGGAGAACCCCAACTCTTGTGTTAGTTACATTCCCACCATTAAATACTTTAATTGTCGGTACGCTCCTAACCCCTAATGCCATTGCAACTTCTCTGTTTTGATCAACATCCATCGTATACATCTGTACATTAGTAGTATTTTCAGTTGCAACTCTTTCAAAAATTGGTTTCATCATTTTGCAGGGTCCACACCAAGTTGCCCATAATTCAACGATTACTTTCTCACCATTATTTATTTTTTCTTGTAATTGATTTCCTGTAATTTCCATTTTATTTTAATCTTGTTAAATTTTTTATGAATAACACAACTTCATCAAGTTGTGATATGTCGTATATTACTTTTATTTTATAAGTAGTCTCAACCTCCATTTTAGATAAATACAAATAGATACCAGCATTATTTCTAAAAATACCTTCAGTATGGATTAAAGAACCTCCATAAGATTTACTATCAAGATACTCAATTGTAAATCGTTTAGTTAATAAAAGTTCAGGTGTAATCGGAATATAATCCATACACTCAATAACACTGTACACTTTATTCGTTTTCTCCAATAAAGAAGTAATAAAGTCATCAATCTTTTTAAAATATTTTATTTCACTATTCTCCATAATAGAAAAGGAGGGTGATTAACCCTCCGTTGTTTTTAAATCATTTCTTCGGCAAGTTCCCAAAGTTTTGTGTTGATGTTGTTTACCGCCAAGATACTTTTAAGATCTCGTAGTTTTGACTTTCGTCCTGTTTTAGTTCGGTAGTCAAACCCTCCTCGTACAAACTTCTCTTGTACTACATTGAAGGTTGTCCACAAGTCGTTATTACTATCTTCCACACGATTTGGTGTAAGGATGTCAACAAGTTGGTTGTCAGTTGGGATTGATCCTTCAGCCCATCGGATTTTTGACGCTTTCTGAACATATTGAATTTGTTCGTCAATGGTAAGTTCTCGTTCCATCATTCGTCCAACAGATCCTTGGATTGTTGGTAGTTTCTTTGCAAAACCGTCCATCAATCGTTTCACATCGTCAAGTTCAAACCCACTGTGTCTAACATTAAATTTGTCGGCAACTGATGTAGGTACTGTAAGTCCGTTAGAACATACCAATCGGTGAAGTCCAGCACTGACTGAGAATGTTGACATACCATTGTGTGAGTTACGAACAATTGCTTCAACCAATGTGTCTCCAACTGAAGGAAGTTCTCCATTACGGAATCTAATTTGATGGGTTGCGTGAATTCCTTTACCTGTTTGTTTAACATCTGAAATTTCCCAACCTTCACGATCGAAAAATTCAATGACTTGATCGGTTGGTACAAAGACATACTTGTCAGACAACTTGCTTGATGCTGATGTTGCGAATACTGAAGGGGCTACGGATTTGATAAGTTCTGGTGTATAAATCATAATGTTTTGGTTTTAATTACATCACAAAGATAGTAATTAATTTGTAATTGCCAAATACGAAATGAAATTAATTTAAAATAATATCCCCAAACTTTGTTTTTTGGATAAACCCTTCCACAACTTGTTTAGGATTTAATTTATCCGATAGTTCAGGTATTTTAAGTTCCACCACAATATCAATAATTTGATTTTTTGTCAAAACAATATCTTCACCTTTCTTATAGTTCTCTTCACACTTCTCTCTCAATTTATGATAGAACTCTTCTTTCTGAAGATTACCTATCAATTCAATTAAATCGTTTGGATTACTCTCAAAGAAATTAATTAATTGTGATACATAAATTTCAATATCAACATTACTCATATATTCGGATTTAAATTAGTCTCTTGAAATATAGTAAAAACCATCACCTTCTTCAACCATCATATTCTTTAATCTTTCAGGTATTACAACACTTGGATTTGATCCCGATAACGCAATAAGATCCAAATACTCTAAATCCGCTAAAGACTCAGGTAGACTTTGAAGATTTTTATTATTCTGTAATGTTAGGAATGTTAATCCTTCCATTCTTCCTAATTCTTCAGGTAGTGATTTTACACAATTCTCAAGTACCAATGCTATTATATTTGTAAACTTACCAATGCTTGCCGGTATATCCAAATCAAGAGAATCGTTTGATTTATTTGATATTGTTAAATATGTAATACTTTCAGGTAAATTTTCAAATAATTCATCAAAACCAAACAATGCAATATATTTTGATGACGCATCATTCGGGTATGTAATCTTAACAATGTTGTCACCTTCTGTTGCCAACTGTCCGGCATATTTAACCTTAAGTTCTTCCTTAAGATTTTTCATTCCCGGCATATTAATCAAAGCAATATCCGCGGTGGTAAGATTATTTAAAGTTTTGGTTCTCAACGAATCAATCTTTCTTGCCAAATAATATTTAACAACATCAGGTTCTGAACTTGTAATCATATCACCTGTTAAATCCATACCCAAAGAAATATATTTCTTTTTAAGTTCTGAAGGTAAATTAATATAAACTCTTGGTTTGTTTGTTAGGTTTGGACTTGCAATTTCTAACCAAAACTCAGCATCTTCAACCGAACCAAGTTCTTTAACTGCATCGTCTTGAACATTAATATGTTTGTATTTTCTTAATAATCCTTTTTCTCTATCAGTAAGTGGATCTGGAGTAAATAAGTATTCTTTGTCTTTTAACTTCGGAACTTTAGATGAGATTGTATCCCAAGTCTCTGTTCTGTGTCCTGAATATCCACCAGCCATGTTTTTACCATCGGCAATTCTTTTTCTTCCATACTCATCAACCAAGATAACAACCGCGAAGTTCAAATCATCAAATGGGGTATCTCTGTCAATAACATAGTAAAGTGTTAAGTTATTTTCCAAACGATAGTTGTAATATAAGTTACCACCACCAATTCTTGATGTACACCAAGGTCTTCCATGTGCTAATCTAATACATTGTTCTTTACCGTTTGGTTTGAAGATATACAAATTATCTTTATCGTAGATTGTTTCAATATCTTTAAAGTCGTCACCTTTTTTCTTTGGTGTATCATCTCCGTCAGGTAAATGATCCAATGCCGCCTCCAACTCATCAAATGACATTAACATAATCGGTGGCGTATTTGCTTCCAATCTATCATACAAATCAACATATCTTTCAATGTAAGAAAGTATTTGCTCGTTTGTTAAATCGTTTCTTTCTTTCTTATATTTTTCAAATGCCGCCTTGGTAATAATTCCACCAAATTTATTTTGTATCAATTCAACCAACTTCAAATAAGGGTATCTCATAATATCCCTATTAGGTTCAGGTAGATAATTTCTTATCTCTAAGAATTTCTTAATCATAGACTTAACTTGTCTTTGATCAGAACCTTTACCAGGACCCTTCATATAGGTTTTAAATATATCACCTTCTTCCTTCTTAACTCTTTTTGATAAAATCACAGACTTAAGTTGATCATATGTATATTTTGTAATGTCTCGTTTGTCGGCAGGTAATCCGTTTTTATATTTATCAAAATCACCAATATAACTTTTAATATCATCCTCAGAATCTTTAGTTTCGTTACTAAATTTAAGGACAAGTTGATTCATTAATTTATTTGATATTTCTGTTAATCTAAATTTAGGATCAACATTTTCTACGATTACCGATGATAAAATTTTTACTAATTTCATTTGATGTTTTTACTATAAATATTACGATAAATAAAAATGAATAAATTAATTAATAATTCAGTATAAGTAATTCTTCACCCATATTTTGTTTGGTACCTTTTTTGGCTGCCGCCGCCTTAGCGAATTCTTTTTTCTCCCAACTATATTGTTCTTTAGGGAACCATTCCGATAACAACGGGAAGTCATAATACGACAAACTAAATTTACCTTCCATTCCTTTTAATATATTTGCAAGTCTTTCATGATCTTCTCTGTCAAAATCGTGATTTGAATAGTAATTTTCAGTTTTCCAATATGGTGGATCAACATAAAAATATGTTGTTGGTGAATCATACTTTTTAATGACATCCTCAAAATCCATATTTTCAACATCCGTAATTTTCAAGAAATGTTCTACCCAATCAGGTTTAGATAATTTATCTCTAAATGTAAGATACTTTGATTTGTATTTACCTTTCAAGTCAATGAATGAACTTGTCTCAGGTTTAGAACCACTAAAAACCTGTGTAAGGACATAAGCGTATTTAGCAGCAACTTCATAATTACCAGGTTCTACACTGAAACCTTCACTAAAAATTTCAGCCTGAAACCTGATAAACTGTTCTTTATAAATTGGTGGAGTTACTTCTACACCAAATTTCTGACAATCAATTGCGTTAATTGCATTCAATAATTCAGTTGGGTTCTGAATACATTTAAACAGATTGTAATTAAGTGGATTAAAGTCGTTATAAACAACTTTCTTTAGGTTTGGGAACTGTTTTAAGTCCATGTTGAAGAAACACCAAAACATCCCTCCGAATGTTTCAACATATGTTTCCATATTATTATCATAGAAAGGGACTATCCACTTTCCAATTTTACTCTTACCTCCGATATAACTTAACATAGGTAAAGTATAAGATATTTATGATAATCAGTCAATGAATATTTTTTTTAAAAAAGATTACAAAAGTTTTGGCAGAACCAAAAACTTCACTATCTTTGTATTGTTGATGTGGTTGAGTAATCAATATTATCAACAGGTTGTCAGAATCCTATTAAACAAACTGACCGCTAATGACTGGGTGAATCGGTCTGGGTTGATTACCTCAATTTTAGGAATGAAATAATTGTAACCCCATCTCTAAAAAGGTGGGGTTTCTTGTATTTATATTATATATGAATTTATTACCATTACTTAAGAGTATAATTGTTGAGAGTGTTCCTATTAAAAATGTTACCATTAATGGTCAACCATTGAGTATCGTTCAAACTTATGAATCTTTCCGAGCTATTACCGGTAGTGGTGAATTTATTAGAGTCCCAACGGATGAAATCATGGACTCAATGTCGGACATATACGATGTTTTAATTAATCAATCATTTATTTTATTTAATACCTGTAAACATAAATGTGCATTATTGATTCGTGATTACCGTTTAGGTTTTGATTATCAATTATTTACTCATTACAACATAAAAAATAATAATCTTAAAATAACAATAAATACCTCAATCCGTCACCCAAAAAAATTATTCAATAATGTTAACACTAGAGAGATTATAATAACAAGAAATGATGATATTGTGATAAGAGAATCAATTATTAACCAATCATTCACTTATAAAATAATTGGTGATATAATTATTTATTATCAAAAATAACATTATGAAACAAGAAGTAGAACAATCAAAAAAAGAAGCAACACAAGTTACAGGATGTAGTCAATGTAAAAAAGGTATGAGTAAAACACAATGGGGATTATTAATATTCTCATTATATATGTTTGGTGCCGGAATTTACGGTACCATCCAAATAATTAAAGATGTAATTTCTTTATTTTAATCCCTTTCAAATCGGACATGCTGGTTAACCAACAAGTCACCTATCACTTCACCTTTAAACCCTTTTGATTTAACTCTTAAGGGTTTTGTTGTATCAAATGTCTTTGGGAATCTTAACCTTACCGTACCGTCAGGATGAGGTATTTCAAAATCACTCTTCTTCAAATCATCCAATGTGAAATAAGCATTATAAATTAAGTGAGGTCCGTACTTTTCAAAATTATTATCAGAAACCAATTTAACTCTAACAACTAAGTTACCATAAACACCGTTTCTAAAATCCCCAACACCTTGTAATCGGATGAATTGTCCATCATCAATACCATTAGGTAATTTAACTTCAACAGTTTTCATCTCATCTTTAGTCCCACTACCATTACAAATATGACAAGGATTTGTAATAACTCGTCCATGTCCTGAACAAGTGTTACAAGCAACTTGTACCATTTGTATAAACATACCAGACCCCATCTGTCTCACTACAGAACCTTGTCCATTACATTCGGGACAAATTTTCTTCTCACCCCCACTACCATTACATGGATCACATTTTAATTTCCTACGATATGTGATTTCTTTATTCGCACCCAAATATGATTCAGTAACTTTTAATTCAGTATCAATAACTAAATCATGTACCACATTTTTTTGTCTACGATTACCAAATGCCTGATTAAACATCTGTTGGAATATATCGTCACCTCCTCCCATTCCTGCAAATGGGTTCTTTCTTCTCATATCATACTCTTGTCGTTTGTTATCGTCACCAATAGTATCATATGCTTCAGCAATTTGCTTAAACTTTTCCTCATCACCACCAGCATCAGGGTGATTTTCTTTTGCCAGTTTACGATATACTTTTTTTATCTCATCTTGGGTTGCAGTTTCAGGAACACCTAATATGTCGTAATAATTCGGAATATTCATTTATATAGTATTTTAATTATATTTAATTACAAAGATATGAAAAAATGGACAATTTCACAATTGTATTATTCAAAAATAAGGTAAAAAAGAAAATTATAAAGAAGTTTAAAACTAAAGTTAATGCTACAAAATATTATAAAAACTTAATAGAAGAAAATAAAAATGTATTTTTTGGTGTTGAGACTGAGAATGGTAAAAAATGCGTCTACGAACTTGCATTAGTTTCAAAGATGGATGAGTCATCACCATATTTTGTTAGAGATGATTTTGGTAGAACAATAAAAATTGAACTTGAAGATCCAAACTATACTATAGTTGAAATTACTCCATATAGAAAAGAGGAACAACTATACGATATTAAAAATAAAACTAAGATAGGTGTTGATAAGTTTATGAGGAAACATCTACCTAAAATTGGGGTTAAACTTTTATCGAAAATTAATAACAAAATTGTTATCCAACATGACAGTGATATAAATCTATTTTCATTAAAGAGTGAAGATGATTGTGATAGATTTGTTGATGGTGTGTCTAATTATATGATTAATAAAGGTAGAATTGATACTATTATTGTTAAAGATTCATCACCACAACAAAAGAAATACCTTTATGATTTATTATCCAGTAATGGTATTCCTAAATCGGTTTTATATAGACGATTTACGACTTATAAAAGGGAATAGTCTCCCAATAAAACTCCTTTTTACAGGTGCTACATTTATTTTTGAGTCGTCGTATTGACCCTCCAAAATAAAAACAACCTCAACTCCTGATATATCAATTTTAAATTTTTTATGTCCTTGATCGAGTTGTCTAAAATTTCCTAATACTTCTTTGAAGTCTCCCTCATTCAATTCAAAAACTATTACGGATTTACCTTTTGGGAACATTGATTGAGTGGCATCAGTTATTAATGCTAATTTTTCCATTATCCCATTAACATTTTTTTCAGTTTCTGCCATATTGTTAGTTTAACTTTATTCGTATTTTTTTGAACTATGTCTTCTTTTTTAAAATTTTTAATCTCATTTAGAAATTTTATTTTTTCAAGTTCAAGTTCTTTCTTATCTTTATTAATCTCGTTCTTCAACCAATCCTGCATCCCTTCCAGTTGGCTCAGTGGTTTCTTCGTCATCTTCTAATTCAATTTTAGGATCATTTATGTCAAATTTCAAAGCTTGTAGACTATTTAAATTTTGTTTTTCAAAAATCGCTTTCAACTCATTTACCTTGTGTTGGAATAACCTGTCTTTTTCTTCTCTTTCTTTATTGTAAGAGATGACATTTTTAATACTATCAATTAATTGGTTTGTTGAGGTTTCATTAAACTCAGCAACAAATGAGAAGAACCTATAACCTGTTGTTGTTTTTTCATTCTCCATTACAGATTTCTCATTAACATATTTTTTAGGTAACTTCCATGTTTCAGGAAATTCAATGTCAAAAGATAAATAATTTTTAATTTTCCTAACTGATTGTAAGTAAGGAAATAGTATACTGAATTCTTCAAATAATCCCATTAATTTGATTGTATTAAATATGTTATGATGTAAGATATGAATAAACCTAAATAAATAGTTTCCCTACTACTCATCACAAATTTTTTCGGTTCAGATTGTAGTAGGGAAACAGTAAATCTAAAAACAATTCTAAATACTGCAATTAGTGAGAACACAAATACAAAAAGATATATAGTATTTATGTTAGTCATATTACGCAGCTTTTTTAGATTCTAGAATTTCACCTCTTAATTGTTGTAATAAAGATTTTAATTCTTGGGAAGTCTTTCTTGCTCTAGTTCCCGCACTTTTATTACCACTGTTGAACTTCGTTACATCAACACTAAGTTCCTCTGTAAGTGCTTTAATTTTTTCTAATGTTTCCATTTTGTTAATTAAAAAAAGTTTATTTATATTATCATAAATCTAAATTAGTTAACTCTAATGTCAATATTATACTGACATATTTTTATCTAATGATTTATATATACTTGATATCATATCCAAATCAGATTTTGTAAAAGGTTTTTTCCTGTCGAATAAGTCGTTAAAGAATGTTCCTATTGAACTTTTTATTTTGTTCTCCTTTTGATTATAGAATATGTCAGTGAAGAATGATAAGAAATACTCATAATGATCCCCTTTTTTATTAAAAGTAATTTCTTCTTTTTGAAAGTTCTCAATTGTTTTATTCCAACACCATTCAAAATGTTTTAAATTATCTTCATCAGATAATACTATTTTGGTTTCACTATTTTTGTCGTCACCCAAATATGTGTCTAAAATCAAATAGTATAATGAAAAACTAAAGTCATAATATAAATCCATTTTTTCAGGTATTATATTATTAACTCTAAACCATATGTCCACATCATCGGGATCCATTGGTTTTGCTATATAATTAAAAAAATTCTCCATAGACAAGTATCTATGGAGAATAATAACAAAGATATTTTTTATGTAAATTATTGTGTCTTATCTTGATAACCAATCAACGACTTCATTCTATCGAACTCCTCATTAAGTTTTTCAATTTTTTTGTTTTCAACTGATTCAAGTTTCATCATAACTTTACTTGCTTTATCTGTTTCATTACCTGTTTTATCTGAAACTACTGGTTGTACAGATTTATTATATGCCTTTCTTTTTAGTTTACCAAGTAAATTATCTTTTCTTATTTTGTTTCTTTTCTTGTTTGTTGGTGTTTCAACCGCATTTGCCCATTCAGGGTTATTACCCGTTCTAGATGAACCTTCAATGTTATCTGTCATCCAATCCTCATTTGGAGCTATCCCATCATTGAAGTCTAAGTTTTCTAATGCTGCGGCGGTAAAGTTATCTACATAATCCTGTACAGCATTTGATGGTACATAAGCCATTTTTTCCATTTTTTCAATTTCACCATTACCCATAGGAAAATGTTTAGGATTCATTTCATACTTACCTTTAGATCCGTCTTTAAGATAATCTTTCATTTTCTTCTCAAAACTTTTCATATAGTCATCTTCTTCTTTTCCCGAACCTTTATGTGACTTTTCATATGCCATATACCCTGCAGGTGTTTTACCTGTTTTAATCGTATTTTTTGTTTTACTTTCTTCTTTAATAATACCCTCAATAATATCTATTATTTCATCTTCAGTAAACAATGCGGTTTCATTAATGTATTCTAATTTATATAAAACACCATTATCATTTTGTCTTTTACTTTCTTTAACAGTATATTTTTTACCATCAACAGAAAAATGAGATTTACCTTCTTTTTTAGCATTGGCAAGAGCTCCTGAAAATGCGTTGCCTTCTTCCATTTCCGTATTTTTTCCTTTTTTTCTAAGTAATCTAAAATCTTCCGAATCTATTCTTCCATTTTTGTTTTTATCCAAACGAGATTGTTTACCATGAAGTCTTTCATCGATTTCACCTCTATTATCATTATATTCTTTTTGATCATAATATGATTGACATCTTTCAGGATCCATATCGTAATATTGAGCACAGTATTCTTCCATATCAAATCCTGGCATAGTCCATTCAGAATCTTGTCTTGATAATTCCTTTTTTTCGTTAGGGAATTTACCTCCTTTGGATGTAACATACCTACTTTCTTTCATCTCTTCATTCATGTATCCACATTCCATACATTCACCTTCTTTCATTTCACCTCCACATTCACAAGTTTCTCCTTCTTGGACATAGTCAAACGATTTCCCTGGAGGATTAAATTTTAATTTTTCCATTATCTCATCAGCCTTTCCTTCTAAAGTTTCGGTTAGAACTTTTCTAAATAAATTATCGTAATAAGTGTTACTTTTCATAATTGTGTTTTTATAATAAATATCGTTATTTGTTTGTTTTTCTTAACTCATATAAAATAATGTCTTTTATATGTTCCTCGTGTAAGTTATAGGTGTTACTTACTTTCTCAATAACATTTTTAACAGTTTCGTTTTCAAATATATTAAGAGCCTTAATATCTCCCTGATTACAATAGGGAAATCGTTTACATTTTTTTTTAACCTGAACGAATTTTCCTCCTGGTATCTGTGTCTTCCTTGATGGTTTCCAATTCTTCTTACTTGTGGTTTTTGCCCAAATACTAGGTCCTTCATACGCACCAACTCCATAACCTGAAGACGCGGTTTCTGTGGCTTCAACTTTTTTGGGTTCTTCACCTGAAAACAATGGTGTTGTTATATCAGATCCCGAACTTCCAGTTCCTGTTGCCTCTTTAGTTTCAGTCTTATCTTTACTAATTAAAGATTTTAAGAAATCTTTAAGTTCTTCAGGTTTCTTTAATAATTTTCTTATTTCACCTTTGATTTTATTATTAGTTAATTTTTTATTTTTAACTAATTTCATAATGTCGGATAAATCAACACCATCTTTAAGATAATCTTTTGATTTATTTCTAATATCATCATCTTCCGACTTTTTATTTTCAGTAAATTCTTTTCTCGCTTTTGCTTGATCAATACCTGTCAATCCAATCATATTGGCTTCTTGGTTGAATTGTTTTTTAAATAAGTCGGTTAGGTTTTCCATTACGCACTTCTGAATTTTGATTCCCAGAAACTTCTTTGTTGATACATTATCGTATAGAATTCTCTGAATGATTTTATTATTAAGTCTTTTACATCTTTTTCTAGTTTACCTCTCTTCATTTCTTTGGAAATTCTATCTAACAGTTTATCTTCAAACTGTTTCACAGTAGTTGATCCTAAGAAATCTTTAATCTCTTTTCTAACCAATGTTTCAATTTCTCTTTTATCTGTTTGTGATAGTGCCATTATTTAAAAATAAGTATATAGGTTAATGCACCAATTATCGCCCCTCCAACAATTTCAATAACTGTATTTTTGGTTTTAATTTTTTTAATATCTTTTCTTAATCCTTCATTTTGTTCTTCAACAATTCCAAATTTTTCTTGTTCCTTTTGAATTTGTAACTCATAATTATCTTCTTTAAGTTCCATTGTAGTGATAATATCGTTTTGAACACTTACTTTGTTTTGAGTTTCTTTAAGTTCTGTTTCAGTTAATTTAAGTACTTCAGTTAACTGATCTAATTTATTTAAATCTAACGCAATTTGTTTTCCAACACTATATGGGAAACAAATCTGTGTTGTGTCCTTTTTAACTTGTCCAAATGATAACAATGGAACGAATAACAATAATGTAATTAATAAATTTTTCATCTTAATACTTATATCTTTTATGGAATAAACTGTCAATTTGAGATGGTTTCATTCCTGTTATTTCTTCACCTTTTTCTTTATAATATTCTTTTATTATAGTTTTTTGGTTTCTGACTTGTGCAATTGTTGAGTCAATCTTACTTAGTTCTGTCTTATATTCTAAGATTCTTTTATCAAGCAGTTGTTGTTTTTTTAAAATTGAGTCAATGTCTTTATCTAATTGTTCTAATTTATATTTATCTAATTCTGACATTTCAGGTTTTGGTGTAAATAAATAAACCATAAAGTACATAACAAATAATCCAACCCCAACAAATAGGATGTATTTAAAATTGGTATTTAAGAATTGTTTCATTTTTCAGGTGTTTTCTTTTTTGATGCAATCACTTTAGACCACTTAGATTTAAATTTCTCGTAGTATGTTTGTAGTTTATTAACAAATTCTAAGAATTCATCATCCAACTTAATCATAGTACCATTTATGTATACCCCTTTAGTTTCACCAATTGAGAAGAAGAACTCAAGATCCAATTCTGTAATTTTACCTGACCATTCTACATTATTTTCATAAACATTTAGTTTATTGAAGTCCACAATTTCCGCCACTTCCGCAACAAACTCATCCATACTTTCTTGGAATGCGATTTTATCATCGGTTGTTAATTGTATATCAGTACTATCTGTTCCATGAAGAACTAAAATTCCGCCCGAAATTCTATATGCTTTTTTCTTTTCAGGTTTACTCTCTGTTTCTTCTTCACCGCTATCAGCAGTCTCATATTCAATTTCTTCTTCTGAGTCCCCTAATGGATTAATTTTTTTTGTTATATCAGTTGTTGGGTTAGACTGTTCAGTTATCATACCATAACTTTTTCTAATTCTATTAGACTCTTCGTTTAATAAATCCCCCCCAAGTAATCTTCTTGATGATTCTAATAATTTTTTTAGTTCCTCGTAATTATTCATTTTCAATTAGCTTTATAAATTGTTCAAAATTAAAAGCCGGACTAACATCAGTAAATTCACTATCAAAATTACTTTTAGTCACAATACCTTCATATCTTTCAACACCATTTATTTTAGTATTATGTCCGATACATTCTTTTGTTATAGAGAGTTCTTTCATTAAATGATTACATAATTCGGCAGTTTTTTCTATCTGAATTTCAGTATATGGTTGCCAAAAAAAGTAATCTCTCCACTTTTTTTCATATATCTTCTCCTTATAAATATTACCAATCCAATTAATGTGTGAATTTTTTAATGGTTCTTTTTCCATCCATCCTAAATTCTCTAAACATACTATGATTGAGTTCCTATTTATATTGGGTTCTGAAAAATAATTAGAGTGTTCATTATCATTTAGAAGTTTTAAAATTTTACCTTCTCGGTTAACAATATAATTTGGAACTTTGTCGTATTTTCCGTTATATCGGTACTTTAAAGACATTAAATAGTTTTTAACATCTCTAGATGTATGAGATAAAATTATTTGTTTTTTCTTCTTTTGTTTTCCCGTCGGTTTAAATTCTCCGTATTTTACAACATCAATCATTCTTTTTTATATACTAATCTTTTTTTATTTTTTACTTCATTAATATCTAATTCATATTTATCAATTGTATCAAACAATTCATCAACAACTAAATCAGGGGATGATGGTTTTGGCGTATCATTTTCAATATCATCTGATAACTCCTTGGATATATCATAATCAATAAAACTATACTCATTGACTTGATCGGTAGTTGATCGGTAGTTCATCGGTAGTTCATCGGTATCATTAACTTGGGGGGTACTTGGAGGGTAGTTAATGGGTACTTGGGGGGTGTCTTCTTCTTTTCTTCTTGACTTAAATGCTTGGTTTGTTGCAATAACCAATGTGATTGCTAAAGGATCGAATACAAATATTAAAATTAAAATAAATAAATTTGCAGTCCTTTTAATTTCCCAATCAAGAAGTTCACTTACATACTTAATAGCCCCAAGTTCACTACCAGATATTTCTTGAGATTCCATATCTAAAATTTCAATGTCAAGTTTAGTAATACTATCATTCATTGAATCAATTCGTTTTGCGATAGTGTCTCTTCTAACTTGTGCTTGTGATAGTTGTGTCTCAAATGATCGTCTATTCGCATTATTTGCTCTTGTAACTACTTGTCCAGTTCTACCGTCCACAGATTGTGTGGTGGTGTTATTTGAAAGTCCGTCTCTCAACTTTGTTATATCCCCATTAAGAATTGTTTTTTCTTTAGAGAGTTCGTCTTTTATTTCTTCAAATCGTTTCTTTTTAACTTCAACATTTTTGACTTTTTTCTCATTTATTTCAAGTTTTGCAATGTTTCCCTGAAACCCTGTACTCAATAATCCATAAATCCCTAAAGAGGTTATAATTGATAAAGTCACCAATGCAATCGTCATGTATATCTTCAACGCGCCATATGTTTCCTTCCATTTGTCATGAAGATATGTTGCAATAGCAATTTTTGATATCTCCAAAAATGAACCCATTATTATTACTGGTATTGCAACGCCAATAAAAACAATTGATAATCCAACAACACTATAATAGGCAGCAGTTCCCGATAAACCTATCGCACAAAATAATAAAAACCAAGGTAAAAATTTTTCTTTCATATTATTAAACTATACCTAATAAATATAAAAGATAAAGAAAAACCCCCATTTTAGGTGGGGGTTCATATATGATAGGGCTGTTATTTTAAATTAACGATCCTCAATTGTAAATCCAGAAGAATCAACTTCAGGTCCATTATCAATTATTGTCTCAACAACAATTTCCTCGTTAATAAACCTGGATACCGACGCAAATTCAATTTCAACATCATCCATAATACTTTTCTTAAACTCGTTACACTGTTCTTCATTCTCAAAAGAACCACACTGTGTTGCTGGTGAATGATATGTCTTTATTCTGTACGCACCATAAGGATTTTTAAGTTCCGAAACATTCATAATCAGATTTTCAAAATGATAATCATCACTTCCGTCTTTGGTGATGAACCTTCCGGTACCGTCCCTTTGGAATGTTTGTGAGTAGTGATACCCACAGTTATTACAACTTACATATTGTTCCCCTGTTTTGTAATAGAAGTCACTAAACGCTTCGTGTTTACAATTTGTACATTCAATATAATCAATTACGCTTCCCATATTATTTTTTAATTTCCCAATAAGGTTGTTTTTGTGTATGTGGGGGGTTATACCCCCCCATTTTTTTAGTTTTGTTTAAATGATTTGTCTGCCCAAGTTTTTGCTCCCATTCTACCCCAAAGTTCCATGTCACACATATCAGGGAATGACTCTCTCATTGTCCCAACAGTTAACACATCCAAGAACCCTTTGTCGATTGAGTACCACTTACCACCTTTAATTGTGTAAACATTCATCCACTGTCCGTACTCATTTTTTGCTTGGATATTAACCAATGAGTTTTTTTGGTATCCACGAATAACACTCGCCGCAGTTCCTTTAGTGTCGTGGATATTGATGAATCCTGCCTGACATTTATTTGCGATACGGAATTCGTATTCTTTGTCCGCATCTTTAAGGTGGTTTGAAACCGAAACTGAAATTCTTTTACCTTTTACTGTGGTGTTGAATGATCCGTAGAATACGTCTCCTGATAATGTTCCTTCGTTTACTTTGATGATGTCGTTTGTCATAATATTTCGTTTTAGATACATTACAAATGTAATGATCTTTTTTAAACCACCAAACAAAAAGTATAGAAAATTATTTAGATATAATCAAATAATTCAGAACTCTCATTTCGTAACCTTCTCAAAGCTCTTTCTTTAATCTGTCTTACTCGTTCTTTAGTTAAACCAAAATCACCTCCAATATCTTCCAAAGTTCTTGGTGTTCCACTAAGTCCAAAATAATCCTCAATAATTACTCGTTCTCTTTCATCTAAAACACTAAGTGTATTGATTAATTTTTCTTTAAGAATGTCCGCAGTATTAAAAGCCGCATCAGGAGCGTCTGCATCCATATTTGGTATCATATCAAGGAATGTATCTCCCTCATCATTGATATTCATATCTAAGTCAATCATTGATGGTAAAGATGAGAATTTATCCGATAGTTTTCCTCCATTATTCTCAATTTCTTTTTTAGCTTTATGAAGTTCCTGAACAACATTTACAGGAAGTCTAATTGTTCTCGCATTGTCATTTAAAGACTGAATAATAGATTGTTTAACCCACCAAACGGCATATGAAATAAATCTCAAATTTTTACTCCAATCAAAGTTTTTAATTGCTTTCAATAACCCTAAGTTACCCTCAGCAACCAAATCAGGAAAATCCAAACCTTGATTTTGATATTGTTTTGCAACGGTAATAACAAATCGTAAATTACCTGTTAACAACTCCTGTTCAACTTGTTTTCGTTGTTTGTCAGTTAAAGTATCCGACATCATAAGTTTAGATAATTCTTTTTCCCTTTCAGGTGTCATAACTTTAATCTTCCTAATATCCTTTAGGTAGTGAGAGATTTCATCCTGATTAATGGGCATTCCTGTTCCTTTTTCCTTCATATATTTTATTTTGAGTATTGTTCCAATTTTAATTTCTCCGCCTTTGTGAGTGAATTTATTCCCTTGTCATTGATTTTATCTAAAAGTTCGTCCAATGACATATTACACACATCTTCATTTGTTTTATTGATAATAAATGGACTACCTTGATTAATCATATCCATAAACATATCAAAAATCGCACCATCATTACTAATATCTTCAGAACTAACAGTGAAAGTATTAATCTCAATCTTATCCTCCTCATCAATAGACAATAGGTGATTTTTTCTATCCTTACCCATATTTGTTGCCATCTTACCATTAAATGGTATTAAGGTAAACATAATGTCTTCTAATTCTTCAAAAACCATCTCAACATACATAGACATTTCTTCATATTTTAACTCAGATTCAAAATGAAAAATTGCGTTACCATCACCATAAATGTATTTTATCTGTTCTGAAATTACAATGGGTTGGATTTCTTTACCAATTTTAGTGGTTAAGGCTTCACTATCCATAGTTTCACTTTCACCGTACACAAACATTAGATATCTCATATTGTTTTTTTTACAAATATACAAATAATTATTAATCCAACAAATTTTTAGATTCTTTATTATTTTTTCTTTTCAATAAAGCATCTTCTTTAGATAAAAGGAATTTAACCTTTGGATTAGGTGTTTCATTAGTGTATGGTTCAATATTTTGTATTCTTAGATTTGATAAATCGACATATTCTTCATTGATGTCAATACCCAAATAATTCCTGTTATTAAGTTTCGCCATCTTCAATGTCGTTCCACTACCACACATAGGATCTAATACTATATCACCTTCATTACTCCAAGATAGAATATGATCCTCAGCCAATGATTCCGGAAATATTGCAGGATGTTGGAATGCAATGTCGTCTTTGGATGAGAACCCTTTACCATTATTAACATACCATACATTATACCTTGTACCGAATTCAGATACAACAAACTTGTCAACCTTTTTAAGGTTTCCGTCTTTTTCTCTTTTTGATGGATCACCAAAATTACTATGTCCCGCCCATCTATTTGGTTTATCTTTTAATAGATTAACCGTTTTTGGTTTCCCTTTTGAAAGGACGAACATATATTCAAATACTTGTGAGTATCTACCTGTTTCAGGAAATGGGGCTCCATTCTTATGATAAATCATCGTATCGTACAATGTAAATCCAATCTCCTTAAATTTAAGTGCTTGTCTGAATGAACTACCAGTTTCTCCACCATTTTTTACTTGATCATTTACCACCCAAATAACAACACCACCCTTCTTGGTTACTCTATATAACTCACGAGCCATTTCCACAAATGGGAAACTAAATCCATCTTCAAAGACAACCTCATCCTTAATTTTTCCATTATAAGTTCTTAAGTTATCATACGGTGGTGATGTTACAGTTAAATCAAATGTATTATCCTCATATCTTTGTAATACTTCAATCGCATTACCTAAAATTACTTCATTCATATTTTTTCAAAAATTAGTTTTTGGTATACTTTATTGTTTTTAAGACTACCACAAAAAATATTTTCACTATAGTCAATATTTGATAAAAATTTAAGTGTAGTAAAACTACTATTATTTTTAGCCTCACCTTTCCAAAAATCTTTATCCAAGTTAATTAACATACCGAAAATACCATCAACATATTTTTCACTTTCCTTAACTTTTTTATCACGATTAATTGATAATGATATTAATAAAAAAATATCCGCTTTTGATGTTGTATGTGTTGCACCTGTAAATGCGGTATCGCTTTGGGTTACTTTAATTTCAATTATAATAATTTCACCGTTAAACTCAAATATAGCGTCAAAAGATTTACCCTCAATTTCTTCAGTATTAACAATCTCAGTAATTTTAAGTACTTTAATATTTGCGTCGTTATAGGTTGAGAGAATTGTATTTAATTTGTAAACTAAAAATGATTTAACACCATCATATGATAATCTGGTTGTAGTCAAAACTGTGTGTTGTCTTACATCATCTTCAACATCTTTCACCCATTCATTAATTGTCAACCCCTCCCTATTCGCAATAGGGAATATGGTTAAAGGAATTTCGTTATCAATATACTCAACTAAATATTTTGCAAACTTTAATTTTTTTAAATGAATAACTAAATCCCTAACCAAAATTTTCTTATCTCTCATTTTAAACTTATTTACCTAAATATAAGAATAAAAATCCACTTAGTCATCTATCTTATTGATATACCTTTGAAATATTATCTTCTTTTCTAATCTTAACGATGGTGTCCGCCCACTGATTAACCATTGGGTTGTGTGTAATGACAAATATTTTCTCAAAATATTCTTTAATTTTAATAAAGAATTCTGAAACCATTTCCAAATTGTCGTTAGATATTTTTCCGAACACCTCATCAAAGACAATTATATTTGGTTTTGGTAACGAACAAATCTTACTTAATACTGATCTCAATGCCAATGATGCAATTGTTTTTTCATAACCTGAACCTGATGTCATTAATTTCTCAACACCAGTACCGTTGTCAATCATCATAAACTCAACTTCATTCTTATCGTTAATTCTAACTTCAAGTTTGAAGTATGAACTATCCTCCATTAGTCTTTGAAGTTCTGAGTTTATTATCGGCATCATAGTTTTCATTATGATTTTAGATATCCCATTTTTACCGAACGCCTCCAAATATATTTTATATAATTTTTCTTTTTCAGATTCCTCCTGAATTTTGATTATTGTATTTAAATTATTTTTAATCTTATCTTCCAACGAGGTGATTTGGTAAGTATTATTATTGATTAGTGTTTGTTTTTGAGTCTTTTCTCTTTCAAGTTCCTCAATTCTAATACCTGCTTTTAACAACATACCCTCAATCTTCTCATTTTCCTTAATTTTTTCAATCAATTCGTTATACCTTCCTAATTTTTGTTTTAAATTTTCAATTTTAAGATTATAACTCTCAATACTCAAATCATATTTTTCTTTAATAAGTTTGTTTTTCTCATACTCATCAAACTCTTTTTTAAGTTGTACAAATGCCTGTTCTTTGCCTGATAAAACCGTCATTAACCCCTCTTTTTCCTCTTTTTGCCTATTATAACCATCAAGTTCGGCAATTTTAGATTGGGTGATTGATGCCATCATTAAATCAATACCACAGTGTTCGCATTTAATTCCACCATCAACGGAACTCTTTAATTCCTCAATTGATTTAATCTTACTCTCAACTTGGATTTTTTCCTTGAATACTTCGTTATATTCTTCTTTAACCTTATCGTGTTGATCCTCATAATAAAAAGAAGATGGTTCAACTACCTGTAATTCATTTGACTTCTTAATGATGTCACCTTTTTGATACTCAAATGAGTTAATCTCATCTTGTACCTTATCAGGGTTTGTTTGAGCAATATCATTATCTATATCAGTATGTTTCTTTTTTAACATATCGTCACGATAATCCTTACCCTTTGTTAAGTTTACTTCAACTTGATTAAGTTCGTCTTTCAATGTATCAATACTAGTTTTAAAATTTTCAATATCAGTTTCATATTGTTCATTATCACTTTTTAATTGCTCAGTATTATAAACATTAGATAACATTGATTTAGAAAAATCAGAATAAATTTGTTTTGCAGATTCTTCTTTTTTCTTTAAAAACTCCAACCCCATAAACCTTGAGAGTACCTGTCCTCTTGCCGTTGGTTTTGATTCCAAAAGGTCCTCAAGATTTGTTGCGGTGGTTAAAATTGTCATTAAGAAATCATCTTTAGAACCGATTGATGTTTTAATGAATTGTTCGGTTTCTCGTCTTTGTTCACCAGTAAAGTTTTGTAAACTACCGTCGGAAAGTTTTTTGAAGAAGTCTAATTCGGTTTTAACATTCCATTCACCTTTCTTAGACATTTTTCTTTCGATGTTTCTAACAATAATATATTCTTCACCATCAATAATAATTTCACCCTTTACAACTACCGAGTTTTTATCGGTAAATCGATTAAAGATTTCTTCCGCCTTTGATGTTTTTGTTGTCTCATTAAAGAATAGGAACATTAATAAATCCACCGATAATACTGTCTTACCACCAAAGTTAGGTGGATTAGATTCAACTACTGTAATACCATTACATTTATCAAAATCAATACGCTGATTATCACCATATGATAAGAAATTAGAGAATTCAATATTTTTGATATACCATTTCTTAAATGATGAGGTTTCATCTTCTGATTCAGACATTTTATTCTCAACCATTCTATTGATTGACATAACCTCATCAATACGATTTTCATACCCCTTAGACTTAAGAAATTGTTTCAACAAATCAGTTTGATAATTTGTGTCCATAATGTTTACAGACACATCAACACTTTGCATAGTATCTTCCTGAATGTTTTTAACTTTTGTGATAACATTCACATTAGTGGAACCGTACTTCTTTTGGAAGTAATGTTTAACACTCTTAATCTTATCTTGTGTGAAATTCTCTGAAATGTCTTCCCATACTACTTGAATAGGTGGGTTTTCAAATTTAGAAAACTCTAAATCTTTTATCATAATTTTATAATTAAATGTTTTTGGTGGATTAAACAGATCCATTTATTATTGTTCTTCGTCTTCAAATGTGGTAGTTTCTTTAATAAGGGTTCCTTCACCAACAGTTTCAATGTCTATGGTGTTTTCTACCTCATTAGGATCAACCACACTAAACTGAACAGGTTGATCACCCACTTGAACATTCAACTCCTCGTTTTCTTGGAATTTTTCCATTTGTTCTTGAAGAAGTTTATTAAATGCTCTTTGCATTTTACCTTTCTCTTCGGCAATTCTCTGATTTCTTTTTACCACTTTCGCTCTGTGTTCTTTCTTTGCTTTTCCCATTTTTACTTATTTATAAAACATTATTATTAGGTCGATTTTCTTCAAACCATTCTACTATACCATTAAACGCCCATACAAATCCTGATGCTAACATACCATCAAAAAATATAGATGCGTACTGATTTAATCCTATAATTTCATGCCAAGGTGAATACGCAACCAATGACATAAAAAATCCTACCCAAGTTGATGTACACATCATGCAGGACACTAAATCAGATATGAACTTAAAGAAGTCACTTATTACTGGTATTCCACTATTACCTGTGTTTTTAAACCAATCTCTTATTCCTTGAAATATTGATCCGTAAACCAATATATTTGACATTCCATATGCCGCTAATAACCAAATTAATATCATCATAATCTTCGTGTTAAGTTTGAACCTTTGAGGTATACAGCACCTTGGCTTACCTTCATAGATTCTAATTGTTTATTTATTTCTTCTAATTCTTCAATTTTTTTGTCTTTTAATGATAGTTCTTTTCTAAGTTTCTGTAAAGTTTCTCCCATCATTTTTAACTTTTCATTATTTTCAACTTCTTTAATTACCTCTACCTCCTTGATAATTTCAACAGGAGGTTTGTCTAAAAGTTCGTCTAAATTATGTCTAAGTTCGTCTAATTCTTCATCCTTTTTAGACATTTCATTTTGGAAAAAATTTTCCATTTCTTCGGTTTTAGTGGAAAATTTTTGTCTTTCTTTTTCTAATTCCTCATTTAAGTGGAAAATTTTTTCCGTTAATTCGTTCTCACTAGACTTGTCACTAATATATTCTATTTTTGTGACAACTTTTTCAACAGGGACTTCCTTAATAATTTCAATGGGTACTTCTCTAACCACCTCAACTATTTTCTCCACCTCTTTGATAACCTCAATAGGAACTTCCACCCGTTTTTCAACAATCACTTCTTTTATTAATTGTTTTTCCTCAACAACATCCGTTTTTAAGTCTTTTTCACCTTCATTAAGTGTTTCTCCCAAAAGTCCGTATTTTTCAATATTAAATCCATCAGTAAAACATTTTTTGATGAATTTATCTATATCGTCAATTTTGTTTAATTCACAAAATGCAGACACTGTCTGCATTGTTTTTTTATTAAAGATTTTTGAGTAATTCGGTTCCATTTTCAATATCCTCAAATGATTTAATTTCAAACTTTAAAAATGGCTTGGGGTTGAATAAGTCCGTATAGTTATATTCTTTTGTTTCTAAATTATAAACTCCATATCCATGTCTACCAATACTTTCACCAATATTTTGTTGTATTGGGCTACCTATCATATAACCTTTACCCGTTTTAAAGTTAAATTCTTGTCTTTTATGGATATCACCACATAATACAACATCAAGTCCATTGAACTTTTCAACATCATACGCCTCCTCTCCAAAGTCAAATCCCAAATCGGTTTTCATTCCTTGAATTGGTCCGTGAAACAATCCCACTTTTATTCCTGTTGCAACATTCAAATCAGGAGGAATATTCCCTTGATATTGCGAGTACACACACCAACTAATATTCTCATCTTCATACACACCTCTATCTCTATAATAGAAAATGTTTTTATTATTTAACGAATTAATGATTGGTGTAAGTGCGTCTAATCTTTCAACATTGTTTACAAGGAAATCGTGATTACCAGGTATAATGATTGTTGGTGCAATAAATGAACATTCCAAAAGCAACCACCGAACCATTTCAATAAGTTCGGGAGTCATTTGATTTTTAGAGTGAACCAAATCACCAGTGAATACAATTCTATCAGGATTGATTTCTCTCCATTGGTTAATCGCATCTTCCATTATTGACTTATACAAATCATGATCTTTATAAAGACGAATGTGTAAATCAGAAAAGTGTATTATTTTTTTTATCATTCTGTGTCTTTTGTACCGCAATAAATTTCATACGGTGGGTTATACGGATTCGGTTTTATTGGTAATGGATTAATATCTCTATATCTTTTGAAGTCATCAATCCACTTTTGTTCATCACTAATAACTTCACCCATTTTTTCAACAATAGGTGTAATATCTATATGTTTATTTTCAAGTTTACCAGCAAGATAACCTTCTAACCAAATATAAAATTCTCTATGTGTCATTTTAATCAAACAATTTAAAATCAATATTCACATGACCACAATCATTACACATATATGTTGGGAATGGTACTAATGTATCTTCCGAACTTCCTGTCATTAATTTAGGCACTTTTTTAATTAAAACAACCTCCTTAAAGAATTTACATTTACATTTTTCACACTCAACGGTTTCTTGTTGTTTTAAATCAATTTTAGGTCTAATAATATTATCTTCCATAGTTTTAATCTTCTAAATATAATGTGAATGTTTCATCACCCATTTTATCTTTAATAATTTCTTGTCCAAACTGAATTTCATCAACTAAACTTCCTTCTGAACCATCTTTAATTTCAAATTCATACATATTTTCATTCAAATAATCAATGATTTCTTCATTTGTCATTCCTTCCAATTCAGGATAATCTTCTGGGTTAATTTCAATTGGTTCATATGATTCCCACATTTCATATGATCTTGTCATTCTAATTTTCATTTTATAATATAATTAATTTTTATTTTATATGGTAACTCGTGATCCCACGATGTTGTATATACCCATATTAATTCCACTGAATTTTCCATATTTAATTATAATTAAATTAATTTATTTTTTCAAGTATTTTGACATATCCATATTCAAAATAGTATTGATAACTTCTTTAGGTACTCTAAATTCTTCAAACTTACCTTCATCACTCAAATGAACAATAATACCACCATATAATTTGGTATTTTCATACTTAGAACCTTTTAACATTTTCAATATTAACTTTGAATAGAACGGTAACTGTGTAAAGTAGTGCCCTAAGGCGTTATCACTCAAACTTTGAAATGGTGGTTTCATTTTTTTGGTAAAGATGTTATCCTCAAAATTTTTCTTTTTGTTTGTCTTCCAATCGGTAATAATTAAACCAAATTCAGTACCTTCTCTATTCATTATTAACCAAAATTTATCTGGTTGTCCAACATATCCAATCTCATTACACCCTAATACTATTTCAGTATCCAATAATACAGCTCCCCTTTCTTTCATCAATTCCAAAAAATCAGTACCCGCATGAATCATAGAATCTCCCTTTAATATTTGTGTGAAATCACAATCAAATATTGGTTGTCTAACCTCCTTTTCAATTCCAAACATTTCTAAGGATTTTTGTTCAAGAAAGAAGTGGACTCTAGAACCCATATTTGTAGAATAGGTTCCCGCATCTGACCATTCTTTCAATAAACGAGCCTTTTCTTCAGGGTCACCTTTAGCCTTCTTTTCAGCAATTCCATCCGAGTCAAATTCGGTATAAAATAACTTCATCACTTTTGATACTGACGGCCAATCACTTCTCAAGTTACCCGATGAATCAATCATTGTGTATGTGTGACTATCTTCCTCAAAAGTTAATTGTAGTTCCTTTTGTTTGTTTTCAATAATCTCTCTTATCTCCTTTGCAATTTCTTTTAAATCCATTAATCTCGTATTTCAATATAATAATCATTTATTTCTCCCTTCAAATCACAAACATCCTTATCATCAGGTAATTTGATAATTTTTATTCTACCCCATAGAACTCCACCATTTAATTCGTGATAAAGTTTAACTGCGTTAACCCACGCATCAGCATCCAAACAAATAATAATATCACCTTTAGCTTTATTATATATTGATTCAAACAATAATTCTGACATATGTTTTCCGAGCATTGGTATTGAGTTTTCTAAGAAAATCCCGTCAAAAGCACCTTCAACAAGGTATATATCTTTGTTCCAATCAATTAAATTTTCCCAAAAAATAATTTTTTCTTTCTCGGCTTCGGGATTTCGGTATTTAGCTTTAGTATACGGATCCCAACTTCTACCTATGTAATAGTTAAGTTCTCCTTTTGCACTATAAGATGGAATAATTATCCTACCAGAATGACTACCATTATCACAGAACCCAATTTGGTATTTTTCAATCATATAATCGGAAATTCCCCGATTATATAGGTAATTTATTGCTTGTTGTCTAATTGGATATCTTGGATTAACATCCTTAAATAACTTATACTCTTTTGGTAGTTGGACTTTAGGTTTTTTCTTTTCTTTCACCTGAACAGTTTCAGGTTTAAGGATGTTATATAATTTTTTATGTTTTTTATTCCCGTATTTATCAAAAAGTTTACCCAAAGATCCGTGCGTACCCTCACTTTCAGAACAAGACCAACATTTATAAACATTTGTAAAATAATTTACCTCAAGGTTGGATTTGTTTCTATCGTCGTCACATACGGGGCAATTGAAGGATATTTGTCCTCTATTTGGGTAGTGTAATCCGTGATCCCCCAAAACATCCTCCAATAATTCAACCAAAGATTCATTTTCATCCATAAATTATAATATAAACATAAATTATGGAATAATCAAACTTCACAAGTTTTTACATTCCTTTATATTTATCTAAGATAACAATAGTAAATGCCAACAGATATAACAATAAATAATATTTCAGGTTCAACACCATTTGATGTTTATGTATGTGATACAGGATACACAAGTTGTATTTATGTATCAACAATCGTAAGTGGTGACTTACCATATACCTTTGAGATTCCACCAGTGTACTCATCTTTAACTGATTTTATAGTTAAAATTGTGGATGATAATAATTGTGTTGTAACTGACACCGTAACCGTTTAAGTATGTCTTGTTTTGGTCAATATTGTGTAAGTGGTACTTCATCATCTTTTGATGGTACATATTTTTCCGCAGGTACTTACGATGCGGGTTATGATTATTTCACAGGAGATACATATACTATTTATTATTCAACAGGACAAACTCAATGGTGTTTAGCATTAACTTTAGGGGATCCAAATTGTTTATTATTTGGTAAATCACCTTGTGTAAGTTCTTGTCCTGATTTATGTGATGAACTTTTTAGTTCGGGTATTTGCCCTACACCAACTCCATCACCAAGTGCTGCTTGTTCAATAGATTTTGATGCGATTTTTGATTGTGATGTACCCACAACACAAACTCCAACTCCGACACCAACTCCGACATTAACCCCAACAATGACACCAACCTCAACAAACCCTTGTGGTGGGATCGGTATTAATGTTTCGGGTATTACATATACACCAACTCCAACACCAACTCCAACATTAACTCCAACACCTTCACCTGAAATTACCAGACCATGTAATTATACAGGTTTAGTAACATTTAACACTCTTGATGATTATATTAAATGTCCAAATAGCAAACAATTCAAAGATTGTTTAAATGGATTTATTTATTCAACCACTGATGTTATATTAAACCCGACAGGTGGTACTCCAGTAATTGGTATGGTATATGAGGCGGAAGTGAATGAGATAGATGTTTGTATTGAGTACATTGGTACTGCGGATAATATTAGTGGTGTTGATATTATAGTCTTGAACACTGAGAATGGTTTAGTTTCTGAAGGAGGATGTCTTGTTTGTATTCCACCTGTTAGTTCAACTCCAACACCTACACCAACACCTACACCTACATTAACACCAACTCAAACTCCTGATGTTTGTTGTGAGTATAAAGTAACTAATTTACTATATACTGCAAATACTTTTAATATTAAAAACTGTAGTAATAACGAGACTCAAGTAATAAACATAAATGGTGGTTCAACAATTACTGTAAAATCATATAAGATACCTGTAGGTAATAACATTAATATAGTTTTTATTGATTGTCCTTGTGTTACATTAACTCCGACACCAACTCCGACATTGACTCAAACACCAACACCAACTCCGAGTTCACCATAAAAAAAAATATCGTCTAAAAAGACGATATTTCAAATTATCCTTTATCTAACCGATATTATTTCCAAATTTCTTTTGAGTTCATATATCCTAATACACAGGTATAAGCATCGGTTTGATCAAAATTTTCTTTCTTTAAGGTGTTATTTTTAGTGTACAACCATTGGATTTGAGGTTCTTTTTTTGCCACTAAATCCCAAATAATTTGTTTCTTATCTATGTCTTTTGGAAGTCCCCCAAATAAAACATGCTTACCTTTATCATTAGGTTGTACTAATTCAGGGAATGCAAATTTTCTTGAGTTATATGTTGATATAAATTCGGGAACTATACCTAACGCATCATAAATTTCTTTACATATTAATGTGTTAAATCTTAAAAGAGTTTGAATTGTATAGACATTATTTGAGTTCAACAACGGTTCCTCAATAACTACATTAACAATCCCTAAATTTTTATATTCGGATAATTTTGTTCTGAATATTTCAGATTTAAGTAACAACTCCATCATTTTATTATCTCCAAAGTCTTTTGCTTTTGGTCTTGGTGAGATGTGAGTTAATTCTAATAATTCTTGTTCTTTAATATCAAATAATGCCCACCCAATGGTTCTTGTTGAGACATCTAGTCCAAGGACTTTTGGTGAATTTTTAATAGTTTTAGTCATAAAAAATGATTTATTAATAATATAACAACTATTAATTAAAATTAAAGTTTTTAGAAATCTAACTTAACTACGAACTGTTGGATACCTTGTCTTAGAACTGGTGATTGTAGTTTGGACATTACTAATATATCTTTATTTCTATCCAATAATGCAATCTCAGTAATATATGATTTAGTTCCTTGAGTCCAAGTAGGATTTGATGTGTTTAAGAATTCAGCATTACTCAAATTAATCTTATATTTCATTTCATATATTGTTGCTTGGATATCTGTTTCCAAACCACCATAAAAATAAAATTCATCACCAAAATTTAATGTTTCACCTGTGGATCCTAATGTAGTTAAGGATATGTAATTATTTAAATTATAATATGGTGCTGCGTTGTATAATTCAGGTGTAATTACGAATGTCGTGCCTGTAATACCATCTTGAGTTAAATATCCATTAATTGTTGACGCACTAATAACATCGGTATAATCAATTATTCTCCATTGAGTTGAGTCAGGTCTATTTCCTGTTATAACTTTTTGACACAGAATTTCAAAATTAGTACCAAAATATCCTTGAGGTAAGTAGTTACAAGAAGTAATACAAGGTGTTCCAGCACTGTATGAAGGTTGTACCATACATCCGAATTCCGCACCAAATCTTAATGCAACATTTTTAGATGTGTCAGGATTACAATCATTATTATTACCGATTACTTTTGAGTAATAATTACAATGTAGTGAATCTGTAAAACCAGTTTGATTTGTGAATCTATAAGTCACATACATAGTTTCGTTATTTCCTGTTAAGATACCATCTACCGTTGTTGTTGGTGTTCCACAAGTATTTGGGGTTACTAAGGAAACTTGAGGTGCTGGTAAAGTCCAGTTTCTATTTGACTTATATGACATCGCCGCAATTATTTCCTCATCATCAATAATAACTATCTTACTATCAGGGAATACTTTACCAATTCTACTTGGGTATCCATCAGCATTTGCGTGAGTATCCCAAAGATGATAATATCTAATACCAGGTTGATTCATCCCTGAATTTTTATTTGATTGTATGTATTGGACATCAAATAGATTTTTATCTTCAAACCCCGCAGGATCAACCCAAAATGTTTCTCCCGAACAACACGCAGGATTTTTATGCCACATCAACCAAGGTAGATGTAATTTAAAGTTTCTTGCTTGTCCTGTTGTATCATCAGGATTTGCGGAATCATATGGTTCTAGCGCAAATTTCTCTCCATAGAAGAAGTCAATGGTTTGATTTGTATAATGTATTATTGCAATTGCTTTTTGTTCTTCAGGTTGTACCGTAATCTTTTCATCAAATGAATTGTAGTAATATACCGAACTAGTGTCTTTTTGTCCCAAACTTGATGCGTATCCAAAATATTCTTTTGTCCCAAGATAATCTATTGATCCAAAATATTCATATCCCTCATATGTTGCAGGATATAAACCTGCAGGATTTTCACTCCAAGGAATATTCATGTTCCATATTTTAACATCAAACTCATCAATATCACAAACAGTTTCAAAATTAATAACATCACTACTCCAATGAGGTGCCGGTGTTATACTATCATAAAGTGTTGTCATATTTGGTGGATAGATTAATGTTCTTGAATAACATGACCCAGAAAATGATGAAAAGTCAGGTAAATTCCTATCAACAGTAATAACATTGTTACAGTACGCAATAATTCTATATGTCATCATTGGATAACAACTATTAATTGACATATAACAATCCGCCATAGGTGGTGGAGGACACGCAGGTGTGTTTGATGGTGTTAAACAAGGTGTCTTAGTTGGTGTTGGCGTTGGTGTTGCCGAACACACAAATGTATACGTTGAACTTGGTGTTGGGGTTGGTGTCGGTGTTGATGCGACGGACGCTGATGGTGTTGGGGTTGGTAAATTATAACAAGTGTTATTTATATCCCATTTACCGTCATAATATATTGTAATAAAATCACCAACTGAAGGTATTCCCTCATTAATTAAATTAGAACCAGAATATATTAATTCAACTTGGTTTGTTCCACTTAAAGAACACATATTTACAACATAGTTTGAGCTAACTACATAATTATTGTTAGTTAAAGCACTCCAACTAATTGTGGTTGCACTAGTATTTCCTGAAAAAAATCCTCTTAAAGGAGCTCTATTAAATACAGGTTCAATAACCGAATCCATATAAGGAATTCCATATGTATTACCGGCAGAACCATCTACATAATAAGGGTATTTAACATTTTGTCTATTTGATTGTGGTGAACCAGCACTATTTTGACTATTAAATGGTGGTTCCAATACCATACTATATGGTTGATTATATGTTGACGATAATGCATTGTACGATACTTCACTATCCCCAACTTGGAAATACGCAATGTTAAAGTTACCTTCAGATAATTTTTGTCTACCTGTATCAGTAACTCTTGTATTGATTAAACCAGATGTATTTTTGAGTATATATGCCATTTGTTATATAAATACTATGTTTGATATTTTATTTTACCCTACTTTTCCTATCGGTTTATTTATTACGGTTACCGAACAACAAGGACAGTTAGTTAACTTTACATCATTTAAATATAAATTATATGAATGTTTTTCAGATAAACAGTGAGTTTCTAAAGGTAGATTCAATATTGGTGTTGGATTACTAATTGTACCACTAACAGTGTCTCCCTGTACCATAGTTATATTATCCCAAGTAAATGTTGTAAGTGACTCAACAACAACACCTCCAATACACACTTTATCAGGTAAAGCATTTGATGACCCACTATTAGTGGTTGTACTATATGGAACAGGAATCATATTTTTATTTACTGTAACCACATTATTCCAAGTGTACGCATTAAATTGAGGTTGTTCTGTAAAATATTTCTCATGTACTAAATCAAATGAAAGAGTAGTACCTACAGGTAATTGTGGTGAAACCGTAACATTAAATGCGGTTGACGTGGCGTTTAGTGATAATGTTAGTGCATATATTTGAGGTGCTGCCGGTTGTATTAAATTCACAATTTGACTAAATGTTTGTCCTGAAGAGTCTGTAACAATTGTTGTGTATAACCCAGGACATAGACTTTGGAAGATAGGTTGGTTAGGGAAGAAGTTGAATCCATCTATACTATACTCATATGGTGGAACTCCATCAATAATATTAAATATTATACTTCCGTCACTAATACATCCACCTAAACCATCTTTACGAACACAAGTAGGTTGGTTAACTGTTAATTCATATCTCAATATGTCTTGACTTGCACAAGTTCCTTCACTCATTTGTACCGATAATATTGACGGATTTGGTGGTACTGAACCAATAGATTGCCATCCAGCAATAGGTGGTGTAGCTGGATTTAAATTAACTAAACTACCGTATGTCCATCCTGACACTTCCCACTGACTTGTACCACTCATCCATACCACATCATAACCTGAAGGTGTTGATGTCCAAGTTGGTTTTCCATTATAATACCCATTATAACCAAAATCAATTAATTCAAGATAAGGATCTTTACCTATTCTACCTTCAACAATTAAACATAAACCACTAAATGCCGGTATCGGTGTAGGAGTTGGTGTAGGAGTTGGTGTTGGTGTCGGACTTGGTGCGGTTAAATAACAAGTTGTTCTTGCGGTAAAGTCACCATAAAAATCGGTAACAACCGCATCATATTCTCCTGAACCCAAATTTGTTAATGTTTGAGAATAATTACCATTTTCCCATGATATAAAATATGGTGGTGTACCTCCTGTAATATACAAAGATGCCACACCGTCAAAACTATTACTTGTTGTTGGATTTTCAGTTAAACATTGTACTCCCAATGGGAATATTGTTATTACATCGCATTCATTTTGATATTTAAATAATCCACCAGGGCAAACTCCATTAACACAGAGTCCTTTAACTTCAAAATCAATATCTAAACAATTTGTTATTGGATCAAAATTTTCACTACATATATTGTATGTTGTACCACTTTGGAATGTTTCTGTTACAGTGTTTCCACTACAATCTTGATAGGTTAAATCATACTGATTAACCTTTGCAAAACTAAATTCTAAACAATAACAATTGGACATTTATATTCTCTTTTACTATAAATAATCAACTTACCATTTTTTAGTAAATTAATTATAAATAAAGATATTATAGTATTGTAAAAAGTGAATTATGGAACATAGTAAATACCACAACCTGTCGTACAATAATAAACAGAACCTGAAGGTAATGGTAATGACGATTCATTTGGTAAATCCATAATTGATAAACAATTCATATATGTCGTATTAGGACAAGAAGTTGCTATTCCATTACCAACAATAAATGAACAATCGTGTATAACCGTATTTCCAGAACCACCTAATATTGACGAAGATATTCCAATTGATGTGTTACATATACCACCACTTATTGTTGAATATGTAGATCCTGTTAATATTGTATTTTGATAACCACCACCAATTGTTGTACTTGTTGATCCTGTTAAAATTGTATTACAATACCCACCACTTATTGTTGAATACGAAGCACTTGATGTGTTACTACGACCACCACCTATTATTGAATATGTTGACCCCGTTAATGTTGTATTTCTATATCCACCACTTACGGTTGAGTAACAAGCACTTGATGTGTTGTATTTTCCCCCACCAATTGTCACATAATAAGAACTTGATGTGTTACCCGCACCTCCTACAACTGTTGAAAAATTATTAGTTGATTTGTTAAATGATCCGCCACCAACAAATGAACCATTACCACTTGATGTGTTACCTCTACCTCCACCTATGGTTGAGCAATCTCCACTTGATGTATTATTTAGTCCTCCACTTACGGTTGAATAATAACTACTTAAAACATTATTAATAGTTAATGTAACATCATTTGATGATGTACCACCAGGAAAAGTTGTTCCTGTAATAAAAATAGTGTCACCATTACTATATCCAAAACCTCCATTTGTGATTGTAACTCCAGTTATTGTATTACCACTAACATCAAATGTAAAATCCGCACCAACACCATAACCACTTGTTGTTGTTTGAGAATAAGGTCCGTAAGTCGCATCTGCAAGACCTAATCCAGCACTTGGAGTATATGAACTTAGAGTTGAGATAACACCTGTTGGTCCTGTTAAATTATTTGCACCACCCGATATAACACTTCCACAAGAACTATTATTATTGAAGGATCCTCCACCAATAAATGAATAAATACCGCTTGATGTGTTGTTACGACCACCACTTACCGTCGAATAAACACAACTAGATGTGTTAGCCGCTCCACCACCAACTGTTGAGTAATAACTACTCGATGTATTAAGGTATCCACCACTTACAGTTGATTTATTTCCACTTGAGGTATTACAATAACCTCCACTAACTGTTGAATAACTTCCCGACGCTTCATTATTATTATCACATCTCATTGTTGATCCAATTCCTGCATCCAAAACCATAATTGTGGAACCACTTATAGTGTCCATCATCTGACTAACGGTTGCTTTATATGATGAACCCGCAGGATCGTCAGTTATATCTGTCGGAATTACAATATGAATTAAATCATTTAATGTGACTCCCGTTGCCAATACTCTGTCTGTAAGTTTTTGATTTGCCATTTTTTAATCTATTTTTATTTTATAAATAATATAATACTTCTGCGGTTCCCAAAAATGTTGCACTTGCACTTAATGGTGTTATACATACCCACATTTCATCAAGTGTTCCATCAACATTAGAACCAACTCTAATTTGATTATCATCCACTTTAATTGTTGAAAGTGCTGATGATCCTGATTCACCAATTAAAGACGACATAATGTGACCTGGTGATGTTATCGTTGTTGTAACAGTCCCATTATATATTGAATATTGAAATGGTGAATTTGGTATATCTGTCCAACTTGGAGTTGCAGATAATGTAGGATTAAATTCAATAGTCACTAAGTAATTATCATTTGAGGTATTTAAAATACTCAAACTACTATATTGCGATGTCACTGATTTATAACTTGGTTTAAGTCTATAACCAATATATGGATATTTTGTACCTGACGAATTTAAATCTGCAGTGGTTGAGTTTATAACTCCTACAGTGGAATATAGTCCGTTTAATGCTCCTTCGGTTGATACTTGTGAACATATCATATCAAAACTTCCTGAACCAACACCAACTTGTCTTATTTCATACCTTATTGGTTGATTTGGTGATGACATATAAACATTTGGTTCGTTATTAGCACAATTATGTTCGGTAAAATAAATTAATATTCCATCTAAATCCAAACCAAATCTCATTCTACCAACACCTAACCATTGATAATCAACTGACATTAAATTAGTGTTAGACCAATCTAAACCTATTGGGTTAAATTCATTAGTGTTCCATACGGTTGTTGCCGCACTATAAACCGTAGTTCCCGATCTCCATATTTGAAAACTTATTTCGTTTGTTACCCCATTACTTTCTAAAAAGAACCCATCAAAAACCGAATTATATGTAGATGCCGTTGTTGAGGTGAATCCTCCCACCCTTTTTATGACATTTGTTTCTAACTGAAAATTTGAGAAACTTGCTTGGAATAATTGACTTTTTCCTGGTTGGTAAATAGGGTGTGTTTTTGATTGTCTTATAACTAAATCATTATTTGCCGCAGTTGACATTCTAACTCTCGCAAATTGTTGATTAAAAATTGACGTTGCAGTTCCTGCGGTAACCTCATTTACTTGTAATGGATTTTTATCGTATACGTGTTTAATGTCCAATAAATTTTGGACTGCGGCAGTTCTTAACCTACCAAATGCATCTAAATTTGCACTGTCACTATAAGATACTTGATTATTAAAAATAAAACTCATATTATATACCAATTTCCGTTTCTCACCATAACAGTAAGAGACATATAGTTTATATTCATATCAACATATGAATTACCATCAATCAATCCTGATGCTGGCGTTAATCTTATTCTGTATGAACCAGAAGTTCCTGCTTCATCTTTTATCAATAAATAATAACCATCTTTCGATGTTGTTGTCGGTAATGTTAAATCAACATTTGATGAACCACTAACCCCCCAATAACTTTTATCCCAAGTTAATGTTTGTGATGATGTTATTGCGGAGGTCGCATAATTCAACGGTAATGAAATATCTCTTGATTTAACGACACCTGTTGATGTATCTCTCACCAAGAAATTTGTATTTGACGGATCAGTATCTGGTGTATTTTGTAATGTTAAATAATTTGTATGGAATGTACACGCTGAAACCGATGTAATACCAACACCAAAAGCCGATGAACAATTATGTGTTACGGTATTTCCTGAACCTCCTAAAATTGAAGAATAATTTCCTATTGAGGTGTTAAATACTCCACCTAAAATTGAGGAGTAGTTTCCTGTTGTTGTGTTATTACTTCCTCCACCAATGAAATTATTACTTGCCGTTGTAGTTCCCGATATTCCACCACTTATTACCGAATAATCTCCACAAGCAGTATTGTTAGAACCACCACCAATTGATGCTCCGTTACCTATAAGTCTATTACATATACCTCCAGATAAGGTACCCCAAACACCATTATTTGTATTTTGTAGTCCTCCACCAACAAACGAAAAATAATTTGATGCAGTATTACGACAACCACCACCTACGGTTGATCCATTACAATTTGATGTATTACTAATTCCTCCTAATATTGACGAACAATTACCACTTGTTATATTTTGCAATCCACCACCTATTGTTGATCCAACACCTAAAGATCGATTCAAACATCCACCACCTATTGTCGAATAACACCCACTTGATGTGTTACCTCTACCTCCACCAATAAATGTAAAATAATTTGATGCGGTATTAGTTCTACCCCCACTTATTGTTGATACTACACCATTACTTTTATTTTGCGTTCCCCCACCAACGGTTGAATAACACCCACTTGATGTGTTACCTCTACCACCACCTACGGTTGAGCAATCTCCGATTGATGTGTTACAATAACCTCCACTTACGGTTGATATAAAACCGATTGACACATTTCTTCTACCACCACCGATAAATGAGTATCCCCCACTTGACGTGTTTAAACATCCACCTACTACGACTGATGAAAAACTACTTATTGTGTTACCACTACCTCCACCAATGGTTGAGTTTGCTGCTGATGCTAATATTGTATTTTGTTGTCCACCACCAATGGTTGAACTTGTTGCTCCAGCTAATATTGTATTACAATAACCTCCACTAACTGTTGAAGCTTTACCGTTAACTTTATTAAAATAACCTCCAACTACTAAACTATAAACATCACACGAAGTATTTCCACAACCTGATCCTATAAAACCACCCGTAGACATATTTGTATTACAAACACCCCCACCAATTACTGAGCACGCTCCTAATGATGTATTACCTATACCCCCACTTACCGTTGAGGTATCACCAACCGATGTATTTTGACGACCACCACTTACTGTTGAACACACACCATAAGATGTGTTACTGAATCCACCTCCAACAGTTGATGCATAACTACTTGACGTATTAGCGTTTCCACCACCGACTGAACTATATGTTCCACACGAAATATTTGCTCGCCCCCCACTTATTGTTGATATTTGACCACACGCCCTATTAAATTGACCACCACCTACGGTTGTAGAATCCCCTAACGATCTATTACATCTACCACCACCTACGGTTGAATAATATCCACTTGATGTACTACTTGCTCCCCCACTTATGGTTGATCTACCTCCACTTGAAGTGTTGTTTGCACCACCACCTACGGTTGAATAATAATCGCTTGAAGTATTACTCACACCCCCTCCAATTGTTGAATGTGTTGATCCTGTTAAGATTGTATTACATTCACCACCACCAATTGATGAACTTGTTGATCCTGTTAAGATTGTATTACATTCACCACCACCAATTGATGAACTTGTTGAACCAGTTAATATTGTATTATTACACCCACCACCTATGGTTGATGTGTCACTATTTGTTTTGTTACTAAGACCACCACTTATGGTTGAATCCGCACCAATTGATGAGTTACAACGTCCTCCACTTATAGTTGAATAGTAACCGCTTGAGGTATTAAAACGCCCCCCACCTATGGTTGATTCACTACCAATTGATGTATTACGATATCCTCCACTTATAGTTGAGTAATAAGTACCTGATGATGTGTTACATTTACCACCACCAACGGTTGAGTAACACCCACTTGATGTGTTACTTCTACCACCGCCAATTGTTGAAAAATAATTACTTGATGTATTCCCACTACCACCGCCAATTGTTGACCAGTCACCACTTGATGTATTATAATAACCTCCACTTACGGTTGAGTTAGCCCCATTTGATTCGTTACTTTGACCACCACCAACTGTTGATCCACCACCACTTGATGTGTTACCAACACCACCACTTACGGTTGATCTAGAACCGCTTGATGTATTCAAACCACCACCACCAATCGTTGTTAAAGTTGATCCTATTAGTATTGTATTGGAGTTCCCTCCACCTATAGTTGAGTTTGTTGCTCCTGTTAAGATTGTATTACAATACCCGCCACTTACAGTTGAATTATTAGATGTTGAACCATTTTGTTGTCCGCCACCTACTGTCGAATAACACCCACTTGATGTGTTACAATACCCCCCACTTACAGTTGACCAATTACAACTTGATGTATTTACTCTACCACCACTTACAGTGGAGTAGTTCCCACTTGCATCATTATTATTACCACATCTTTCAACCGAACCAATTCCAGAACCAACTATCATAACAGATGTTCCACCCGTTAATGCTCCAAGTACTTGCTGAAAACACGCTTTATATGATGATCCAGCAGGATTACCTTGTGATAAATCATTAGGATCCACTATGTGAAATAAATCAGTTAAATTAACCCCGGTTGCTGGTATTTGATCCGTTAAAAATGCCATTATTCTTTTTTATATATAAATACACTTTAATTCATTATTGGAACTGATAAATGCTATAATCCATAAAGAAGAAGTAATCTCCGTCTTGGAATTGTTTTCCTACAGGTGGTAAATTAACGCAATTTAAAACAATAAATCTTTCACAATATAAATCTTTTACTAATACTCCTATTGCTGGTGACATATTAAATTGTGATGGTAATGTAATTGTAACCATTGGTGGAATTACAGTATTTACAGTTGCAACTATTGTACAATTATTACCATAAACATCACAAACATATATTTGATATGGTATTGTTAATCCTGTAACATTACTTATCACCAATTGTGTCATTACTGTCCTTGGAATATATAACTATTATCATCTTGGAATACAAACTCAAAGTCGTCTTGGAAAACTTTTTGATATACTCCACATTCCACACAAGATATGTCATAATCTATTAACAAATTAATTATTACTCTTGTGTCATCCAATTGTGTTGTTACCGTAGGTTGACAAGTTGTGCCTCCAGTTAAACAACCACTCTTAATTATTATTTTATTAGTTTCAATATTGGTTTCAACCGAAGTAATTCCCGAAAAACCATATAAAGAAGTTTTAATTTCATTAACCCATTCCTCATCTGTTGGGTAATCATCAAGTCCTGTTGATGTATAAAATACGGTTTGAGAATTAACACCATTTACTGTCACATCAAGCGTAAAAATAGCAGAATTTAATATACAATTAGTATCTCCCGATGTTAAATCAAAGAAACCTTCATTTAACATTTGTTGTATACCTCTTCTACCAAGAGTACCACTATTTTGGAAATTATTAGAACATACTCTATATGTTTGATAACTACTATATAGTACTGTTCCAAATAATTCAATCGTTTTAATTAATGCACATCCATTATCATCAATTACCTCTAATGAATATGTTCCCGCAGTTAAACCAGTCACGGTAGTTCCTGTTTGTCCATTAACATTAGAACTCCAATTTAAAATAAACGGTGGCTCCCCACTTGTTATTAATACATCAAGTTCTCCATCATTCCCACTTATAGGTTGTGTAGCAAAAAAATCAAAATACACTGGAGACGATCCTGTAATATATACCGTTTCAATTTGTTGACAACCTCCTGAATCCGTTACAGTTACATCATAAAATCCTGGAGATAAATTACTAAATGTTGATACGGGTCCAGGTGGAAATCCGGTGATTTGATAGGTATATGGTAGTGTACCCCCACTTGACGCTAAAATCTGTATTGTCCCATTATTAAAACCACAAGTTGTACCTGTGGTATTTGCGGTAATTGTATATAAATTAGTATTATTTATTATTGTTGTTGCGGTAAATACACAAGAACCTCCACTAATCAAAATAGTATATGTATCCGATGATAATGGTGGCGAATGATAATTATTACCTTCAGTTGATGTAGATACAGTATTACCTAAAGAATTTATTAAAGTGTAAACATATGTACCAACATTAGAACCACCATTTAATTCAATAAAAATTTGTCCGTCACTATTATTACAATTTGAATTAACCGTACTAAGATTAAGAATTGAGAATCCGTTAGGTGTTAATAATGTTGTTGTTTGTGAGCTAGTACATAATCCAGCATCGGTAACATTAACAGTAAAATCACCTGAAGATAACCCCGTAAATGTATAACTATCTGAGAATGAAATTGCGACACTACCATTTGATCCTGAATAATAGAAAGGTGATGTCCCTCCTGTAAGTTGGACTGTAACCTCCCCGTCATTTGAGAAACAACTTGGTGACACAATAGTAAAATTAACAATACCAACAGGTAACACTTGGTTCACCGTAATATTTGTTAGTGTTTTTGAACATCCTAACGAATCCGTCATAGTCACACTATAAACACCGCTCGTTAATCCTGTAACTGTAGAACCTGTTTGTCCATTCGCATTACTACTCCAACTATATGTATATGGTGATGTTCCCGTCTGTCCTGTAACAATTATCTTCCCACTTCCATCAAGTGCAACACAACTACCATCATTTATAACATAAACACCAAAATCAACCGTTGTTGAGGATTTTACAATACAACTTTCACTTTTCCCAGTACATCCACCTCCATCATTTCCGATAACATAATATGTACCACCTGATAATGAATTAAAAGTATAACTACCAAGGGTTGTTGCACCACTTGATTGATACCCATTTGTTGTTTCATATAGAAAAACTTCTCCACCCCCATAATCAACTGAGAATGTTGAGGTTAAAGATCCGTTATTATTACCACAAGTTGTATTTGTTGTTGACGATATTGATAAACAACTACCTGTAGATATATTAAAATTTATTATTGCGGATGAAGGTCCTGGACTTAAACAAGAATCCGTAATTTCCAAACTATATGAACCACCAGTTAAACCACTAAAATAATATGAAGTAGTAGACGCAGAAGTCGGTAACAAACCTGATGTGGTTAATTCCATTACAGAATATGGAGGAGCGGTACTTCCTGTAATATCAAATGATACTACTCCAGCACCTATATTAGAGCAATCTCCGCTTACAAAATAATTATACACATATGGTAAACCACAACTCATTAGTTACATAGTAAATTAAAATTTATTCCAACATTAAGTTCAAAACTTTGAACTACGCTTAATGGGATACAAGTACTATTAAATACAGTAAAACTTGTTTCATCATCATTTAAATAATAACTTAACCCATATGTTTGTAAATCAACAAAACTTGTTTGTATTGCATCAACCCAAGTTTGTCCGCTTGGTACAGATAATGGGTTATTATATCCAACCCCATTGAAGAATGGGTAGTTAATAATATCATTTCCATTAAATTTAACATTCACATACCAAGTAGTTTGTAACGTATTCATATCACAATCACCAAATGTTAAACCGTTTGATGATAGATAACCATTTAACATATCACCAAGAACATTACCAAATGAATTAATATAAGGATTTGTATCCCAAGGATACACTGAACAACTTACCGTTTGGATTGGACAATCGTAGGTAAATAATTGCCCCACTAATGTACATGGGTTACAAGGTACAAGTACTAATTGACAACCCATCTGTCTTCTCCACACATATTTTTGCCTGTGGAATATTGAATTTTCGTACTTTGTACCGGCATTCCATATTGTTGTTGCCGGAACCATTTGTTCAATTAATCTAATCCAATAATCCCCAATACCATTTACATAATCTATCATTGTCTGATAAGTAAAATTGTCGTTTTTAATTCCCGCCAATTCTAGTGATTCAAGATATTTCCAATAAATTGACTGAAGTGTCGGATAACCTCCCGTCTTTCCATCAGTAATAAATTGTCTATTTCTAACATTAATTGTGTTATGCCAAAAACTTTGAGCAAATTCAAAAAATGTTTTTTGTTTTGGTTTTGGTATAATTTCAGTCCAATCTATTCCCCCTCTTTGTGGGTATGGTGTGTTAGGATTTGGGTTACAGTATGTTGGTGCAATATAATTCAATCCTTCTTCAGGTATTGGGTAATTATATTGTCGTGACATATTCCAAACATCGTAAACAAGTCCCTGAGCTGGATTCATAAAAATGTCAATATTTTTAACATTCAACACTAATCTATCATCATCAGTAGGGTAATAAGCTGTAAATCCACCATCAGTACTTCTCCTAATAATTTCATTATTTACCACCCAACTTTTTTTATTATCCGCAGTTTTTCGTAATTTAAAACCTAAATCCATATATGGAAATTGTTTAAATCTCTGTAAATATTCTTCCCCGTAATTGAATGGTTGTAAAGTTGTTTGATAATTTGGGTTTGCACCTGTAAATACACTAGTCGTCAAATCAACTTGTGCCGGCATTCTATGTTGTGGTGTAGATTCTATCCATCCTCCCCCAATTTGGAAGAAGAAATTATCACTGTCTACAGGCATACTTGGATAACCAAAACTATCTATAGGGTAATCAACTTTGGTTACTGTAATATCTTGAGTTACAGTATTTGTTGTGAATCCCGTATACTGAACACCCATAATTGAATATATGTCGGTAGTATCCAATACAGGTATATCCTGTACATATGTACCTCCCGATATTTGAGTATATTGTTCCCCAAATTGAGTTAAATTTATTCTCTGATCAGCAACATACACATATTCATTAAATTCGGTAATGGCATCAGGAGCACCAATCAATCTCAACAACATTTCAATTGATTTTCTTGTTCCTTTTGACTTAAATAGATATGCGGAATTTAATATTAAATTTCTATAATATTGATAATTAATTTCTTCAGGAGTTTGTCCTTTAGAAAGTCCTGTAAATGTATTTTCCCCACTTGAGAATACAGAATCTAATAATTGTTCGTTAGTGATTGGTGAAATATTATCTTTCCACCCTAAAGTTTGTGCTAAATTTTTTAAAAGTTGTGATGGGATATCATTTTTAACGGTATAATGAACTGAATTCATATACGCTAAAGCACCTATGAATTTTTTTGTTTCATCAAAACTTCTACCATATATTTGTAATATTTTTTCTACTTTTTGATCCGATGTATCAAATTCTTTTATCGCACCTGTAGTTAAAAATCTAGAAATTAAATTTGTTCTATATTCATCTAAATTTTCCGCAACACTACTTAATTTTAATAGATAACTATTAAAATCATTACCACTAATACTTAAATTCCAAATACCACTTAATGGGAAAATTACAACTTCTTGAGTGATAGTATAAGTACCATCATCATTTTCAATTGGTTTATTAAAATAAGCACTATATTTTGGTGAAATTTCTCTATTTAATAAAAAGTTTTCAACTTGATCAAACTCCTCATTGAAGACTTTGTTAACATAGAAGTCTGTTGGTCTTATTATTATTGTTTTAAAAATCTCGGATTGTCCATTAAACGGGTTTCCTTCAATATACAATTTTAATGTTGTATCTGTGTCTGTTGTTGGTACTACTGTATTAATTGGGTAATTTACCCCATCAATAATAACCGTATATTTTGAGTATTCCACCGTTAAATTTCTCAATGGAGATACTGTAATCTCTCTTAATTGTAAGTTTCTTGTTGCATTAATACTAAAATCAATGTCAAACGGATTACGAATAAGATATAATGGAATTTCAAAATATGTCTCATTTTCAATAACATCATACGATGAGGTTGTAACTGTTTGTCCTGTTACAAATCTTGTTGTTGATGAAAATATCTCTAACGCCGCAGGAAAGTAATTAATAATTTTAGTTATGGATACTGAAAATCTTTTAGCCAAAGAACCATAAATTGTAAAATTAGTAATTTCACTTAAATCATAATTTGGGTATACTTGAAAATTTTTATTTACCAATAATTTTGATTGTTCAATATCGGTAATATTCATTGATTCCAAAGAAATTGGATCGGAAAATGATCCAATTGAGAAATTTCTATTAACTTTTTCGGTCACATTGGTAGTGAACTCAAAATTTGCTTGAGTAAAACCTCCACCGTCAACTAATTGAAATCCGACAAGATTGTCAGAAAAACTTCCTTCTCCGCTAGCCTGTGGTGGGCAAGTATACTTAATAATTGCCATTATCCTGTTATATTTGTAAAGTTTTTAGTAAAATCAATATTATTACCTCTGTCTTGTCTAACTTCATAAAGAAGTTCATTAAACTGATCTCTAATTTCGTATAAGTTGTATTGTTTGTATATATTATTTTCACTGTCGTAAATAGTGTAAATACCATCATCAATTGACTTAGTTTGATTCCCATAAAGAGCAAGTGCCAATGTTGATATATCGTGCTCAACAATCTCAATTTCAGTGGTTACCGGATTAAAATATGTATTACTAATAACAATATCTTGATTTGGTTGTCCAATGAATGGTGTTGCGTTTGGTTTATTAGTTGGTGATGATGATGGTGAAAGCGTACAAAAAATTAAATTAGTTGTTCCTTCAGTATATCTATATCTAATTGATTTTTGTGATGTATTTGTAAGATTTTGTATTACTGGCTCACAATAAAAAGATGAGGTTATCATCCTAAAAAAGTTCGGTATCTTTGTTCCATCAGAATTTAAATATTCAACTCTAAATCCAATTAAACCTTGATTAATAAAATTATTCCTAAATTGTGTTGGGACATTATTAACATCAATAACAATCCCTTTAACATTTGGTAATGCCGATAAAATACCACAATCTGTAATTCTAGTTCTTATCTCTGCCGGTCTAATATATAATGTATATATCCCTAATTTATTGAATACATCCGCAGGAAGTTTTAAGTTGTATAATCCACCTAAAATCTCAACATCCGCATTACCACCAGTATTGTTATTATTAAAATAAGGTCGTAATATTGTTTTTGCATCCAATTTTGTTAAAACGAAATTATCAGTATCGTCTCTACTTGGAGTGTAATTCAAAATGATGTCTACATCATCAGGACTAACATCTGCCGGTCTAATTGTTCCGTAACTACCTGTTGCCACTATTAATATCTTTTATATTGTTTATCGTTTTAAATATAAATACTTAAAATCATTGTTTTTCCACATTAAAAAACCCATATCCATATTTGGTTAAGTCACCAACATTATCAACTTCACCAAGTCTTTCAATATATTCTAATGCAGACATTTTACCTCTTTCTATGAATATATTGGACTGTATTTCGGGTTGATCAATGACATTAATTAATGCCTCATTTTTTGTTAATGCCGACAATACCAAATCATCTTGAGTGAAACCTGAAGACTGTATTACATATAATGTTGTACCATCAGGATAGTCATAATAATCAACACCATCTATCGTATATGAAACATAAGTTCCACTTGGGTCAGGACCCCAATATGTACCAACACTATTTGATGTTCCTGTCACTTGAATGCCAGGTTTAAACTTCCCTTCAGCTAATAAATATTTAGGTCCATACTGAGCTAAGTCATTTATAGATGATTGGGTATATCCTGTGATTGTGAATGGTACTGTGGTGTAATTATAACTATAGAAATCATCTATATTTGTATTAGAATCACCACTAAATATATAATCATAATTAAATGAAGTTGCCGACCAATTACCACCCGCAGGTGTAAATGTTGCGACACCAAACGGATCTAAATTAGGTACAAAAACAAACGGTACAGTTATTGTTTTTGATACTTGGGATATTCCCCAAGGTGATGTCGCAGTCATCGTTATTGTGTACTGACCATTACCTATTGGGTAACTATGTGATAATGGTGCCGTTCCTGTTATTGTCTGAACTGTTGACCCATCACCCCAATCTACCTTAAATGTTGTTAATTCTAAAAACTTTTTTAACTCTAAATCTGAAGTATTATAAAAGTAATAGGTGTATGGACTACCTGTCGTTGCAGAGAACATAAAGTTGGTGATAACTTCTTTTTGTAATATCGCACCATCAAAAACAGAATAATAACCGTAATCCACTCCTGTTTGAGTTAAGAGAATCGGTATAGTTAATCCTGTTAAAATTGATGTTCCTCCAGACGCTCCTGACAGAACATATGTCATTCCCGTATAAACACCTGTTGATCCTGTTAATGTATTCTCAGTTATTGCAGTTATTGGGCAACAAGGATCAACATCATAAATATAATCAGTACCACCAGTATAATTTACCGTAATTAAATCCCCTTTTATATTTTCGGGTGATATTTTAAAATAATACTTTTGCTCAACCATTTTATACAGGATTTACATATTCAAACCAAATAATTGGGTTATTTTCCAACCCCACTCTTTGTACATTATTATCAGGTCGGTAAACCTGATAAGTTTTATTGTTATAATTTAAATTAACTTTATAATAAAAATAATTATCACCATTAAATGTGTACGGATTTGGTATTTGGAACTGTGGTTGATTAACCATAGTTGCGTAAGTCCCTGTTCTTCCATTAAAGAACTTTGCCGACATATAAAATTCTGTTAAATCTATAAAGTCTCTCTTTCTTAACCAATATATAAAAAACCCTTCCTTATCACCAATAAAATCCAATCTCATTGTTGGTTTTTTAACATCAACATTTGGTAATAATGTAGATATTGAAACCGACTCTGTAAACCCTTGTTGTACAGGTAAAATTATGGTAAAATATATTTTTTGACTTATTGGATCCGCAGTGTCATAAAAATCTAATTTAAAAAATGATTTAGTGAACGGATTACTATAATAGTATATTTCTTTCTCAGTAAACCCAACTGTAGTATAACTACTCACATAGTTAGAAATATTTGCCGATGGTATATTTTGAGGTAGCCCGTTATAAAAATAAAACTCATAATTTAACGAAGTTTTTAAAACATTTAATATATCGTAATTATCATGTGAAAATCTATCAACTTCAAAATCATTTGGTATTCCAACTATCTCACCTAAAATGGTTTTTTCATAATCTTCAATACCACCATCTCTTCCTCCAAAGTCCCACTTAAGTTCAATTGGAATGTCAATTTGTTTGTCATTTGCGGGGATTACTATCTTATATTTATTCACACTCATCTATTGTAGGTTCTGCAATTTCGTTTATGAATTGGTTACCAATTTGACTACCTTCAGGTATTAATCTAAATATGTTTTCAACAAACGGATAATGTTTTCCATTAATAAATGGGAAGTCAACACCAATACCACTTGCATCAATATATCCAAAAGGATATAAATCTCTCCATCTAAAACTATTTGATAAATTTGAATAGAACGAATAATCGGGTACCCCAACGATTAATTGAGCATCACCTTCTTCAATATAATCAGAAAATCTTCTGATTACTACAGTTTTATGTGGTTGATAATAGTATCCTAATTGATTTGTATTATTAGATGTAGTATTACCAGTTAAATTAAAATATGTTGGGTTAAATGTAAATTTGTGTAGAATATTTGATATTACTCTTTCTTCTTGGTTGTATGCATTAAATTCACAGTAATCTCCGTCAACTATATCACCTATTTGTAAATTTTCATTATAAACAAAAGGTCCAACAGGTGGTGTAGTTTGACTAAAATAAATACCTATTGGTAAATTAGCATCTGACGATACATTATTTATATCCCACCAAGGTGAAGGTTCATTATTAACTAATGGTAGGTTGAATGTAAATCCTTCCTTTAATGGGTTTGTCCACCCAAAATAACCTTTCCATATAGTAGTGAAGTATAATTCACTTAAAGGTCGTTTTTGATTATCAATTAATCCTGTTATATCAATGTCAGAATTAAATGTTAATGTGTAAGATTGATTACCTTCCTTAACAGATGTTCTTACAAGATTATTTGGGGTTAAAACTGCAGGTTCTAACTTACTTTTTGATGTAAATATATTTTGTTCAAATCCGGCTTTAACCAACACTGCGTTATCAGAACTTGTGAGTATTTTATGTCTTCTCACATAATAAGTTGACATTGTTTCCCCTGAATTCGCATCATCCAATACTTTTTTAAAAGTACCAGTAACTCCCTGATTAAATGTTGTACCGATATAACCTATGTTGTCTATGTTGAAAATGTACTCTTCACTACCAAACCCCGTATCACCTAAACTAGATACTAAAAACAACTGATCTCCAAAATAATCAAAAGATAAATAAACATAATCCCCTATATTTAACCCATGTGGCATAACACATCTAAAAGATATAACTCTTGTATTGTCATTACTTCCAACAACAATAATAAATGGGATACCATCAGATGCCACCCACGACCAAGATGTTGTTGTTTGTTGATCAACCGCTTCTAATTGTTTGTTTGGGTTATTATCATAAGCATAACTCATGTAATGAGTCCAATTATATGTAGTCGCACTTTTATTAACAAAAGTCAAATGATTATTTGGGGGTTGTGTGTATCCAGGATTATTATTATCCGTTCTAATAAAATCAAATTCAAAATACTGAGGATAACCATCCCAAGGTAAATTTGGGTTTACAGTTGCGGTAACCGCATTTTGTATTGCGTTTGCATAAAACATATTATTTTTAAACGGAGTATAGTTTGTAGATCCAACATAATTATTTTTAAATATGAATGAAAATTTACAAGTAGGTCTAAAAATTTGAGACGCTTCCCTTTCATTAATATAAAGTTGTTGTAAATTTACATCCGCAGTTCTATCAAATTCAATATTTTCTCTTTGTGTCTGTTCTAATGTTATATTAGATAGCATATCAACATTAGGAGAAACTTTATTTCTCAGAGATCCTAAAATAATTCTTGTTTCGTTATCAATACCCATTAGTCTAATTCTGTATCTATATATATTTTTATAAATCTATTTAATGCGGTTTTTCCGTTTTTTAATCCAAAATAGAAATGGTTTGGTGAACCAACTAAAACTCCATTAGCCGATGGTAATACGGTAGATGGGTTAGGTTGTGCGGGTGGTACTGCGGGTGGTATTGCGGGTGGTGCTGGCGGTACCGCAAAATTTGTAATAAACCCATAATAAATGTTAGGGAATGTCTGAGACATATCAGAAGTCTTAAAATAATCGTCCGATACTGCGTCTAAATCTTGATATCCTCTTTTATAAAAACCACCACCACTACTATCGGTATACCATGTATTGTCTTGATTTCCAAAAATACTATTGGCGTTACTTGTGTCAATTTTCCATTTATATAATGGAACTTCTTGTGTATCAGGGTATCCTATATATGTTTGTAATGGAGGATTGGTTTGGAAACTGTAAATATTATACCCAGGTGACAATGCTCTCCTATTTCTATATTCGTTTTCACTTGTATTATAGAATATCCCAAAAACAGGTTCCCCATTTGTATTTTGTGCAACCCATATATAATCATCAGGATAGTTACCACCGATAAACGGATTGACTTGATATTCCGAATTTATTGAGAAGGATTGTGCAATATCTCCATCAATTCTATCTCCAGGTCGATTAAAGAATTGTTCAATACCACCATTTTGGATAGATAGTACTTGTTCTAAGAATGTTGAGTTTACTATTCTTGAGATTATTGCTAACTGTAATACATCTGAACTATCTTGATATGAAGTACTTTTTATTGTATTCGCTAAATATTTACCACTGAAGTCCGGATCCCCACAAATCTCTGATATAAATTCGTCTCTTTTTCCTAAATCCATAATTGTAGTTGGGAATAGAATTTGTCTTGTATTTTGTGAATCATCTTGTGGTTGATATCCTGTCAAATTAGTGAAGAAGTTACTTATGGTTGGTTGAGGTCCACCAATAAATTCACCTATATTATCCGCATATGGAGTACTTCTATAATAGAAGTTATTACTAATATCATTAAACATTACAATATCTTCACAGAAATTATAATTAGGTTGTCCTATTATATTATACGTTGTTTGTTTATTGAATGTTGGCATATATAATGTACCGTTAATCCAATTGTTTTGGAACATATGCCCAAACACTCCTCTACAAGCTCCAAATATGATTCTAAATCTTGTTCTCCATTCCGCTAAATACTTAATGTCATCTTTAATAGTTTTCACTAATTTGTCATCAACAAAATAATAACATCCACCATTAACTCTTTTATTTACACCATTTTCTCCTGTTTGATTAAAAGTACAAGGATCTGAAACACCAAAATTAATTCCCGCACCTGAATAACATTTTAATGGAACCATTCCTTCACAACTAAATGTTTCCACAATTGTTGACGTAGATCCTGTTCCTAATTCACTAAACGCATCTAAATCATTTAATCCTTGTACTCCATCACCTGAAGCGTTAAAGTTAGTTACCTGTCCTTGTTCATCAATTGCGTAGAATGTAAAGTTATTATTTTGATGTAATGGGAATGAGTTATATCCAACAGTATCTGTTGAGTCAGATGTAGGTAACCTATCTGATCTAAATATTAAATTTTGACTTGGGGTTATATTTGTTGTTAATGGTATATTACCATTTGCACTCACATGATATGCAGGTGCGTAACATCTTGCTAATGGGCTGGTTGTTGAGAATACCGGTGGACCAATAAGTCCAAGTCCTCCATCATAACAAATATAGTTAATTGCATTTGTAACCGTAAATGAGCCACCATCAACTCTACCTATAAAATCACTTAATATTGTTGTTGCACCAATAGTACTTTTCCATCTAAAAATTTGAGGTAGTCCATTACCATTCTCAACTCTACCATTTGCCTCTATCCAGTTTGACATAGGATACCCCGCATCATACGAACCGTGAATATAAGATATTGTTGATTTATCTGTTGATATGTAATATCGTGGTGAATCGGTTGTGAATGCAGTAAACGCCGAGGTATCTACCGTAAATCCTATTGGTTGATGAAATAAAAATGTATTTGAGTTTGATGTTGCTAAACTATGTGATTCAGGTGTTTGTTGATCATAATAATATGTCGGGTTACCAGAATTTTGTTGTATCGGAATATTTAAAAAATATTCTCCCGTAACTGTTGTGGTACCCAATGGTTGTCCAAATAATTCAGATAAATCGTATTTTATTTCTTGTTTTTCAGTATATGGATCAACACCTCTAACTAATATTAAAATTTCTTGTTGTTGATAATCATTAAACCAAAACCAAGGTGGTGTGTGAGAACTTGCCGTTGGATTTAAATAGCTTATTTTATTTTGAAAGAAGTACTTCCACAACACTCCTGAATTAGTTACTGTTGATCCAACATAGGTACCTTGTGGTTGTAATGGACCTGTGGATACAAGTTCATCCCATGTATATCCGGCAACTACTTGGAAATACTCTATACCTGATTTATATAAATATTCCTTTTCACTTTCAGTACCAACAACAGTTATATCTGATGTTATATTAACACCTAAGTCATTCATATAAGTTAAAGGTACTGTATATGTGCCAACCCCTAATGTAGTCCCTGTTATTGCATTTCCCCCAAATTGATTTTCGGTACCACCTGTAACATTAAAGTCATTAGTATTCACCGGATTAGTAAAAGAAATTACTTTACCCACTAACTGACTAATTGTGCCCTGATCCGCTAACATTATCATTGATAAATCTTGATATGAATTACCACCAACACCTAAAGTTGTTGTACCAACCAATGTTGGGTTTGGTGTTACTGTGATTCTGTTTCTAGCGGTAATATCAAAGTATCTCGATCTAAGATTAGCCATGTTCATTGATTGAGCCAATGTCATACCATCACCAAATCTTTTAAACAATTGTCCCGAATTAGCACTAGCACCATCAGGACCTAATTCCTCCCATATTGGTACTTTATAATAAACTCTAGCGGGATTAACTGCCCCAGCAAATAATTGTTGAGAACCTTGATCCCAAGCCGTTTGGTCCGGAGTTGAGGAAAAGGTTAATCCGCAAGGATTGTTTGTGGGATTCAATGTCCAAGTACTATAACTACCTAAAGTACCTAAATCACTTAATATTGATATATTAATACCTAACGCCGCGGCATTCCAAGAACCCGCAACAGAACTTGATGTTACCAAACTCTCATCAGGACAAGAACAAGCCTCACAATCAGGATATGTCATCATTGGTAATGATAACCTTTTGAATGGGTTATCTTCACTCATTGGTTCTAATGTTTCTTTTTTACATTCAACATTACCTCCTAAATTTTTAACAATTTTACATATGTTATAAACAATACCATTAACTAATTTTATAACAAAGTTAGCTATTGCAACTATTATTGGATATATTAATGCCAATACGTGATTTACAACTATTATAATAACAATCATTGGTGATACTATTGCAAGTAACAAAGTGAATAAGAAGAATATGAAGTCAAAATTCCTAACTAAATCATTAACAGGTAATTTGTTATTTTCACTCTGACAAGTTCTATTTGTAATTTCTTTAATCCCAAGATGTCTGGCTCTATTGCTACCATTTTTATACCTATCAATAAATGAACTTACGGTATAAACTTTATTGTAATGAAATTTATAAAAACTATCCTCACAATCAATTGCCGCTTGAGTATCATAATAATCATCCCAATCTAAACTGAATGCGTAAGATCTTAATAGGTTAAATAGTGGTTCGTCATATATTGTGAACACAATATCAATAGGTTGTGTATTATCTATTGGTATTGCATTAAATGTAATTATATTGTTGACATTGGGTAATGGTACACTATCCAAACTACCATAATATGGAACTCCGTTTACTTCAATTGTTAATTGTTGTGTATTTACCACACTATTAAGAAAGAACCCCCCTCTAGGTATTGGTCCAACAGACAATGATGTTGATCCAACAGGTATTGACGCTTGATATTCACTTGTATATGTATCAGAATTTTTAAATGGATCATTATTCTCATCAGTACTATTCCATCCGTGTTCTTTAATATTAGGTACCAAATAGTTACCTCTCATAAAGTTATTTTGCAAACCCTCTTCGTTTTGCCACTTAATTTTAAATCTGTACTTTGAAGTGGTTGGTATTCCCACTTTTGGATCGTTAGATAATACCTGTTCACCAAATTCATTTGTTGTTACATAATCCAAATTCATTGGTAAATTAACCAACCAAGTACCCTCACCATCAATTATCTTACCATCCTGTTCTAATCTATATTGTTCAAGAACAGGATATCCATTATCATCAGTATTAATTGTTTGTCTAATTGCCAATATTTGTCCAGGACCCGCAATTAGTTCACACATATTTCCTGTGTTAATCTTTGGTTTACAACTTTTCTTAACCGCATCCTCATTTGTTGTTGAGAACATTGAACCCATAAACACAGAAGTCGGTTGTATGTTTACATTAGCAGATGCCGTTAAATCAAAATCAACTCTTGTGATACCCAATAAACAAATTTCAGGTTCACCCCATAATGGTTGTACTTGAACTATTTTATTTAATGTTTTAACTTGTGGTAATTCTCGTAAGTTGGTTGAAGTTTTGAACTTGTTCCCATCAACTTGAGTTTCTGTTGCTAATCCTGAGTTAATTAAATCTTGTGGTGATAATGAGAAACACCCAATATCGGATAAATCAACATCCATAAATATTGTTTGTTCTCCAGTTGGTACCCCAAATATCATATAGTCACCACTTTCATTTGTTTTTACAGTAAACTTATAATATTTGTCGTATACCTCAACTAATGCTGCATCGGTTAAAACATCCTCTCTACTTGGAAATGTACCTGTTGCTGAATGTCCTTGATATGAAGGTTCATAAGGTAATAAATTATATCTATAACCATCGTCATTTAAATCATCAATGTTTTTATATGGATATAATTGAGAAATAATTGGGTTTTGTTCATCTTCGTCAGTTATTGGGATGAACACCGATACTTTAGCGTTTGGTACCCCAAAACCTCCGTTAACTAATACTCTACCTACAACAACACCGTAATCAGAACACATACGAGTGTATATATCATTTTGAAATATCTTCAAAGATAAAATCTCCAAGTATTCAAAATCCTGATCTAATTGTATTTTTATGGATTTATCTACACCTGGCTCGGTTCTAATTCTATATGATTTTGGCATTAAATTCTTTTTTTGATAAATAGTTTATTTCCTATTTTCAAAAAATAATTCTTTTATTCTAAAAATAAATCATCAAGAGAAATTCACCGTTTTTAAATTAAGAACTCTAACATTAATATCTTTATTTGGATATCTAATTTGGTAAATTTGAGTTGGTTCTGCAAATATAGTGTCAGTAATTAATCCAATCTCTTTAGTTGCCGAATCAGAGTAAGGTTGTGATGTTTGTGATGATGAATATTGTCCTCCAACATTATTAATAAAACTTATATCGGAAATACTAATAACCCCATTTTCATTTTGAATTAATCGTCTTATTTCGGATACATAAACATTCTCACCCATCTGTCTTTGTAATGGACTAAAATAGTTTGATATAATATCAATTATTTTAGTAACTACCGCACCTTGATTTTGACTCGCATCTAATACTACATCAACATTAACACTTAAGTCAATAACATTTGCAGTTTCAATTGAGATATAGTCATTTATCATTCTATAATTAGAAAGGTAATTGGCGACATTATTTTTTAATGTATTTGATATTACTTCAGTTAATTTACCTTCAGCGTCGTAAGATAACATTTTAATTTTAATTTTGTTGTTTTCTTCCGTAATTGCAACTTTACCAGGTGCCCCAAATTGTGACGGCATATTTCTTAAAATGGATTCATAATCATTTATAGTTACCGCTCTATTTTGTGCGGCAAAATTATATGTCACATATTGTCTAACTTCTTCTGTTGATGGAGCATTTGCCCCTCCAATTGCCGCAGTAACATTATTACATGATAATGAATTAATAACAGTAGTATTTACGGATTGTGACGGTCCATTCACATAAAATGAAACGGTACCTATTTGATTTATAATATTAACACCTAAATTCGTTCCTTGTCCACCACCGACTCTATATTGTATGAATAGTGTTGAGTTAGATTTTAAAGCCGCACCCAAAGCTAAATTATTAATATATTTACTTAAATCTAATTGATATCCATTTCTTGCAAAATCTCTTAATTGTTCGTCTGCAGAAACATTACCACCACCAAAAGTTAATTTCATAAACCCTTCAGGTGTATATTCAGTAATTAATTTATTATCTGTGGTTATGTATTTACCGACTTTAACTCCTGGTTGATCAGATACCTTTGTAGGGTCTTCAATAAACACTCTATTCTCAACTAAAGCAGGTACTTCATACCATCTATTTTCTAAACCTAAAAACTCCTGTGGACTTGGTACCGTAGAATATTGTGTACCATCTTTTAATAATACACTTGTGATTCCCAATACATTTTTTTCAGGTAAGAAAAGTTCAAAGAATGGTTTAACATCATTTGGAGTTACAACTCTTCTAAATACTTTTGTTACTCCATTAACTACCACTTCTCTTTTTACAATTGTATAGTTAACTAATTTACCACTACCATCAAAATTAGGTATTTTTAATCTATTTGGTGATCCTTCAGCATTAATTGCCGATGCAAAATCAATATCATATACAGTTTCAAAAGGTTGTCCAGCACCATTAACTTGTGAACCTCTTCTCAAAATACCACAATATCTTAAATCTTCTCTATCCCCAAACGCAGGAACTGTAATTGAGAAGTCAACCAATGCAACTGAAGGTCTCAACCCAGGTATTTTTAAACCATAAGTTCTTGCAATATTATAGATTGATGATTTTTGTTGTGCGTATTGTAATACGGTTTCTTGGATACTTCTATCAATATTAAAATGTAGGTTGTCGGTTACTGCGGCATTTAAGTCTAACATTACCGAAAATATTCCAGCATCATTAAAATTCTGAACTAAATCAGGATAATAAGTTCTTGTAAAATTTATTAACTCAGTTCTTATCCCCTGAAAATCTCTCGTTGTGTACGATATTTTTTTATTTGCCATATACTATTAAATATTAATAATAACAAAATCACTTGATTCAAAAGCGGTATTAGTCGTTTTATAATCAATTCTAATTTTTGCCGTGTGTTCTAATTGTGATATATTTGAGACAGTATATTCTCTTTTATCCTCACCATTTATGTATGTTCCTTTATTTTCTTCTTCCATTGAGGCATCTGTTATTTTAACATTAGTAACAGTTAAACCTGGCATATAAGTTGATACCGAATCTCTAATCTCTGATTCTATTTCCGAAAATGTAGGTCCATCCAATGGTTCAAAAATATATTCATATAGTCTAGTACCAAAATCAGGTAAAAAATACCTAGTACCTTTTCTTGTTAAAAGTAAATGAATAAGATTACTCCTCACTTCTTCATCTGTTGTATCAGAACAATCTAAATACTTTCCCACATACGAATTTTGAAAGGGGAAATTTATTCCATATGTTACTCCATTTGCCATATCTAATAAATATAATGTTGGGAAGTTTTATATAAATAAAAAATCCCAACATAAGTCGGGATTATATTTTAGGATGAACATCCAAAACAATCAAATTCACTATTTTCAGGTTTTGGTGGTAGATTCATGTTTGAATAGTCCACTTTGGGAACAAATGGTGTTGCTTTTGGTTTTTCTACTTTTGACATATCAACCGCCAAGTGTTTTGCCCCTGTGGAAATTGCCTTGGTTCTAACATAATAACAAAGAGTTTTCAAACCTTTTTCCCACGAGTGGAAATGTGATGATGTAATCTTTGACAATGTTGGGTTCGCCATATAGATATTCATTGATTGTGATTGATCAATAAATGGTGCTCTGTCTGCCGCCATATCAATCAATTCTCTTTGTGAAATCTCCCAAATTGTTTTATACTTTGGAATCAAATGCTCAATTCGTTTAACTTTCTTATTGTAGTGTTTATCTTCAGTATCTAAATAATTGTTAAAGTTAATGTTTTGAATCGATCCCTCATTGATAATAATTTCATTCTTCAAATCCTCAGACCAAATACCCATTTTTTCAAAGTCATTAATGAGGTATTTATTCACAATCATAATTTCACCACCTACCACTCTTCTGTTAAACAATGCTGAATGTGCGGGTTCTGTCATTTCAAATGAACCTGTAATTTTCGCTGAAGATGCTACAGGCATTTGTGCCGTGAATAATGAATTACATACCCCAAATTCTTTTACATCTTCTTTAAGTTGGTTCCAATCCCAGTATCCTGATAAATCACTTTCATTCAATCCCCACATATCAAATTGGAATATACCTTGTGACATTGGCGATCCTTCAAAGAATTTATATGGTAGATACTCCCCATTTTTACAAAGTTTATTACTTTCATAGATAGCACCGTAATAAATGGTTTCAAAAATTTGTTTATTTAAGATTCTTGCTTCTTCTTCGGTGAATATTAAATCAAGTAGATAAAATACATCTGCCAATCCTTGAGTTCCAATTGCAATTGCTCGTTGTTCTAACCCACCTTTTAACCCTTTGTCTGTTGAGTAACTATTAATGTTAACGACTTTATTTAACGCTCTAACCACTTTTCTAACTTCAGTAAAAAGTAATTGGAAATCAAACTTATTACCTTGAATGAAGTTCTTCAATACCATTGAGGACAATGTACAAATTGCAGTAGTCTCTTCGTCAGTATATTGGTATATTTCATTACACAAGTTTGACTGTTTAATCACACCGATATTTTGGTGGTTAGTCTTTCTATTAGCACTATCTTTAGAACATAAATAAGGAACACCAGTCTCAACTTGTGATTCAATAATTTTAGTCCAAACATCTTGAGCTTTAACTTTTTTACCTAAACCAAGTGCCACCGCTTCACGATAAACACTTTCATATTCATCACCATAACATTCTTGTAATGGTTTAAGTCCAGATTTATTAATGTCGTTAGGACAGAACAAATACCAATCACCATTATTTTTAACGGCTCTCATAAAGTTATCAGGAATCCAAAGTGCGGTAAACAAATCTCTCGCTCTTAATTCTTCAGCACCTGTATTCTTTTTGATGTCAAGAAGATCCATAATATCTTTATGCCAAGGTTCTAAATAAATTGCTGCCGACCCAGGTCTTCTACCTTGTTGATTAAAGAATCGTAAAGATTCGTTAACAATTTTAAGGTATTTCAATAAACCACCAGCATAACCACCTGAACTATTAATACGACTTTCTTTACTTCTTTGATTTGACATACACAATCCAATACCCGCAGCATCCGCAGAATAAGTTGAGATATCATTCAATGTTTCCAACAATCCCATTCTTGAGTCAGAGTTGTTGTAATGTAACACACAAGACGCCAATTGAGGAATTTTTGTTCCTGAATTAATCATAATTGGTGTTGCGGGTGATATACGTTGTTCAGACAACGACTTATAATAATCAAAAGCCTCTTCCATTGTATTGGTTACCCACAACGCAACTCTCATATACATATGTTGTGGTCGTTCAATTACCTTACCTGTTGGTCGTTTCAACAAATACATTTCTTGTAATGATCTCCAAGCAAAATAATCAAAGTTATAGTCGTTATCGTGATTGATTACCGCATCAATAATCTCAGCACCATATTCATTAATTGTGTTAATTAATTTTTCATTAACCACTCCATCATCATACAACAATTCCATAGTTTGTGAAAAACTATCATTAGTTTCTTTATGATATGAAGATATTGCAACTGAAGATGCTAACCTTGAATAGTCGTGGTGACTACCAGTATAAGCCGCAGCAATCTCATATACAAGTTTATCTAATTCTTTTGTTGTTATTTCTCCTTCAGTTGGTACCGAGGTAATAACCTTAATGAATATTTCGTCCGAATTAACATTCAAACCTTTTGATGCTCGTTTTACACGATTGTAAATTTTTTGTGGGTTAAATGCAACCGAATCCCCACCTCTTTTAATAATTTTTAATGACATAATTTTTTATTTTTTTAGAAATCGTCTGTAAATGAAATTGTTTCGTTCAATTTTGCTTTTTGGTATTCCATTGTTCTTGATTCAAAGAAGTTACCTTTTGTTTCAACCGCAATTTGTTCCATAAACTTGAATGGTTGTTCAACATTAAATTGTTTCTTACATCCAAACTTAACCAATAATCCATCAACAACAAACTCAAGGTATTGTTTCATCAAGTTAGAGTTCATACCGATAAGTGATACTGGTAGTGATTCTGTGATGAATTCTTTTTCAATTTCAAGTGCCGATAATAAAATCTCTTTAATTCGTTTTTCAGACGGTTTGTTTTCGCAATGGTTATTCAACAAGTGAATTGCAAAATCACAATGTAAGTTTTCATCTTTAAAGATTAATGAATTCGCATTACATAATCCTTGCATGATACCTCTTGATTTCAACCAAAAGATTGAGCAGAATGAACCTGAGAAGAAAATTCCTTCAACCGCTGCGAATGCTACCAATCGTTCTTGGAATGACGCATTTTCAATCCAATCCAACGCCCATTTTGCTTTCTTCTGAACTGCAGGTAATCTGTCAATTGCATTGAAACATTCGTCTTTTTCTTTAGCGTTACTGATATAGGTATCAATCAACAATGAGTACATTAGTGAGTGAATATTTTCCATTGCCAACTGGAATCCGTAGAAGAATTTTGCTTCAGGATATTGTACTTCTCGGTAGAAATTTTCCGCCAAGTTTTCGTTAACAATACCATCAGATGCTGCAAAGAATGATAATACATTTTTAACAAAATATTTTTCATTATCAGTTAATTTTTCCCAATCACGAATATCATTGGTTAAATCAACTTCTTCAGCAGTCCAAAATGCCGCTTGATGTTGTTTGTAATATTCCCAAATATCGTTGTGCTCAATAGGGAATATAACAAATCTTGAGGGGTTAGTTTTTAAAATTTTCTCTTCCATTTTTTTTTAATTTACATATTTCCATAAAAATCCACCACATTTATTTCTTTTACCTTGGCAGACCATAACAATGTTACCTTTATTTTTTATATTATTTTCTTTTGCTGCTATTTCTAAAGACATATATGTTTCAATAATATTACCAGTTTCTAAACATATTTTATTAACCGATTTAATATTTTTAGCCGGTTTACCCTTATTAGGACTTAAAACGCTTAATTTTAATTTATGTTCTTCAGAAAGTTTTCTTCCTTTTAACGACTCACTTATATTTTTTTTAGTTTTATCACTTCTTTTTTTCCCAACTAAAGATTTGCCGATATTATCTTTATGTTCTTTACTTAATTTTTTATTTTTCCAATAACTATGTTTGCCAATATTATTTAATGAAATTTTTTTTCTTGTCTCTTCATTAGGTATGTAATTAAGATTTGATTCCCCACCATCGGTTAAATTTAATAAATTATTAGTTTTTTTATATTTTTTTATCCAAAAAATCTCTTTATTGGCCCATTCTTTATTATTTGTTTCCTCAATTATTATTATTTCAGGTTTTTTATTCTTTTTCAATAATTTATTTATCCACAAATATAACGGTCTTTTAACTTTTTTTTCACCTAAATAAATGTGTTCTTTTAATCTTTTATTAACATTTTTTTTAGTTTTACCGACATATCTTATTATTTCAGGTTCATCAGGGTTATATATCCCATATATAAATATTTTTTCCATATCCATAGATTTTATAATATAAATACAGGTAAATATATTTTTAATATCACTAACTTACTTAAATTTTCAATTATTTTGTTCTTTTTGTTTTCTTTTCTCCATCAACTCTTTAACACGCTGACGCTGTCTTTCTTCTTTTTGTTCCTCAACTCCTAAGAAAGTCATTGAACTTTCGGTATCAATTTCTAACATACCGTTATCAAATTTACAGTTTTCAAATACGATACCGTCATCACCAATTCTTGATTTAGTTATGGCGATTGTTGCTAATTTCATTTCTTTTTGTTGTAATGTCTTAGCCACAGAAATAATAACATGACCTACTTGTGCCTTTTTAATAGAACCACCCATTTGATCAGTTGTTACAACTTCAGAAGAAATGGAATTTCTATTACCTTGAGTAGCAGTCCATCCTACAATGTTAAGTTCGTGACACATCGCCTCAAAACCTCTCATTACAGAACCCTCACTTTTCCACTCATCACCTAAATTTTTGTCAGGTACAACACAATCAATATAATCTAATAAAATCATATCAATTTTTGTCCCATCAGCAATCATTTTCCTAACTTGATTTTTAATTTGCAACATCGTCACAGTATCTGATGGCAATTTTTTCATAATTAGTTTGTTAGGCATAGTCTCTTCAATTTCCCTAACCCTAGATGTTACCTCATCTCTTTTTTCTGACAAATCGTCAGGATGTATTTTAGTCCAAAGAGTAAAATGTTTTCTTTGAATTATCTTTGGGTTGTCTTCAAAAAATATTTGAAGTACACTGTTTCCCATGTTAAATGCATGGTTCGCAATCTTAGTTAAAAGGGTTGATTTACCAACACCAGTTGGTGCCAAAACAACACCGATTTCGCCTTTTGCTAAACCTCCTTTTAACAGTCTGTCAATACCAGGAATTCCCATTGGGATTGGATGTCTATAGTCGTCATCCAAGACTTGATCCAAGTTACTAAAAACACTTGAAGTACTTGTGTCTTTCTCTCCTACTTGAATCGCTCCTCTAAACATTTCTTCAATGGTGTCATAGTTTTCAAATTCACCACCGTCAATGATTTTTTGAGCCTTACTCATTACTTTTACTACCTCTTGTTGTTTACAAAACTTAAGAGCCTTCTCTTGTACAAAATCCCCTCCCTCGATAGGTGCATCCTTAATTTTGGTAATCATATCCAAAACAACTTTAGATGCCATTTCTTGTTGTAGTTCTGATTTTGTAACTTGTTCTAATGTATCAAATGATGGTGTATGATTGTATTTTTTATAATACTCTTTCACCATTTGAATGATGATTTTGAAATACTTGTTTTCAAAATAACTTGGTTCAATCACATCAATAATTGAGTGTGAAAAATCCTTGTCTAAAATAATTTGATTCAGCAATTGAATCTGAAAATTGTTACCTAAATAATCAAAGTTTTTGTGTGTCGCCATAGTTTTTTAATTTGTTTGTTAAGATAAATAGTATCAAACTAAACTAAATCCAGCATACTCAATATTAAATTTTTTACCTGAAAAAATGTCAGTTAGGTCGGATAATATCCCTTTTAGTTGTGGGCGTAGGTCCACGGTATATCTTACCTTCGGAGGGTATACTTTAGCCTCAAACACTCTATGACAAATTGTCATATCTCCAACTCTAATTATCATGTGAAAGTTCTCATCACCATCAGTATTTGATGTGTTAAGAACATCAGGATTCTCCTGAATTTCATACTGATTGTCTAACATATAAACAATCGTTCTCATCTTTAAATCGCTTTTCAATTTGTCACACAAATCTCCAATGTATTCATATACATTAAACGAATTTCTTGACTTAGGATTAAATCCCCTAACATTAAAGAATCTCTGAACGATAATGTTTTCGTTACATTTCAATAGGAATTCCACTTTTGTAAAATCTAAATCTTTCATAAATTTGTTTTTTTGTTTCTGTAATTTGTTTTTTCTTTTCTTGTTAATTTTAAAAATGGTTTTAAGAAATTTACCCAAGCATCATCACCCTTTGGTAGATACCTAAAGAATCCATCTTCCATCATCATCTTTATTAAGTTTCTGTATCCTCTCCCATCAGGATCCAAAGTTTCTGAATAATATAATTCAACTAACTTTTTCCCTTCTTCATTTATTAACGGGTTGGATAAATCAACTAATATTTGATTCACGCTGAAGAACTTTTCCCCAAGTACCCCTTCTTTGGTTTTTCCACTTGATAGATTATTCAAAACTACACTTTTATTTTGATTCTCTAACAACTTCCTACCTTTGTTTAAAATATCGGTAAATGATACTTGCGAATCAAGTATCTCAGGAAATAATTTGACTAAAGTTTTCTCACCAAGTAAACTGATACCATCAATATTATCTGAGGTGTCACCAGCAACTATCTTAAATGTCATTATGTTATAATGTGGAATACTATAATCTTTGATTTTTATTTTATCCCCATTTTTATAGTATTTTTTTTGTTGTGGTGAATATATTGTCACCTTTTCGGAAATAAGTTGTGTAAGATCCTTATCTGATGAAAATATTGTTTTATCCTCATCTTCAGATATTTGACAATAATAAGCAATTAAATCATCCGCTTCAGAATTATCAACTTCTAATTGTCTAACAAACATCTCTTCAAGATATTGTTTTACTCTCTGTTTTTGGGTATTAAATGAATATGTTTTTTCTTCAGTATAAGATGATTTTCTATTACCCTTATATTTCGGATAAAGTAATTTTCTTTGGGACGAATTTTCATCACCGTCCCAAAAAACAACTACTTTGTTAAAATTGGATTCTTCTAAGAATTTGCGCAAAGTATTAAGAAAATGCCAAGTTCCTCCAATGTGTTCTCCTTCATTAAAGAAATCTTTAACTCCGTGAAAACCTATTTTTAATAAATTGTTACCATCAACAATAAGTGTCTTGGTCATTTTAATACGATTAATTCGTTCTACAATATTACTCTACTTCTTCATCATATGCAACAGACTCATCTAATGTATAGTTTGAATCCCCCATTTTTTGTACCCAATAATCCGAATATTCTTTTTTATATTTATCCAAAGAATCTTTTGTATCGGTTATATATCCATGAGGTACTGCAATTATTTTACCATCTTTATATCCAATACCATTAACATGGTTTTTCAAAATAGAGATTTTTGTTCTAATTGCAAATGATACTTTTCTACCATTTTTAGTTGCATCAATATGACTGATACCCGCTTTCTTTTGATTACCAAATAAGAATACTAAACTACTTGCTAACCATACTGCAGTTCCTCCTTTTGCTTGAATCTCAGGTTGTCCGAATGGATTATCGGGAAGTAGTACCCAAGGTTGATTTAACACCACTAAAGTGTTGTAATATGGGTAATCTTCTTTTTTTGATTTAGAGATACGAGAATGGATTCCCATACCAATTTTGTCCGCTAATACTTTCGCATTGTGCATTCCACCACCTTTACCATCAAATGTCATTTGACAAGGGATTGATCCGATACTATCCCAAAGGAATAATAAACTATAAGGGATGTCACCTTTTTCTTGTGCGTCAAGGATATCATTAATGAACTCAGTTGCTTGTTCAATCACATCAAAAGAATCGTTAAAAATGAACATACCATCATATTCACCATCTTCAGTTTTTTCAACTTGTAATCCAAGTTCAATTGCGTGTTCCCATGACCATTTCTTTTCAGTAATAATAAGAACAGGTAAATGTCCTTTTCTTTGAGCATCAGCAGCAGCAAGAATCATTGCCGTTGTTTTTGATGTGTTTGAGTGTCCCAAGAACATATTAATACCTCCCATTACAGGACCTGGTAATCCACAAGCCTCCATAAACGCCTCACCACAGTTATAAAAACTTTCAGGTTTGTATTTTGTCTTTGTAGAAAATTTACTTTTGATACTATCAAATGATACTTCTTTCTTTTTAATTGCCATAATAGTTTGTTTTGTTAAAAGATAAAAAAAGGTAGTGACTTTGTAAATCACTACCTACACTATAGGTTCTTTTTTTTAGAATGGTAACTCTTCGTCAATTTCCTCATTTTGTTGAGGATCAACAACAGGTGTTGGTTTTGATTTAGTACCTCCGATAGAAGTTTCAGCAACCTCATCATTAGCATAAACATACCCACCTTTATCAGAATCCCATCTTGGTGTTTCTCCACGAGAAATTGCTTCAAGATATTCTACAGGTTTTTTAGAGTAGACATCCTCCCAAGTCAATTCATCACTAACCCATTCTTTCATAGTGTCCGTGTCTTCGTGAAGTGGTGCTGGATCATCATACATAACAGTTTGAATTACAGTATAGTTAATTCCCGCATTTGTTTTTGCCTTTGTCAACTCCAAAATCAAATCTCTACCTTTATCAGCATCGGTAACATCACCTTTTGCTTTCCAAATAGGAATGATTTTGTCAAGAATACCTTCTTGTTTGTAATTGTGTTTAAATCTCCAAAATTTAACACCGTCTTGTTCGTTGTCACGATCAATAACTTTAACGATATAAAATTTACGAGCTTTATATTGTTTGGCAATTTCCTTATCGGAATCTTTACCTGTTGACATTAAATCATCGTGAACTTCATTTAATGGTGAACGCTCATTGTCGTTTTTACCTGGATCGTAAAGTTTAACCCATTTTCCATCTACTTTAACTTCATGAAACCAAACCTCTTTAAAAGGAGATGATCCATCGGTTGTTGGTAGAATTCGTAGTCGTTTCTGACCTTGTTTTTCACTGTCTTTAAGAATTGCAGCAAAATATTTTTTCATTCTCTCATCTTGTGTCATTTTTGAGGTAGAAGATGAACTACCTTGTTTTGAGTTCTCGTACTGAGCCAAAACTGCATCTAAAACATTGTTTGTCGCCATATATTTGTGTTATTAAAAGTTTACAATAGGAAGTATAAATTAAAAAAGTGTCGCAGTCAATATGTATTCAAAAATTTTGAGAGGGACACGGATGTCCCTCCCTTAATTAAGGCATCATATCATCGTCATCGTATGTATCAAAAGTATCTTTAATTTGTTTTGGTGAAAAATCTTCAGCCTCATCAGTTGTTAGAATATATTCTTCTCTACCTTGTTTTTCAAACTGATCTTCTTTATCTTCAAAATAATCAGATAGTTTTTGATTAAAAGGACCAGAATCTAAACTTCTTAATTCAAGTTTTTCTTCAGGTGTTTTAGGTCGATATTTTTCAATTTTTTGTTCTAATGAATTAACCGCAGACATTAAATTATCCATTTCACCCAATTTACTTTCTAAATTTTCAAGTTGTTTAAATAGATTGTCAAAATATTCATCTTGTTTTGTTTCAATATTTTTTTGACTATTTACTAAGTCAGTGATTTCAAGTTCTTCTTTATCCTCTTCATCTTTACCAACTTCTTCAACATCAGGGTCTTGCGCCACATCAATTGGTTGTGGTGTCTCAGCTTCAGGTGCGGGTGGTGGAGGTAAAGCTCCGGGAGCAGGTGTCTCAGCTCCAGGTGCAGGTGGTAATCCAGCATCAGGTGCCGGTAGTGGAGCCGCCGCAGGGTCTGGTTCAACAGGAGCGTCTTGTTCCATTATATAATTATTAATTGACTTATATCTGTTAATTTCTTCTAATATTTTTTTATCTATTTTCATATTAACCATTTAATAATTGTTTTATACCTGTTTTGGTTTCCACTTGGATTTTTTTATTAGTGTTCATTGTATTATCAACTCTTTCTATTAGTCCGTCTTTCATTCTGATAGTATAACAGTCTCCAGTATCCAAATCACAAACTTCTTTATACCCATTTCCTTTATCTTTCTCCGTAACTCTTGTGTTTTTACCCAAGTAGTTATCCAAAATTAATTTAGTATTACTCATATCTATTTTTATTTATAAATATCATAACATTATGAAAAATTAAAGAAGACATTTAATTAAAAACGATTGTGGAACTATTGCTCTTGTCGTATCCGTAGTAATTCCATCTTCTAATACTGGAATAGAGTTAACATTGAATTGAATGTTGTATGATCCATTTTGGGTACATCCTATCGTAGTAAGTAAATCTTGTGCTGTCATTGTAAACGACTGTTTATTCGTCGCAATGAATGTTGGTACATTAATTTTTACACCTATTGTTGCAGTACATTCTTCAGGTTTTTTATTAAATATAATTTCAGCCGAATCAATATTCCATTTTCCTGAATTAGGTGATATTACTATTTGCATTTGAATTAACTGATCACCATTGGCTTGGACAACTTGTTTAGCAGGTTTTGGTGTGGTAGTACTTGATTGTGATGTAAATTGTCTTTGTGAACTAACATAATCAGTATAAGCATTACCAAAAAGTTTTTCTAATTTATTTTTATTTTCTTCAATTAAAGTATCAAATAATGATTGTCCCTCATTGGTTGGGTAATTGTCCATATAGAATGTTGCAAATGCCTTACCATATTTGATTTGATCGGAAATATTATTATTTGTTGATACATAATTTTTTATGGTACCTAATTGAGGTCCATACTTGGCAATCATAAAATTCACAAATTGATCAAATGATGAAAATACCGCCATAGGTATGTTCTTACTATTACAATAGTATTTGTTTTCAAATAAAACAAAAGAACCACCATAATTAGTATTCAAAGGTATTAACCCATAATTATTACCATAAGTCTTAAAAATCTCAGATGGTTTTGTGGCAACCGTCATAATACTATATATAAATGATGCCAAAGTTTTTGAGTCATTACTATTATAAGAACCGTTCGCAATAATTAATTCGTTTATTTTATTTGCCGCATCTTTTTTATTTATTTCACTAGAACTCATTATCATTAATGGATCACCAGTAGCATTTGTAAAGTTTTTATATGACTCATTAAGTGCCGAAGAACAAGCTTGATTAACATTAAGAGTGGTATTAGTTTCACTAACATTATCCAATTTAGTTGCCGTTTGAGATAATGTATTCACAGATTGTTGTGTCTTTGTTTCTTCATTCTGTTTAATCCTTTCTTGAATATCTTTTAGTATTTTAGTACTGATTGATTGTATGAAACTTTCTATTTTAGGTATACTATAAAAAGGTTGTCTTTGCCCTTCAAATGTCGTGTCAAACCCATTTTGAGAAATTCTATGACTTACTTTTAATATCATATAAGGTCCACTAAATAAAGGAACATTTCTTAAATTAAAGTACATCATAGGTTGTATCAACGCATTACCCATCATATCAATAGAACATTTATAACTTCTATTTTTATATAGATTATATAATGAAACACTTTGAGTATAACTACCTCTGTTTCTATCCTGATTAGCCATTTGGTTTAGAACTTCCAATGATTCGGTAGTTGGTAATCCAGGATCTTGAGATACATCAATTTGTTTAAAAATTTGTTGATTTTGTGGTCCAATATCAACATTGAATCCAACAACTTTATTTGATGTTGCCCAATTTGTTTTGTTTTCTTGATTTTCTAATAACGGATTGTCAGTTGCTCTTCTCAAATCAAACGCATCATCTCTATATCTGTAATCAACATTATCGTTAAGTGCTAAATGTTCACTTGGTTTATTAGCATATAAACAAACAAACTTTGAACCTGTTTCTCTATAATCAACATTTAAATAAGTACCAAATAAAGTATTGGCAAATTCTAAAGTGCCTTCAGGTCTTGGTACCGCATTTTTACTAACATCTCTAACATTATAAAAATTCGCAAATGCGGGAATAACAAAGTTAACAAAATTATTTTCAGTCAATATTGTTTGTACAATATCCAACATATTATTTTTAACAAGAGAACTATCAATTAATGTTTTTAATTTGAAGATGTCCACATATATTTGTTGTCCTACATCTCTACTGGCTCTGTCCATTAAAAGTACATCTTCAAATAAAGTCTTACTTTTAAAGTCGGTACCTGAAATCCATGTGTCGTTAATGGTTTTAAATAATTCCCATAATTCATATCTAGTTTGATCACCTTCATAATCCGCCCTAACTTTAGTGTTTGTTTGACTAATATTAACATCAGGAAGTTCTTTCCTCAATCTAGTCATTTCTAAATCTAATAAAGTATTAATATATGTATTACTTTTATTAATATAACCATCCATTAAAGTCCTAAACTTTGTGGAATTAAAATTGTTGTCTTCTAATTTTTGAGTGGCATATATTTTAATTAACGGTGATAATGTCTTAATTGAATTTTCAGTAAATTCAATATTCATATCTAAAAAGAAATCGGTAATGTATGAACCGTTATCACTATAAACTAATTCCGGTATCTCAGAAAATCCTACATAAGTTTCTAAAGTTTTCCAAGTTTCAGGATTTTGTGCTTTAGACTGTGATAAAGTTATTGACCCGCCAGCACTTGGTAAACTATTTGGTGAACCGACATTATACCCTTGGAAACTATATGTATCAATTAAGATTTGATTTGAATATGTGTAAAACAATTTCTTATCAAAATTTGATGGGTTACCGTATTTCATGGTAACTTTATAATCCATAAATGTTCCTAACACTTGTTTGAAGTTACTAATTTGTGATTCTTGTATTTCATTAATAACAACCGATCCATTTATGTTATCTTTTGGTTTTGGAACTTTCATTAACGATCTCATTAGAGATTGGAAATTATTGTTTGTAATTTCAGTGTCAGTATCAACCCCAAGAGTTGATTTTATATTTGAGTTATAATCATATACAGAACGGCTAAAATTTAAAAACTCGTTCTCCATTATGTCTAAAATATCTTTTTCAAATGTTGTAAATAACTCACTTATTTTTGTATATTCAGACGATACCCCATTAATTGAGAATGCCTGTTGTATTGATTCGTCATTTTTAATATGTTTTAAATAACTGTTTGGTGATGGTTTAATTAATCTATCATTATCAAAATATCCATAATTTGGTGCTTTCCAAAATAATCTAACTGAACCATTATAAACTGCGGGGTTATCAACAACTTCTGTTGCTAAATCACCATTAATTTTAAAACATTCATCTTTAGTTTGATTCACTGAAGATCCAAATGATGGTATTGGGAATATATTGTTACCATCTGATGTTGTAACAAAACAACTCCAAGATTTCAAACTTAAAGAACGATTTAAATTACTTAAATCAAATCCTGGTAATTTATTTATTGTTGATCCTGCTGCGGATTTTAAATATAAAATATTATCATCTAAAACACTTTGTATCTCACTATTTGAATATGACTGTGCCGGTGGGTTAGTGACATAAAAACTAATTGCCGTTGTTGCGGTTTGTGGTATATTAATACCGTAAACACCAACACCACCCAAAGTACCGCTAGTTTGTCCCGTAATTGTGGTGCCTAAAGTAATACCATTACCTGATAGAATAGCACCATCAAATAAATCATTACCACTAACCGTACTAACAGTTAATACATTACCCAATATTGTTGCAGTACCTGAAATTTGTACTTGAGTTTCAAATACTCTTTTACCTTGGTAAAATACATTAAAGTCATCAATTAACTTAGGATAAAATCCTGTATTAATTCTTGTTTGTTCACTTAACCCATTAATAATAGTGTCTTGTAAAACGATGTCTTGTGGTATTCCATCAATAACTAATGAATATGTTTTAGTAACCGCACTATTTTGGGGATCATAATTATCTGAATAATTAAAATTAGTCCACGCATCATCAAGAATATCAACCCCATCTTCTGTCCAAGTTTTATATCTATGCCAGATAGATCCATATTTAAGTACCCACGCATATGGTATTTTATGGATTCCACCATATTTTTTAAATGTGGATATAATGTAATTTAAATCTGAAAAACTACCATCATTATCTTCTTTATATTTTTCTCTTAAAGTTGCCAATGGTAAACTATTCAAGAATAGATATGATGCGGATTTAAACGGATATAGGTTATCTGTATATCTAAAATCATACACCCCTTTTTGAATTGCATTAATAAAATAAGGTGTATTTAGAATTGATGTCGTTTGTTCTGACACCAATTTATTGTCATAATCAAAATATGAAATGTTACCTTCAGTAGTGTATTGATTTTTTATTGTTCTCGTATTATAAAAAGTTTTTAAATCCGCCAAAATAATTGGTTGATTAAATGTCCCACTATTGTTTGATTTATAATTAAAACTTGTTACAGGTTGTTTGTCTTTAGCATCTACAGTATCATCATAATTTGTTATACTTTTTATAATTGTATTATATTCTAAAACTTGATTAGTTTTAAAAACATCTTCTTTCTTTTGAATGTCCTTTCCGTCCGCTAAATAATTTTTTATCCAACTCAAATTAGTTATTGGATATGTGTCAGTAAAATCAAAATTCTCTACAATGTTTGCATTACCAAAATATTCTTTAGCATATGAATTATCTTTAATGGATAATAATGGTTGTGATTTTTCATTAGTTAGAATATCTTGATTGTACAACTTGAATGATGTACTAACATCATTTTTAATATATGATGTGTTAAATTCTCCTCTGATATAATTTTGCCAAGATTCTCCAGTTCCCCCATTTGAAATGTGTCTTAAAAATGATAAGTAAATTCCTGAGTTTAAATTATATTCTTTTAACTTCTTAGTTAGGAATGGATTATCATCACCTAATGATTCTAACATATTTAACACTTCTGACTCAGAATAATATTCAGTCATATTAAATGTTTTATTAGAATCCCTACTTAATTTACTATAGAAAGCATTAATTAATAATCTTTCATATATTTCATAGAAAAATTTAACTTCTTCAACATTTTGATATACTTGATTATTAATTGGAAATTCAATTGCATTAAAACTTAATCTATTTGGTTTAAGTTGTTGATTGTTAGTGTCGGTTGGGAATTTTTCAGGAACTTTTCTTTCGTATGTCGCCTTTATAAAATCTTCAACAAATTCTACTTCCGGCCATATTTCAGGTTGATAAGCCCTAATTTTAGTTGCAATACTCGTATCTCCAGGGTATTTCAATTCATATCGTTCACCTTCTTTTAGATTGTTCTCAACAATAACTTGAGGCCAAGGATATATTGGTGTTTCTAAAACTGTTAAATCTTTTAAATCAACACTATTCGCACCTGATGAGGTTGATAAAACCGCAGCCTTTCTAATTGTATCATCTCTTAAGTCCCAAGCTTTTGCATGAACCTCATCAAGTAATCTTAAAAACGCCTCTCCTTGAGCAAAAAATACCGCTAATACATTTCTTATTGTTGGTGAAAATCCAATTCCACCTTCACTAGCACTTTTACTTATATTTAAGATTAAATCTTTAGATAATTGTTCTTCTATTGCCTGTTTTTTTGTTTGATAATTTTCTCTTATTGTAGTTGTTTTATCAATAAAAGATGCCGTACCCTTAAAAAAGAATTTTGGTGAGGAATCAAACTGTGTTCTTATTTGGTTCTGAACTGAAGTGGTTGCGGTAAATGATATTTCTTTACCGTTTCTCTGAGCATAAGTTTTATTTATATCAATATTATTTACATCAGTATTATAAAAAAATGTACTAGTATTTTTTTGTAAATCTACAAAAATATCTACAGGTATACTGTTTGGTTTACCATCACCTAAAACAGTATTACCTCTCAATGATTCGTTATTTCTTTTAACAATACCCGATAATTCGGTTAATGCTTCTTGTTGTTTTTGAGATGATTTATATTCTTCTTTAAATTGGTATAACACATACCCGTCTTTTTGTCCCGTAGGTGGGAATGTAACAAATGGGTTTTTGGTGTCCAAATATTTTCCATACCAAGAATCCACACCCGAATACAAATAAACTTCTTGTTCATATCTATCTAATACTTTTGAGTAGTCAGATAAACTATTAAGAGTGTCTAAATTAGTTTTAGGGTAATTATCAATGATATTTTTTAAAAAAGTATTTAAATTTATCTGTAGTTCCTGAATGGTTATTTCAGGAAAATTATCTGATATCAACCCTTTTGATTTATACTCAGCATACAATTCTTTTATTTTAGAATATCCTTTACTTGACCAACCACTTTCAACTTTGTCATTTTTGTTTCCGTTTCCTGTTGTTGTTTGTGGTACTGTCTCTATTGCTGACTGGAACATCAATGGAGTTGACATCATCGCCTGCCAATTCACTGAAGATAATATCGTGTACTTATATGTGTACATTTGTAGTTGAACCCTAAAATTCCCACTGCTAGGATCAAAACTTGCATTAAAGGTTCTTAACATCAATGGTAATCTAACCGCTTTACCTAAGTATCCTTTTATTGTTAGATAAAATAATGGATACGGTAATTGGAAGAATGCGGCATATGGTGAATTACTACCTGCTTCAAATAATGCTCTACCCTTAACATCTTCCATTGTAATATCAATAACAGGTAAGAAGTCCGTACCATAAGAGATATTAATTTGAGTTATACCTAACATTCCTGTATCTGTTGAACCAGGATTACCATTAGTTAATGTTGTTTGTCTATAAAAATAGTCATCACTCTGATTAGGATTAGTAATTTTATCTATTTTTTGTTGATTAATACCTTTACCCTGTAATGAATCTTTACCTGTTATTTCATCAACATAAATTTCTTCTAAAAATTTACTATCTCCAGGATTCAAAAAATTAATTTTACCCACAGATATTGTTCTAACAGAATCTTCCAATGGAACACCTATCGCCAATTTTGTTCTCGGTAAAACCGAACATTCTAAATTTGCATAGAACACCAAGTCTTCTTGATTGACAAGTCGTTCTCTAGCCATACCATTTTCATCAATCACTTTGTTTGGATCAATTACCGATATGTTTTGGTAGTCAAATTCTACCAATATGTTTTCTCCGTTATCTACCATAGTAGAAGAAATGTGTTTCTAATGTTGATTTATAGTCTTGTAATGAAGTTAGTAAAGGATACGGTATAGTCAATATAGCAGCATCAGGTATGTTGAATTCAAACCCAGTAAACTGTGGATTCGCCAACATTATTAACCACCCAAACAGTGGTGAACCATAAAATTGTTGTGATACTTTATCCAATCTTGATGTACCAACTTTATAGATATATGTTTTATCAGAAGTTTTTACGGGTAATTCTACATAAGGAACAACTGTTTGTTGTCCATTTTGTAAAAACTGATTATATCTGTTATAGTATTGTAATGCCATAATTAAGTGAAAGTTACTTTTCCATTATAAGTTTTATTACTTGTTTTTACATTTACATCTAAATACAAATCTTTTAATCTATTCTTCTTTTGTAGGTTGTTACCAACATTATCCGTTGTGTATTGTACTTTGGAATCAAATTCAGTTATCTCATATTTTTCATATGTTTGATAATCACTACCATTCATTAAAGTATCAAAGAATTTTAATTCGGCATCATATTCTTCTTTACATTTCCCTTTAAATTCATTTGATATTTTTTTAATACCATCAATTAATTTTTGATTTTTAGATATTTTAGGCCCAGAAGTTAAATTAGTGACAAAAGCGTTAAATTTATTATCATCCAAAAATATTGGGGACATAGTCATATAGAACCTTCTAGTTGCCGTATCATCACCAAAACCAGAGAAAACTTTAGTTATTGGATCAAAATTATTATCCTGATAGTTAATCTTTTTTAAGATACTATTAGAATCAACATCTAATATTTTATTATTATAATCCGTTAATTTAAATCCTACGGAAACAGGATTTGTATTAGTGGTATATACTTTAATAATATTATCAATGTTGTCACCACTTAATGTGTAAACTTTGTAATCTCCGGTACCTAATTTGATACCATCAATTTTACCACAAATCATATCCATTTTTCTTAAAGTATAATTATAGTTTTCTTGATATGAAGTCATTGTGTTAGCAGGTTCAATAACAATATTATTTATTTCAGTTTCCATTTTGGTTACCTCTTCTTCTAATTTTGCTCTTAATTCTCTTAACTCAGAATTTACCGCACTATATTGGTTAGAATCCTTATTAACATAATATGAAATTGGATCCTTATCATTTTTAACATCTGATAATGTTTCTTTAATTAATTTACTTACATTTTTTTCAATTTCTAATGATCTACCATACAATGGAACATCAGGTAATGGTACATCATATTCATTTAACTCACCATTATTAAATTTTCTTTCACTACTTGCTAATCCGACAATACCCATATTAGTTGTACTTGTCATTGTTTTAAGTTGATTTGTTATTGTTGTAAAATAATTTTTAGTCCCTTCAGATAATTCTTTAATTAATCCTGAATAGTCCATGTCACCAACTTCAACTTCATTATTATTTTCGTAGTTTGTTGACAATATAGTTCCAATAGTTCCTCCACCTTTTTGTGATTGTTGGTTAGCAACCGTATTAGATCCAACCGTAGGTGTTGATGTTCCCGCACCTTTAACTATTTTAGCAACCATTTGTTTATCTCTTTCTTCTGTACTTTCTGTTGCAACTGATCTTTCATCATATATTTCAGTATTCGCATAGTAATTGAATGATAATGCGTTCTGTAATTGTTTAACTGGTCCAGCTAATCCATGTCCACCAATAAAGTCAAATCCTAATGAAATTTTGGCTAACATTGGTTGTACCCCAATTCCTTCAGGATTTATATCAAAAACCAAAGGATCATATTGTATACCTAATGTATTAGGAATTATTTTTGTGTGATAAAAATCACCAATTCTTAATACCAATACAGGTGGTGCTCCAAACGCAGTATTTTGAGCATCATTATATTTTGGTTTACCATCAGGTCCAATAACAGGAATTGTTTGTCCCGGTCTCATACATTGTTGTAAGAATGTAAGTCTTGCATTTAATCCTTCAGGTGTTATTGAGTGAAATGCCGGTGTAAAGTATTTTATCCTATCTTTAATACTTTCAAATACCATAGGATCACTTTCTTTTAACACATCAAAATAATCACATTCAGAAAATAGATGTCTTAATATTTTTTTGGAAATACCGTCTTTAACCTTTTGAATCGGATCTGGTTGTTCTATAATTTTAAGTGGAGGTATTTCAATAGTTGTTGTTCCTGTTGTTCCTGACTGATTAGGTATCACAACAACATCTATTATTGGTTCTTGAATTGGATCTTCAGGTTTAACTTCTTGTACATATGTTGCAATTATTGACGCAATTCTAACTTTTCTACAAGCCATTGCGGGTACTGAATACCATTCACCACCATAATCATTAGTCTTAGCAGTTGCTAAAGTAGCTCCATCAAGTATGTTTACATTACAGTTTATTGAGAAATTTGTACCATCTTTACTTTTTGGTGAAACTTGAGCAACTTCACCTAAAGATGCTGATTTAACAATTAATTTTCCTTCATCAAAAAACTTTTGGAAATTTTCTCCAGCAACATTTTGTTTTTTAAACCATTTTACAACAGAATCAATTCTTCTATCAGAAAGATATTCATTATATTGTAAACTAGCTTGTATTGGTGATGCTGAACCAACTAATTCAATTGTTATTTGTCCTTTTTTGTCAACAATAAATTCTTTAATTTTTGGTAATAACTCATTTTTAATTACACTAAAATTGTCCACAACAACATTATCAAAAAAGTTTTGTACTCCTTCCTTTAAGAAAGGATCAGTTTGTCCTTGAGCAAAACATTTTGCAGGTGCATTAGTTACATATTTTTGATTTCTTAAACCTATATAAAAATCGTAATAATTATCATAATCCCAATTTGCATTATTACCTAAATTAGGGAAATCTCTTGATGCCGCACCCGCAACTTTCCATTCCGCAGGATCTGAAGGATTTTTTATTGGATTATTAAAATATGGTGAATCGTTTTCAAAATAAAACGCATATTCTGAAAAATTATCATTAAGTTCTGAAGAAGTAACAACCTCTTCAACTGTAGGTCCGGGTTTAACATCATTTGTGGTGTTAGTTGTTTGACTAACCTCAGCATCTCCTTGAGTACCTGTACTATTACCCCCAGGTATTGAATTGTCGACTGGGATTTTTGTTAATATATTTTGAAGTTCTTCTTGAGTTTTTCTTGGTTCATTTAAAAGTTGTTGGTATGTATATAAATCAGATGTTGGTATGTTATTAAACTTTATTGCCAAATCATATATGTCATATTTAACACAACCCGCAAAAAATGAATCCATTATTGAATTAATTTCTTGTGGTGTTCTAGTTTTAAGTTGTTCTCTAATAATTGTATTCATAACTGATGGATGATCCACAATTATTGTCCAACTTAATGAACCCGTTCTTGTACTATCTTTATATGTATATATTGGTTCAGGTCTACCTAAAAATGATGTAGGGTTCCAACCTGCCTTACTGTCTTCACTGAATGTTATATTATATGGTGGAAACCACATAATTCTACCACCATTCGGTCCTTTCTCACAAACAGGTAAATCATCATATCTAAACCCAGGTTCACTTGATGTTCTCCAAGCTAAATTTTCAAGTGAGAACATATATTTTTTCACTTTATTATCAACAATGTTAGTTGATCCAGGGTTTCTTAAAGGTGCAATATTTAAATTGTAAGTATTATCAAATACTGAATTATTAAATCTTCTACCTGAAGTAGTTATACCATCAGTTTTTTGTAAATCAGCGTAAGTGTAATATGGAGTATCTTTTTGGAAGATTCTACAATATTCTCTACCAACTTCAAATCCACTTTCACCAATTACATTACTACCTGTACTTGAGTCGTAATATGCAATTACTTGAGAACCTTTTGTTAATTCTTTATAACCATCATTAAAAACTTTTGACACTTGATTTATTGCGTTACCGACGTGTTTAAGTCGTTTTGCCCCTTGAACATTATCGGCAGCATTAATAATTCTTTGCGTATTATCTAATATAGAACCCCCCTTAAATTCAACATCAATTGATTGATCTTGACTGTATTGAGCCTCAACAATATTAAATTCAGCGTCCTGTTGGAAGGTTTCTCCACCTCTACCTACTTTGAATCCCGCATTTGGTCTATACTTTGGTGATGTCCAAACGAATCTACCATCTATACCATCACCATCGTGATGTGATTTACCACCTAATCCAAAATTAAGTTTACCATCATTACCTTCATACAATTTACCTAACTCGTCAGGTCCATAAACAAGTGTTCCTTGTTGTTTACCAAATCTATCGGTTGCAACCTCATTAGATGGGTTTGTTATTAATCCAGGTTCCGCATTTTCACTACCGATATAATAACCTCCTCCACCGTTATCCCCGTTGAATAGGTTATTAATTGCTTGTGACGCTCCTTGTATTAGATTTTTTTGATATACAGGTCTATATAAGTTATAATTTAAGTTACCAAATAAAACTGATTGTTGTCCATTACCTGTATTTGCCAAAAATAATTCAGAAGGATTTCTAAATTTATTTAAAATTCCACCTAATGCACCTGCCGTTAAATTGTTTGCGGTATTTAATGCTCCCGATACATTACCTTCAGGATTGTTTTCATCAAAATAATCACCAGGAATAAATGATACAGGAAAATAAGTTCCTGATAATCTATTTGCAAACGATACCGCAGCTAATAAAGGATTTTCAGGTACAGTAATTTTCCAATTCTTAATAAAGAATGGTTGTTGTCCTGATGCTAATAAACTCGCACTAAATGGATCAGATAATGTATCAAGGTTAATAGAACCTATTGTTAACTGTTCTAACTCTGATGCAATTCTATCTTCAAAATATCCTTTAAGTTGTGCCGCACCAATCTTAGCTAAATACGAATCTTGTGATAAAGAACCATCAGATCCTGTTGGGTTGGTACTTGTTAATATCTCATACGGACTATAAAATGATGGTACAAATATTGATGGATCCCAATAAGGTTGGTACATCTTATTTGATGTGATTACATCTGTAATAACATATAAATCTTTAAACCCACTCTCAGGTCCGTATTTATTTTGTATATATGCCGCATCAATATAGAATTCATTAACCAAATCTAAAATTGTGTCTCCTGGGTCATAAGGTCCTTTATTTGATTCAACGGGATATGGAGCTCCAGGTATAGTATATTTACCAATGAAACCACCTTCAGGTCCGTATTCATTTAATGAATAAAGTTGATTAGCACCTTGATTTGTAGATATTAATGTATCAGGTGAATCAATTACATTACTGTTACTAAGTGGTGATACTTCATATGTTACATTACCTGCAGGAGGTGTGTACACACCTTGTACTTGATAAGGTGCTAAATTTCTAGCAATTAAAGTATTTCTAAATGTAGATGACGATGCAAATGATAATACACTCTCTGACATATTTTATCTTTTCCTATAAATACATAAAATATGTTTTTATGTTGTTGTTAATCCGGCATTTATTTTTCCTGCCGCCATTACCATTGCAAGAGCATTTTGAGAATTTTGAGTATATTCTTTTAATATTCGTTCAACCTCAGTTGATGTTACATAACTTGGCATATTTGAAAAATTAAATGTGTGGGTTATGTTCATATTTGTTGGTTGTGTATTGGTTGAGGCGGTTTCAGTACCTCCTCCACCTACTGTTGTTGTTGCAGTTGATGATACCACATTTGATGCCGATGGTGTTGCAGTTGATGTTGCGGAGGAAGTTGTTGTACCAATAACAGAATTATAAATATCTTTAATAGTTGTTGCAGCATCACTAAACCAATTATATACAACATCTTTAGCCTTCCCAAATTCTTCAATTACAACTCCAAAATCAACACCTAAATCTTTTAATATTTCTCCCACTTTTTTTTCAACATCTTCTATGGTTTTAATATAAACCATAGGGTCGGTTGGGAGTTCTTTTACAAGATCTCTTGTTTTAGATAATGCACCGCTATAAATAGGTTGAGCAGCTCCTTGTGCCATACCATATTGATACGCTGCCAATCTCTCATTAAGTATTGCATTTGTTTTTGACATTTCACTTAATTGATCAACCGCAATTTCTTCCATGGTTTTACCTTGTAATGCTTGTTCCGCCTTAAGTGATTCTATTTGTTCCGCAGTTAATTTACTAACATCAACTAATTCTTCGTCACCTGTTAATTTACCTGTTGTTTCATCAAATGTTTTAACTTTAACCTGAGCAACGCCACTTTTACTAAACTGAGCCATTGTCGCCACCAATTCTCTATCGTCTTCATTTACTTCAGGACTAAATTTAATCTTTTTTAATTTTTCATCAAATGATGCGGCGTTGATTGCCATTTTTGAGAATTCAGCCGCAGACATACCTAATTCAGTCGCAACTTCCCTCATTCTCCTTTTTGCACCAGGTAAAATTTCAAATTGATTATTTTGTTCATTAAATCTAACAAAATCTTTACTTAAATTAACAATTTGATTTTGTAACTCAACAGGATCATTTTGAGCCAAATCCATTGCTCTTAACGGATCTAATAACTCACTTGAGGTGACTCCTAATCTTTGTAATGATGCTGCGAAATCAATTGCTTTTTCGGGACTTAATAGGTCTTCAGATTTGGCAAATATTTTTTCCATATCAACACCTAATCTTGATGCTTGCGCCGCCATTTTAGCAAGTCCTTTAACACCATTATCAAAATTAAACAAATTAAGTTTTTCAAGGTTTTTACTTACCGCACCCGCAACACTAGCGACGGTAACCCCCGCTTGATTAGCAATTTTTGCAACCTCCAACATATTGTCACCAACAGATTCAATACTAAAACCAACATCTTTAAAATTAAGTGCTAATTCATCAGCCGCAACACCAGTAACTTTACTTGTCGCCGCCAACTCAACTAATTGTTTGTCACTTAGTTTTAAATTAATATTGAATTTTTTAATTAGGTTTTCATAAAGAGCAGATGCATCATCCGCCTTCAAACCCATCCCAACAAATTGTGGGATTGCAAGTGTGAGAGTTCTTTGAAGTTCTATACTTCTTTCGAATCCAGTCCCTAATGTTTTTACGATATCCGCACTCTTTTTATCTAAGTCAGTTGCTGCTCTAAACATTGCAGTTAAACCTAAATTAGTACTAATTAACGAACCTATTTGAGCAGGTATTCCTGATAAATCTTTGGCGGCAGTAGATAATTGTGTGGCAACATCAATACCTGTAAACCCGTAACTACCCGCACCTGTTTCTTCTTTATCTACATCACCAGAATCGTTTGTTGCTAACATTTAAATTGTATTTCTATATAAATATTAATTATTCACTTTTATGTTCCTCAATAATTTTATTAATTAAATATCTTCGGATATATGTTGGCATAGATAGAAAGTCTGAATATGATGTTCTCAGAATTTTTGCAAGGATATAATATTCGTCAAGTAAAATTTTTGTGTAATCAGAAAAAAGGCCGAAAAAATTCAACCCCAAACGCAATGTTAACCATTACCTTTTCTCCTGACGGGGCTATTACTTGTTTTGTTAAGTCTAATCTTGGTTCATTATCTAAAACAAACTTTTTAATATGTTTTGAATCCATAATTGGCATTGACTCAATAAACTTAGAAATGTGACTTCTATCTTCATTTCCGTCAATGGAAACAATCATTTTATTCAATCTAATTGTTTGTGACGGTGGTATTCTACCTGCAGGGTATTGATCAATAATTTCTTCAATTTCAATTAAATCTCTAACATTTAAAAATTTAAGTTTAACGGAATTACCGCTTCTTGGTAATGTTGTTGTAACATACCCATTTTCATCAGGATCAACATCTGTTTTTTTAATGTTTAATTCATCTAATAAAATAGTTGTTTCAAATCCTTTGTTTGTTGCAGGATCCTTTATTGATATGTTATATTCAGGTCCAAATGAAGTGTTCCTTAAAAATATCATTAACGCTTCAATATCACCATCTAATAATTCATCAGGTCTTAAATCAGGTTCGTAAATTTTATTTCTTAATAAAGGTAGAATAATACTTTCCCTAATTGATTTATTAGGATTAATATTTGACAAAATGTTTTCGTCAGACGCAGTTAAATAACCAACTTTAACACTCTTCTTTTTAGATTTATAAAAAATTCCTCCTGATGGTAATTTAACCACATCGTGTGGTAAGTTAAAATCCATTTGTCCATATTGTGCAACATTGTTTTCCATAATCTTTTTTATTATAAAGATACTTTACTTATATTTTTTGTAAATAAAAATCCCATACGGAATAAACCATATGGGATGTATTTCATATAAAATATATTTTTAGTACACAAGGATACAACGATCCATACGAAGTGTTGCCGAAATATCTGCCAACGCATCTTGTGAATAAGACAATGAACCAAAGTTTACATCAGTCATAAATGTACCTTCCAAAATCCACTTCTCAACAACAACACCTGTTGGATCTAACATCTCAATGTCAACATTCTTTTTGTAACCAGCAGCATAACCCATACGACCTGTTACAGACTCCGCACATAAACGAACCCACTCCATTAATGCTTGTGATGCAGATGGTCCGATAGGGTCACGGAATTTAACTGTAATTGGATCCCAGTTGAATCTACCTGCAACGAATGTTGAAGTATTTAAGAACTGTATCTCAGTTGAACCGATTTTGATAGATGGTCTAGACGCACTCTCTACAAACCACTCATTTATACCCAATGAAGATGGGAATCTTAATATAAATCGGTTCTGTCTTTTCGGTTCGTAAGGAACTGGCATTTTCATTAACAAATCAGCCATAATTTTTTCTTTTAAATTTTTGTTTATTTTTATTTATAAATATATCGTTGTAAAATTTTTTCTATTTACTTTGATTTAATTTTCAATATTGTTCTTTTAACTAGTTGCTCCATCATAGTTTTTTCATCATCTTTTGTATGATAAGTTCTTAATATATTATCTGGTTTCTTTTCAAAATGTTTTTTCATTACTTCTACATTTCTTATATCATCATCTGAAAAACCTACCATAGGCATTTTAGGAACAAAGTTATTACTTACATCATTTATGAATTGATATTCTTTTTTCTGTAATCTAATTGACATTCTTTTAACATAATTAATAAATTCCTCCATTGCTTTAACTTTACCTTCTTCAGGATTAGTCGCGGAACCCGCACCATAACTCACAGGGTAAAATTTACATCTATCAAGATAATCTCTGATTAACCAATTTTCATCTTTAATTGGTTTTAATCCCATAATCTCCCTGTATCTAATAAGACTCTCCACAAGTTTTTCTTTATCAAGTCCACCTCTACCCATCAAAATTAATTTTAACACACCTTTTTTAAGTGTATTTGGGTGATGTCCTCTTGCGGTAATGATTGAAAATACTGAACCGTTATTAATTGCCTCAATAAAATCCGACCAAGGTCCTCTAACTAACGGGGCGTTTTCAATATCCCTCATAAACTTTGAATCCCCTTGAGTTCCAAAAAATCTGAACGGGTTTTCAGCAAAACCAACAATAGTCTCCCCGTCATATTCAAAAGGAGTTTTTCCAATGTCAGTTCTATATTCCGCAAAATCTTCAGTTGACATACCAACCTCATCACCACCTTCACTCATTAAAATAATTTGAGTTGGCATTTTCATAAGATTATCATCCCAGTCAAATGCATAATATTTCACACCGTATTTTTTTTCCTCAACTTCGTTAACCATCTCTTTGATGATTTGTCTTGTTAAAACACTATAATTCATATTAATAAATATTCAATAAATAAAAAAAGGGAGAATTTATCTCCCTTTTCTTTTATTATTCTTTTATTAGATATTCTCAAACGACGCTCCTGTTGGGGTAATGTAGAATGTGATATCAATAAATTCAAGTGAACGAGTAGGTTTCACATAAATCTTACCTGTTAACTGATTTCTATCTAAGTCTGCAGTATCACTTGAAACTGTCACACGGAAATCATATAAACCTCTGTCTCTTCTGATTGAATCCAAGATAGGGTTAACCGCATTTAAGAAGTCTTGTCTAACTTGTTCATCGTTTTGATCGAACAACAATCTCACAGAAACCGCTGAAATCAATTTACGAGCTTGTAGTAACAATCGTCTAACATTGATTCTGTCAAGTGCTGACTCTCTAACTTGTAGAGTTTTGTTACCCCAAATTACTGTACCAACATCAGAGAAGGTTGCGATTGGGTTGATTCTACCTACATATAATGTGTCTCTATCTTCTTGAGTCAACTTCTTACGAGCTTTGATTGAGTTAACAATACCACGAGTGTAACCCGCCGCGGCGAACCAAGGGAATGCGATATTATCTGTCAACGCCAAGTTTCTAGTTACCTCAGCTGTTGCTGGGATATAGATTTGTGTGTTATTAACAGTATCACGAGTTAATACCCAAGGATAGTAAGTACAAGTATAGTTAGAGTCAATTCCCGCAGTCTCCAAATTATCAACCGCTTCAGTAGGATAGATTAAACCATCAGTTCCTGTCGTTGTCGGTAATAATAAATCGTAGTCAGGTGTTGTTGTAATATACAATGAATCAGCTCTCTCAAACTCAATCATCTCAACCGCATCACCAACCAAGTCTGAATTATTTACATAATCAATACCAGGAGTTACGAATACATTAATGTTTACCGCTTCAGGGTTAGAGAATGTTCTAATACCCAACAAATATGCGTAGTAGTCAGTATTTGCCCAAGTTCTTGTACCGTCACCGATAGAAATTTGTTTAAACGCTCCCCATCCTTTAGCATCAGGATATCTATCTGTAGGACAAGAACCATTTAAGAATCCGATTCTACCTAAAACATATCTATCACTATTTGTTCTTCTTTCTCTATATATGTCCCATCCATCAAACCCTCCTTGTACAAACAAAGTGAATTTTCTTGAGAACAATCTGTAGTAAGGACTTGTTTCATTTATAGGTTCTGAAGCAAACGGTGCATCACCTACATAGAATCTTGGTGTTCCACTTGTTGAGAACGCACTTCCGATAGTAATACCACTTGCGTTTTTATCCATGTGGAATCCTCTTGTTCTGTAAGACCACTGTCCTCCCTCAATGTCGCAAGTAGAAATTGGATTTCTTTTACCAACATACTCAAAGAAGTCAGGATCGTAACCCCAGAAATTAGACATACCCAAATATGTTCTTCTAACATTATCACCACCTGTTGTAGTTGCGTTATCTCCTCCTGTTGGTAAACCAAATGGTGGGTTATAAATTACTTCACCAGGGAAATCGTATTTTGTTTTAAAGATTGGGAATGGAGATCTAGCACCTGAGTACTCTCTGAAGTTAAACCCTTCAAATCCACAAGGTAGTGAATCAATAGGAGCATCCTCATTCATTTCAACCATAACATATTTAGAGTTCAATTCGTATTCACCATCTAATGTACCAATTTTTTTAGCAATAAAACTATTTTGACTTGGATCCATTGAACAGTTAGTGAATTTCTCAAGAACTGTAGGTGCAGAATCTGTATCAAAATAATCTCTAACTAACACTGTAAATGTTTGATTAGCGAATGAAATATCTGTAATTGAAAGTTTTACACTTGTGTTTGCATCATTACCGTCAGCAATTGTATAGAATTTGAATAAGTTATAAACTTTACTACCTCTTACTTCGGATACAACCCAAGGGGAACTTGGTGATTGATATCTATCTAAGTACCACCCAATAGATGTAGAACTTTGACTTTGAGCGGAATCAAGTGAAATTAACTCAGAATTTAATCCTCTAATATAACCTTTTCTATATGCGTAATTTAATAATGATTGGAATCTTTCCTCAACCATTAATGGAACTGTTGTTCTAGGTTTACCAAAATTACTAGTACCAAATACTTTAGTTACATATTTAGCGTCTGATATACTCATTGATGTTTCAAACGAGAATGAATCTCCTTGGTAGTTGGTAACATTAACCACAAATGGTAAATAAGGATTTTTAGAAACCCCTGAATAAGGTCCTGTCATATCAAGAGTTACGTCAGTAATTCCTGTCACTTCCCAAGTTGGGTTATTTCCATCAGTATAATTAGATACACCTCTTGATCTTAATGTTGTTACGACTAAATCATCGTAATCAGTGAATGAATTACCTGTGTAAAGATAAATTTTACCAACGACATTACCTGAATAACAAGTTGTAAATTCACCAACATTTTGTGATCCACCGTTAGAACCAGGACAAGTTAAACAAGGATCGTATTCATAAACATTTACAGTCCAAGTTGTTGTAACTGATCCATCTCCCGATGTTAACACATATTCCACAGTACCTGCTGAGAAGTTTACCACTGTGGAATTACTTACCTGTGTAACACTATTAACACTAACCCCTGTTGTACACGCACTGAATGTCGGAGTTAATGCCGATAAATTACCTGTAAACCCTGATGGTAAACAAACACTAATAACATTAGTATTATAGTTTATACTTGCGGATGTTCCACTAATTGAATAGTCGTAGAATGATGCACAATTACTTGTTGTTGTAGTTGCAGTAACTCCTGTTACATATGAGTAAAATGAGAATCCTGTGTAATTACCATTACCTGTATTATCAAATAAAGCGTAATACCAAGAATCATTTAATGGTGATGTTAAATCAGTTTGAGCTAAATCAACTGAAGGTACATCAAATCTATTGTTTTGAGTTCCCGCAGAAAAAGTAGGATTAGTAAATCCTGAATAATCATCAGGATCAATAGAACCAAAATAATCAATTACTGTCTGTCCTGTAGTTGGATCATCTAAAGAGATAATACTAAAAATTGTACTTGTAATATCAGCATCTATTGATGAGGTTCCTCCGTCAAATTGTTGGTATGATTCTGTTAACATACTTTGTATTACTGTAGGAAAATCACTTAAAAAGTTAACTGTCCCGTCAGTACTGTTACATCCACTAAAAGGTACCGTAAAATCAATAGTATTAGCTGAAGTACATTCAAAAACACAATCAACGGTTACACCACTTGCACAATCAAACCCAACAGTCGTTGGATCAACATTTGCAACTGTAACTACTGACCAAGATGGTCCCGCATCATAACCCGATAATCCAAGGATTCTTGTTACAAATAATTGATTTGATTGTTGTAAATACGCCTTTGCGATGTATGCTGCTTCATATTTAGGAATTTGAGTATTTACAAATTTTTCAGGAGAAGTACCACCGAAGTATGTCGTGAATTCATCGAAGTTTCTAATGAATATCGGTTCGAATGCAGGTCCTTTTAAAGTCTCTCCCGCAATACCCAATGTGGTAACACCCACACTTTGAGCAACGAAACTCAAATCAACTTCTGAAGTATAGACACCTGGTGATACAAATACTTTACTGTTAGTTGCCATTTTGTTTTTTTTTGTTTATAGATTTATTTTTTATATATAAATATTGGTGAATTAGGCAAAAACTTTACTTCTGATAAAGTATTTATACTTTGGTGAGATTTTATTCTGCCTTTATTCTACCTATGAAAGAAACACCTAAAAAAATAAAGAATCTTAAGATTTCTGTTGAGGTTCACGATATACTAAAAAAGTATTGTGATAAGCGCGGAATTAAAATGTATAGATTTTTAGAAAATCTAATTACAGAAAAGTGTAAAGAAAAAAAGGATATATACGGGGAGTAGTTATAATAATGTTTGAGTATATGATATTCTACTCTCTTCCAATGGATTAATTTTATTCACTAATAAGGTTAAAATGTCATTAGTATTTATTTGAAATTCCTCCAAAGTATCACCATAATAATCACCATTTATATACACACTAAAATTATCAACATTATAAGTATCGGTTAAATATAGGTTTGCAGTGTACTCAAAAGTTTGTATCGTTTCAGTGACTCCGTCAGGATATGTTGTTGTATATAATGAAGGTGGTGCCGGTTCTTCTCTTCTTGGTTTTCGTTTTCTTGTTTGAGTGTCCACTTCAAACATTTGGAATATCCTTGTAACCGCAGGTTGTACTTCAAATTCCTCTTCATCAATAAGAAATCCTAACATAGTGAATGAATACTTCTGAATATAAACTTTTCTTTTCTCAAGATCTAAAACTGATTCATCAGTAATATCATCATTAACAATTGGAATATAATGTCCTTTAATATTTTGATACGCTTGTCTTGATGAAAACTTCTCAAGTATAATCTGATTAAACTTATTTAGTTCTCTCATTCTGTTACAAATGATCGCAACCGTATATTTTATATCAACAGGTACTGGTTGTGGAATTTTATAAATGTCCATTCCGTGTCGTTGTCCATCCCATGTTGGTACTTGAGCATAATAATATTGTCTTCTATTTGGAATGTTCCATCTTAATGCAGGATTTGATCCGTATTTAACTTCAGGTGTTCTAATTACTGTAATAAATGGGGGTTCCGCATTTTTATCAATGTTTTGGAAATCCCATGTTTCAACAAACTGACTCCAATTTTGAGTTGAGATTAGTATATCAACCATTGGTACCGTTTTACCCTCAACGACACATTTTAATTCATCTCGTACAAAATCTAAAAAACCTCTATCCAAATCCGCATGGAGTAACGACTTTGGTAGGTAAGTACCATCCCTTTCAATCATTTCTTTAAGTTCCTCTCTTCTTGGATATAAAGTTTTAGATTGAGTAAGTGGTAATGTTTTTTTTATTTTTTTAGGTATCGGCATTTTATTTTACTATTTTTGGTTGTTCATTAAAAGTTGCTTTTGATCTTGAGTTAACAGAATAATTTTTATTATCAAATATTAGTATTTCTTTATTATTTGCAAAAATTATTTTATTTACCATTTTTTTAGATGAATAATCTCTCATACCGTAAGTATAAACGGTATAAACTCCATCTTTTTCAAAATATGATGTTAATGGTTTAACTTGACAATTAATCCCGTTAATTGTTACATCAATACCGTACCATCTATCCATTTTAGAACCGTGAGGATAAAAAGTAATAGAAGCACTTTTAAGTTTGGTTAAAAGGTATTTAACGGAATCCCTCTCTAATTTTAACCCATTTTCAATTGACTGCCATTGTCTATCAACTAAAAGTTGTGTGAATGCATCATCATTTTTAAATAAATTTATCATCCAATCAATAATATCTTCATTACTGTCTTGTTCTTTATATCTTAAAAATATCAAATCATGAATTTCGGGCTTGGTATCAAAATAATTCATAATAGACCAATCTTCTGTTTGATCATTAATTTTATCACCAATAGTGTAAACACCTCTTAAACCCGCACTATATATATCATCCTCAGACATCCAATTATTAGGAAACGCCAAACTCAATGCCTTTCTAATATTATTCGGAGTAATTCCCATATTTTGAGGTTCATTAGCGCCTTCCCCCAAATTAAAATCTTTATCTAATAACCATTGATCAACACTTATGGTTTCTTTTTCAACATTAAATCTTAAATCACTTTTATTGAAAATAAACTCCCCACGGTTACCAACCAATTTAATTTTTCCTGGTATTGGTGATTTATCAGGTACTGATCTTACCTTATTAAAAAAATATTTTTTGGTAGTTCCTTTCTGCCAAGGATTCACACTCAAATAAGTATATTTTGTTGGTTCATCAATGATATCAATTTCTTCTTCTTCATTCACTAACCTCATCACTTTAAAATATTGTGACTCAGACAACATTATTTTCATTTTTCTCATAATCCTCTAAATTCATTAGGTCCAACAGGAGATGCCGATATTGTACGATAAAAAGGTTTATACCCACCGTATGTATGTTTATTATCAGAAACTACACGACCATCGTTATTAACCGTATAATATCTAACCAAAGTTTCACTTTCATAGTAACCTATATAATCACCAAAATTTATATCAATTTCCAAATCATCTAATGTTTTTTGATAAACAGACACTCTAATATTACCAGGTTCCATCTGATCAATTCTTGTAGTTCCCATCATTTTATTTTCAGGTGCCGATACTTGTACAAACGCATTGAACTCAACAGGAGGTAAGAATTTAATTCCGTCCTCAACAGTCTCACCATAAACATCATCAGTTTTTGTTTTATATCTATCAATACGATAAAGAACACAAGTAAAGTTCATATCCCCGACTAACCATTCTTCTCCCATTGAGATATCAAGGTTAAAATCATTTTCTCCGAAAAACTTACCCAGTCTTGTAATAGGTACTTTATTTGACATAAAAACAGTTTTATTGATAAATATCTAAATATTGATTATTATTATAAAAAACTAATTAGTTTGGATATTCTAACGAAAACGATAGAGCAAAAAGCATTAGAAGTACTTGAGGTATATTCAGGTGCGAATAACTATATTTTATCTTTAAAAACTAAAAAAGAAAAGAGTAAAAAATTCTTTCCTACTAGATCACAATCAGATTATATAAATACTTATCATGATGTAAAACCAAAAGTTGCTCGTAAATGGGTTGACTTGGATTCATACTTCGCAAAGAAATTTGCTGAAGAAAAATATCTATTAGAAGTTCCTGAAACTGTTTATGTTGAGAAACTTTTAGTGGAAAAAGAAAAGTCATATCATATTTGGGGTAAATTTTTTGAGAAGGATGATTTAACTGAATTTTGGGTTCCTAAATCCGCATTAATTAAAACCCACACAATAGAGAAAGTTGATATTGATTATTCTAAATACGAACATAGACCACCACTTACCCACCAAAAAGAAGCGATTGAGAAATTAGTTGGTTCTAAAAGATTTATTCTTGCGGATGATATGGGACTTGGTAAAACAACTTCCACAATAATTGCCGCTTTAGAAACAGGTGCAAAAAGAATTTTAATTGTATGTCCCGCATCATTAAAAATAAATTGGCAACGAGAGATTGAAAATTATACTGATCGTAGTGTTTATATTAGTGAAGGTAAAAAATTCTCTACAGAAGAAGACTTTACGATTGTTAATTACGACATTCTTAAAAATTTCTACGATACAAAAAATAAAGACAATTCAATCATACATAATTCAAATTTTGACTTGGTTATTTTGGATGAGGCACATATGATATCAAATCCACAAGCTCAACGAACTAAAATTATTAATTCATTCGTTAAAGATATTAAACGAGTGTGGTTGTTGACAGGAACACCAATGACATCTCGTCCCATGAATTACTATAATCTTTTGAGTATCATCGAAAGTCCCGTAGCACAGAATTGGATGGCTTATGCTATCCGATACTGTCAGGGATATCAATTCATGGCAGGGAAAAGAAAAGTATGGAATGTACAAGGAGCATCAAATCTTGAGGAATTAAGAGACAGGACTTCAAAACAGATGTTAAGACGATTGAAAGAAGATGTCCTTGATTTACCAGATAAAATTATTTCACCAATATATCTAAGATTAGTTTCTAAAGACTACGAAGAAATGATGGGAGAATATTATGATTGGTATGAAAACAAATCTGACGAATCATCATCTTTGACTATTCAGTTTAGTAAATTGATGAAAGTTAGAAAAATTATTGCAAACGAAAAAATCAAACACACAATTGAATTTGTTGAGAACATAATTGAACAAGGTAAAAAGGTTATCATATTCACAAATTTTACGGATACATTACAAATGATACATAATCATTTTGGGAAACAGTCTGTTTACTTGGATGGTAGTTGTACTAAACCTCAAAGACAATATGCCGTAGATCAGTTTCAAGATAATGAAAAAATTAAAGTATTTGTAGGTAACCTTAAAGCGGCAGGTGTTGGTTTAACATTAACATCGGCAGAAGTGGTAATAATGAATGACTTATCATTTGTCCCTGCGGAACACGCACAGGCTGAGGATAGAGCGTATCGTTACGGACAAAAAAATAATGTTCTTGTTTATTACCCATTATTTGATAACTCAATTGAGGGCGCAATATATGATATTCTTACTAGAAAAAAACAAATCATAAATACCGTGATGGGTGATGACTTACTTGAAAATGGTGGAGATGTTGTAGAGGAAATACTCAATTCAATTAACAAGAGAAGATAAAACTTTCATTTGAAGATATTTATTGTTAATGAAAGTTTCAATAAAATATCTTAAATCGGATATCCCAAAAAAAGATTACAAATTATTTGAGGATTTTATAAAATTCTTAAGTAAAAAATTGCCGTTGGTTGATGATATAGAAATAGTTTTTACGGGTGAAAGATATGGTAAAATGAGTACTGGTAGTAGGACTAACAAACATATATTAAAGATACTCGCAAAAAATAGATTAAATAGAGATATTATGAGAACTCTTGCTCACGAATGGGTTCACGAATATCAACACGGAGTTTTAGATAGAGATAAAGGTCCGGACATTGGTGGGAAAAATGAAGATGAAGCAAATGCGTTTGCGGGTCAAATTGTTAAAATGTTTGAGAAAGACTATCCAAATTATGAAAAAACAATATTTGAGGGGTTTAAATCAATATCCAATAAATTAGATATCATATCAGAACAGATAGTCCTTAAAGAAAAAGAAAACATCCAAAAACAGTTTTTAACTGAAATGAAAAAAATAGGTATTGAGAAATTACCTTATTCATATTCAGCAATTAAAAAATTTGTAGATCCTGAGACAATGGATATTCATTATAACAAACACTACAAAGGATATGTAAAAAAATTAAACGACGCTTTATCAAGTAGAAAAGGTGATATGGAACTTGAGGACATTGTTAAATCCATTAGTAAATTTGATACTAAAGTTAGAAACAATGCTGGAGGAGCTTTCAACCATGCATTATTTTGGAAAATGTTATCCCCAACAAAACAAACACCTAAAGGTATTGTTTTTGAGAAAATAAAAAAACAATACGGTTCATTTAACAAATTTAAAGAAGAATTTAATAAAACCGCATTAGATAGATTTGGTTCAGGGTGGGCTTGGTTAGTATTAACTAAAACAGGTAGATTAAAAATTATGTCAACCCCAAATCAAGACAATCCATTAATGAATGTTGTTGAGGGTGGTGGTTATCCACTTCTTGGACTTGATGTTTGGGAACATGCTTATTATTTGAGATACAGAAACAAGAGGGATCAGTACATTAAAAACTTTTGGAATTGTGTTAATTGGGAATTCGTCAATGAGTTATACGAATTAAGAATGAAGAAATAAATATTTATAATAAAACTATTACTATGGGAATTATACCAGAACCACAAAGAAGTGAATTATACACTAAAATTAGACACATACTCGGAGCACCGTTAAGGAGTGTTGAATTAGAGGACGAACAAATGGATACCCTTCTTGAATTCTCAATAGATGAGTATTCTCAAAAAGTTAATGATTGGTTGATTGAATCTCAATGGACAAGTTTATGGAATTTGAATCTTGAAACTCAATCGTTATCAAGAGCCTTTGTAACAAAAAGTTTAGATTACGAAACAAGATACACATACGCATATTCTAAAATCGTTGGGTTACAAGCGGGTGGAGAGTGGGAACTTAAAAAGGATTACATCCAATTAGTCAAAAACCAACAAATATACGAAATACCTGAAGGAAGAGAAATTAATGAACTACTATGGTTTACTCCTGCAACACTAAACAACACAATGTTTGATCCATGGTCATTTGGTTCATTAGGATATGGTGGAGGTCTTGGTGGAGGTGGAGGTCTCGCACAAATGGGTGGTAATATGGCAGGTTCATATTTTATGATGCCGGCTTTTGATATGTTATTGAGAATGCAAGAAATAAACATTCAAAGAAGAATTATTGCTGGTGATTTAACATATAGAATTACCGCATTACCAGGTGGTAAAAAAGCTATACATTTAATGAACACTCCTGGTGGTAAGTTTGATTTTGGTAATGGAACAATGACTAAAGGAAAAGTATGGTATTGGTACTATGATACTACTGAAGGAGGTAGAGACAAATGTTTAAAAGATAATCCTGATATTATTAAATTACCATCTGATGTTCCGATTGATAAACTTTCTTGGGTTGATTTAAATCATCCCGCACAAGTTTGGGTTAGAAATTGGTTTATCGCAAGTTGTAAAGAAACTCTATCAAAAGTTAGAGGTAAATTTAGTGGTAATATCAAAACACCGGATTCAGAACTTACAATGGATTATCAGTCATTAGCAACTGAAGGTAAAGACGAAAAAACTAAACTAATAGAAGAATTAACAGGGGCTGAAGGTAAGTTAACAAGATTAAGACCTGATAAAGTTTTAGAACGAGAGGCTTTACTTGCGGAGAATCTTAACAAATCTTTAAAGTTCAGGGCAATGCCTAGACAAATTTATGTTATATGAGTTTTAAAATTGAAAATATTTCACCGAGAAAAAATGTGGTTAGATACAGAACACACATTCCGCCTACACCAGCTAAAATTGTTGAGGACAAAATTGTAACAACAGAGACACATCAAGTTGATGAAGAAATTTTAGTTATTGTTAAAGATATTGAAAGTTCAGAAGTTACTTTAAGTTCAGAAAAAAATAAAACGGTAACCATAAAATCTTTGACTACCGTTTTAATTAAACCTGATATTGGTTTAATTGATGAAGAATGGGATGAACTTTTACTTGAAAAAGGTGCTTGTGTTCATTTAAGTTTTGTTGAGGGAAATTGGTACATTATCAGCAGTGATGGGTTGAAGTTAAATTAACTCCTCCCATCCCTCATCTGCTAACTCATAAATATAATCAGGGTTGATACCAACACGGTTCCAAAATTCAACCTCACCTTGTTCCATCTTTAATAGATTTTCATATACATCATCTTGATCTTCAGGACTGAATGGTTTTCCATTAATCAATTTACATTGTTCTGTTGTATAGAAATTTCTATCTTCAGGATTTTTAACCAATAGTGAATCTCTTACCTCATCGTCAAAAACAATTAATAAAGGTTCCACTCGTTTATTGAATGTTGCAATCGCTCTTTGGATATTGTACTCACCTAACATCTCAGGATTGTTTTCCAAATCCGAAGGTTCAATACGATAACAATTAAGTTGTATAACAGAATCTGAACTAGCGACTTTATATGCAACATCTGTCGGTATACCAGTATTTGCTTCTTTGTACGGTGAATCACTTCTTACCCAATTATCATCAGACCAAGAAGTTTCCCAACCGTTGTTAATTAAAAATTTTTCTTTCTGTTTATAATCTAAATTATTTTTTGAACTATCCGAAAAGAACAAACTTATTTGTTCTTCTGTCCACCCTTTCTTTGGTTTATTAACTTTCTGAACATCTCCGTGTGAAGCCTTTGTTCCGTTATTCACATAGAAAATCATATCACCAAGATTTGACTGAATCCCATCTCTTATAATAAGTTCCATATGTGCCTGTCTTGACATCAACGAACCTGCCTTGGTAGTTTGTTTACTGCGTTTAATGTAATCATCAACACTCAATTTAACTTTTGCTTTAGACGCAATTTCCGCCAAAGGAATCTTTTGATCAAATATCTTTTGAATGTATTCGTAATACCACTCAATAAATTCTTTACCCTCACCTTTAAGTAATTGTTTAATCCCTTTATCCAAGAACTTCTCAATATACTTTGGCATCTTTTTGGACTTGATACTATTACCTGTAAGTTTAATCTTACCGTTTTGTTCCATAGTTGCGTAATTTTTACGAGCTAAGTTAATACAAGAATCCCAAGTACCGTCACAATCAAGACCCATCGCACCTCTCATAAATAAATCATTAAACTCGGCAACATCCGCATCATAACCACGATATTCTTTACCTTCCTTAACCAACCAATTTAATCCTTTACCAATGTATACTCTATCTTCTACACCACCTTCAGGCAATGAGAAGTTCATACCATCAGTATCACACACCAAAGGACTATATCCTCTTTTACTAAAGAATTTTAACATCTGTCTAAGATATTGTCTACCCGTACAGGTAATCTGTTCCCCCTTGTTCATATCACCCCAATGGAATACTTGTGGGGCACTTAAACCACCAAACAATGAGTTGATAAAGATTTTAATTGGTAATTGTTTTCTATCGTAAGATAAGGAAAGTTTTTTATCCTTACTTTTAAATTCTGATGCCAAATTTTTATACTTGATACGAGTATTTCTAAAGTAAGTTAATAATCCTTTCATTGCTCCTGTTATATCACATTCAGGAAACACATCGTGAACCAACTGAATTGATGGGTATAGTGATGAGTAGTCAAGTTTCAGTACATCTTTTGAATACCCAACTTTTAATAGTCTTGATAAACCACCAACAAAGTTTCCTTTTTCTTGTTTTTGAGGTATCGCCAATTTATGTTTATATGACCAAGCTAACATTAACATTTTCCATAATGTTGCGGTACCCATTGTTGATACTCGTTCATATGTTGTTGGGAGTAGTGATGCAAGTAGGAATGATCCTTGATTGAATTCATCGTCAACAATTAAGGTTTCCTCCAAGTCATCGTCAAGATATCTCTCAACAATGTTATCACCTGTGGTTTTAAGATAAATGTCACCTCGTCTAAAACATACCTCATCAATTTTTTGATCAACACCAACCTTCTTGTATTTACCGTTTTCGGTATTTAACCAATATTCGTCCTTGTTTGCATACATCGGACCAATTTTTGTGTGATCGATGTAAATACGATCTTTCGCTTCGGCATCAATATATTTGGTAATATATTTAAGTCCCGCCTCTTTAATACTTGAGTTGATTGCTTGAGCTCTACGAACTGAATGGATGATATCAATAACATTGTATCCCCACATTTGTACTTGGTTATATCGCTCAACTTCATTTGCCAATTTTAACATTGACTCTTTTTGTGCAATAGGTTTTGAGTGGTTTAATGAGGTTGGGATTTTCTTTAAGTCAATGTTAAGAGCTTTACATCTCTCAAAAATCCAATGCCAGTCAAAGTTTGCTGAGTTGTAACCCCCAATGATTGAAGGTTTTATCTCATCTATGATTCTGAAAAATTCAACGATACCTCGTCTTTCTTCGTCAGCATCTTTACACTCAATTACTTTTAAGTGTCCCTTATTTGTCTTAATTCCAATCATAAAAATACGACCGTCTTTAGGTTCTAAAGCAGTCGTCTCCAAGTCAAATACAAGTCTTGTAATATCATTGTATTCTTCAAATCCTTTAAATAGTCGTTTTTCTTTTGAGATGAGGTATTGTTCTACAGGAGGTAGAATCATTATTTTATCTTTGGTTTTTTCACCCCAAGGATCTATACCACCGTCTCTAAAAAATTGAATTAGTTCTCTATATCCTTTGATTGATTTAACTAAGAATGTTAGTCCATTTTCTAATCTTTCATTACCATCAGTCCTTAGTTTCTCAATGATAATACCGTATTTAGTCATTGCCTCTTTTTGTAATTCTTTAGAACCTTGGTAAAAATTCATACCACGCAAGTCACCTACCCAACCAAAAGAACTAAAAGATTCTTTATGTATTGATTTTCCTTTTCCTGGTGTTTCTTTGATTTTATAAACGCAATTAGCAGCGTAATCATACTCTACCGACACTATGAATTGTTCTGGGTCGGCACCTTCTAAGAAGGATTTAATTTCTTCTTCTGATATCATTTGTATATATTTAAGTTTGGTTTATTAACTGCCGTATGTAACGACATTTACCTTACACTCTTAAATATATCTTATTATTACATTAATGTCAATTACCCACAACAAGGGAAATCTACTATATAAGGATTTTGATATAATAAATCATCCGCAATATAACTCTCTTGGACATTTATAAATAATCTTTCTCTTATTGGTAAAATTAAAGTTCCGTCATTATTTCTCAATAAGAATTGTGCTTCATATCTACCAACTTTACTTGTGTCTTTTGAGGTAAATCTATAGTAGATATAATATTCGGGAGTTGCGTTTGGTTCTATTTGAATTTTTTCCACAAATCCTGCGGGTCTTGTTGTTATTTTAGGGATACCAGTTTCTACATTTACCATAGAAAAAAATATGGCAGATTCCTCAATCATCTCCATAAAATTATTATAATCACTTCTTCCGTCTTTTACAACTTGTATCTTTAAAACAGGAAGAGTTGCATTTTTTTTAATGTAGAATTCCATCTATAGTTTTTACTATAAATATATCAATAATCTATTTTAACATTCTTTTCTTAATGAGGATTCATAATGATCGAAACGATTGTGTTCAGTTGGGGTTATTAATAATAAACCCGGATTGATATTACCCTTAATGGTTTCTTGGAAACATTGGGACATTAAAGTTTGTTCAAATGGATGATCAAATTTTGTTTTTAAATAACACTTATAATTACCTTCTTTTGACATTAGAATCGGCCAGTTACACAAATAGATTTCTCCACTCGCATATGGTAACCCCTGTAATGATTTAATATATTTGAATTCTGTGTTTGGTGAATTTGGATCCAACCCTTGTTGTGGTAACCTTGGATTGTTCTGCCAATGGGATTGTCTAAAATCTTGGGGAACATTATACCAAGACCATTGTTTATCATTAGAACCATAAAATTCTGTAAAATTTAATTTTAAGAAATCAAAAGATTCTCTTTTTAGTATGTTTAAAGATTTGGTAAATAGTTTTTTAACATACCTACCAAAACCATTTTTACACACATCGGTTTTACCTGAGTGAAATAACATATCGTCCTCAAAGAAGAAATAATAACCTAAATCTTCTTGTTCATTAAAATGTTCCGCAATAAATTGTCTTCCACCAGTTATACCAATATTATCTTTTTTTATGTGAGTAAAACCATATTGTTCACAAAGTTCCAAATACCTTGGGGTTGTTGATGTATCTGTTGAATTATCAAGTAAAAACTTTTTGGTTCTTGTGATAAAATCAGTATCATAGTTCAACATTGATTGGATTAATGTCTCAAATTGATTTGGTGAATTAAATGTTATAATATATAAACCAATCCCATTTGAGTTAATTTCTAAATTAGTTTTAACGATTGTTGGTTTTGAGTCAAAGTTTTTTATTACAACTAAATTGTTTTTAACATCCTCAAAAAATTTATAAACTAATCCATTAGATTCTATTTCACAGTAATCAATTATGTTAGGGTATTGGTATGTTAATATTGTAAATAAACTTTCTTCAGTACCCATAAAACCTCGTTTAAGGGTGTCAATTAATATCCCATAATACAAACTATTCATTTGTGATATTAAATCCTTATCCCCACCAAAGAATCCTCCGCGAGCAACAATATCAGGTGTTGAGTTTGTTAATCGTTTCATTTCTTCATACTTGAATCCATGAACTTCAGTTTCTGCGTTATATGGAAAACAAATAAATAAAAATTTGTCAGATAATTTATCTATTTTATCCATAACTTTATCATGCGTAAAATAACCCATATGTACGGTATTACTTAAACCGGCATCAACCCAAAATAGTTTATCTGAATTAAATTTATCTAAAATTTTTGCATCATTAAGTAAAAACATTTTAGACATAACCAAAGGGTTATACATTTCTAATTTAGATTGAGTTGAGTCCTTTAACCACCCAACTTGGTTAAACCAATCAGGATTTGTTCGTATAGTTTGTATTAATTGGAAATATTCGTTATTTTTAAACCAATTCAAATCCCTCAAAATAAATTGAGTGTTTTCAACCTGTCTTCTTTGAGATACAAAATCTTGTAACTCTTTATCACCAAAAATAATAAGGTTACTATCTACTTTTAGTAGTTCTTCAAACTTACCTAAATAGTGTTGATATGATCGTGACCAACCTTCCTGTAAATCACCTCTACCAATATCCCATAAACCAGTTACTAATGTAATCATTGTTCTTTTATTTTACATACCCATACAACAGAACGAAATTCATCTTCCATATATGGTTTAAGATTATAAGTTAAACAACTTTCATTAATATCAAAATCTTGTATTTCTAACCAATTCCATATTTTATCTTTTATATTTTCATTAAAATAATTTTCATTTGGTGCATAATCGTGAGCCATAATAATATCACCATATTTTAAAAATTGAGATAATAATCTAAATTCATTTTTTTTACTCCCTCCATCGCAAAGAACTAAAGTTTTACCATTACTTTGTATAAAGTCTCTGATTTCATCAGGATATTCTAAATCTGAATATGGATAATTAAAAACATCTTTTGTGATTATCTCAATATTTCTTTCTTTTAACTTTAAATTTTTTTGTTCATTAACATCATAAGTTCGTACTATTGTATTAGTTAATCCCACACTATCTAATAAATCTCTTATTAATAATGTTAATCCGCCATCCGCAGTTCCTATTTCTAAAACTCTTGATGGTTTGTATTCGTCAATAAGTGTTTTAAACTTTTCCCCAACATTTGGATGTTGACTAATAATTAAATTTTTGTAAATAAAGTGTCCGTTCATATTATTATTGTTTTGGGTGTGATGATATCATATAATATTCTAAATCGGTAGTAGTACCCCATAAATCACTATATGAAAGATATTGTGTTGTAAGTGCCTTTTCATAACACAATGATTTAAATTTAGTTTGTAGATTATCTAAAGGTTGATCTAAATTATAAAAATTATATTTATTTGGGTTATTAACCACATCAATATCATATATTGATAAACACAGTAGTTCATCAATTGATGTGTTCCTTAAATTATCGTTAGGTTCAATAGGGAAAGTAGATAATAGATACTCAACAAATCTTTTTGTTATAATGTAAGATTGAGCTCCGGAAGTTGATGAGGTAAAATAACAATTATTAATATAATTTTTTGGTGGTTTTCTATTTCTACATCCTAACCAAAATAAATCCCAATCAGTATTTAAAATTTTATCAAAAATTTCGGTTGACTCATCCTTTAAAAAATCTAAAAACTTACAATCATCTTCTAATACTAACATAGTATTGTAATTTGATTGTAAAAACAATTCAAATAATTGATAATGACTTTTTTTACAATTTGAGGGATTACTTGGGTAACTTGAAAATGCCGAAAATCTATTAACCCCCTTTATGTTAAATTTATTAAACTGTGACTCAAGGTTATCTTTTCTGTCAACCCTACTATCCAAATTTATATAATACCCAACATCAGCTATTTTTACATCATTAAATGTTACCATATAAATTATAAATTACCTGTTAATCTTGGACACCATCCTTTTGATTTACTATACGGCCACACAACCCAATACTTAGGTTTTTCTTTTGTGTGGAATTCTCTCCATATTTTACAGTATCTGTCAGGATCTTGCATCATTCTATTTATTTCGTTTGAGTCGGCATCTTGTCTAAATAAAGTTTCATCTTTTTCATTATGAAATGCAACAACCCAAAAATCGTAATCATTTTCAGGAACTCCATCAAATGATATATCAATACAATGTTTGAATATTGTTGTAAAACTATCTAACCATTGTTCTTCAGTTTCATAATCGTATGAATTAGGAGGATAATTTTTATCTATTGTATATTGTTGTATTGCTCTTTTAGAAAATAGGATACCTGAATATTTTTCATAATCTCTAATTGTCCTTTCGGTACCAAAACCATATTTACCTAAATCCCCTTCATAAGATTCTCCATCAATACCAAGTATTTGTCTATTCTTTTTATGACAAGATTCGTTTTTTTTATACCACTCTTTATCATCGTCCCATTGTTTAGTTCTACCCTTCCTTGTGTATTCGTGCCAAATAACAACTCTATGTGGATGAAATAAATCATATCCATGAGTGTATGCTCTTACTGCAATTGAAATTTCTTCACCGTGAAAATAGTATTCAGGATCATGTTGAACTTCTTTAGAAAACTCCCCTAATGTAAATGCAAAATGTGCGGAGTAAAATCTTGAAGGTATTGGTTCACTAAATTCCCTCCAATTAGGAATTACTTCAGGTAAAAAGAATACAACACCTTCAGGTGTAAATCTATCAAATGTCATTCTCCACGGATCGGTAACCCTACCTTGAGGATCATTTTCAGGATCAAATGATGAGACATAACCAGTTAATAATGGTTTTTTATAGCCATTCTTTTGTAATCCTTTAATCATTTTAATTAAAGTATCATCCCAATCTTGTTCAAATCTCATATGAGAATCTAACTGTAGAGTGTATTTTTCTCCTTTATATAATTGTTGTACTTGGTTTCTTGCCCAACACACGCCTGTTGATTCTTGATATGGAATATTTAAAATTCTGAATCTATCATCATTCTCATATTCTGTTAAATTATCAAAACCATCTTCAGGATGAAATTGTCTACAAATACCAAATCTTAAATTTTCAGGTTTTTTTGATTTATCAATACAATCTTTAATTGTTGGTATAAGTTGGGGATCTCTATAAGAAGCGATTTGGATGAAAATTTTCATTTTTATTTTAATAATAAAAAAATAAAAATAAAACTCAATAAATGTTTTTAAATTCCTCCCCCGTCAGTTATATTCCATAACTTGGTTCCTGTCAAATAATTTCTACTCACACCAGCCGTTGCAATCGTATATACAGAAGTACCGGCATTAAAATTAACTGAGGGTTGTAATGAACCTCCTAATGATGCCCATCCATTGAGTAGTAAATCATAATTAGGTGTTGATAATGACGTACCATTTAACATAAAACTCATATTAGTTACTGATGAAACATCCCATCCTCCGATTGGTTGATCAAAAACTGTTGCCAATGATAACATATTTTCCATATTTGTTACATTAGATACGTCCCATCCTCCTATTGGTTGATTGAAATTTGTTGCGGTATAAAAAGTAAATGACATATTTGTCACACCTGAAACATTCCATAAATTTATACTTGGAGAACCTCCATTGTTAAAACTTGTAGCATTATTAAACATACCATTCATAACGGTAACATTTGAAACATCCCAACTTCCGATGTTTTGGTTAAAGTTTATTGCCGATAAAAACATACCATTCATATCGGTAACATTTGAAACATCCCAACTTCCGATGTTTTGGTTAAAGTTTGTTGCATTACCAAACATATTACCCATATTGGTAACATTTGACACATCCCAACCCCCAATTGTCTGATTGAAGTTTGTTGCATTACCAAACATAGACGACATATTGGTAACATTTGAAACATCCCAACTTCCTACTGGTTGATTGAAATTTTGAGAACCTGCGAACATAGCTGACATATTGATAACATTTGAAACATCCCATCCTCCTATTGGTTGATTGAAATTTGCCGCGGCTAAAAACATAGCCAACATATTGGTAACGTTTGAAACATCCCAACTTCCGATGTTTTGGTTAAAGTTTGTGGATAACGAGAACATAGATGCCATATTTGTAACATTTGAAACATCCCAACTTCCTATTGGTTGATTGAAATTAGATGTCAATGTAAACATACCCGACATATTATTAACAGATGATACATCCCAACTATCCATATTATTTACGGTAGTTAAACTAGTACAACCAAAAAACATACTACTCAAATTTGTTATTCCAATTAAATTAATAGTATCTGTTACACCTGTTATAATTAAATTTTGACAACCATAGAACATGCCATTGTTTGAACCTGATTCTCCTTTTAGTGGACCCCACCTTAATATTTCTTTTATATTGTTTTTATAAGATGTCGCATAATTATTAAAATCCCAACCCTCAATTGTACCTGTAATTGTTACAGTATAATCACCTGTTATCGAATATGTATGAGTTCTATTTGCATATGAGTTAACAGATGTATTACCATCACCCCAATCTATTATTCCTGAATAAGTTCCAGTTGGTGAATACGGAAGTTCAATTGTAGTTGATGCCGACCAAACTGAAATAAACGCAAAAGGTAATGACGAAGGTGTGGGAGTAGGAGTTGGTGTTGCCGATAATGAAGGTAAAGGTGGATTACAACTGGATAAAGAACATAAATCACCTATTCCGATTGATAAATTAATTATGTTTGTCGGGTTAGATCCACAAGTATAATATGTTATTCCACTTGGGACATGAATATTTAATTGTGATAATCCATCACAATCTATATAATCAAACGAACCATCCATCATGGATGAATTAACTGCCATTAAACAATAACACAAATCGGTTGGGGTAGGTGTTGGTGTCGGTGTTAGAGTAGGTGTTGGTGTCGGTGTAGGAGGACAACTATAAGGTTCAAAGTATTCGCATCCTGTAGAATCAGTTATTTTTACAATTAAATTATTAACTCCATCTAAAGGTGATGGAACATCAAAAGTAAATGTTGGTGGTATTGTTGTTGAACCTGTAACCAAATAACAATATGTGTATGTTGAATCACATACCGATATTGAATATGGTGGAGTTCCTGTTACTCCTGTTATTGAAATTTGATGTATCATTTTAAATTACATTATATAAATACAATAAAACATTTAATCAAAAATTAAATTGTTTATGGGCAACCACAAGGACTTGTACAAGTAGGTGTCGGTTTTGGTGTTTTACTTGGTTTTGGTGTTTTACTTGGTTCAGGACAACCACAAGGATTTGTACAAGTCACACTTGGAGTTGGTGTATTTGTAGGTGTAATCGTAGGCGTTGTAGTAACCGTTGGTGTTGGTGTTGGTACCTTACAAGGATCGAACGTAGGTGTAGGTGTAATCGTAGGTGTTGGTGTAGGTGTTGGTGTTCTAGTTGGCGTATTTGTAGGTGTCGGTGTAGGAGTAAGTCTTGGGACATTTAAAAAATATGGGCATTTATTAAATAAAATTAATATAGTATATGTCCCAAATACTTCTAAATTAGGGTTAATTGTGTTTGAATTAAACACAAAAGGTAAAAACTGATCACCTAAATTATATACGGTTTCGCTAATATCTGGTTTAAATAAGATATTAGCAAGTTCACCGTCATAATTAATACTTTGTATAGTAATTGATTGCTCCATTGTATCTTATAAATACAATGAAAGAAAGTTATTTTTTAATTCTTATATATTTATACCACAATCTTTCGTGACCAAAATATATAAATGGTTTCATAATAAGTTCACCAACACCAAGCAATGCCGAAACCTCAATTGTTGCCCCTAACGAATATGCAACAACAACTGTAGTTAAGGTTCCTAAAAATCTATAACTAACTGTTTTTAAAATATGTCTAATTAATACAGATTCTTCTTTTATGGTTTTTATATATGCAACATTATTCTCAATACTACAATAACCAACACAACTAACATGCCATTTATAATCATTAATTTCCGGTAACCAATCTTTAGTTGTTTGAGTGTGTCCATCAATAATGATGTCTGAAACTAATGTCTCGTTACCGTTTTCAATTAATCTCCATCTTTCATCATCAGTTTTTGAATCTGTGTTAAATCTGATTTGATAAGTTTTACTTTGTATTTGCATATGTTAAAAAATTAATTATATAATCTTGTATTGATTCGTCCACCATATCTTTCCATTTGTCGTCACCTTTAGCAATTGAGTTTCTTATTCCTGTTGCAGATATGAATCCAATATTATCTGGTGGTGTGAATTCATTTATTTCATACCCAACACCTCTACCGTAATTAACAGATTCAATATCAGGAATAATAACAACTTTAACATCATCACCTTTTGAGTTATGATATTCCTCAATCATCTTTACCGTTTGTTCAGTGGTAAATGGATTTTTTTCGTCAGGTTCAATATCCCTAACCATAATAAGAGCAGGAATTCCTTGATTTAATTTTTGTTGTATTAACTCAATATGTCCATAATGGTATGGTTGGTATCTACCAACAAATATTGCATATTTTTTACTTTCGTTTGTTGTAGGTTCTCCTCCGTGATTTTTTACTTCCCAATTCATTTTGAAATGTGTTCTATTATTTGGTTTAGTGATATTTGTGGGTCAACATTAGTTGTATTAATATCTAAATAATTTTCTGTTGGTTTTTCATATTCGTCGGTGTGAAAATGTTCTCTACCTCTAATATCTGTAGTGTGAACATAAAACTCAACAAGCAAATTACCCAACTCTTGTTTAAGACTTTCTCTAAGTTCTTTGTATGGTGCAACCAAACTAACAACAACACTATGTCCTTGAGCTAATATAAATTTAGCAATATCTTGTGCTCGTTTTATATTCTCTTCACGACCTTCTCTACCGTATTTTTGATTATTAAAAAGACTTCTTAATTCATCTCCATCAATATGAAATACTTTATTACTATTGTCAAGTTCTAAAACCGTTTTTAACATTAAAGACAAAACTGTCTTTCCCGCACCTGGCTGACCGGTAAACCAATAAATTTTATTCTCCATAATAATTAAAAATAACCAAATTGATTAAATACCCATTTGTATCTGTTTTTTATCCAATTAGAAGCATCATCACCTAAGATATCCCGATAATCTTTTTTGGTAGGTTCTATTCGTTGTTTAATGACATGATCACCGTAAATACCATAAATTGAATCATCTTCTTTTGTAATTTGAGTTACGTTATTAAAGTCATGACCTTCATAATACGGTAATCCTAAATAGGTATAAATTCTTTCTATTTCTGTTTTAGGACTTGAGGTTAAATCCTCAAATCTAACAAACAATATTTTGTCGTTTACCCCTTCTCTAAAAATTTGTTGTAATCTTTCTAAAGCCAAACCAACAGGTTGTGATTGAGCCCATATATCAATTCTCTTTTCAGTCGTTGTTCCTGCCATTTGAGCATGATTAACCAATCCTGAATCTAAATGTTGACTTTTCCTAAAATTTTTCTCCATTGACGCAAAAATTGATCTTGGATCTCTAACCATACAAATTATTTTAGGTTCAGGATAAAAAGAATTTAAAAAACCATAGTGAACTCCCCACCCTCTACTTTTATCTAAAACATAAGGTTTATCTGTTACACCATTAAAAAATCCCTCCATACCATTTTTACAAAATGATATGAACCCATCTTTCATTAATTTAGAATCTTGAGCCTTAAATTCAGGCGAGTTAGTGTAATTGTTTCTTGCGGCATATACAAGTTCTAAAACACCTGAAGTTGGTGTAACATAAAAATCAGGATTTTGCCCCATTATGTTTTGTAATAATGTTGAACCAGCTCTTGGTAATGAGCTTTGAAAAAATATCTTTTCTACCATATTAAAAATTATTTATATTATATATTATTTCGTCGATATCAAAAATATCGGTATCTATTAAAGGACATTCATGTGTTAACCCATTAAAATTATAATCAAACAAATAACTATCAGGTAATTTCACCGTGTTAGGTAATTTTGCAATAATATTTTTGTGTGTGTTATAACCAAACATAACTGGCGATGTACCTATCCATAAAACAGTTGATGGTATTCCCATTGCCGCAGATGCGTGTTGCAAACAAGAATCAATTAAAATTCTTTTTTCAGACATAAACAATAGTGAAAACAATTCCATGTTAGACATTTGTTCTGTAATAACTTCACATCCTGCAATTGCATTTTTTTCATTTCTACATATTTGAATTATGTGATATTGTGGTGAAAAATAATTAACTAAATGTTGAGCAACATCATACGGAATATCTCTAGTCCAAGAATATGGATAAGGTTGATCATTTAAGGGTCCTCCGTTTGTTTGGATTACCATCACAGGTTTATCTCTTTTCCATTTGTTAATACCTGTTTGTTTTTGCCTAAGATTAAATACTAATTCAGGTTTCTCTCCTAAATAATTCAAATTAAACAGTTTGCACCAATTCTCAATTAGAGGTAATTTTTTATGTATGTGTTCATCAGTGAAATAAGGTTCATGTTTAAATATTTTTGAATCTTTATCATTAATGAAGTCATCGTAGAAATATGGTGTGTTACCAATTCTATACACTCTATCAATAAATTCTAAATTTAAAAATATTTCAGGGTAAGCACATACCACAATCAACTCTCTTTCAGGGAAATTATTCTTAATACATTTTGCAACCGCAGTTGCACATATATGTTTTCCTAACCCACCTTCTATATGAAATATTGAATATTTTTTTTCCATAAATTTATAATAATATTTTATTTATTGTTTGTAAACATAATTGCCTTGTTTATTTGTTCTATAACCATTTTTGGTGTTATTTTTTTATGACATTCGTTTTCTCTTTCTGTATTTAAAAATATCGGACATTTAGTGCTAATATTTGGAAATAAATTAAAACACCCATTACAAACGTTTTTATTAATAACTCTAAAACAATCAAATTCATTGTGTTCTTTTGTAAAACCTGAAATCATAACAACTGGAACATCATACGCCCATGCCAACCAAGATAATCCCGAAGATAGCCCAATAAACAATCTTGATTCTAATATGTGATTTAACGAGACGTTGATATCATCAAATCCGTGATATCCTTTAACATTATTTAATTTTAATGTATCTTCGTAAGAGACATTAAAAACCTCAAAACCAGAATTAACCAAAGAATCAACAACTAACTGCCAACCATCTCTATCCCATTGAGCAATTGATTTTAATGATTCGGGAGCAATAGTTATTTTATTTGATTTAACGTTTTTAAATTTTGGTATTAATGTTGGTTTTTTTGGTTCGGTTGATTGTGGTATCATCATTGTATCTTTGGTTGCATACAACATACCACCCAAAGTATGTGACATATTATTTTTATCATAACCAACATCAATTAATTTATCTATTGTTAATTTTTTTTGTTGATTGGCGTTAATAATTTCACATTTTTCATTATTTGATATTAATAAATGAGGAAAAAATGTGGATACAATAACTTTTTTTGGGTTGTGGTAATCTATAAATGAATCAATAAATGACGCAAAACAAATAGTATCCCCCAAACAAAAAGAATCTAAATGTAATAATATTACTTTATTCTCTAATGTTGTTGTATCCTTATCTAACTCAACGTAGTTTAATAACTCACTTTTATCGTAATGTCTTTTAATCATTTTTTAGTTTAAGTATTTTTGAATAATAATCAAACCAATATCTTTCAGTCCATAAAGTCCCTTCTTCTAAAGACACTAATTCTTTTTGTTGCCAAGGTTTTTTAACTATGTAGTGTAATATTTTGATGTACTTAGGTAACCCTGTGTTTTGGAATACTTTTTTATTGTATGTTTTTAAAAAATTATATTCAATTGGGAAATCTTTAATAACGTCTTCAAAGTAATGATTTATAATATCCTGATCGGAATGTTCAGTTATTCCATAAACTTTTGTTAAATTGATTAAATCATTTGTGATTTTAGGGTTTAAATATTTCTTTGAAATGACTATTACTCCGGTATTGTATTGGTCAATATACAATTCTCTAACAGCACCAAAATTATAATCAGAGTCAATTAATCTATCAATGTTCCCTAATATTAAAGTATCGGAATCAAGAAATATGATTTTATCAACATCCTCAATAGAAAATATTTCATATTTGGCGTAATCACCAAACGACATCTGTTGTTTTTTTAACTCATCAATTTCATAATATTTTGATGAATCATAGGTTTTTAATGAAATATTATTATGAATTTTTCTCGCAACTATTAAATCATCTGATGTTAAATCATTACTAATAATTGTGAATGGGATATCTTCCTCAATAACTCTTGGGTTATTCTCCACAAGAGATTTTAACATTACCTCAAAACCAATAAGATATTCTTTATTACATACAGTTACAAACATATTACAATTTTAATAATATGTTTGTAAAAGTATATGTATTTTTTTTAAAATATTAACTCAACAATAAATCATGCAATTCTTGTTCAGTCCATGTTTCTTTACGTTCAACCTCCTTTAAAATAGGACCATTTTCAGTTCTAAATCTAATACCTTTTGGTGTTTGTCTAATTGCAATTACTTTATGTTCACCAATAGTAACTGGTGTCTCATATTTAAACAATAATTTAATTTCTCTGTTTTCCATTTTTATTTGTTTTTTATTTATTTATTCCTCTTAAGAAATGTTTTTTGATATTATTTTTTATACTATTTTTAATACACACGAATCACTATATACAGTACCTGGTGCAAGTCCTGCTGACGATGTAGGTATGTTACTGAAATGTAGACAATTTACGTGTGTTGTGTTTGCGGCAGTACTACATATACCACTACCAACAATAAATGAACAATCGTGTTGTGACGTATTACATATTCCTCCAAGTATTGCCGAACAACCATTTATTAATGTGTTATTTATACCACCACCAATTGTTGAATAATAACCACTTGATGTGTTAGTTCTACCCCCACTTACAGTTGAATAATTATACCTTGTTACATTACCACGACCTCCACCAATTGTTTGTCCGTTGTATTCTGAAGATACCGTTGTATTAAAAGTACCACCAGCTATTGTATTACCATACATTTCATAGTATCCACTGTAGGATGATATTATATTAAAGGAACCTCCACCAATTGTTGAGCTATACACACCACAATAAGAGGATAATGTCCCAACTGTATTACAAGTTCCCCCACCTATTGTTGCACCATATACATCATAATATGCCGATAATGTTCCGATTGTATTACAAGATCCTCCTCCTATTGTTGATGCGTATATAGTACCACTATCGGATGATGCTGGATTAATTTTATTATTAAAACCACCACCAATGGTTGAACAATAATCGCTTGACGTGTTATTTCTACCACCACCAACGGTTGAGTAATAACAACTTGATGTGTTAACATTACCACCTCCAATTGTTGAATAACTACCACTTGATGTGTTTCTTTTACCACCACTTACTGTTGAACTACTACCAATTGATGTATTACAATAACCTCCACTTACGGTAGAATTATTACCACTTGATGTCACATTAATTTTAATTGTCACATCATCAGTACCACTTGATCCACCAAATAAAGTACCGTCAAATAATAACGTATCTCCTTGAACATAACTTTGACCAATTGTGTTAACATAAACGTTAGACAATGTTCCCGTATTAAAATTAAATGAGAATGTTCCTCCATTACCAAACCCTGAAGATGTTGAGGTTGGTGAATATGACCCATAATAACCACTAAATGTTCCTCCATTATATGTTTGATCATAAATTCCTGATATAGTTCCGCTAATTCCGGATACGTTGTTACGACCCCCACTAACAGTTGAATAACAAGAACTTACTGTGTTACTTCTACCACCACCTATTGTTGAATTACAACAACTTGATGTATTTCTATAACCTCCACTTACGGTAGAATAATTACAACTTGATGTGTTGTTACAACCACCACCAATAAATGAACCACCACAACTTGATGTATTGTTAATCCCACCACTTACAGTTGAATAATAACCACTTGATGTGTTTCTAACCCCTCCACCAACTGTTGCATAATCACTTGATGTTATATTATTAAACCCTCCTGATATAGTTTGCCCTCCATAATATGAAGAAACTGTTGTGTTACAATATCCACCACTAATTGTACTACCACCATTATAATACTGAGCACTATAAGATGACATTGTATTACAAGATCCACCACCTATAGTTTGACCAATAATAGGATCATTATAATAAGAAGATAAAGTTCCAATTGTATTATTATTACCACCACCGATTGTTGATGTATAACTTGAGTTTGTATTAAATGCTCCACCACCGATTGTTGTAAACGAATCTAAGTTAACATTGATTGCTCCACCACCAATTGTACTATAATCAAAAAATGTTCTATTTAAAACCCCACCATTAACCGTGTTGAAACCATAAAAAGGTGAAATCAATTGATTTACATAACCACCACCAATTACTGATCCACCAACATCGGCATCATTTAACGTATTAGAATCAATTGTATTACGATTACCCCCACCAATTAAATTCCCAACTACCGAATAATAGTTAGAATTTGTTGTAAAATTATTTATTGTGTTATTACATCCACCACCGATTGTTGAATATTGACTATCACTAATATTTCCACTTCCTCCAGCAACAATTGAGCAGTTACCATTTGCAAAATTTCCATTGTCTACTCTTACAGTTGAGTCGGTTCCAGTTCCTGCCGAATATAATATATCACCAACGTTTAATGCGATTTTTAATTCATCAACAGAAACTTTATTTAAACTTACATTTTGTGTTATTTGTAATTTATTAAAATATAAATTTCTTTGTCCTGATCCATCACTTTGTGCTCCACAATAAAAACTTAATTCATTAATTGCTAATGAAGAATTTATTGGTGCTGAATATGTTGGACCACCACTTCTTGATGTTATTGTTATTGTATATTGTGTTGACGAGTCTCTTGTTAATGTTACAAGCATTGGTGTTGTCCCATAACCACCATCAACAACATTATATGGTGCTGATAAATTTGAGGTAATTGTTGATGTATTATTATTATTTGCATTAAATATTGTTACACCACCAGCTTTTAAATCAAAACCTTTATTTCCACCATTTGCATCAAAATTAATTGCCCAATAAAAAGAAAACACTTCACCGACACTTAAAGGTGTTGTAAATGTTCTTGATGTTGATACATAGTTTGATCCGTCAGTTGCAAATAAAGCGAATGCGTTTGTCCCAATACCAGTTGTTCCCATTCCATCTGAAGCCGGATTTCCTAAAAAAACACCTGTATTTGGTTGTGTTGATATAACCCAAGGATTAAAACCAGTTCCTTGGTTTGATCCATTTGTCCAACTTATATAATTTGATGATTCATCATCAAATGTGTCAATAGCTGTAATACCTAAGTAATCACTTGACGTGTTTATATTTACACCAAGAATCGCTGATGCTGTTAAAATATCGTTTAATGACACATCAGTTAGACCCGATCCATCACCATAAAAAGTTCCACCACTTATTGTTGTTCCCGATATACTATCACTTATAAATCCCATATTTTATTTTTTTTTTAATTTTTTATACAAATGTTCCTGATGTTACCCAAGAACCACCAACTCTTTTTTCTATTATAAATGTTGTACCAGATATTCTCATTCTCCAAGATCCGTCTGTGTTCACATCTCCAAAATAAATATATCCGGATGACTGAATATTGGCATTTGCCATATAAACCATATCATCATCTGTTGCAATAATGTTTTGTCCACCAACAACCGCACTTCTTATACCAATTGTCGTGTTAGAATTACCACCAAGAATCATAGAGTAATTACTACTTGATGTGTTACTTCTACCACCACCAATAAATGAATAATCACCACTTGATGTGTTGTTACACCCACCGCCAACTGTTGAGAATTTAGACATTGTTATATTCCTATATCCCCCACTAATGGTTTGTCCGTTGTATTCTGAAGATACCGTTGTATTACAAGTACCACCAGCAATTGTATTACCATACATATCATAGTACCCACTATATGATGAAATTGTATTACAAGAACCTCCACCAATTGTTGATGCGTATTGAGTATAATTACTTGATGTTATTGATTCTATTACATTGTAATTACCACCCCCAACGGTTGAATAACGACCACTAACTGTATTGTTTTCACCACCTGATATTGTTGGTGCTTCACCCGATAATATTGTATTGTCGTCACCTCCACCGATTGTTGCGTAATCAGAATATGTTGATATTGTATTGTTTGCTCCACCACCTATAGATCCGTAATTTCCGCTGACAGTGTTCTCATAACCTCCACTTATGGTTGAACAATCACTTAATGTTGTATTTTCTCTACCACCACCAATAAATGAATGATTTGATGATTTAACATTTGATATATCAAATGTTAAATCGTTTGCCGATGAACCACCAATACTAGTCCCAAGAACTAAAACTTGATTCCCACTTTCATATCTTATACCAGGATTTAATATACTAATATTACTTACTACACCACTATTTACATCAAAACTTATTTGAAGTCCGTCACCATAACCACTAATATTTGTAGGATTAACGGTGTATGTGTTATTAGGTATTGAGGAAGCATCACCCGCATTAAAATTCACACCATCAACAAAACCTGAAAGAATTTGGTTATTACAACCCCCAACGATTGATGAGTATTCCCCTAAAGTTTTATTATTACAACCACCACCATTAAATGTATAATAGTTTCCAGATGTATTAAGGTATCCACCACTTATTGTTGATACCCCACAAGCACTTCCACTAACTAATGTTGTATTTCTATATCCACCACCAATTGTATCGTATTCGTTATCAACTGTATTACTTCTACCACCACTTACTGTTGATGAATTTTTTCTTGATTCATTACAACAACCACCAGCAATTACCGTGTATTGTGATGATGCGGTATTACAATAACCACCACTTATTGTTGATACATATCCTGATGCGGTATTACGATAACCACCACTTATGGTTGAATACTCACCAATAGATCTGTTTCCACAACCACCAATAATTGATGCGTAAGAATTTGTAAATGTACCAGTAATCTCATAAATAATATCATTTAATGGTGATGTTCCACCATTAAATAAATTTCCTGGAACAATAACTTGATCGGAAGTGTTATATAAGTTACCATTATTTTCAACTTGGGTATTTGTAGTAACACCAGAATTATCAAAAGTAATTAATAAACTTAAACCAATTCCTGAACTTATAACATTATTTGTATAAACACTATATGTTCCTTGAGAAACTCCAGTACCTGTGTAAGAACCCAAAATATTTACAGAATTAACTCCTCCTGATATACCTGCGGTATTTCTTCTACCACCAGCGATTGTTGATCTACTATATGCTCGGTTTCCACAACCACCACCAACAAAGGCACAATCACCAAAAGAACAATTGTTTCTACCCGCAACAACCGTTGAGAAGTATCCACTAGAAGTATTATTACATCCCCCACCAATAAAGTTATTTTTAACAGAATCATAACCATCGTAAGTTCTATTATTTTCACCACCGACAATTACAGAACAACCGTAGTATGCTGAAATTGTATTAAATTCCCCACTACCAATAAAACTATTAGACGGAGCATTAACTGTTCCAATTTGGAATGTAACATTATCTGTTCCTATTGTTCCGCCAAAGACATTTCCAAGTACTGTTACAGTATCATTATTAATGTAATTCTTACCGTTATTATTAACATAAACATTACTTAATGTTCCTGGTGGGTTAAAATAAAATGAGAATGTTGCACCAGTTCCTAAACCTGATAATGTTGATGATGGTGAATAACTTCCATAATAACCACTAAATGTACTCCCACTATATATCCCGTTATACGTTGAATTCACAATTCCTGTTGGTCCAGTTATTAGGTTATTTGAACCCCCGACAATACTTGAGCAGTCACCAAAAGTTGTATTATTAAATCCTCCACTTACTACAGAATAATCCCCAATTGCCGAACCACTAACACCCACTAATTGGACGGAACTACTTCCTGAACCTACTTCATATACAGATGTAATACCTGTAACATTAAATGTTCCTCCCGTATTATTTGTAAAAGTTATAGTATTTGCGGAATATGTACCACCTGTTATGTATATTTCAGTTGATCCTGTTGTAAAACCTGTAACGGTTAAAGTTCCACCTGTTAAATCGGTAAGTGTTAAAGTTCCTGTATTATCGTTATAAACTCCTTGAGTGATTTTATCACCACTGTTATCAAATTTGATTACTGAACCATCAGGATTAAATTGTTCTAAAACATCTCCGTTATCGTTAATACCTAAAACGTAAACATTTGATTCTCCACTTAATGCGGTAAAATCGGTTACGTTGATTATTTGTGTCTCAACACCATTACTTTTAAGAATTATTTTTCCCATTATTAGTTTTTACAATAAATATCTATCCAATAGAGAATTGTCTGATAGATACAGAAATTAATTTTAAAAAGTAAATAAAAAAATGATTTTTAACGGGTTATATCTTTTCCAAGATATTTGGTATGTCAAACATTTCTTCCAAACTATAATAAGGACATTCGTGACTTATTCCGTCAAAAGAATAGTCAAAAAGATAACCATCAATTAATTTTGTGGTATCGGTTGGTTGATTAGCAATAATATTATTATGTAATGAATAACCAAAGTTTTTAGGTGACGTACCAATCCAAAACACAGTAGATGGTAAATTAAGTGCGGCGGATGCGTGTTGCAAACAAGAATCAATTAGAATTCTTTTATCACTTGCAATAAGTAATCCAAACAAATCCATTGATTGAATTTGATAATCAATAATTTCTGCGTTTGGTAATTTTATTGAATTTGGTTTACATACTTGTATGATGTGATGAGTCTCTTTATATTTTTCTGCAATTTGAGAAGTTATCATATAAGGCAAATCTCTTGTCCAAGAATAAGATTGATTACTCTGAAGATGTCCTCCATTTGTTTGAATCACCAAAATAGGTTTACTTCTTTCCCATGAAAGTACATTCCTTTGTTGAACAAAATTAAAATTTAAAGTTGGTAATTGAAAATTATAATCTATTCCCATTATGTTACACCAATTTGAAATCAAATGTTTTTGTTTCAATATATGTTGTGTTTCATAATATGGTTCATGTTTAAAAACTATAGTATCTTTATCTTTAATATAATCATCATAAAAATACTGAGTAGAACCTAATTTGTATACCCTATATACCGATGGTAAGTTTAAAAATATTTCGGGATAAGATGCAACTACAACAATTTTTCTATCATTGTATTTTTCTTTTAATGAATTTAATAATGCCGTTGCCGCAATATTTTTACCTAAACCACCCTCAATGTGCCAAACCAAATATTTTTCTTCCATAAGAAAAAATATAATTTATAGTATTACAAAATAAACAATTTACCATCTTCAATTGAAGAATCAATATCCGTTTTTTGTTGTTCAGTTAAATTTGTTAAAAACCAATCTTTTGATAACATTATTTCCAAATGTTCAAAATTTCTTTTTACAGTATTTTTGTTTTCATCAGTTTTTTCTGACGTTAACATTTGATTTATTAAATTAACGGAGTCAAACGCGGCGTTGATACTGTTTTGGATTTGCTCTTGTGTTATATTTTCTTCCATTTTATTATATTTTTAATTTTTTATATATTATAAATAGTTAAATGTCCTAAAAAACCAATCATAATGTTGTCTTAATCTATCACAATTTTCTTGACTTAATATATCAACGTAATCATCTTTAACAGGTTTTACCTGAGATTTAATTTGGTGATCACCAAAAATCCCATGGATTATATCATTCTCAAATGTAAGTTGTTGTACATTATTAAAATCATGTTGGTAGTAAGGTAATTCTAAATAGTTGTAAATCTTTTTAAGTTCAGTATCAGGATTTGATGTTAAATCCTCAAATCGGATAAAAAGTATATCTTTATTTTGTTTTCTTTGGAATGTCTCCGATAACCATTCTAATGATGGTCCGATTGGGGGAGAAATTGAGTAATGATCTATCCTTGATGTTGTTGTCATATTTTTTAATTCAACAGTATTAACAATGTTTGGATCTTTATCAGGATTTTTTCTATAATTTTTTTCCATTGATGAAAATATTGATCTCAAATCACGAACCATACAAATTATTTTAGGTTTTTCATCCATAAAAAATTCAACAAAATCTTGGTATCCAAGCCAACCTCTACTTTTTTCCATAACATAAGGTCTATTAGTAACACCATCATAAAACCCAAAAAAACCTTTGTTACAAAAATTTTTAAATCCTGATTTCATAGTTTCAGAATCTTGAGCCTTAAACGCATCTCCATTAGAATATAATGTTCTTGCGGTTGATAATAATTCTATAACACCAGAAGTTGGTGTGGAATAAATATCAGGATTTTGCATTAGAATATTTTGCAGTAATGTTGATCCTGCTCTCGGTAGTGATGCGTTAAAAAAAATTTTTTGTACCATGTTATATTATTAATTTAACTAAAACATAAACATAAAATATTTTAAGCCAATAGTAATTTATATAAGTTACCATTGACTCTTATCTGCCATGTTTTACTTGATGTGCACGATTCGGTTGTTATTGTTCCTAAAGGAGTTCCTGAACTACCTACCACAAATTCATTATTATTACCCGCAGTGGCACTATTACCTAATATTACCGAATTAGAAAAATCACCCGTTTGTGCTTCACATCCTATAACAACGTTTGTATTTCCTGAAGTATTAATACAAGCACTTTTAAATCCTATTGCAATATTACACGCCCCAACATTATTACTAAATAAAGATTGTACACCCAAACTTATATTAGTATTACCTGATAAATTACTAAAAAGTGAGTTATAACCCATTGCAATGTTAAAATTAGATGTTGTATTATTTCTCATTGACCTTTCTCCTATAGAAACATTTAAAGTTCCCGAAGTGTTACATTGTAATGAATACCTTCCTATTGATACATTTGATCCACCATTAATATTACATTGGAGTGAACGATTACCCAACGATACGTTGTCAGAACCTGTTGTGTTAAAGTTTAATGAACGATTACCCAACGATACGTTGTTACATCCTGTTGTGTTAGTGTTTAGTGAACCTGTACCCAACGATACGTTGTATGCTCCTGTTGTGTTAGAAAAGAGCGAAAGTTGTCCCAACGATACGTTGTTACATCCTGTTGTGTTTAATCGGAGTGAACTTAAACCTAAAGCAACATTAAAACATCCTGTTGTGTTGTTTTGGAGTGAACATGATCCCAACGCAACATTAAGACATCCTGTTGTGTTTGATCGGAGTGAATTTTGACCCAACGCTACGTTGTAAGAACCTGTTGTATTTAAACACAAAGAACACCTCCCAATTCCAACATTAGTTGTACCTGAAGTATTACAACGTAAAGCAGATTGTCCTAACGCTACGTTGTAATTTCCTACTGTATTACCATATAGTGAAAGAGAACCTAACGATACGTTGTTACATCCTGTTGTGTTACGTCTTAAAATTCTATACCCTAACGCAACATTATCATTACCTGTAGTATTATCGTAAAGTGTTTGTTGACCAATCCCAACATTACGAGTACCTGTTGTGTTACAAAATAACGATCTAAAACCTATTGCGGTATTAAAATTACTAGTTGTACTACAATACATTGCACCGCAACCAATAGAGACGTTGTAAAACCCTGTTGTATTACTTCTTAAAGATCTTGATCCCAATGCAATATTACCATTTCCTGTTGTGTTAAAGGCTAATGCATTATCCCCAAGGGCTATATTATTAGACCCTGTGGTATTTGCAACTAAACTTACACCTAAACCAATATTACGATAACCAGTTGTATTACTAAATAATGAAACTTGTCCTAACGCAATATTTCCATTACCTGTAGTGTTTGCTCGGAGTGAACACAAACCTAACGATACGTTGTTACATCCTGTTGTGTTACCTCGGAGTGAGCAATTACCCAACGATACGTTGTTACATCCTGTGGTGTTGTTTAGTAGTGAACTTTGACCTAACGATACGTTGTAACATCCTGAAATATTGGATAGGAGTGAACCTGAACCCAATGATATGTTGTGATTACCTGTTGTATTATTTTGGAGTGAGCTTGATCCCAACGATACGTTGTTACATCCTGTTGTGTTTAATCGGAGTGAATTTTGACCCAACGATACGTTGTATAATCCTGTTGTGTTACATCGGAGTGAGGAGTAACCCAACGCAACGTTATTATTTCCTGTTGTGTTACGTTGGAGTGAATATCTACCCAATGATACGTTGTTACATCCTATACTGTTACAATAAAGTGAACACCCACCTAACGATATGTTGTTAGTTCCTGTTGTGTTGTTACGGAGTGATTGAAAACCCATCGATATGTTACTACCTCCTGTTGTGTTAGATAGGAGTGAATTTGTACCTATACTCACGTTTAAACATCCTGAGATATTGGATATGAGTGAATTTGCACCCAACGATACATTGTTAGTTCCTGTTGTGTTAGAATAGAGTGAATAACTACCTAATGATACGTTTCGGTAACCTGTTGTGTTACGTTGGAGTGAACTTTGACCCAACGCAATATTTGCAGTACCTGTACTGTTACAAAGGAGTGAACACGCACCCAATGATACGTTGTTACTACCCGTTGTATTCCATCGGAGTGAATATCTACCCAATGATACGTTGTTACTACCTGTTGTATTGCATCGGAGTGAATATCTACCCAATGATACGTTGTAATTTCCTGTTATGTTAGCTTGTAAAGTATTTGAACCAATTGCAATATTTCTAACACCTGTTGTATTGTTTTGGAGTGATTGATTACCAAAAGAAATGTTTTCAAATCCTGTAGTATTAGATTGGAGTGAATTTGTTCCCAACGAAATATTAGAATTTATGTTTCCACCACCAATACCTAACCTTAAACTATTAACGGTATTCGCAGTAATATTTTGTGTAAAAATAGTATCACCTGTTACCGTACCACCACTTAATGGTAAAAAGTTATCTCCACCACCAATTCCTGTAAGATTACTACCATCACCATAAAATGTTCCCCCACTTATAGTTGTTGCACTAACACTATTAAGTGAAATATTATTATCCAAGTTTAGAACAACAGTAGATGAACCAGATATTGATGAACTAATATTTGTTCCACCTGAAATTGTTAAAGTAGCATTTGGGTTTGGTGCGGTAATAGTGGTTGTCCCATCACCTTTTATTGCCGTCCAAGAATTAACAGGAGGGGAAGATGAATAACCCTCTAACAATTCGATTAAATCAAAATAATATCTTGCATTAGGACTATTGAATGATACTTCTAAAATTTGTGCAAAATTATTAGTTAGATAAAATCTCCATAAAGGTATTGATATTACTTGCCATGATGATGTGTTAGTATTATTATATTGGACAAAGTTTGAAGAACCCGCGGCATTCATAAAAACAGCACTACCATTTTGAGTACCTGTGGATGTTAAAAATCTGAATCTTATTTGTGTTGTTGTTGTGTTTGCGGATAAATTTCTTATTGCAAATTGTAATGAAGAATAATTTGTTGTGTCAACAGTAGTTAATCCAGTTAATCTAAAAGATGTTGTAAATGCACCTGTAACACCACTAACTCTAATAGATGTTGATCCACTGTAAGTTTCTTCAGTTGCTGATGAAATTATTCTTGTTGGTTGTGAACCAACCGAACCAAATGTCCATTCCGTTGGTGTCCCCAAATTATTATTATATAATATTAGTGTGGTTATATCAGGTTCAATACTATTTGCTGGTACCAATATAAATGTAATTTCAAGTTGGGTTAATTCATCTATATTTGGTTTTTCGGGATTTAAGGATGGTGTTCCTTGAATTACAGATGTATTCCCAAAAACGTCGGATATAATAACATCAATCCTATCATATGTACTATCTCCCGAATTCAATACAACAGTTGATGACGATGTTATTGAATATATAGTTTCTCCAATTATATATTCTAAAGGACTTACCTCAAAAGTATAACCGCTTATATATGAAACACCACCATTTAACAACTTACTTCCTTTTACCACTAAAGGCCAAATATCTAAATTAGGTTCATTTATCCCAATTTCAATTTTGTTTGAATTAAGAGTAGTTGAAATTTTATCAAGGGTGTCTCCAGTAATTGAGTTAAATTCTAAATTTTTATTTTGAGTGTTACTAAAAATTGGTAATCCGTCACCTAAATTAGTTCCACCAGTTATACTACCAAGTAAGTTACTACCATCACCATAAAAAGTACCTCCACTTATTGTTGTTGCAGAGATTGTACTTGACAATAATCCATTAGTAAATGTTGTTGATCCAGTAACTGTCCCTCCACTTAATGGTAAATAAAATCCAGTAACATTGTCAGGTAAATTTTGATATGTTATTGCAGAAATTGTATTGGCACTTAACCCTTCGTGAAAAATTGCAAAACTTAAAATATTAATTGGGGAACATCCTGATATGGTATCGGTAAATAATATTCCATTTGTACCACACAAATCAATAGTAGACGCACTTATTGTTGTTGCACTAAAATTACCGTTTACAGTTAAACCTGTAACTTCATTAAGTGAAACTGAATATGAACTACCAATATTATTTGATATAGTAAATTCATTGTCATTATATGTAAAATCAGTAACTTTGGTATCAAATTCAGGTAAATCAATTAAAATTATATCTCCCCCATCATTTGAAATTGTTCCCCCACTTATAAGTTCAATGTTCCCATTAACAACAAATAGTTTTGAGTTATTTTCCAAAACTAAATTACCATAAACAATTAAATCGTTATATATAAAACTTTGAGTATTTGTTCTTACGGTTATTGTTTCACCTGATTCAATGTACCAACGGTTATTAAATCCTGATAAATAATTACTTAATTGATTTAAATTAATTTTATATGTGGTATTACCACTAACATCTACCAATGGAAAAACGTCATCAACAGTTATTGATGAAAATGGGACTAAATCTAAATCGGTAATTCTAATGTTTGCCATGTTTTTTTACTATAAATATTTCAGACTATGAAATAATCATTATTCTGTGTTCTAATGTAGAAAAAATCTTGAGTTACTAAGAAATCCAACTCAACTAAAACATATGTGAAATCATTTGGTAAACAAACAATTGTACTACAATCAGGACAATCAGGGTTTAACATATCAAAAGTATCTTTAAGTAATAAGAAGTTATGTTTTACTTCAGGTGCCGATAAAGGTTCTACATACATTCTAAATTGTGATATACCACCCTCAAAAGTCCCCGCAAAATTTTGTTCCAATAATATATTTGTTTGTAATCCTGCTAAAGATGTTGTGTTTAATAACTCTGTTGAGAAACATTCGGGGTCTTGTATATATTTTCCGTCAAGTGCAGTACAAGCCGAGAATGTTAAATTTTCCCTTAATCCTTGTGTTCCACCACCCCAAGAAATATTAAATGGAACTCCTAACTGTCTTTCTTTATCCGTACTTAATGCTCTTGGTATTATCTCCTCAATATTTTCTATTTTGAAGAATATTTTTCCATTAACATAAATTTTTAATCTCCCCATTCTTAATTGGGTGTCATCTAACCAAGATTGATCCAAATTAACAAGTTCTATTTTCTCCGCAATTTCTGTTCCACGAGTAATTGGGGGTTTAATTAATTTTGTAGTATCGTTAGCCAACGAATCTAAGTATTCAAATTTGGTAATGTCCCCAAGACCACCTCTCCACCATAAATCACATATATCTAACCAAGTATATCTTTCCCATACAACATCTACTTGGAACCAATGTTCCTCTAACAAATATAAAGGATTAACTATTTCACAATAATCATATATTCCATCAGGAGAACAATATTCATCTATTGTATAACCCGTAACATAAGTTTGTCCTGTAACACAAGTTCCTGTGGTTTCACAATTACCAGTCCATCTAAATATTTTAACACCAATTTGAGGATTGTTTTTACTACCACATAATTTAATTGCTATCGCATTCGACATTGAGTCAAATAAAGGATTAGATTCGCAAGTGTTCTCAACTGAAGTAAATCCTGTTGATGGGCAATTCTCACATTCGTCACAAGTATCGCAAGTTGTACAAGTTGGAGTACAGACAGGTATGGGGTTATTACAATCAGGAGTCGGTGTTGGATCAGGTGTTGGCGTTGGTGTTGGCGTAATTATGTTTTCACACTGATGAGTAAAACATTCCCACCCACACAAATCACAAGCTTGTTTACCACAGTCACAACCACAAGTTAATTTTTTATCTTTATTTCCATTACATAAATCACATCCATAATTTAAATGAGGATCGTGTTGATTATTTTCTGATCTTGGTGGGTAAACATATATACATCTACTATTTGTGATTTGTTGATTACAACAAGCACAAGTCTGCACACATTCTTCTAACCCATTTGTAACTCTGTTATATTCAGGAAAACAATTTGGGGAACCATCTGCGTGGTGATAAAATTTATTTTCAGCTCTTGTACCAAAATAAAAGAATATTTCAGCATTTTCAGGATAAATTTCATTAAGAGTAGTTTCTCCTGTACTTGGAAAATATTCATCTATCAATCTCGGTTTTAACAACATCTCAACCGACCATCCTTTATTCATCCTTTCAGGAAAAATATTATAATCATAACCAAACAATCTATAAAATCCTTGATAGAACCCCCCATATAGTTCGTGATATTTTCCTGTTGGACCATTCTTACTAACAACTTCATACAATGTTCTGTCGGTTATACCTGAAAATCTAACATTATCAGTAGTATATCCAGTAGTTTGAAACATCTTAAATCTTCTATCAAAATATAATCTTTCAAATTTTAATGAGTTATCGTATAAACCATTTGTGAAATTTATTTCTTCACCATTCATTGATGTTACCAACCCATTATCAATTCCCGTTAATCCTATATCACAAGCTGTTGATGATGAAAAACATAACAAATCTTTATTTTCAGGGTTATAATAATTTTGAGAAACAAAAATATTATTGAAATTATAATCTTTATAGAATAAATTCAAATTTTGAACGGTATCCGTATCCGATATATCTATGTTTATTGGTAACTTATTTCCATATGTTTGGGCAATAAGAAATGGTGAAAATACAACTTCTTGGTTGTAATTTACCTCATCAGACGCCAAAGACATATCTTGACACTCATTTACGATGTTAAGTCGTAATTTAGAATATACATATTGATTAATATTTTGTTGTGCCATCTTTTTTCTAAATAAATACCACAAATCAAAGTATTTATTGTAAAAAATACCTATGACTTTTAAAGAGGCAAAAAATAAAACTGTAGACAAAGTATATTCTGATTTGAAGAAATACAAAGAAGTTGCATCTAATGAGGCAAAACAAACAAGAGTCCTTGTTAAAATTCTTATGTCTTCAGCAAAAGAATATTTAAAAAATAAAGATTTTGAATTACCTAAAGATGAAAAGGAATTCATTAAAGATCAATCTGCCGATTTATTAAAATTAATACCGTTAATTGCATTACAAATTATACCAGGAAGTACAATTGCAACTCCATTCATTATTAAACTTGGACAAAAATTAGGAATGAAATTAAACACTAAAATTCCTGAAAAATACAAAGAAAACAAAGATGAAGAAACTGATGGTGAAATGACTGAGTTTGTTGCTTCTGACGGTACTTTTGCAGGTTCAAATATACCAATGTTAGATCAAGGAATGCATCCAAGAAAAACAATGGATCAAACTGTGATAACAACAAGACAAACAAACAATCCTGTTGTTCGTGGTTATAGAGTTTATTATGGTGAATCAATTGAAAATGATGACGAAAATATACTTGATGAAATAGATATGTCTGGCGCGTTTGGTGATGAAGAAACCAAAAATGATAAGACATATAAAGAATGTATGGAAACTATGGAAAAGTTGGGTATTGAAGATTTATTTGAGAGAGATGAAAGATGTAAGGTATTTGGATTTGATAAGAGTTTAGACAAACAATTAAAACGAGAAAAAAAACAAGGTGAATGTAAAAATTGTTTTACTAAAAAAAGATTATCAGAAATTGAAAAAGAAAAAATGGTGAGGATGATTGACGAAATTATTCTTAATAAAAAAAATAAATCAGGAGATGTTGTTAAGAAAGATTCCGAAATTGACGATACACCAGTTAATAAAATATTAACAAGGAATTTACAATCAATTAAAAAGATTGCGGAAAAAGAAGGGATAAGTATAAACAATTTAATCAAAATACTCAAAACAGGTGAATAAAGAATTATACGGACAGGTAGTAGTATTACCTAAAGAACTTACACAGTACTTACAACAATGTTTTGATCAAGTACCAAATTCTGATGCAACTGTTGAGGGACACAAAAGAAATATGTTCTTAAGAGATAATGGACAAGTAACATTTCAGCAGTTAGAAAGAATTCAAAATTGGTTTAAATATTTTGACGGTAATAAAGAAGATGCACCATATATTTTAAATGGTGGTGATTATATGAATAATTGGGTAACAACAACAATTGATGGAATGAGAAACGGAACTCATACAAATCAAGCGGTAAGTGATGTAATGCCTGATGACATTACTGACGAATTAATTGATGACATGGGATGGTTATCAAATATGAATAGAGACGTAAAAAGTCACAAAGATTATAATGATGATATAAAAATCACAGAAAACCTTAAAAGGATAAATGATTTAATAAAAAAAATAATTTAAAATGGCAATTAGTGAAAGATTGAATTTTGATCAACCTCTGAATGAGTTAGGTCAAGTAGGTGAACAACAAAGACAAAAGTTAATCCCAAAAAACGATTACAAACCTGTTAACCAATATTCGGCAACAAATAAAGATGCGTTGTCTGATGGGGATGAATTGGGTAAAGGTACTGGATCATTTTTGGATACTGTTAATGGTGGTTCTTCAGTTGATATTTTAGAAAGAAAAAATGAAATAAAAATTAATGAATATCAATACGATAAACCATATACCACTCCATCAGTTTAATGAAACTTTACAACACATTAAAAAGTCTTATTCTTGAGGTAGCATCTATTGAGTCAATCGTTGATGCAATTAAGAAACGACAAAAAGTTGTGATTTATTACCAAGGTGATGAACCAGGTGGAAATGGTTTAAGAACAATAGAACCTGTTTGTTTTGGGTATAGTAAGGCAGGAAATCCTGTGTTACGAGCTTGGGATTTAGAGGGGGCGTCTCATAAGGCGTATTTAGGAAAAAAACCATTACCAAGTTGGAGAATGTTTAGGGTTGACAAGATAGTGTCATTCAGACCTACGGCAGAAACATTTAATGAACCAAAACCTGGATATAACCCAAATGGTGATAAAAGTATGACAAGCGTTGTGATAAATGCAGTATTTGATAATAACCAAGAAAATTTAGTATAATATGTCAGCAGAACAAGATTTGATAAATAAATTAATGATATCAAAAAAAATAATGGAGAGACACGACACAATGGGTCGTAATGGGATTAATAATCCTGAAGCATTTAACTCTCCAATGGTAGAAGAATTTCAACCTGTTAATGCCAGTTATAACTTACCACAAAATTTATTAAGTGAGGAGTCAATCCCAAAATCGTATAACACTGAGGTACCTACAGTAGATAGAATAGCAAATTCAAAATTACCTGATGAGATTAAAAGATTAATGATGGAACATCCAATTAATCAACCATCTAATATGGGAGGACCATCATTATCTAATGATTTAGTTGAGAAGGCATCAAGATTAATGAACACAAACGCAAAAGGTGAAGTAATTAATGAAACTAAACAAAGAGTTAGTAATCCCCAACCACAATCAATTGGTATATCCGCAAGTGATATTAAAACTATCGTTAGAGAAACTGTTGAGGATGTTTTGAAAGAAAATGGTTTGTTAGTTGAGTCAACAAAAAAATCAAATGAACAATTTAAATTTAGAGTTGGTCAACATCTTTTTGAGGGTAGAGTAACTAAAATTAGAAAAATATCAGAATAACACGCACCCCTTTGTATTTTATTACATCGGCTAAACCTCCACCAAAAGTGGGGGTTTTTTGTTTTTTATTTATTGATATATCATAAATTAATGATTATAATTGGATTATTATATAACTAATTTATGAAAGAAAAAATTAAAGTATTAGTACTCCCATCTGATGGTTCAGGTGTTGGTAAGTACAGATCCGTTGACCCCCATGTAATGTTACAAAATTTATATTCTGATGATTTTCATGTTGACATAGACTTCCAACCAAAAGTTGATGATGACAAATATTGGGGTCAGTATCAAATTGTTCATTTCCATAGAAATATTGGGAATAACTATGAAGAAACTCCATCATTAATAGAAAAATTAAAATCAAATGGTATTGTTGTTATTATGGATATTGATGATTATTGGTTACCAACAAAGGAACACCCAATACATCAATTAATTGTAACAAATAAAATACACGAAAAGATAACGGCAAACATGAAAGTTTGTTCGTATGTCACAACAACGACAGAATTATTCGCCGATGAAATAAGAAAATTTAATAAAAATGTTCTTGTTTTACCAAATGCAATTAATCCAAACGAAGAACAATTTAATCAACCAACATTACCATCAGAAAAAATTAGAGTTGGTTGGTTAGGGGGATCATCTCACCTTCACGATTTAAAACTTTTAGATGGAATGGTGTCAAAGTTAAAACCAATCCAAGATAAATTACAATATTATGTTTGTGGTTTTGATACAAGAGGAACTGTGACTGAAATAAACAAACAGACAGGACAAGAGACAAGAAGACCAATTAGACCTGAAGAAACTGTTTGGGTTAAATATGAGAGTATATTTACTAACAATTATAAAATCATTACACCAAACTATAAAACATTTTTGGATAAATTTAACGATGAAGAATATTTTGGTTGGGAAAATGAAAACTATGTAAGGGTTTGGACAAAACCTACCACATCATATGCCAAGAACTACTCTAAGTTTGATATTTCATTGGCACCAATTGTTGATCATGTATTTAACCGAATGAAGTCACAACTTAAGGTTATTGAAGCTGGATTCTATAAAAAAGCATTAATCGCATCTAATGTTGGACCTTATACCATTGATTTAAAACATTCACTTAATAATGGTAATTTTACTGATGGTAACGCTTTATTAGTGGATAAAAATAGAAATCATGGAGATTGGGCAAAATATGTTAAAAAATTGGTTGACAACCCAAATATGGTTGTTGATATGGGTGAAAGATTATATGAAACTGTTAAAGATAGATATGATCTTAAAAATGTAACAAAAACACGAGCAGAATTTTACAAATCTTTAATTAAATAATTTATGATTAATATTCCTATTACAAAAATTTTATTCTTGGATATTGAAACGGTTGGTGGATGTCCTGATTATGAATCTTGTGAAAGATTTAGTCCAAGTATTGCAAATCAGTTTGACAAATATTTTGATTGGTTTCAAAAAAGGTTTCCTGAAGATAATGGATTAACTAAGGATGAGGTGTTTAAAAAACGAGCAGCTCTTGTTCCTGAATTTGCAAAAATTGTTTGTGTGTCTATGGCATTTGTTATGGATAACGGAGACATAAAAAAACAAACATTTTCAGGAGACGATGAAAAAGAATTACTACTTCAAGTAAGAAATCTTTTAGACAGATGTCAAAAATTAGATTTTTATCTTTGTGGGCATAATTTAAAGAATTTTGATATTCCTATGATGGCAAAAAGAATGATTATTAATGGTATTATGCCATCAAAACTTCTTCCTTCATATGATACAAAACCTTGGGAAGTTAAAGCCATTGATACCAAAGAAATTTGGCAATACGGAGCTTATACATCAATTGGTTCATTAGATTTGATGTGTTCTTGTCTTGATATACCAACACCAAAAGATGGGGAAGTAACTGGAGATAAAGTTCATAGTGCTTATTGGGAAGAACAAAAATTAAAAGAAATATCTGAATATTGTGAAAAGGATGTTGTTGTTTTAGTTGACGCAATTAAAAAATTAAAAGAATTAAAATGAGTTTTACATTAGGTGATAATAACGATGAGGAAAGTCTTGAGGATTTATTAAAACAACTCCAAGAACTTGATGAAGTATTTGGAGATGAAGAACCGAATTATCAAGCAATTATTGATGAGTTTGGAATTGATATTGCCGAGTTAGAGAGAGATATGGAAAGATACGAACAAAAGATTAATGTGAATTATTCTTTTAGTCGTCCCGATTCAGTTGATCCTCAATACGCATATTTTACAGATTCTGGTTTTGATTTATACTCAACTGAGGAGATTGAAGTTCCTCCGTTTGGTAGGAAGTTAGTGCCAACAGGATTACATATTGATATTCCTGAACAGTACGAACTTCAAGTAAGATCAAAGAGTGGGTTAGCACTTAAAGATGGTATTATGGTATTGAACTCGCCAGGAACTGTTGATCAAGGATACACGGGAGAAATACAGGTTATTATTTTTAACGCAAATAATTTACCAACAACAATCAAAAAAGGACAAAAAATTGCTCAAGCCGTTTTTTCTCCTGTAGCGTGTGGTAAATGGATAAAGTTTAACAAAGTAGATAATATAAACAATAAAGATAGAAACTCAAATGGTTTCGGAAGTACGGGGATATGATTACAATTGGGTATAGTACAAAATCAACAAAACCAAAGTTTATTGAACATATTAAGGAAACTTGTGGGATTAATGATGTACAAATCATTGAGAAAATTAATAATGGTGAAAAATCATTGTCAGTAGTTTATAATGAAATTTTATCCGAAAGTCTAAATGATATCGTTGTTTTATGTCATGATGATATCATTTTTGAAAAGGGGTATTGGGCTAAAAGAGTTATAGAACATTTTACCAAGAAACCTGAATTTGGGATATTGGGTGTTGCAGGAACAAGATACTACCCTTCGTCAGGTATGTGGTGGGAGATTAGTTCAGAAATGGTAGGACAAGTTTATCATCAACATAATGGTAAAAAATGGCTTTCATCCTATAATGAACCTTTTGGGGGTAAAATCATCGACACCGTAATTATTGATGGTGTATTTATGATGATAAATAAAAAAACAATTGTTAAACCATTTAATGAATCAGTTGAAGGTTTCCATTTTTATGATACAACATTTTCATTTGAGAACCATATTAACGGTGTTAAGGTTGGGGTAGTTTCCAATATTCCAATAACTCATTTATCAATTGGCATGACAAATGAACAATGGGATAAAAATAGGAAAGTTTTTATTGAAAATTACAAACCTCATCTACCTAACATTTTAGAGAACAACTTACCAGTATTAAACCCAAATAAAAATTTACCTTTAGTCTCGGTAATTATGCCGGTTCATAATTATGGTAAAATGTTTCATAAATCAATTGAGTCCGTTTTTAATTCCACATACAAAAATTTTGAGTTGATTATTGTTAATGATGGATCCACGGATGAATACGTCTTAAATAAATTGAGTTCATTATCCAATCATCCAAATATTAAAATTATTAATCAAGAAAATGGAGGTCCGGCAAATGCCAGAAATAACGGAATAAAAAACTCAAACGGTGTTTATATCTTACCTTTAGATTCTGACGACATGATTTCATCAGAATATATTCAAACTTGTGTGAATATTATTAAAAAAGATAACAATATCAGTCCCGTATATTGCGATACTAATCACATTGGACAAATGAGTGGAATTGAGAATCGTCCTGAATGGACAAAAGAAAGATTGATACAAGGACCATTCATTGTGAATTGTTCAATGTTTACAAGAGAATCATTTGATATTTGTGGAGGATATGACGAAGAAATGAAAGGATGGGAAGATTATGATTTATGGGTTAGAATGATGAACAATGGTTTTGTTGGTAAAAGAATACCAAAACCTCTATTCACATATTTTCACCATGAGAAAGATGGTACCGTATCTACTGAGGCAAATAAAAACACACAAGAATTATATAATTATATAATGAATAAAAATAATATTTTTAAAAATGAAAATACTAATTAAATTCCCAACAAGAGGTAGGAGAGATAAATTTTTTAACGTTTTAGACATATATTACCAATTAGCGGAAAACATTGATAATGTTGAGTTTCAAATTACAATAGATACAGACGACGAGTCTATGAACAATCATAATGTTTTAGAAAAATTAAAAACTTATAAAAATTTAAAGTACAATCTTGGTTTTAGTAAAAATAAAATAAATGCGGTTAATAGAGATATAACAATTGGTGATTGGGATATTATTTTAATTGCCTCTGATGACATGATACCAAAAGTTAAAGGGTATGATAATATAATCAGAAATAAAATGACTGAACTATATCCTAACACTGACGGGGTTTTATGGTTTAACGATGGAAATCAAGGTAATAGGTTGAATACTTTATGTATCTTAGGTAAAAAATATTACGAAAGATTTAATTATATTTATCATCCTGACTACACATCGTTATGGGCGGATAATGAATTTATGGATGTTGCAAACTTATTAAACAAACAAACATATTTTAATGATATAATTATTAGACATGAACATCCTGACGCTGGATTTGGTAAAAGAGATTTTGTTCATATTGATAATGTAAAGTTTGACACTATTGATAGAAATGTTTATATTAAACGAAAAGAAAAAAATTTTGGTTTATGAAAAAAATAATATCTTTTAGTTTATGGGGAACAAATCCAATATATAATATTGGTGCGATTAAAAATTCTGAACTTGCTAAAACTATTTATCCTGATTGGATATGTAGATATTATGTTGGAAAAAGTGTTCCGACAGAAATTATAGAAAAATTAAATAGTTTTGATAACACCGAAATTATTTTAATGGACACTGATGGTGATTGGACAGGAATGTTCTGGAGGTTTTACCCATCAAGTGAAGATGATGTTGATGTTGTAATTGTTAGAGATTGTGACTCAAGATTAAATGAAAGAGAAAAAAATGCCGTTGATGAATGGTTAGAGTCTGATAAAGGATTTCATATTATGAAAGATCACCCGTATCATAACATAGAAATACTTGGTGGAATGTGGGGATCAAAAAAAGGAACAATACATAATATGAAAACAAAAATTGATGAGTATGTTAAGGGTAATTTTTGGCAAGTAGATCAATTTTTTCTTAAAGATATTATTTACCCGTTAATTAAAGATAATTGTGTGGTTCATGATGAGTTTTTTAATAATAAACCATTTCCATCTAAAAGAGAAAATAATAGATTTGTTGGTCAAGCATTTAATGAGAACGATGATATGATTTATCCAGAACACTCAAAATTAGTGTAGATAATATTAAATAAAATAAAATAAAATAAAATATGAAAAAAGTATTTTTAGATTGCGGAACACATTTATGTGAGGGGTTAAAAGATTTTATAGGTAAAAAAATTGTAACTGAAGATTTTGAAATTCACACATTTGAAGCTAATCCAGCTTGTAACATTATTGAAAGAATAAAACAAATTCCGTACAATGTTACACCACATCAAAAAGCGGTGTGGATTGAGGATGGAACAGTATTTTTTAACCAAGAAAACCACAGAAAAAGTCGTTCAGGTTCACCTCACGATGGACAATCAGATGTTGATGGTTGGGGGTCGTCAATTGACAATATTGGATTTATTCATCCAGGATATGAAACAAAGGTTGAGGTAGAATCAATTTCATTAAGTAACTTTCTCCAACAGTATAATGATGATGATTATATTGTTTGTAAAATGGATATTGAGGGGAGTGAATTTGCAGTTCTTAGAGACTTACTGGAGAAAGGTTCTATAAAAAAAATTAATGAACTTTATGTTGAGTTTCACGAAAGATTTATGCCAAAAGAAAATGAACAAACTAAAAATGAATTAGTAAATCAAATCACTTCTTTAGGAATTAATCTACATCAATGGTTTTAATTTAATATGAAAAAAATTACTTATTTTGTAATGACAAGTAAAATATACTTGGATAGACAAAGAAATGTTTCTGAAACATGGGGAAAAAATCAGGATTTATTTTTTTACTCAGATGATGATGGTAAAGATGAAAAAACCATTAAAGTCACTGATAAATCCGACTATTGGAGTTTAGAAGAGAAACATATAAACATTTTTAAATATCTAAAAAATAATTTTTTAGATAAGGAATGGTTTTTTTTCTGTGATGATGATACATTTGTAAACACAAAAAAATTAGAAGAATTTGTTGTGGGTTGTGATACTAAATCAGCGTACGGATTTTTAATTAATTGTTGGCCTAAAATGAAAGATTTGTTTTATCATTCAGGGGGCGGTGGGGTATTGTTACATAGAGAAGTATTAAATGTTCTTTGTGAAAAAATACATCATAAAAATACGATGTTTGCCGATGTAACATTAGGTTTAAATTTAATTGAGTGTGGTATAAAAATGAAAACAGATGAGATGTTTCATTCTGAACCCCCATTATCATATAACATTAATCAAAATGAAATAAAAAATAATATAACATTTCATCATATAAAAAATTTTAATGAGATGAATGAATTAAATAATTTTTGTAATTAAAAGTTCATGAAATATATCTATCATCATTTAGGTTTAGGTGATCACATAATTTGTAATGGTTTAGTTCGTTCTTTAATTAACCCTAATGAAGAATATATAATGTTTGTCAAATCACATAATTTAGATAGTGTATCATTTATGTATCGTGATTTAAATAATTTATCATTTTTAATTGGGGACGACGATTTTGTTCAAAATTATATTAATGAAAATAATATAAATAAAAATGAATTAATAATTGCAGGATTTTACAGACACCCTAATTCTAAAGAATTTGATGACAGTTTTTATCTTCAAAATAATTTACCATTTGATTATAGATGGGACAAATTTTTTGTAAATCGTGATATAGAATCAGAAAAAAAATTATTTGATTTATATCAAGTTAAGGAGAATAACTATGTTTTTTTACACGACGATTTGGATAGAAATTTTGAAATTAATAAAGGGAAAATAATAAACAAAGACTTACCAATAATATCACCAAAAAAAGGTTTATCTAATAATATTTTTGATTATTGTTATTTAATGGAAAAAAGTTGTGAATCACATTTTATAGATAGTTCTTTTAAATTATTATTTGATTCATTACAATTAAGGAATAGTAATTTATTTTACCATATAAACCTTAAAAATAATAAAATTAAAGATAGTACAACAAAATCACAATCCAAATTAAATTTTACAATAATATGAATAATAATTTTAATATTATTACCGGATATTTTCAGGGTAATAACAAAATGTATTCAGGATTTGACAAAGATAAATTTTTTGATATATGGTATAAAAATACCAGAAAATTCACAAATAATAAAATTTATGTGATTAATATTGACGGAAACTTTGAGAAGGAAAAATATGATAACACGGAATTTATTAATTTAGAACACAATTTAGGACACATTGGTGATTTAATTAAAACAAAAAAATTTCACCTCAGTGGGTGGAGCCTCTCAATTTTAATAGGATTATTAATTTGTTATAATAACAATTGTGATTTTATTTATAAAGAACAAGATTGTCTTTTTTTTGGTGATATAAATAATGTTTATGAACAATTGGAAAATAAACAATGTAAATCTTTAATGAGTATTTTACATAGTGATTGGGTAGAACAAAGTTTTTTTATTGTAAAACATGATTTTATTTTAACATTTGTTATTGAATGGCTTAATATCCCAAGTGCCGATTATGATTTATTAACAGAACTAAAACATCATTTTTTATATGAAAAATATCCTAATGATATAAAAGAATTTGATTTTGGATATGGTAGAAAAAGACCTTTTAATATAGAAGATAAAAATTTTTTCATACAACAAATAAACGTTGATGAAATGGAATTACTTAAAAAAACCAATTTAATATGACAGTACAAAGACAAATGATAGAATTAACAGAAAAAGGAAAATTGTTGATGAATACCATTAAAAAATAAAATTATGAATTTCATACAATTAAATAAATTCACTAATCTTCATGATGGTAATAAAATAATTTTTTGTAAAACAGATTTTTTATTTGAGGAATTTAATACAATAAAAAATCTTGATTCTGATGTAATTTTAATCACAGGTAATTCTGACTACCCAATAACCGACTATCATGTTTCCCATGTACCTTCAAATATTAAAAAATGGTACGCACAAAACGCATTGTCAAATTCAGATTTAGTCATTCCTATTCCTATGGGAATAGAAAATAAATTAGAATCATTAAGATACAATCATGGTATTGGGTATTTTGAAAGGGTTCAAGAAAAAGAGAACCTGTTAAACAACATAAAAAATAAAGAACCTGAAAAATTTATTTATTCTAATTTTAACATTCATACAAATTATACAGAAAGAATAAAATACAAAAATATTTCAATCGGATGTCCACATATAGATTGGGAGGAAAGTAATCTGTCCTTACATGATTTTTTTAATAGGATGCTTGATTATAAAATGATATTATGTCCCGTAGGTAACGGAGTAGATACCCATAGATTATGGGAAGTATTGTATTCCAATAGAATCCCTATAACAGTAAAGGTTAATAATTACGGAATTTATAAACTTTACGAAACTTTACCAATTATTATTTTAGATAAAATAGAAGATTTATTAGATTACGATTTAATTGATAAAAAATATAATGAAATCATTTCTAATAATTACAATTTAGATATTATTGATTATGATTATTGGAAAGATAAAATACTTAAAAACATCTAATGAAATTAATTTTTATTACATCTTGTAAACCATTAAATAATGAAGATATAACTATTATGCAAAAAAACTCAATTCGTAGTTGGTCAAGATTACCTATTGATAAAAAAATTCTTGTTTTTAACAAAAACCAATCAGTGATTGATATGTGTGAAGATTTGGATGTTGAGGTTGTTTCCGATTATGATCACTCGAGCTATAGTGATATACCTACATGGGTTAGTATGAAAAATATTGCTTCTGAACATGCGGAAAATAGTGATGTTATTGTTTGGGTTAATTCTGATGTTATGTTTGATGAAACCTTATTAAACACTATAAATACCGTTAACAAGTCTATCAATGATTTTGTTCTTGTTGGTCAAAAATATGATTGGCACAACTACACCTTATTAGATACTATCCCTAATTTTAATTTATTTGAAAATTTAAGTGTTCATGGTGAGTGGGCTATAGATTATTTTATTTTTAAAAAGCACGTATTTTTAGATGTTCCAAAATTTTTTATTGCAAGAATGAGGTTTGATAATTTTTTAATGAATAAAGCAATAAAAGAACACACAGCAATTGACTGTACCGAAACAATTTTTTGCATACATCACAGACATAACTATGGACCAAATACTGATAAAAAATTTTCAGACATATATGAAACATCATATTGGCAAAATGAACAAAAAATAAACGACTCATTAATTAATGGTAATTTATCAAACATAAAAAATTGTATGTATTACACAAAATTTGAAAATAACGAAATAAAAATTTTAAAAAAATGAATATTATAATAGACGTTGGGGCAAATGAAGGATCATTTTTAAGTCAATATTTAGATGATGAAAACAATATGATTTTTGCCTTTGAGCCTGTACCACATTTATATGAAAAATTAAAATCTTTAGAATTAAACCACAAAAACATAAAGGTTTTTAATTACGCAATAAACAACAATGACGGTATGTCGGAGTTTTATGTTAATGAACCCCACTATACTAGCTCGTTAAAACCATTTACCGATTATAAAGATAAATGGGATAAAAAAGTACGGTTACAACTAATGAATGTTATTAACGTAAAAGTATCTAAACTATCTACATTTTTAATAGAAAACAATTTGTCAGATAAAGTAATAAGTTTTTTAAAAATTGACACACAAGGAAGTGACTTAGACGTAGTAGAATCATTGGGTAATTACATTAAAAATTTCAAATCAATACAACTAGAATGCTTTTCAACCAAAGATGAACAAAGTTTGTATGAAAACGAGGCTAAATGTTATAAAATTATAGATTTTTTTGAATCAAATAATTTTGAACTAAGTCATCATATCAAAGAAGATGAAAAGTGGTCAAATTTAATTTTCAAAAATAAACAATTTTTAATTTAAAATTAATATATGAAAAAAACATATTCCCAATACAGGGAGGATTTAATAGTGTTTGACTATTTTAACGGTAAAATAGGTAATTTACTAGATCTTGGGGCTAATGACGGAATTACTTTTAGTAACTCAAGATTACTTATTGAAAATGGATGGGGAGGGGTTTTAGTTGAAGCGTCTCCACTGACATTTAAAAAATTAAAAACTTTGTATGAAAACTCAAACAAAGTTGTATGTGTGGAAAAATGCCTATCAAAGGAAAAACTTAAAACCACTTTTTATCATAACACCTTTCATCATAACCCAACCGCGGGAGATAATATGGACTTGTTATCTACAATCGATTTATCAAGTTATGAAAGAACATCATCATGGGGTAGTTTTTCTGAGTTTGAAATTGAATGTGATACAATTGATACCGTTTTAACGTCGGTACCTTATAAAAAATTTGATTTTGTAAGTATTGATATTGAAGGGGTTGATTTAGATATTCTAAGACAATTAGATTTAACCAATATGGGGGTAGAATTATTAGTTTTAGAACATAATAACATAATTAAAAATGAAATCATAGACTATTGTGGTAGTCATAATATAAACAAAGTTCTTTTTGAGAATAATGTAAACATAATACTACACAAATGATTAATCCACATAAAGAAATAAAAGATTATTTATTTAATTTTGGTTACGATAATTTAGAAAACAACTATGGTGACAAATATTATGATGATAAAATTTTTGAAGTTTTAAAAACTACTGAAACCAACGAAAAGGGGGGTTTGGGTAACCCTGACGATTTTGATGGTCGATTTATAGATATCATATCGGATCCAAATAACCTTTTTATAGAAAGACATAAAGATGCTGGTTTTATTGATGGTGATTTGATAACTCTACATAATGGATTAAAAATACACTCAGAATACTACGGTAATTTCATTAATATTCTACGTTACAACTTAGGTGTTCATGAACCATCAGAAGAAAGGGCATTCAAAAAGGTTTTGAATGTATTAGGTGAAAACTCAATAATGGTGGAACTTGGCAGTTATTGGTCAATGTATTCAATATGGTTCATGAAAGAAATTAAAAATTCAAAATCATATTGTATTGAACCAATACAAAGTAACATTGATTTAGGAATAAAAAATTTTATTCTAAATAATTTAGAATATGATATAACTAAAGGATTCATATCCAACGAAGGTATAAATTTATATGATTATTTGAAATCTAAAAACATTGAGGGAGTTGATTTATTACATTCTGACATTCAGGGAGAAGAATACGTCATGTTACATCAAATAGAAGATTTACTTAAGAGTCAAAAAATAAAATACCTTTTTATTTCAACTCACAGTAATAAATTACATTACGATTGTGTTGAATTTCTTGAAAAGAATAATTACAAAATACTTTGCTCATGTGACTTTGATAATGAAAGTTTTCAATTTGACGGGTTTATTTTATCTTGTCCAAAAAGTTTAAATGAGATTGAACCATTCAAGGTTGGTAATAGATCTAAAACAAAACTGATAAGTGAAAATTTTTATAAACAAATAAAAAATACTATATAAATAATGAAATCATTAATAACAGGTATAAATGGTCAGGACGGATCTTATCTTGCAGAACTTTTAGTTAATAAAGGTTATGAAGTATGGGGTACAGTAAAAAGAAATTCAGTTTCTGAAACACAATCATCAAGAATAAATAATTTAAGAGATGAAAATAAAATAAATTTAGAATATGCTGATCTAACTGATATGGCATCATTAGTTAGAGTTTTACAAAAAGTACAACCTGATGAGGTGTATAATTTAGCTGCACAATCTCACGTTAGAATTTCTTTTGATCAACCAATATATACCGCAAATGCAACAGGATTAGGTACATTAAATTTATTAGAAGCGGTGAGAATGGTATCCCCCCATTCAAAAATATATCAAGCATCTTCTTCTGAGATGTTTGGTAATAATATAGATGAGGATGGATATCAACGAGAAATAACCCCTATGAATCCAGTTTCACCATACGGTTGCGCAAAAGTATTCTCATACAATATTTGTAGAAATTACAGAAACTCTTATGGAATGAAAATATGGAACGGTATACTGTTCAACCACGAATCACCAAGAAGAGGAACAAATTTTGTAACTAACAAAGTCGTAAAGGCAGCAGTAAGAATTAAATTAGGTTTACAAGATAATTTACATTTAGGTAATCTTGATGCAACCAGAGATTGGGGACACGCCAAAGATTATGTTGAAGCAATGTGGTTGATGTTACAATCTGATAGTCCCGATGATTATGTGTGTTCAACAGGAATATCTCACTCAGTAAAGGATTTATGTGATTATACTTTTTCTAAATTAAATTTAGATTTTAGAGATTATGTTGTTGTTGATGAAAAACATTTTAGACCTGAAGAATTACATGATTTAAAAGGAGATTCTTCTAAACTAAGAAATAAACTTGGGTGGAACCCTAAATACACTTTTGAGTCTATGTTAGATGAGATGGTTCAATATTGGTTAGATTATTATGGAAAATAAAATATTAGTTACAGGAGGAAATGGTTTAGTTGGTTCTGAATTTATTGGAGATAAGTATTATAATTTTTCTTCTAAAGATTACAATTTGGTTGATAAAAATCAAACTTATGCATTACTTTTAAAAGGATTTGATAGTGTTATACATTGTGCGGCAAAGGTTGGTGGGATTGGAGCCAATATGAGATATAAGGGAGAATTTTTTTATGATAATGTTATGATGAATACAAACATTATTGAGGGAGCAAGATTATGTGGTGTAAAAAATTTAGTTTCTTTTTTATCTACTTGTATTTTTCCTGATAATGTTGAATACCCTCTTACTGAATCAAAGATACATATGGGTCCTCCCCATACATCAAATGATGCTTATGCATATGCAAAAAGAATGGTTGATATACAAATTAGATCATACAGAGAACAATATGGGTTAAATTATAAATCAGTTATACCCTGTAATATTTATGGACCGAATGACAATTATAATATTGTGAATGGTCATGTTATTCCTTCATTAATACATAAATGTTATTTAGCAAGAGAAAATAAAACACCATTTACTATTTGGGGTAGTGGTAATCCTTTAAGAGAATTTATTTTTAGTAAAGATGTTGCAAAATTAACTGAATGGGTATTACAAGAATATGACGAAAGTGAACCAATAATATTATCAACATCAGAAGAAATATCAATTAAAGATGTTGTTGGTATGATAATAGAACTTATGAATTTTAAAGGTGAGGTAGTATGGGACACCACAAAACCTGACGGACAATTTAGAAAACCAAGTGACAATAGTAAAATAAAAAAATATTTACCTGATTTTAAATTTACACCAATATATGAAGGGTTAAAAGAAACTATTGAATTCTTTGAAAATAATTTTAATATTATAAGAAAATAAAGTAGATGACTAGAAAAAAACCATTACAACAGAACGAGGAACAAGAATCTAAACCGTTCTCAAAAAAAGAATTTATTAATTCAGTAATCAAAAGAAAACAAAAGAATAAATTCTTATCCCCAAATCAGGAAGAGTATTATAACCTCCTTAAAGAAAATGAAATTACAATTTGTTCAGGTCCAGCAGGGGTTGGTAAAAGTTACATCTCAATGAAAGCGGCGGTGGATTTATTAATGGATCCAAACAATGGTTATGAAAAATTAATTATTGTTAGACCCGCAGTTGAAGCGGAAGAAAAGTTAGGTTCTTTACCTGGAAATCTTGAGGAAAAATTGGATCCGTATATATTCCCTTCTTACTATCTTTTGAATAAAATCATCGGTAAAGAGGCAAGAGAAGAGTTAAAAAAGGCAGACATTATTGAGGTATTTGCCTTGGCTTATATGAGAGGTATGAATATTGACAATTCAATTTTGATATTTGAAGAATCACAAAACTCAACGCCAAATCAAATGAAACTATTACTTACAAGAATTGGTTTTAATAGTAAGTTTTTTATTTCAGGAGATTTAGAACAAACAGACAGATATAAAGATAAAACACAATCAGGACTATACGACGCATTACAACGATTTAAAAATGTTAATAACATTGGTGTTTATGATTTTAGAAATGCTAAAAATGTTAGAAACCCATTAATTAGTAAAATTTTGGATAAGTATGAAGAAAATAGGGATTGAGATTAATGGTGTATTGAGGGATACTATTGGGAAGTTTAAACAACTGTATGAAAAACATTTAATTGAATCTAACGATATTCAAATGGAGTCCGTAGATAAGACTTATGAATTAACTTTTTCGGGAGATACTGATGAGTTGGTTGAAATGAATGAGAATACTGATGTTAATTATTTTAAATACGAAATTTTAGGTGATGTTGATTCATTAGAATTAGATAAACACTTTTCATTTAAATCTAAAGAAGAATTATATTCGTTTATGTATGAAGACTATACTATGGAATTGTTTGGGCACGCTCCGTCAACGGAAACCATGTCATTCAACTACCTTAACGATTTATATTTGGATTTAAGAGAAGATAATGATATTATTATTTTTTCAGATGAAATAGGTAAATCAAAACCATCCTCATTGTTTTTCCTATCCAAATTTGGGTGTTTAATTGAGAAAGTATTTTTTTACAGTAATCAAACAAAAAATACTGTTTGGGATAGTATAGACATTTTACTTACATCTAATCCTGACTTATTATTAAACCATCCGTCAAATAAAATTGTTATTAAATTTGAAACTGACTACAATAAACAAATTAATTCTAAATATACGATAAAATCATTATCCGAATTTACAGAATTATTTAAAACTTTATAAATTATGTTTAAGATTTTTGGAGAGCACTATTACATTGATTTAGATGCAATTGATGAATTCACTAGAATTGATGATGAAAAAAAATCAGATGAAACTGAAGATGTTGACAATCAAACAAAAGTACATATTGTTAAATATGAAATGATTAAATATATGTTGGAAATTTTAATGGATCCTCATGATGAAATTGATGAAAAAATGGCATTAAGTTCAAACGAAACATCAGTCCCTTTTAGATTCGCATTTAATACACTATTAACAAAAAAAATAATAAATAAATTTTAATATTATGAACCAAGAACAAATATCAAAACTTGAAAAGTCAATCCAAAACATGAAGGACAAGTCGTCCCGAATTTATTTTTTGGTACAAGACACAAAAGGTAATGCTAGAGCGTCAGTTAGATACATTTATCAAATGGCGATGGCTCTTAAAAACAATGGATTCAATTCTATAATCTTACATGAAAAACCTGAATATTTCGGAGTATCAAGTTGGTTAGGTGAGGAATATATGGAATTACCTCATAACGCAATTGAGGGTACTAATTTGGCGGTATCTCCTGAAGATATTATTGTTGTACCTGAAATATATGGGTTTGTTATGGATCAAATTACAAATTTACCTTGTGGTAAAGTGGTTATTTGTCAGGCATATGATCATGTTTTTGAAACTTTAAATCCAGGGGATACATGGACAAAATTAGGTTTTTATAAATGTATTACAACTTCAGACAGACAAAAAGAAATGATTGAGTCAATGATGAGAGGTGTGTCAATTGATGTTGTTAATCCATTTATTACTGAATCATTTGAGAAACAAAAATTTCCACCAAAAACAATTATTTCAGTTCACTCAAGAGATCAAAGAGATACTGTAAATATGATTAAAGCATTCTACGCTAAATTTCCACAATACAGATGGATTACATTTAGAGATATGAGAGGATTGTCAGAAATTGAATTTGCAAATGCTATGAAAGAAAGTTTTTGTTCAGTATGGATTGACCCTACGAGTGGATTTGGAACTTTCCCTCTTGAATCATTTAAAATGGGAATCCCTGTAGTCGGATTAGTACCTAACCTTCAACCAGAATGGATGAATGAAAATAATGGAATTTGGATTAACAATCAAAATATGTTTGTTGATGTTGTTGCCGACTTTATTCAAAATTGGTTAGAGGATAATATTAATCCAATTATTTTTGAAGAAATGGATAAAACAATATCGGAATTTTCAGATAAAACAAAATTTGAATCTGATGTAAACAATCTATTTGAAAGTATGATAAACACAAGGTTGGAATCGTTTGAAGATCAACTATCTAAATTTGAAACAATTGAATAATATGGAAAAGAATACAATTTCGGTTATATTACCGATTAGAACAGGTAAAACAGGATTTTTTGAGGAGTACCTTGATAAGGCAATTACTTCATTAAAATTACAAAAAGAACAATTTGATGAGATTGTTATTGTACACACTAATGATACATTTTTAAGTGATCATTTGAAGTCATACGATTTTGGGGATTTAAATGTTAAATTTGAGGAGTGGACTAAAGAACCTAATTTTTGTTCTCAGGTTAATCATGGGGTTAAGGTGGCAACATCTAAATGGGTAACAATATTTGAGTTTGATGATGAATTCTCAAATATATGGGTTAAAAACTTTAAAGAGTATGCAAACATTTATCCTAATGTTGACGCATTTTTACCTATCGTGGTTGATGTTGATGAAAAAGGAGTATTTGTTGGGTTTACTAATGAGGCAACATTTGCGGCAAACTTCTCAAGTGAGATGGGTATTTTAACTAACGAAACATTGTTGTCATATCAAAACTTCCAATTATCAGGATTGGCTATTAAAAAAGAATCGTTTGTTGATTATGGAATGTTAAAAACAACATTTAAATTAACTTTTGGTTATGAGTTTCTTTTAAGAATGACACATAACTCAGTAAGATTTATGTCAATTCCAAGAATTGGTTATAAACATACAAACTTAAGAGAAGGATCTATTTTTTGGAATTATAAAAACGGTGATGATAGATTAACCGAAGATGAGGTTAGATTTTGGATTGACTCCGCGAAGAAAGAGTATATGTACATCAATCAGAGGGAAATAAAATACGAACCCCAAGAAGTTTAATGAATGATAATGAAAAAAATTCAAACACATTAGATGAAGTAAAAAAGAAAGGTAGAAAACCAAAACTTAATAATTATTTTGACGAAAGAGAGGAAAATGCGGTTAGAATGTATCTAACCGCAGACACTTTCGAAGAAAAAAATAAAATATATAATGAGTTTTTAAAACTTCCTTTAGACAAGATGATATCTTCAATCATTAGAAGATATAAATTGTACAGAAAAGATATGAACTTTGAGGAAGTCCATATAGATACTCATTCATTTTTGATGACTAAAATTGATAAATTTAAACCATCAAAAGAAAAAAAGGCGTATTCATATTTTGGTACCATATGTAAAAATTACTTGATGGGACAAATCATGAAAGACCAAAAAGAAATGAATAGAAAAATTTCTTACGAAGATATTTCATCTGATTTACAACATAGTCCAGATATGATATATCATATTGATGATTATAGTATAACCACTGAAGATATTATTAAAAAATTTTTAGATAAATTATTAGATACTTTATCTGATAAACAAATGTCCGAACAAGAATTAAAATTAGGACAAGCGTTATACGATATGTTTGAAAATTATAATGACATATTTCTTGATACATCAAACAATAAATTTAATAAAAATGTTATCTTATTTGAATTGAGGGAGATGACAAATTTGACAACTAAAGAAATTAGATCATCAATTAAAAGATACCGCAAAATCTATTTTCAATTAATTCAAGAAATGTTAAAATAAAAATTTAAGTATTTATTGTTATGGCAAGACCTCAAAAAAAACAAATCAATTTAACAAAAGAATCAATGTTATCTCTAATGCAAGAGATATATAACGAACTTGTTGAGCAAAGGAATACCGCAATAAGAATTCAAAATAAGATGTTAACAATGATGAAGGAACCTGAAGATATGCAACTTATTGGTCCTGTCATTGAAAAACAACAAAAAATTATAAATGACTGTGTTGAGAAAAAGTTAACTCTTTCAAAACTACAGTCTCAAATGTGGCAAAAATCAACAGAAAAACAAGACGACTTTACTTTATCTGATATTGATTTAGATGACGATATAATCAAAAATTTAATTGAGAAAGACATATCTGACGATAAAAATTATAAATTAAAATAATATGGCTTTAGATATTAGTGATGGTTATAAAACTGTACAAAAAAAGATTTCCGCAACCCAAAAATATCAACAGGTAGATAAAGATATTCAAGACTTAAAAAAGAAAAAAGGAGAATCTTTAGAAATTTATAAAAAAGAAGTATCTGAACAATTATCAAGTGCGAAAAAGAAAGTTGATAAGTTTGAAAACACTATTAGAGACAAAAAAAATCAATTAGATCAATTATTAGATTTAACAAAAATATTGTCAAATAGTGGTGAAAAAAGTGGTGACACTAAAACTGTTAAGTATTTAAAAAAAATATTTGTTACGGCAATAAAAGAAATACAACCTAAATTAGAAGGTATCTTAAACGAATTATCCGTTAAGGCAATTGGGTGTTCAGAAGATCAGGAATATGCGCCAAACTCATCGGTTTATATTAAAGTTAAATCAATAGATTTAATGGACACCTTAAAGGAAGATCCCACAAGCCCTGTCGGTAAAATTATATACGAAAGAACTAACCCAGTATATAATAGTTTCCCATTTTCAATGAATAAGGAGTTATATAATAGAATACAAAATATTAACCAACCATATTCCGTACCTGCTGGTAATGACTACCTTGGTAAATCAACACAAAATTTATTTGATATTACTTATGTTGAGTCATATGTTAATAACCAACAACAAACTGTTGTTGGTAATTTTTATAAAGTAGATTTAAAACCAAGACAAAGTAATAAAGTAACTGAGTTTATTGAAGACTACTATAAGACAGTTAATATTGTTGATTTTAAAAATATTTTTGCTCAATTAATGAATCAATTGGTTGGTGCATTATCAATTAAAAAAGGTGACGGAGATTTCCAATTAATAGACTTAAATAAAGTATTATTAATTCTTAAAAGAATATTAGGATTATGTTTTGATTCAAACAAGGAGATTGATGTCACGGGAGCATCAAAAGTTTCTCAATTTGATAACATTGATGATGGGTTTTTTGAATTTAGTGAAATAGATTTACGAATTATTGATCAAAAAGTTTCTGATATAAAAAATGGTGTTGTTGAGTTTGAGGAATGTGAAACAGTTAAATTACCTGTGGATCCAGAGTCAATTATAGACGCAATTGCCACATTAAATTATATTGAGGGTAGTAATAATAACAATCAAATAAATGCGGCAGCGGATTTAACAAATGTAGTTACTGATAAATTTTTTCCATTTAAAATTAACATTGATTTGAGTTTTTTAAAAGAATTCCCTAAAGCAATTGTTATGGCAATACTATCACCAAAGATTGTTTTACCAATAATGGTTATAGCGAAATCGTTAGGTAAAACATTTGTTGATGAAATTAATTCATATATGGATTTTGCAAAAAAATTAAGAACCTTTTTTGTTGAGTTTGTTTCTAGAGTCACAGTACTTTTTGTTAAAATAATTTTTGATATAGTTAAAAAAGATATAAAGAATTTAATTAGAGGAATAATCCAAAACATTGCAAAAGAAAAAACAAAAAAATACACAGATATGATTTTGTCTTTAACTGCAATATTAGTACAAATTGCAAACATAATTAAAGATTTAAGAGAATGTAAATCAATAATTAATCAATTATTGGGATTATTATCTAATATACAAACCCAAACTAATTCATTACCGTTACCACTTTTATTGGCATCTAAAATGAGAAAAGGATTTTCAAAAACAAGCGCATTTTTAAGAGTGATAACTGAGTTTGAGGAATTAGGATTACCAACAGGACCTATGCCAGATGGTAGTCCGAATCTAATGTTAGCGGCAGTTAAAGGAATAATAAATGGTATTGATGATGAGTTTAACGAAAACGGTAGAGCAGATATTGGTATACCCGCACTAAGTGTGACACCGGCATTCCAAACAATACCTAACTCGGCGTATGGAGTAATAGTTTAATATTATGGAAAATAAAATAGAATCAACTAAAATTGTTGAGATAATAAAAGAATACAAAAGTAGTACTAACCAAGATTTAAAATTGGCAATGGATTTTATTCAGAAAGATTTTGAGTTAACTAAAGATACTGTAATAAAGTTGACAAATCATTTAGATAAATTAGAATTAAGTTATAATACTTTATTAAAAGAATACCAATCAAGAAATGCTAAGTAATAAAAATATATTTTATGGTGAGGTTAAAGATATTGACGATCCTAAAGGGATTGGTCGAATTCGTGTTGAACCTAAAATTGAATTAATTAAATACATTTATCCTGTAGATTGGAATCCTAATATTGATAAGTGGACGATAAAGGATCCGTTGGTTTTTTTACCTTTATTACCTATGTATATTTCCCAAATACCAAAAGTTGGTGAATATGTTAATATCATATATGCCAATAACGAAGAAAGGTATGATGGTAATAAATTTTATATTCAAGGACCATTATCACGACCTTGGAATACTAAATTTGAAAACTACAACAACTCTCAGTCCGTATTAGCAAGTGGTGAAAAATTAAAACAGTCCGAATCAATTATTGATGCTCAAACAGGTAAAGTTAGGGTGACTCTTGAGGGAGTTTTCCCAAAACCTGGTGATAATGCATTTTTAGGTAGGGGTAGTAGTGATTTAGTTATGGTTGAGAACCCTAATGATGGTTCATCAAGTGCATTATTAAGATCAGGTAAATACCTACCTTCAGGTAATGATAATATACCTGTGGTAAAAAACGATGGAAGATCTTTCTTACAATTGTCAAGTTATCAGTTAGAAAATGTTGAGGCGGGTACTGATGTTGTTGAAAGGGAGACATATGAGGACATCCAAACTAAATATTATGTTGAATGGTCGTTAGATAACTTATCTCCAACCGCACTAACATATAACGGTAAAGTCAAATTATATTCATTACCAAAAGACAATGAAAACACAAAAGTTTCTCAAATAAACGAGTCAGTTGATATATTGGATGGTACAACAATAAAACCATTATATACTTTAACGTTTACGGGTAAGTCTTTAAATGATGCTGCCGAAATTGTTAACGACTTTATTAATGGAGTTAATGAAGGTAAAATACAAGTTGATGGGTACATTAATTATCCTGCGGGTGACGGAGAATCTATATCCGATCAATTCCCATTTTTTTATGGACCTAGTTACCAAACATACCAATATTTTAATGATATCAGTGATGTAATAAACGATTTCCAACATTGTCTAAAAGTTAAATTATTATATAATAAAATAACTTTAAGTAAGGGTTATACAGAAAGAGGTTCTGGTTTGGTATGGCAAAAAACACCACCAAAATTAGGTATCTTAAAAAACATTGTTAGAGAAGAAGTTAATAAAAGAGATTATATTTCAAACCCTATTACTTATTCAGTTATGGGAGGTGATAAGTTATATTTGTTAACACATAGATCAACAGATAAATTTGCAATTAATTTAAAAGATACATTATATGGAATCCCACAACCAATGTTAGCGAATCAAATATACGATAACACTAATTCAATGGTTAGAGGTGAAGAGTTAATAAGTTTCTTAACCCTATTAACAAGATTCGTTTTATTTCATGTTCATCCATTTCCTGGAGTACCTCCAGTACCAACCGCAAGTGACGGTACTTTAGCAAGTGAAATACTCCAAAAACTAGCAACTGCAGATAATATCATTTTAAACAAAAATATTAGGATTAATTGATATTTATATTAAAAAGTATAAATGTCAATTAACAATTCGTATTTCAGTAGAAACAATACATTAATATCAGGTAGTATAACAAATACCGGAAGAAATCCTGTAATGGAATTATTTTATGGTAATGGTAGTATTGTAGATCCAATAGGTTTTAGTAGATTTATTTTTAATTTAGATTTAAATCTATTAAAAGAAAAATATTCAGATGGGACAATACCTCCAATAAATTGTAATCCTAATATGGTTCACACTTTAAGGATGACAAATACATCTTTTTTTGATAAAGAGTTACTTAACACATCAACATCAAGCGGTAGATTAAGAGCAACATCATTTGATTTAATTTTATTTAGAATACCGTACAGAGATTTAGATCCTGATCAACCACAATATTGGGATGAAGGTGTTGGTTATGATTTTGCGGACTTAATGACTCAAGTACCTAATGATAAAAATTATTCTACAAGATCGTCAAATTGGTACACATCATCAGGAATGACTAATTGGGAGCAAGCGGGAATATATAGTAATACAAATTCAGGGGTTTTTACCTTTAATGATTTATATATTGTTGACACCCAACATTTTGAATTTGGTGATGAGAATATTGAATTTAATATGACATCTGAAATAAACGACATACTTCAGGGATTTTTAACAAATGTTGCGGGTTGGGGGATTGCATATATGCCTCAGGTGGAACTTTTATCAGGGACAACTGGTACCTACGAAGTTGGTTTCTTTACAAGACATACTCAAACCTTTTACGAACCATTTTTAGAAACATCATTTAATGATATTATTGATGATGATAGAAATAGTTTTTCTTTAGGAAAATCTAATAAATTATATTTGTATATCTATGAAGACGGAGATTTTCAAAATTTAGATAATAACCCATCAGTTAGTATTGGTGACGGTAATGGTAACCCTATTGTTGGGTTAACTAATTTACAAACCTGTAGAAGAGCTAAAGGAGTTTACGAGGTAGTAATACCTCCTTTACCTCCTGGTGGTTATCAGGTTCCTTGTACATTTACGGATACTTGGTCCAATATAGTATTGAATGGTTTTACTCTTCCTAATGTTGTAAATGAATTTAATGTTTATCCACTAAAAAAATCTATTCAGATTGGGACGGAATCTCAACAACCAACAATATATGGTTTTGATTATTATGGTATAAAACAAGATGAAAAAATACTTAATACCGATGTAAGAAAAGTTGGTGTTGTTATTAAAAAGGCATATACAACTAATCAACTACAACCAAATGTTGATGCTTACTACAGAATATATGTTAAGGAAGGATCAACAGAAGTTAGGGTTCAAGATTGGACTAAAATTAATAGAACACCAAATGAATATTATTTTCTTTTTGATACGAGGGACAAAATTCCTAATGAATACTTTATTGATATTAAAGTATTATCGTCAGGTGAAGTTAATACATATAAAAAAGAAATAAAGTTTCAAATAGTAAATAAGAAATAATTATGGCAGCTCTTAAAGATTTAACCGTTATAAAATGTTGTGTTGGTGACGCTAGACCAACAAATATTATAGTTGACGATCCAATTAGTACAATAACAACAGGAAATACCTATTTATTTACGGTTTTAACTGAACCAAGAACTACCGATTGTTATAGAGTATTAATAATAAAAGATACAACATCTCAAGTAACCGCAACACTTGATGAATCATATACATCTTGTGAAGAATGTTTAAGTGGAATTACCACTGCGGTAAGTGTTGTGGATTGTGTAAGAGGTGAAACATATTTTATTGATATCAATACTTTTACAACATTACCAACAATAGGTGACATTTATTATTTGTCAGTTTCAATAGAAGGGGAGATTAAATCGTTAGGTTGTGTAACTATTAGTTGTTTTGTTACACCAAGAGACGGAGATTTTATTTATTCTTTGACATCAATAAGTGATTCGTATACGGGTTGCACTGAATGTTTAATAAATAATTTTGCAACATATCAAGTCAATACCTGTTTAGATCCCTTTACATCTTATTACATTGAATTTCCTTCTGGTTTTGATTACACTAATTATATTGTAACCTTTATTGATAGTTTTGGTGATATACAATGTGGTACTGTTGATAGTATTCAAACCACTGAAACTACAGGGACATTAATTTCTATTTTAGGTACAAACGAGGAAGTAAGTTGTGATGAGTGTTTAGCAATTAGTAATGAAAAAAGAATTATAACAAATTGTTTAACACAAGAAGATGAAGTTGTATGGGGTTCTGTATTTTATGAAGGAAATGAAGTATCAAATCTCTCTACATCTGATGGGTGTTTTGAAGTGGGTGATTTAACAGAATCAGCGGTTACTATTTCAACATTTTTAGATTATAACCCACAACCTGATTGTCAAGAATGTATTCAGTGTACGGGATTGTATTATACTTATTCAAGTTGTACTAACACAGGATTAATCAATAATTTTTCATTTACATCACCAAATTCTTTACTTGGTGATGGTACATATGGTCCATTCACAGGTACAACAACGGGTAATGGGGTTGGTTCAGGTTTTTACGTTGACATTATGAGCGGAGTAGTCACTAGTGTTTCATTATCTAATAATGGGATTAGATATTCTGTAGATGACACAATAACTATCAATAAAGATTTATTTGAGGGTAGTTTAGATTTAATAATAACAATTACCGATGTAGTCACAACAGGTGTTGTGTTTTCTTATCAATACGTTCAAAACCCAATTGGTAAAACATTTTATGTTCCACAACTTGATGATTGTGTTGAAATAACGGGTATTCAGGATATTAATGACTCATTCTATCCTGTTCTTAGTTTTGATGTTTTTGAAAGTTGTTCAGAATGTGAATTAAATGCTGATAATTCTTATATTTGGTTAACGAGAGAATGTGGTAGTGGTCAAAATAATATCGTCGTTTTAAATTCAAATTCATTCACAACAGGAGATTATGTGAAGGTAGTAAGAGGAACAACTGAATTTCAATGTCACGAATTAATATCCCCATATAACCCTGTAACTGATAATGCTATTGTATCATATATTTCAAATACGGTAACACCATTTAGTGATTGCACATCTTGTAATAGTGGAACATTAATTGGTGCCTCTATTGTTAAATGTGGTGGTGGAGGACAACAGTTTGTTAATATCCCAATTGATATATGGAATATAATGACTTATTTTGACTCTCAATTAGTATTCGTCACTCAAAATTATGGACAATGTTATATTTTATTAAACACTTGTCCATTAGAACCTAATTACACAACAATAACTCCTGTTTCAACATATTATAACTGTATTCAATGTACTTTTGATAATACAAGATTTCCAAGAAGTGCAAATACAGAAACACTAATTTGTGTTATTTGTTGTGATTGTGGATCAACAGGAAGTACAATAACTCAAGTTGCTCCTCCTCATCCTGTATGGACAGATGGATATGGAACTGAGGTAACTCAAATGAATATGGTTACATTAGGCGGAAATGGGTTGAATAATTAAAATAATGTGATATTTATAAATAAAAAACAAAAATGGCAAATTATATTGTAATAAGTTGTACTTCAGGTGAACAATCTATAATTAGTAGTACTACCACTCTTTACCCAAATAATATAATTGATTATTATATTGGTGAAATAGGTCCATATTGTGGAAAAGTAATTTCTGTAACATTAGACACACAAGAAGGTGCGGGAGGTAATCATATATACACAGATTGTTGTGATTGCATCCAAACAGAAATGGATGAATTAATTTCATTAGAATTTAATATATGTGGTGGTGATAAAATTTTGATAGAGTTATCAGGTTTTTGTACTACTTATGGTGATATACCAAACTTGGGAGATGTCTTCCAATTTTCTAATCAATCAACTAATGAATCATTTTGTGCAACACATACAGGTTATTCTTCAGATCCAGGTGAACCCAATATAATTCCTGATGAAGGACCTTTTGGGGATTGTTGGGAGTGTGTCCCAAAAGATACTCCACCAAGAAGTGCAAGCACCGAATCTACCGTATGTGTAATTTGTTGTGATTGTGGAGCAACTGGAAGTACAATAACACAGGTGTCTCCACCTCATCCTGTATGGACAGATGGATATGGTGCTTCCGTGACACAATTAAATATGATTACCCTTGGTGGTAATGGATTAAATTCTTAACGTATTATGAAAACGGATTTAGTAAGTAGAGTAGTAAAAAGAGTTCTTAGAGAGACTCACGAAGAAAGTAATAGATATATGTTCTTTTCAAACCTTCAACAAATGAGAAGACAATGTGATATGTTGTTGGATATGGATCACTCTATGATTGAAGAAATTCTTGAGAATGGTCACGATTGGGCTCAAGATCATATTTCTGAAGCGAAAAACAATATGGATCAAGTTTTTGATTTTTTAATGAATGAAACCAAAAAACACGGAATGCAAATGTCAATGAATATTGATGATGATGATATGATGATGGAAGGACGTAAGAAAACAGGAACTAAATTATGTGCTCGTGGTAAAGCGGCAGCAAAATCTAAATTTGAGGTTTACCCTTCGGCATATGCTAATGGTTATGCGGTACAAGTATGTAAAGGTACAAAACCAGGATTAGACGGTAAAAAACATTGTTCAGGTTCATATTGTTAATTTAACATTTGTCTTAACCAAATTTTTTTCATATATTTTAATCGTATAAATTAATAATATGAAAAAAAGAATAATTAGATTTTTTACTAGGTTAAAACTACGAATGTATTTATGGGCAAAAAGAAGTTCATTCATACCATCCCACGAAGATGAAGAGGTATCATACGAAAAAACTTGTTTTAAGATTTGTTTAAAAACAATCAAACACCCAACAACCAAATTTGACATTGCACCAATGTCTAACAAACGGTACATTGAGAATAAAGATATGGATATTTTTATCACTATGGATTATGGTAGGGTAGATTTAACTAACCATGTATATCACTATAGCGTTAAATTAACTCATAGAGATTGGGAAAGGGTTACCCAAATTTTTGATAATGAAGCGGAGAAAAGAAGATTAAATTACGAGGAAAAAATTAATTCTCAGATTAAAAATTCTCTACACAATGTATTAGAAAAAATTTCTAATCTTTAATTTTGTTTTTTAGAAAAAAAATATTAGTTTTGTAAATATAAAAACAAATAAACATGAAAAATCTATTTTTATTAATCGTATCTTTTTTAATGTCTTTTTATAGTTTCTCACAATTTAACTGTGATAGTATTCACTACATTGATGTGGAACCATTAGTAATTTATAAAAATGGAAAAGAAAAAACTCCAAAATATAATTATCTATTTCATATGATGGCAGATATGGTACACCCATATAAACTATTTTCAAATGAAAAACCATATACTATAGTAGAAAAATCATTTGATGGTAACTGTGTGATTATTGTAGCAATTAAGGATAATTTGTTTAAAACCAAATATGTATTCTCAATACCTGTTAAAGAAGGATTTGATTTTGTAGTCACTAAAAATAAAAAAGATTATATTGTCTGCTCAAAATATAAGATTGAGATAGAAAAACAAAAAAAGGTAGTGTTATAACTACCTTTTTTTAGGTTTGTCACCATATTTCCAGTCAATCATTGAGCAATATGGGTTTAAGAAATCAAAATCAGATTGTTTTTGTCTTTCAATGTCAATAGAGTACTCCTCATATTTTTTAGTTGCCATCGTATCATAATCAACCATTTTTGTATTACAATTTAATTCTACCCTACCAAAAGTACTCATTACTTTTGAAGATTCAACAATTTTTCTACCAACATTATCATAACCATACCAAACCTCATATCCTTTTTGTACACTAATATTGGTGTTATCTATTGGGGTAATCATTTTTCTATCCCACAATTTATCTACCATAAACATCTGAGGAGTTTCCTTTTTTAATCCCATTGAGGTTTCTTCGTTAAGAATTTTTTTTACAATTCTAACTAATTCAGATTCTGTCAATCTAATTGTTTTCATATTTTCATTTGTTTTTTTTCTTGGTTTATAAGATGTCATAATTGGTTTTTGTCCTTTACCTGTTTGAGTGTCTTTTTTCTCGGCTTTTCTTTTTTGTTGACAAGCCGCTTTTTTTGCTGAGTCACTCATTTTACCCGCAACACCTACTGCACGACATTTAGGATATGCACCACTGTCGGAATCACTTCTTCCACAAGGTGGATGTTTTCCATTTACCTTACGACAAATATCAACCCATGGACCTTTTGGTTGTTTAGATCCTTTTGGTTTTTTCTTTGTACCAAACCATACCGCTAAATCCTCTTTAATAGTGTGAACATCATGATCATCTTGTTTGTAAGTCCCGTCAGGATTTTTTTCCCAAACGCCAACTTGTTTTTTGATGTTGTTTTTCATGGTTTTTTGTTTTTTCTTATGATTAATTTCAGTATCAACAAATTCTGTGAATGGAGCCAACAATTGAGGTTTCCATTTTTTAAGTCCAAGTTCTATTGGTCCGGAATATTCTCCCGCAGATATTGATGTTGAACTTTCTTTAATGGGAACAAATTTTTTTCCTTTTCCTGGTGTTGGGTTTATAATATCCCCATCATCATCATTTTGAATTGGGTGATTTTTGAGATACTTTGTAGATTTCTCAGCCTTACCCTCAATTTTTTTAATTTGTTTCTTGGTTTCACTCATTTTACCGTCGTAACTATCATAATCTAATAATGGACTATCATAGTTAGAAACCTTTTCTGTAAATGGAGCTAACTGTGTTTTATCAAATTTTTTTAAACCAGGTCTTAATGGTACAACAAATGAACCTCTAGATCCACTACTATCTGAAGTTGCCTCCCTTAAAATTTTTTTTATAATATCATTTAACATTTTAACAAACTTGTCTATTATTATAAATATCAAACAATATGGAAATGAGTGAAGAACAATCGGAAATTTATGGTAATCTATTTGGGACAATAAATCTTTTAACTGAAGAACATTTAGATATGATTTTATCAACAATAGATAGTAATCATTCCATTTACTATCTAGTTGAGGCAGTTAAGGCTGCTCATAGTAGAGGTGCGTTCACAATTGGGGAGTCTGAGGTAATATCTAAATCAATTAGGGTTCTAACAAAGAATCAGTAAATTGGAGATAATTTCTTATCTCCACACTTTACTCATTGTACCATCTTCATATACCTCAATATATATACCATTTGAAGAAAATTCTGTAACTTCTTTCCCCATTAAATCAATGATTTTAATAACTTTCTTTTCTTTAACTTGGTTATTAATTAATATTGGACCGTATATAGTATATTTACCGTCAAAGTCATATTGTAACAATCTATAATAGGTTAAATTATTACCATACTTTGTGTCTAATAAACTATATTCCATTACTTGATTACTATTACCCGCAGCACCAACTTTATCAACTGTAGTGTATTTTTCACCATCAATTGTGGATTGAATTAAAAAATAATCTGAATTGTGCTCTGATGCAGTTTTCCATAATAAAAGGTTACCTTCCTCAGTTGACATACCATCAAATGACATCAACTCAACAGGTAGGGGATCCTCATCTATTAATTCCATATCATCAATTACCCACCATTCACCATAATTAGAACCACCATAATTTGATCTCATATCTATTCTAATTTGTATTTGACTAATATTTGTTAATAATAAGTTATATGTAGAATACCCAAATCCGGTATTTTCTTGATTACCCGCAGATATTGGTCTATATGTATTTGGTAATCCATTGGCAGTTTCATTAATAATTCCAGTTGCATCAAAACTCCAGTATGAGTTTGACCACCCTTTAATTATAGACTCAATTTGATATGGTCCGTTATTTACCGAAACTCTTACCGTTACAGAATCGGTAACGTCTAAACCACTTCCTGAAAACCCTGTAATATTTTCAGCGTACGCCATAAGTTTAAAAGTAAATCTATATAGTTTATTAGGATTCAATCCAGTTATGTTAGGTAATTGATATCTTTCATATTCACTTCCTGAACCTGACCCCCCAAGACCAAATAAACCAAATGAACTACTATTACTAACATATAGAGGTTTATTTGATGGTCCATCTGAAATTGATGTTGTCCCACCTAAATATGTTGAAAATATGTTTGGGAACTGAGGGTTCGTTGAAAACCCAAACCAGTTATACCCAGATACTTCACAATTATCATTATATAATACTGTTTGTCCGTTTATTACGGAACTTATTAATAACATTAAAAATAGTAATATTTTTTTCATAATCTTTTTTATATAAATATAACTCATTATAAATTATCATAAATAAAAAAAGGAGACAATTTCTTGTCTCCTTTGAGGATTATTTTAAGTTATTGATTATCTCAATTCTCTTAAATCGAATGTACGAACTCCATCAACAGTGATACGACCGTAGAAACGGTTATTAACCATTTTCTTAGCGTATCTTGTCATAATACCTTTGATAGGTGTGAAGTTGAACGGATTGTACATTGTAGGTGTCAATTGTAGAGGTACATACGGTGCGTAGATGTAACCTGTGTCAAGTAACGATGTTCCTTTGTGTCCAATCAAAACTTGGTTTGGTGGGAAGTAAGGATCACGATACACTTGGTAACGTCCTGCTAAAGTACCAACTCTTTCGATACCCATGTTATACTGATCTTGCTCAGGAGATGCGTTAGATACGTGGAAGTATTCTAAATCATCGAAGATTGCAGAAACCTCAGAAGATACAACGATCCAGTTAGCCCCACCTCTCAATGTTGATTTGTGGATTTGTGCTGACAATTGGTTAATCGCAGTAATCAAAGTTTGGTTCCAATCTTTCTGAGTGTAAGATGTAGTTTGTTGGATTCTTCTCCATCCGTTGTAATCCCAACGAAGATTCCAAGCCGCTCCTTTTCTCAAGTCACGAAGAATTTCACGGTCGATTTCAGCTGCTACTTGTTCTGACAACAACGCTGTCAATTCAGCCTCTGCATCGATATTGTGGAATGCCGCAACATCTTGAGCCATTTCAGGTGACCATTGTGCTCTTAGTTTTCTTTCAGATACAGAAACTGTAACAGATTCTAAATCAAAAGAAACCTCACCAATTTGATCTTGGAACTCAAGGTTCTCATAAGTTCTCCAAGCCGCGTAGAATGAAGTACCTGACGCCAAGTTAGCCGTCAATGTAGTTCCTGTGTAACCATCTAATGAAGTGTCACCACAGTCAGCACATGCTGGACAAGATAAATCTACTTCTAAATAGATACAACCATTACCATCACAGATGTTGTAGTAAGAACCACCATTACCTGTTTCAGGGAATGTAGTTCCTCGGTTAGAACCATATTTAACGATTCCTTTACCATATTGTTGAGTAACAACTCTAAACAATAGTGAATTTGGATTACCTTCAGCGTTATAAACAACATTACAAGGTGTTGTACCTGTTAAAGCAGCATTTCCTCTAGGTGCAAAAATTCTTAAGTCAGAAAGGAAAGTTTCAGAATCAACCTCATTTCCATCAGGACCTATTAATTTTCCGTAACCTTCAATTTGATTCCATCCACAAAGTTTAACAATAACTTTTCTTACTTGAGAACCTGATGAGTAAACATAATTATCCAAATCACCATTACTCCATGCTTGTACGCTAGTTTCAGCAGTTACCGCTGACCATTTTCCTTTTGAGTAATCAAACAATCCTGGAGGATCTAATTGTCCTTCAGCACCTTCGTAGAATAAATCATAAAGATTTTTCTTATATGCATTTGCATTGTCAGGGTATCCAGCTCCAATTACTGATGAATCAACTGATCCACCGTTGTTATTAGGTGCTCCTACAGGTGCGTAGTGTGAACCACCACCAACATAGTTATTTGCTGCAGTTTGTTCAGTTCCTGTTTCATAACCTTGGATACGAGGTACGAAGTAGAACAATTTACCGATAGGTAAGTTCATTGCTTGTACTGATACGATATCGTTAGCCAACAATTTAGAGAAAACTCTTCTTACGATAGGGAAAACAACTGTTTCGAACGCTCCGTTAGAACCTTCAGAAGTTGCTTCGTTAATTAAGAAAGAAGCTTGGTTTTCATACAACTGTGCTACATTTTCTTTTAGATGTCCTTTAAGTCCATCAAGGAACCCTAATTTGTCCCATTTGTTAATAGTATCTTCTTTGATAACTTTAAGGTGCTTTAACCCAATATTACCAACAAGACCTGATTCTAATAATGCTCCCATTTTTTTTGGTTTTTTATTTGTTTTTAGTTTATTTTTATTTTAATTTTCCCATTAAATCTTTCATTCTCAAGAATTGTGGATTTTCATAAGTCTTAGATTCAATTAGATTTACTGCCGATCCACTTGATGGAGTCTTAACAACATTTCTTTCAATTGATTCTGTGATTGTGTTATCCGTAGTACTTGTGTTTGAAAGTTCGTTTTTAATAGATTTGTAAAGATTTTTTGATTCTTTAAGAGTATCTACACTGTCAAATCTTCTTAAGATGTTAATCTTTTCTTGTTTAGTTGTAGAATGTTCTGTAAACAATCTCGTAGCGTAAGCTAAGTTTGAATTGAATACCGCAACTTCATTTAACTTTGTTCTGAAAAGGTTAAGTGCCTTTCTATACTCTTCATTTTTTTCTCTAAGTAAGTTTAATTCACCGTCAGTAGATTCAACTCGTAAATGTCTTGGTGCTGCTTTAGGTTTGTCTAAACCTTTTCTACCAAATCTTTTACCTGAACCTAATGTTCTTGAAGCCTCTTTAGTCTCTACCTTTTTAATTGTTGTAGATTTTTTAGGTTCTTTACCAGTGTTAACTTCCTCTTTATATTCAAATTTAGCTTTACCCATTCCAACACCTCTAGTTCCTTGTTTTTTCTTAACATCGAAACCACCTTCTTGGTTAGGTTTTTTACCGTATTTGAATTTTGATGCGTTACCCATTCCAACTCCTTTAGATTTGAATTTTGAGGATTCCATAACATACTCTTCTTCCATGTCGAAATAATCATCTTCAATAGATTCCATGTCATCCATGTCAAGTTCTTCTTCTTCGTTACCCATGTCGTCAAGTTCTAACTCATAAATAACTCCTTCAGTTTCTTCGTCTCCAAAATCCATTTCGTCTTCAAAGCCCATTTCGTCTTCGTCTTCAAAATCCATTTCGTCATCGTACATTTCGTCCAATTCCATTTCGTCTTCGTCAGATTCTCCAAGTTGGATGATGTATTCTACATCTTCATTATCATCAGATAAATGTATCATTTCATCATCTTTTTTTACAATGATTCCATCTTCATCTCCCATTGCCTTAAATACACGAAGAATTTCTTCATCTGAGGCTCCTGTTAAATCAATGGTATCATCTTCGACATCCATGTCCATATCCATATCTTCATCGTCGAAATCCATATCAGTATTCACTTCCATGTCTTCATCGTCGAAATCCATATCCATTTCCATTTCGTCGTTATCAGCGTCGGTATCAACCTCAGCATCTAAATCAATCTCATCTTCCTCTTCTTGTTCGTTCAGAGATTCTTTTACTAATTCTTTGATTTCTTGCTTCATTGTTGATGCAAGTATTCCTTGTGCGTTTTCCGCGATAACATCCTCCAAATTCTTTAATTGGATAAATGTATCTTCTACTAATGATTCTTTTTTGCTCATTATTTTTTGAATAGTTTTACAGATAAATACTTGACATTTTCAAAAAAATCAGTTTAATACTATTTTTAGATAAAAAAAATTAAATTTTGAGCATAAAAAAAGGATGAACATTTGTCCATCCTTATAATTTAATCTTTAGTAATTTATTCAATTACTTCATCAATTTTACTCTCTGTAATTGAAGTGATTCTCCAATCCATTGTATAGTTTTCATATACTTTAGTAACTTTAGCTTCCACATCAGTTGGGGAATATCCCAAAACTAATTTTTCTTCTCTTACTTTTTTAACTTTACCCGATTCTGTATCTAACAAATCAGAAGTGATCTTTGCCACAAAATATTTTTCTCCTTGTTCCATAAATTTTTATTTATCCAAATAATCGGATAAACGCTTCATTAAGTCAAGTGATTTGTTTCCCGTACTACCAACATTTCTTTCCACTGCCATTTTTTTATCTTCCTCAAGATTCTCGTCAAACTTCATTCTGTCGTTTTTATCTAAGAAAAGATATGCACCAGGAGTAGATGGTGATGATACTAAGTCAAAACAAATTAATTCAAAATCATCCTGTACCTCATTTTGTTCTCCCACTTTTTTAAGTGAACCAACACCACGAGAAGAAATACCTAAAGTAACTCCTTGTCTTAAATAGTTCGCCGCTAAATCTCCTTTAGTAGAACAGATACCACTTTCGTGAAATCCTGGACTTGTTAATAATTTTAACTTACCTAACAATACAGGTCCATCCCACCATACTTCAGTAATTAAATGGGAAACTCTGTCTAAATCAATTAATGAAGATTCAGGGTGATTAAGTTCTGACAATGCAGTTCCCTTCTCAATCATCTTCTTATAATTTTCTGCTTCACGCTTTAATACTTTCTCAGGATATACTCTACCATTTCTATTTGGGGTATTGTATTTTTGTAACACCGCATAGAACTCAAATGGTTTTGAGTGATCTAAAAAGTTTTTAGATTCTTTAATTATATCTGAATTATATTTGTCTGAAGGATCAATATAACCGGCATCGTATTCAATAAGAATTCCTCTGCCGGTTTCATTCGGTCCTAATATTCTGTTTTGGTTCATATCAAAAGTTTTCTATATAAATATTAAACTTTCTCCATTTTTACCTTTGGTTTTTTTATATTCCCGTTTTTTGTCAAATAAAATTTAAAATGTTCGTTCTTATTTAATACATCATCATAAACTCCTTTAATAATACTTTTTAATTTTCTTTTTAGTTTCATGTCCTTGAAATCTACCTCATCTATTAAAAATAAGTTTATCTCAAGATTTAAGAATGATTTTTTCTTTATATGTAAACCACTTGTTCTTAAATCCATGTCCACAATAAATTTATCATCAAATAATGATTTATCTATATTGTCATAGACTGAATGTTTAATTGATCGGCACATATTTTGTGTAATTCTTACCCAATTCTCATAGTCTTCTTTTGGTTCCACCCAAGTTTGTAAATTAAGATAAAGTGATTTAAATTCTTTTGAGTCTACCGTCCCATAGACTACCTTTGATGTTCTAAAACCATTAATTTTGGCGGTTTTTCCTTTTTTCATAGATGTTTCTCATACTATCGCGTTTATTTTCCAAAAAAATAAGTATTTTTGTGATATATATCAAATACCAATAAACCAATAAAAAATTATAATGTTAATAGTTAGAGTGAATAAAAATGGGGATATAGAGAAAGCCCTTAAAGAACTAAAAAGTAAAGTTATTAGGACTCGTCAAAATTCTCTACTCAATGGTAGAAAAGAATTTAAAAAGAAGTCAATCTCAAAACGAGAAATTAAGAACAGAGCTATTTATCGTCAAAAATTTATGAACGATTAAAGATTTTCATTCAATTTTTGTAACTTAAAATAACCAACCTTATCAAAAGATTCATTTTGAATTTTCTGTATTGTTTCGTCTATTTTAGAAGTTACATCATTATCTTGCTCGCTTTCTTGTAGTCTTTCTAATTTAGAAATTACTTTTCCTTTAAGGATTAAGTAAGACTCCTTTATAGTTTCATCATCAGATGACAAAAGTTTTTTCAGTTCAGTTTTATCTGATTCGTTTAAACTTTCAATATAGTTTGATGCCGTTTTGTTTGCAACACTAACCATAGTTTTTATTGGGACATTAATAATCTCTTTTTCTTTTTTTGGTTCTTTCTTTAGATTCTCTAAAATTGTATTTTTACTTTTAATTTTAGATTCTAAATTTGTAACATTGTTAGAAAACAAATCATCCACCAATGTGTAGTTATTTTCACATTGTATGTGTCCCACCCACGATTGAATTTCTCTCAATTGGTTAGGGTTAATTTTATTGGTTAAATTTTCATAAACAATAATACTTTGATTTATATATTCACTAGCAATGGACTCATTAAGTCCTTTATTAGAATTTAACTCGTCATATAAATAAAACATTCTACTAATGTTTTTGTTTTTAAGTACCAACTCTTTAAAGATAAACATATTATCTTTTATTGATTCGTTCTTATATGACTCAATCAATATATTTTCTATCTGTGATTTTAATAAACCAAATTTCATAATCTTTTTTATTTATAAATATCAATCTCTTAACAATTTGCTCAATTCATCCTCAATTGAACCTAAAGAATTTCTCGCTCTACTTAAGTCAATGTACGAATCACCATGAATATCATCACTTTCTAATAAAATATTTAAATTATTTTTTTCTTTATTTTCAGGTAATGTTTCTCCTCCTGGTAGTGGTGGTTCCGCTCCTCCACCTGGCTCAGGACCCATCGGTGGCATTCCTCCACCCATAGGTGGTTCCCCTCCTCCTTCTGCTGGTGCCGCACCTGCAGTTTGAGTTGATCCTGATTTAGTTTTGTATAATTTATCAACAGTATCAAACATTCCTGTATGTGTAATAATTGTTGGTGTATTTGTAAGTTCGGCAGCAACTGCTCTCTCTAATCTAATTTGTTGTACATCTAATTTAATATCCTCATCAGAGAAACCGAATATATGTTTCTTAGCCCAAGTTGCTGATGTTGGTTGAATTGTGTTTGGTATCTCAGTAACCAAATCTTTATATAAAAGAACTTTTTCTTTCCATACATCAACCATTAACAAATCGGCTTGTTTTGATGGGTTAGTAAGTCCTAATGTAAAGTTTTGTAACTCGTCTTCAAAACCTAATAAGAACAAGTGAATGATTGCAATTTTATTCATTTCTGCAATCATACTTTTTTGAATTTTATTAATAGTCCTTGCAAAACGAATATCTTGTAATGATAGATTTTTACCGTCACCAACTACCTCTTCAAATCCTAAATATGCCTTTGGAACTCTCAATGCGGTTACCAATTTCTTTTGGATATATTCAATATCCGCAATTTCAGATAAGTTTTGAGCTCCTGGTAATGTCTCAATCGGCATTGTTTGTGTAGCATCTCTAACAGGTACAAAATAATCTTGATCCACCGCCATTTGGTTAAATCTTAAATCAACATTTCCTGTTTTTGAGTCAACCACTTGATCTCGTTTAAACTTATTTGCAACCCTTTGTACATATGGTTCAACATCCTTATCGTCCATGTTTCCAACAAACACTTTAAACACCCTTCTTTCAGGTGCTCTTGATGTTCTATATATTAACATCGCATCTTCAGACAACATTAACTGTTTCCAAATTCTTCTTGCCTTCTCAAGCATAGATGTTCCATAAGGAAGTTTTCTATCGTCACCCAATAATCTAAAGTGAGCAACCTCCCAAGAATTAAATTCCATATCTTTAACCTTCCAATGAAATCTTAAACCTTTAGATTTGGGATCAACTTCAGCATTTGTTGATTTAGCTGCCATACCTCGCTCCAATCTTTCGATTTCAATGTTAGGTAATTGCATACAACCAACAATTCCTTTTTCAGGATCAAGTTTTAGATAAACAAAATTATCACCATACTTACAAGTGTTTCTTGTCCACATTGCAAGATTGGTATTAATATCCAATACATTATTAAACAAATCTGCTAATATTCCTTTTATTCTTTTTGATTCAGAATATATTTGGAGTATATACCCGTTTTGATCTGCGGTTGTCGATTCCTCAGAATAGATATCCAAAGCGGTAGAAATCTCAGGTGTAAATTCCATAGATTCATAATCATAAAATGAAGCCAATCTTGTTGGTTCATAATAAATCGCTTGTGTATATAGATTATTCTCAATTTTTGCCCATTGTCCTGATAGGTACAATGATTGTTGAGTTTGTAGTTTTTCAAGTTCGTATTCTTTCTTATCTGTAGTTCTTAATAACTCTGTCTTATCAAGTTTGTATGTTGGTAAATCTTGACCTAATAAAGAATTCGGACCAAATGCTTGAGATAATCTTTGCCAAATAGTTAGATTATTTTGATTTTGTTCCATATTGACTATTTAATTTTATTTATATAATTTTAATCACTTTTATCTATAAGTATAGAATTAACTGTTAGATGTGGTTCCTGAACTTGTTGATTGTTCATTATATGTCTCAGGTAAAGAACCTTTTTTATTTGAGAATGTTATAACGAATTTTTTTGCACTCAAAATAGGTTGCCCAGGTACTATCATCGTACTGCCAGCAATAAGTTTACCTGATTTTTTTCTACTTGATAATCCCATACTATATTTTATTATAAATATTATCTAATACCAAATAACCAACCATAGTTTTCATAATCCTTTCTACTAATACTTGAATTATCTCTAAATCTATCTTGATTCATATGTGGAATTACGGGATTAAAATCAATTACATTTTTAACTGATTCATTATTATTTACCGTCCAAGATTCTAACATTGCTTTAGTTTGTTCAGTTACTTTCTCTAAACTTGAGAATGAGGACTCCCCAACATATAATGCCATTGATATGGACATAATTAAATCATCGTGATGTCCTTTTTGGTGATCCGGTCTACCATTCACATATACGAATGTATTCATTTCATTATATAACCTTGAACTATATATCCTAAACTTATGTCTCATTCCTTCCTCAAAAGCGGCAATTATTTGAACTCTTTTGTTATTAAAGTTGATGCCAGGAATTTTATCAAGGGCTTTTGGATTGTATTTCCAAGTATTATTTAAATCAATACCATCAACATACATATTTTTATATCCAAGTTCTTGTAATTTTCTTGATGTTGCAATTCCCATACCACCAGTGATATCAATTACAATATATGCTGAATACATATTTCCCCATTTATATGCAATTTCTGCCAATACATCAGGTGGAATTTTTCCAATGTATTCCAATACTTGTTCTCTTTCATCAAAATCAATGATTTGTATTGTACTAAAATCCTCACTATCACCACGAGAAACATCAACCCCCATAATATATTTGTGCCCAACAATAGGTTCCTTCCATATCCATAGTGAATTTCCCATCATTTTATTTTGGGGGTCTTTAACCATATTTTCACGAATAGTCTGTAACATCTTTGAATCAAACACATTATCTCCTGATCCAAGGAAGTTACATTCCAACTCCTGAGAAACTTTTCGTTTATCATATTTAAGTTTCTTAACCATTCTTTCAAACCAATCTGAACAAGGTTTGTAACCTGAATCCATTATTGTTTTAAGATCATCATAATTTCTTGTTTCAAATGGGATACCTTCCCAACTTAATATTTTATCTTCAGGATATTCTTCTTTATTTAACAAATAATGGATAATATCTTCAGTTTTAACCAAGTATAAATCTTTTGTGTAACGAGGATCTCTAAACCAATACATTTCTGTAATTTTAAAGTCGTTCATATTTCTTAATGCCTGATCATATATTTCATAGTAAATTGGATCATAACCATTCGGTGTTGATACCACGATTACTTTACCCCCTGTAGATAGGGATGCCATACAAGCCGCCCAAAAATCACTATCCGCCTCAATAAACGCCGCCTCATCAAATATAAGAACCGTAGGGGTAAATCCACGAAGGGCATCCTTTGATGTTGCAACCGCTTTAACTTCACATCCGTTATTTAATTTGTAGTGTTTTTGTGAATTTTTTTCTGCGGCAAAATCAATCCCAACCCATTTCGGCCATTGTCCAACAAACCCTCTAATCTTATTCGCCATCTCTAAAGAGGTGTCCAATTTGTTGGCAATAATTAGAATTTTTTCAGGTTTATTTTTCTTTGCGAACGCTAATTTTTTTGATACCCATGCCGCAGTTACGGTGGATACACCCGCTTGACGATATTTTAATGCAATATTTTCGTTAAAACTTTCGTAATCATTTAATAATGAAACTTGATCGGGGAATAATTGTAATGGGACATATTGTGATACCGTATTGTCGTAAGTTTGTAAATATGTTTTTAATGCGTATGGAGTATCCTTCATACATTTTACATACTCCAACATTACCTGTTCTTTAGTTAAACTCATAAAACCATTTAGCAATAAATATCAAAACCCCCAGTTATTTACATAAAAGGGGGTTTTATTAATAATTTAAGTAGATTATAAACCTAATTTTGATAAGGCATCGTCATCCTCCTCATCTTCTTCGTTATCACCACCTTTATATTTCTGATAGTCCGATTTTGCCCTTCTAAGGATGTCCTCAAAAGTTCGTTTTACTTTATTATTATCTTCTTCTCTTTCAGAAACAACATTTGACATAATTTCTTTTAAGAATCTATCTGCAGGAATACCATAAAGAATTCTCTCAAAGAAAGGAATATAAATTTTACTTCTTTCATCTAAGACTAATTCATCAGGTAATAAAGTTCTTAATTTTCTAACAAGTTCTGCACCAACTCTAAATTGCATTGGTTCATTAGAAAATACATCTGTCTTACCCATAATATCTTGAGCCATTCCTGGATCCATACCTCTCCATTGTTCTCTTGATGCAACAGAACCAAAACCTTTAATTAATTCGTGTAATAAAATTGGGAATATTATACCGTTTGCTACTACAACATCCATACCTTCACCTTCTTCACCACCTTCATCATCTTCGTCTTCACTCTCAACACCAGATGAACCAGCGGCATTTCCTCCCATCATCTCAATCAAATCTTCTTGAGTAAAATACATTAAGTCATTTGCAGACATAATCTTATTGTATAATGAATATAATCTTGGATCAATCTCGTCTAACCTATTTTTAAATGCTTGATACGAAAATTGTCCTCTTTTACCTTTACCTTGAATCAATGCGTTAATAACATGCCTCTTTTCAATTTCAAGTTGTCTTTGTTCTTCCGGTGTCAACTCGTCAATATCAAATGAAAAATCTGAAGGAATTTGTAATTTAGGTAAATCCTTTTCCTTCATTTGGAATTGACTTGGGTTAATTTTTTTCTCATTTAAAAATGCGTCAACATTAATAAACTCAAATCCGTATCTAGTTCCTGCACCTTGGATTGGTGACTTACTGATGTCACCATTTTCTATCGCTTCATTTATAGTTAATGAATAATCCATCCATCCTTCTTCTTTCGCCGCAATTTCTACCGCCAAATCTTTTAACTCATCTTTATGCGATGACTCTATAACCATTGATTGTTGAACCGCTCTCATTTGTTCCATCATAATAGATCTCATCACATGAGGGTCAGTTATGTTTTCTTGAGTACTAAAATATCTTTTTACATAATCAACAATCTCTTTAAATCTTGTCCCTGCAATTTTCTCAACATCAGAAACACCACCTTTAAAAGCTCTGTTCTTAGCGTAAATGTTCTCAGGATCTTCAATTCTTCTTTGAGTTTTTGGATCCATTCTTTCAGGATAATCACCATAATCAATTGGTGCTTCTTTAATTATTTTCCTGATTAATCTTTCTAAGTCTTTATCTACCATCTTATTATTTTAACGCTTGTTTTATCTGACCCATAAAAGTCATTTTAACATCCTCTTTATTACCACCTCTTGGACTTTCTTTTACACCAGGATTTGGGTTTTTAAAAGGGTTACCTCTTCTTTTTGGTGGATTCTTTGTTCCAGGTTCTTTTTCTTTTGTTCTTTCTTTCTCTTTTGTTCCTTGTTCGTCCATTGGTGATTTACCCACTGAAAATACTTTACCGATTGGTTTATCCATTTTTTTCATTTCTATTCCTGATTCATCAGAGAACATAGACATTTTTTTTGGATTCCTCAAGATCATGCTTTCAGATCTTTCTTGAATTGTTTTTTTGATTTCACCTTTAGTTAATTTAGGGTTGACATGGTTATAAACCATCTCAACGATTCTATCCTCAAGAAATTTTTCATAACTTTCTTTTTGAGCCTTCTTTTTATAATCAACCGTTTTTTCAGGATGTTTCTTTTTTGGGTTTTTTCCATAGTCTTTTTTTGTTGTGTCGTCCGAAAATTCTTTCGCCATATCACACCATTTCTTTTTTTCCTTACCTTTAGATTTATTACATTTAGCCCAAAATAATCCTTGTTGTGCTTTGGACTCAAATTTTTCTTCCAATTCAACAGATGCGTTAGGATCTGATTTAGTTACCATATTTTGAACCGCTTCCATATCTTTAGGGTTTTTTAATGGTTGATATACGGTTTTAGTTACCGCCTCTTTAGATTCTTCTTTTTTAAATCTTTCCGCTAAAACTTTAATTTGTTTTTCCGACATATTTGTTAAAGTGGAAAAATGAATTCCATTTTCCAACAATACAGTAATAGGGTTTTTAGTTCTCATATACCACTTTTTTTTCAAACTCAAGAACGATATCTCGTTCATATAATTTATTTTTTACTTCTTCTTCGGTTTGTCCAAATTTGAAGACTAACCTTTTTGTTACTGAGAAATCTAACTCTTCAGTTTCTTTTTCCCAACCTAACGCAATAACATCGTCAGTCGCGTCTATAAGTGAAAAAACATCGGAATCCTGAATTAATTCCAATGTTATTTCTCCGTTCCTTAATACACCAACTTTTTTAACATACTCAATATCTGGAGGAAGTGGGTAACCATTTGCAGGTTTTGATTCCCAATTTTCACCCCAAACTTCTAAGGTATCTGAAAATATAAATTCATAAATATTATCACCTTTGTAGTTTGGTCCCAAACCATTGATGTATATTAATTTATTCATATAATCGTTCCGTTTGGTGAAATTCTAAATTGATTTTCGTTTACTTTGAATATCAAATTTTTCTTATTTGTAATTCCAATTAAACTTGCTTTTTTATTTTCACTCAAAAATTTAACCGCCATTCTTTCTTGACGAACTGTTTCAGACAATCTTTTAATTTCAGATTTAGTTTCAAGAATATGGTTTCTTAATTCTCTTCTTCTTTTTTCTTCATTTAATTGTTTTTCCTTATTGTCAATTTCAAAGTATTTTTTAATAATATTATCTACTTTGGATTCTCCAAATGTTCCGTGTGAGAAATGATTTTCATCATCATACATTCTTCTATGTTTTCTTGCACCTCTCATTGTATAATCATCTTCTTCATCTTCAAAACCCATTTCGTCATCAAATCCAAACTCATCCTCTTCTTCTTCGTCACCGAAATAACGACCTCTCATAGTTCCCAACTCTTCATCATCACCATCACCGAACATTTCATCCATACCAGGTAATTTTTTACCTAATGATGACGAATAGGCCCCTTTAAGTTTATTCATAAACTTATCACCTAAATTTTGCATTTCAGCCATTTCTCCTTCAGCTGGTGGTGGAGGTAATTCTTCACCTTCTTCTCCTTCAGGTGATGGTTCCATAGGTTCTTCAGTTTCCATACCACCTTCCTCAGGCATTCCTTCTTCATCACCCTCAAAACGAGCAACAATTTCATCAACATCATCTTCATCTAATGTTGTTAAGTCTAATGACGACAATATTGAGTTAATAACATATTTAACATCATTCCCATCCATACCTTCTTCATCTTCTTCTCCATTTGATTCAAAGTCACGAATTTTTTGTGCTAATTTTCCTGTTAATTTTTGTATTGATTTGAATGTTACTTCTTCTTCATTTTCTTCAGTATCTTCCATGCCCTCATCTTCCATTCCTTCTTCTGATGGTGGAGGAAGTTCTCCTTCAGGTTCTACAGGAACATCTTCAGGTGCGGGAACAGGTGCCGGAGCGGGTGCTGCAGGTGCCGGAGCGGGTGCTGCGGGTGCAGGTGCTTGTTCATCAAGTTCATCCATACTGTTTGGATCCATATTTAATTTTTCTGACATATTCTTCTTAAGGTAAAATTTCTTTTCTTCACCAAATAATGAAACCTCTTCTTTATTTTCGTGAAGAGTATTTAATTCTTTAGCCATTAAATTCAGTCTTTTTAAAGCCTGAGAATAAGATGAATAATATTTTCTATTTTTCATAGGTTCAATATAGTCAGAAACACCCTCAGAAATTTGGTGTTTAATAATGTAACCTGATTTTTCTTTAATTATTTCATATCTATTACCATCAGCAAGAAAACGAGAATATTCTTTTGATTCGTTTTCATTAACAGGATTTGGCATATGTTCGTTATAACGAGAAATTTCTATAATTCTCTTAATTTTATCCATTCCTTGTAGTTTTTCACTACCTATCGGTCTTAAACTTCCCATTTTGTTTTTTTTTATAAAATTATTTTTTTATATAAATATATCATAATCATCGTTTATTAACATTACGATTAAATATGAGATTTTTTTTTAGTTAATAGATAACTTTTTATCTAAAAATTCATTACCAAAGTTATATAACTTTTCAATGTACCCATTTCTTCTTAACATCTTAAACACCAAATTCTCGTTTGAGTATTCTCCGTCTTTTTCCAGTCCACAGGTTCTGTATTTTTTTAACTTATCTTTGTATTTCTTTATTAATTCTTTTGCAGTATCAATATCCTCATCTTTCATATTATTAATAACACCATCAATAATATCCATCCATTGTTTTGCTTTATTTTTAATTTGTTCTTTATCAATACTAACAGATTCTTTTTTAGGATTATTAGCCCACTCATCAAACAATACTGAATATACTCCACTACTAAAATGAGTTTCTTCTTCGTCCTGAAGATAAAGTTCTACATCATATCCATATATTGTTATATCGTGATTATCATTGAAAAGAATTTTTTTAAGGTTGAAAAATTCTTTATATAAATCAATTTGATTGGTTGGGAATTGGTTAAAATTCGCAACAATATGTAAGTCAACATCTGAATATTTTGACCAATTATAATTAGAAAGAGAACCTGTCATTATCACATCTGTAACAACAATATCAACACCTAAAAAATCAATAAATTCATACGCAATCTCAAGTAACCTTTCTCTAATATCAGGTTTCATTTTAGAGTTACTACCCTTACCATCCCAAATTTTAGGGTTTAGTTCTTTTTGAACTTTAAAACTTGAAAGAATATCATCGTGTTTATCCATCTATAATAAATACAATGATTAATTAATTTATTTAAACTTTCTTATATTTGAAAGTTTTTGCTATTTTTGAACTAAAGAACTTACCTTGTGATTCTGACATTCTAAATTGAGTATAAGTTTGATGTGGTACCTCATCATATTCATATTGTGTTCCATTATTAAACTCCACCATTAATTTTTTAGTGATTGTATCATAAACTGTCTTTTTGATATTACTTGATTGTATTTCATTTATGATTGTTGTTCCTGAAATTTCTTCTTTTGTAATTGCCATAACTTTTTTTATTTAAAAATAAATATGGTAAAAAAAAAGTCCACCGAAGTGGACCTTTTTTTACAACAAACTAATCACTTTATTTTTCTTTTCATCTTTAAACGGGAGAGTTATTGTCAGAATTCCATCTTTTACCTCCGCAGTTACCTTTTCATCATCGTACTTATTACCAATGGTATATGTTCTTGAAATTGAGTGGTTTTTTATTGGGGACTTCAAACCGTTAATAATAATTGATCGTTTTCCCTCAATGTGTAATGTCCCATCTTTTAATTCAACCTTTAAATTGTCTTTATTATACCCTGGTAAATCCATAATACATACAGTGGATTCATCTGTCTGATAAGTTTGTAATAAGTTAGTTGGTTTTGTTAATGTGTAAAATTCATCAAAAATTGTGTTAAACATTTTTTTATTTTTTTTATTGGTTTATTTTTGTCCCTCATTTTACTAAATGCGTGCCAAAATCATAAAACTGACAAAATGTCAGTATATAAAAAAAATGAATGACAGGTTGACAAAATAATATACTTTTTGTTTTTTTTAAATTACATTTTTAAAAAGTTAAAAAATGATTGAATATATGGATAACGATGACAAAAATAAAAAGCCTTCTGACAAAGGAACTCCTGTGTTGGATAACTTTAGTAAGGATTTAAATAAACTCGCAAGTGAAGGTAAATTAGATCCTGTTGTTGGTAGGGAAAAAGAAATTATGCGTATCGCACAAGTCCTTTCAAGGAGAAAGAAAAATAATCCAATTATTGTTGGTGAACCAGGTTGTGGTAAAACCGCAATTGTAGAAGGATTGGCAATGAAGATATTTGAGGGAGATTGTCCAAAGAATTTAACAGATAAAAGGATTGTATCTTTAGATATGAATTCCATTGTTGCAGGTACCAAATATAGAGGACAATTTGAAGAAAGAATGAAGGTTATTATTGAAGAACTTCAGAATAACCCCAATATCATTGTTTTCATTGATGAGATTCACACAATAGTTGGTGCTGGTAGTTCTTCAGGTTCATTAGACGCATCAAATATCTTCAAACCCGCATTGGCAAGAGGAGAAATCCAATGTGTTGGAGCAACAACATTAGATGAGTACCGTAAGAACTTTGAGAAGGATGGTGCATTGGAAAGAAGATTCCAAAAAATTATTGTTGATCCATCAACCAAAGAAGAAACTTTAATCATCTTAAAAAATAGTAAATCAAAATATGAGGATCACCATAAAGTTTTATATAATGAAGAAATATTAGATTTATGTGTTGAGTTGGCGGACAGATATATTACAGATAGAGAGTTTCCTGATAAGGCGTTTGACATCCTTGATGAGGTTGGTGCAAGATCTCAAGTAGACATTAAATTACCTGAAATAATTGAAAAACTAAAACAACAAGCTTCAGATATAAAAGAAGAAAAACTTCAGGTAATTAAAAGTCAAAAGTTTGAGATGGCTGCCGAACTTAGAGATAAGGAACGAAAAATTTTAGGTAAGTTAGAAGAAGAGAAGAAAAAGTTTGATGAGGAATTAAAAATCAAGAAGAAAGAGATTAATCCTGAATTAGTTTATGAGGTTGTTTCAAATATGACTAAGATTCCTGTTAATAAAATTACAATAGATGAAACAAAATCTTTGGTAGGTTTAGAACAAACATTAAATGATTTGGTTATTGGACAATCTGAAGCGGTAGGAAAAATTTCCAAAGCAATCAGAAGAAACCGAGTGGGGATTAAAGATCCAAATAAACCAATTGGTTCATTCATTTTCTTAGGTTCCACTGGTGTTGGTAAGACATTCTTAGCAAAAAAATTAGCAAAAGAAATTTTTGGTAGTGAAGATAATATGATTAGAGTTGATATGTCCGAATACCAAGAGAAACACACAATCTCAAGATTGATTGGTTCACCTCCAGGATATGTAGGACATGAAGAAGGTGGACAATTAACAGAACAAGTTAAAAACAAACCGTATTCTGTAATCTTATTTGATGAGATTGAAAAGGCAAACAAAGACATCTTCTCAACATTACTTCAGATGTTGGATGATGGTCATATCACAGATAGTTTAGGAAGAAAAATTAACTTCAAAAATTGCTTGATAATTATGACATCAAATATTGGTGTTAAAAAATTACAGGATTTTGGATCAGGTGTTGGTTTTAAGAAAAGTAATTATGTTGAGGAAGAACAAAAAAGGGATATTTTAAAGAAAGAATTAAGTAAGTTCTTTGCGCCTGAATTCTTAAATAGAATTGATGATGTAGTTATATTCAATTCATTGAAGGAGAATGATATTGATAAAATTGTTAAATTAGAAATTGATAAATTAATTAAACGATTGGAGTATATGAAATATAATGTCTCATATGATGAATCGGTTATTAAATTTATCTCTAAGGTTGGATTTGACGAACATTATGGTGCAAGACCAATTAAAAGAGCAATACAAGATAAAATTGAAGATTTAATTTCGGAAAAGATTTTACTTGAGGAGGTGTTTGAGAATAAGGAATACACTTTGTTCATTGATGGTGAGGAGGATACCCAAACAATCAATATTAAAGAATTGGTTCCAATAGAACCAAAGAAAAGAGGTGGTAGAAAGAAAAAGGAGGTTCAATAACCTCCTTTTTTTATATATGTTTAGAATAACCCAGTTCGTCAATCATTAGTTTACCAACTTTAATACCGTTGTAAACATCATCAACAACAACATATTCATTTGCCGTATGATAACGGTAGTAACCGATTGAGATATTAAAACAAGCAATATTATACTTAGTTCTAATAGGGTAGATATCCGTATATGGATGTCTATGGTATTTTGTGTTGGATGGGAAATGTTCCGTAATTAACTTACCCCCAACCTCAAAGAATTTACTCTCACGATCAAACATATTAACCCCCATCAAAAATTCAGAAATCATATTGTTCTCAGGTGCATCAAACTGAATGGCATATCCCGTATTCTCAAAGAACTTTGGATCAGAATTAAACGAACCTTTACAACCAGTTTCCTCAGAAACAAAAAATGCCGCTTTCAGATTAGGTAATTCTTTCAATAACTCCAAACAAGCATAAACCCCACACTTGTCATCACCACCAATACCCGTTGGATTGCCTTCGTCATTATATGCCTTCAGGGATAATTTAACATTACCCTGAGCATCAGGTAACATTTCCTCAACAACATTAATTGTGTCAATGTTATGTACCGTATCCGTATGGGCAACAACACAAGGAAAAAACTCAATGTTTTCATCGGTTTGTTTGGTTGCATACACATTGTAAAATTCATCAACATAAAAGGGGATGTTATTTTCATCCAACCAGTCACAGATAAATTGTACCATTAAATCTTCTTGATAAGTCTTTGTGGGAACCGACAAAACTTCTTTCAGTAATTCATAATTTCTTTCCATATAACAAATATATGGAATTAAATCAAATTAAAAAAATTTTGTCTCTGATTTTTCGTATTTCATTAAATAATTCGTATTGAGTTTGCATTCTATGTAATTCGTCATAAGTTACAGAACGCTTTTCCTCACGATTATCACTTTCATTATTCCTGAAAGATATGATTATTTTATTTGTTGAGGGGTCAACATCATCAACCTTAAAATATAAATTTTCTTTAGTTTTAATCTTATTCCATTTATCAAAACCAAATTCCTTTTCTACCGCATTTTTTACATCGTAAAATTCCTCAACATCCACAAATTTTTCATCATCTAAAATATGTTCATATATTCTTGTTAAGTTCCAATTTGCTGATCTATTAAATGACTCCATATCAAAATTAGTACAGCTGGTATTCCAATACATTTCATTATAATATGAATTCACAGACACTTTGTTAACCTCCAATATTTTTTTGAATAGGTCAAAAATAGTCCCACTTTGTAAACCAAACATATCAAATAATCTTATTAAGGTATTGACGGAACATTTGTACTTATACAATGGAACAACTTCTTTAATACCTAAATTATAAAATTTATTACTGAATTCATCAATAACTTCATCTCGTATAATATCCATTCTACAATTGTGTTCTATGTCTGACCATTCCCACATTATATTATCTATCTCACCTTCGTACTCCTTATATAACAATTTTGATTTATTTGTAAAATCCATTTTAACCGAATCTTTAGAGATAAAATGCGCGATTCTATCAATAAGTTCTTTGTTTTCATCATTTAGATAACTTGCAACATATCCTTGTTCCCATTCTTCTTGTAATTGGTACCTATCAAAATCATTTTGGTATTGATTAGATAAAAATAGTTTAAGATAATAGATATCATCCTCATCTAGTAAATCAGAGTATAATTTTAAGTAATCGTCATAATCAGAAAATACAATATTTACACTGCTTAGTCCAGGTTTGTTTTCATTAAATCTAATATCATCTAAATTATCATCATCATACCTTGAGTAGTATGCCCATCCTGGATCATATCCGTTTTTTACTCTAACCAACAAATCATATAATTCACTATTTTTTGCCATTACAAATAAATATACTTGAACTTGGATATATTTAATATTATACTTATATTTGTATACAGAATAAGTTCTTTGATAATATGGGGGTGTTTTTGGATTTGACAGGTATTGGCTGAAGAATAAGGGCACGTGGGGACTGAGTTAATCTCCTTAAAAACTGATTCAGAAAAACAACTGGCAATGTGCTAAACAAAATGGAAGCTATCGGATTAATCCGTACTTCTGAAGTTACTGTAGCTTAATAAGTTTACGGAAACGGGGGGTCGGTGGACATACAACCTAGCAACAGAAGTCTTTACAAAGGTGTGGTTTCTACCCGAAAAGGAACAAACCCTAATAATCAGGGGTTAATTTGATTATATCTGTTTTTGGATCGGATTTGAAAAACCAAATATTTTGGAACATTAGAAAATGTTAACCTAAACGTGTAGTCCTTATCTGACAGGATATTATGGACGAGGGTTCGAGCCCCTCCACCTCCACCAATTAATAAACCTCATCTTACGATGGGGTTTTTTTATTTAGTAATTTTTAAAACGTTTTCTTACATCATGGGAGGAAACAGGTTCTATTTTATTTTTACTCCTGTATTCCATAGCTTTATGAACATCTAATATATTTTTTAAAATCATTACAATGTCAGATGGATCAACATCCTCAAAATCCATAAGAACATTATTAATGGAAGAATATAGTTCACCTTTTCTATCGCCAAGTCCTTTGTCTTCTTTGATTACACGTCTAACAATTCTTGTTATGTCCATTTCTGATAATTTTATTAATCTTCCCATAATATTATATTCTTTTATTTATAAATATATATAAAACAAAAAAAGGGATCGATTCACATCGTCCCTATTAATTTTTTTCTTATAAGATTTTAAATCTAAAATAAAAACCTGAGATTACAGTTTTTGTTGAGAACCTTTAGAGTCATTATTGTTTCTACTCTTATCCACTTTCTTTTGAAAAGTATTTCTCAGTGACGGTCTTTTAGGTGTACCACTCCTTGAGGTATTAGTTACTCTCTCATTACTCAACTCTCTTCGAGGATGCCTCCCCAACTAGTCCTTGCGGGATTAGAGGTTTTTGGTAAGAATATCGTTAAACTTGCGGTTTAGACGATGCAATGAACGGCTCATTACTATGTAGTCACCTTTCACTATTACCTGACGGACACTTTTGCTTTAAGTCTAATTTATGATTTTACTCTTCAATGTAAAAATAAAGTTCTGTGTCGTGGATTATAGAAGTAGTGGTCCGTCTTTCAGATTCGTCGTCTTTTGAACAACGAAATACCAAACTACTCCTTGAAATGTCCCCATTCCGATATTTCAAGATTACTTCGAGATTAACCCCTTGGTAGAAGTTTATCAAGGATAATGTCAGCACCACCTGTTTGTTATCATACCTTTCGGTTTTAAGTATCCTATCATAATGGAACACGCAATAATATAATTGGATAACCATATTTTTTGCAATATCCCTACGAGTTATTCCTATTGGTGTTCCCACCTCAATCAGACGACCCACATCGCCAAATCGTTTAACCACTTTCCCTACAGCGTTGCCCTCGGTACTAAAGGTTATACGGTATCCCGCTTGTGTACTCAAGTTCGGTTACCCAAACCGCAAACCCAACACACTTAAGGGTTCACTTTATCCTACTTTCGTAGTTTATTTCATGGACTATACACGGCCCAATATCTTTATCAGTTTCATTACTTACTCCTGAACGGATAATTCAATTTTCAAAGAACGATTTCGGACTTTTCCGAATTTGTTTTACAAAGTTACGACATTTGTTTTGTTTTGTCAAGTACTTTGTGAACTTTTTTTTAATTTTTTTCTTCGTAGACATCATAAGTTCCGAAGTGGTTTGCACGAATGTTAGCGAATTCGAAGTTTGATGTCCAAAACATCTTTCCTTCAGAATTTTTGTAACCGTACATTACAACTTCCTTAGATTCTACTGTGTTATTGTCTTCTGACATCTCACAACAGTTTAAAGGTTAATAATTAAAGAACTATTTTATTCAGATTTAGAAACCTATTTCCGAATTGTTTTACAAATCTAATACTTTTATTTTAATCTGTCAAGTATTTTTTTTGTTTTTTTTTATTGTCTTTCTGTTTATCAAAACAACAGTACAAACATAGTCATTTGATTTTATTTAGACAATAGGTTAACCAATAATTTTTTTGATTCTTTGAATTTCTTCATCCATTTGTTCAATCTCACTAACTTCAAGGTACTTAACTAATTGTTTGTATTCGTCAGAATTTAAAATATCTTTAAATGATTTATATTTCATTTCTTTTTTCGCAATACTACCTATCCATTTTTTTAATGTCTCTTGTGGATTAGTAACGCCTCTAGTTTTTAATTCATCTAAAAGTTTATTAAGATTCTCATCACCCTTTTCACCAAAACTATTTGCGTCAAATAAAACTTTATCTGCCTTTTCGGTATCATCCTCAACTTTACTTGATTCCCCAACCTTTTTAACTCCCACATGGATGTGATCGTAGTGATTCTTAACCCTCCAACCAAATTGGTATCGGTAACCATCAACTGTCACATTTAACCATTTATTACCGGTATAACTTGAATTACTACCGTTATTAAATTCACCCATGATACATTTTAACAGTTCGTCACCTTTTTCTCCTCTTGCGGGTATATCAACCGCATATGCCGATAGATTTCCTTCATAATGATCAGATACATTCCCTGATGCAGTTTTAACTCTAGATCGTTTTTGTGATGATATTACATTTTTCTTACCCGAACATTTTTTGGCAAAACTAGCAATTTCTAATGCTCGTTCCATAGAACCGCCCCAATTGTTATTTTTACCACCAAAAACTACTTTACCCGAATCAACAGATCCTTGCTCAAATCCATAGGTGTTTGTCTCATTAATCTCCATATAAATAAAATGTTATTTATATAAATACTTCGTTGTTATGAAACCATTCGGGAATGTCTCTATTTTTCCATTTAGCGAAATCTTTTTTTGCGCCAACATAGTAGTTTCTATATGACTCAATTACATCGTCAACTTTATATTCATCAGGCATTGCTTTTGGGGGTGTGGTAAACCCAATATCTTTAATTATTGGTTTATTTGATAAACACCACTCAATTATGTCTTGAGATTTATGTCGTTTACCATATCGGTAAGTGTATTCCTTAGACAACTCTAAACCTAAGTCACATAGGTACAGATAATTAGATAATGATTCTCTAACCCATATTGCGCAGGGGTGATTTTTGTGAGATAATTTGTACGGTGCCTCTGATTCGTTAATCCAGTGAACACCACACAAAAGTTGTGCAGTTTCAAGTATCATTTTTACAACATGCTTATCACAATGATATTCAGCACATTTTTTTGTATCAAAATCTAAAAAGAAAATATTCATACCGTAAAGATATGAACTTTATTTGAAGTTACAAAATTATTGTTGTAGATGTGTCATTAAAACTCCACCTAAAGATGTTGCATGAACCTGTAAATGGTTAATTGACTCAATATCAAGTTTTGTTTTTCTTTTGGTGTAATCAATACCTAAAGTTCCAATGAATTTATCGTCAATAGTTTTAATTGCAAACAAATAACCTGATTTACACCCTGTATCTTCAGCAATGTATTTTAACCCATAAGTTGATATGGTTTCATCCTTAAAATCGGAGATTTCAATCGTATCGTTATTTAAAAGTTGATTAATTGATTTTGAAAAAAGATTAACAGGAATATTATGAAAGTTACTTTGTATGGAACTAATACCAGGATTAACAGTTTCGTACATTACGGAAAACTTCGCCATTGACTTACCTGTTGGGTAGAAGTTACCTCCGTTGTGAAACTGTGTAACCCATACTCTGTCCGCATTGAATTCTTCTTTTATGTGATCAATTTTGTTTGTAACTAACTCCGCAACTCTAAGGGTTTCCTTAACCATATCCGGTTTCTCCTTCTTTTCCAACTTACTCTTTATAAAAAGAATTAAAATTGGTCCTATCACACCTGTAATAAATGCGATTATAATCCCTACATAATTTTCCATACTAATTAATAAATATTATATTTTTTAAAAAACCCCACCTTAATAGTGGGGTTCATCAAAAAAAAATTAAATGAAAATTATTTTTTGTCAATAATAGACCAAACGGCACCTGTTAATGTCATAATTCCACCAATGATTTCAGAAACCATTGTATCATCAACGAGTCCTTTCATTACAAGAATACCACCGACGAATGTTAATCCGTGACGAATAATCCCCATAATTTGTTCTTTTGTTAACTTCATAAAAATTGTTTTTATGGTTTATTTTAACATAGGATATATGTTAAACTTTTTTAACCAAACTTCTTGAGATTACAGGAGGATTTAATGTTTTACTGTTTAATACGGTTTTTACTAAACCACCAGTTCCCCAAGTTTTTAAGTTTGATAAACATTTGTCAGCAATATTTTTTGCCCCAATATCATTTTTTAATCCGTCTAATATACACGGATAATATCCATTTTTAATTGTTGATGCGGTTGCACTTATACCATCTTCCTCAGAATCATAATTTCTAACACCTGAAACACATTTCCCTGATTTCTTCTTTAAACAATTCCATAAACTAGATCCCTCTTTTTTATGTGTTGTGTTAAATGGGTTATATGTTGCTTGAGCACCTTCCGCTTGTCTCCATGCATAGAAAAATTTCATGTTTTCTTTTGTTGGTTCAGCACCAATACGATCCAATACTTCTTTATAAAATTCGTCATCAGTTCTATTCCCACCAACGATTTTAACATTATCTGTGTCAGTATCCGTAACAGTTTTTGATAATGACTTAAAGAAAGTTTCCACATTATCTGCAATTGTATCCAAGTCAACATTACCATTTAAAAACTCAACAAAACTTTTAAAGTTTGGACTTTCAGATGACATATCACTAGTAACAAAATCAGTTAATTTAACAGATTCGTTAATTGATAATTTGTGTTTTTGTAAAATATACTTAATCTCACCTTCAGTGATTTTAACTCTCCCTTTCATAGAATCTTTATTTTATAAATATCCATTAAATAAAAAAACCACCATAGTTGGTGGTTTAATTATGGTTTAAAACCATTTTTCGGACATATCAAGGATGAATCCTCCTTTTCCATCCCAAAGTTTGATTTGGTTTCTTGGAACCCAAAATTCCATTTCACCAATCTCCTCAACTTTTTTCAAGTAGTCCTCACGAAACTTATCCGCTTGAGATTTGTCAGTGATATACTCAACACCCATGTGTTTAGCACAAGTCTTACCCATTTTAGTCAACATTGAGAACTCGTCAGTAAGAGTTTTTGCACAACACACACAAACATCACCACGCTTTACAGTCATCTTACCTGAGAATTTAACCGCCTTTGCAGTAACACCCATTACTTTAGTGATATCCAAAAGGATTGGGTTGAAGTTCAAGTTATATTTTTCTTTCAATCCTTGTCCGATACCTCTACCAACTTTGATAGTATCACCTTCAGCCTTGAAGTTCATTTTACGAACAACAGGTTTGTTATTTTCTTTGTCAATTTGTTTCATTGCAGCAGATACTTGTTTATCAGACAATTTACCGAATTGAGCCAATTTAGACTTAATATCGTTAACAAAAGAGTTAGATCCTTGGTAGTCAGAGATTACCTTCAAATCACCTGTTAATTCAACAGATTTGATTTCACCGATGTTTGAGAAAATTTTCTCAACCGCCATTTGTTGTTTTACGGTTAATGATCCGTAACGAGAGATTGAGTCTTTCATTTTGATGATGAAAGAGTTAGTTCCTTGGTAGTTTCTTACTTGTGTTGCGATGTCTGTTGTCATATCTTTTCCGTTTTGATTTATACAAAGATATGCTTTAGTTTTGAATTGCCAAAACTTTTTTAAAAAAAATGTGGTCCTTGTTGGGATCGAACCAACCACCTATTGATTATGAGTCAATTGCTCTAACCGAATGAGCTAAAGGACCTTATGTAGTCAGGACAGGATTTGAACCTGTATGATTTAGTTTCTCTATCTGTAATGCACTTAGAATACACAAAACATCTTAGCGTCTACCATTCCGCCACCTGACTATTTTTTCATTTCTTCTAACATTCTATCTAACTCTTCACCATACTTTTTTGACTTCTCTAATCGTTCTTCAGATTGTTTAATTAACTCATGATAATCAACTGAGGGTTTTGACTTAAATTGGTTTAATAGTCCCACTAAAACTAAACAACCAAGCAAACATCCAATAATCGAAAATAATATTAATTCCATAATTTTTATTTTTTTTTGTAGTCAGGACAGGAGTCGAACCTGTTGCGATACTCAATCGTTAGGCATCCACCTTGGGGTCTCTTAAGTAGATTGTCCCAATTTCGCCGCCTGACTATTTTGAGGATGAGAAGTCCTCTGTGTTGTGATTCATGCTAGGTTAAATCCAAATCAAGACAATCTCCCACCGCAATTCCTTTCTCAAGGGAACAACACAATACATATTATTTCAGTACCATATATTTGACACCATCAACGATCTTGGTAATATACTTACCACTATCACCTGACTTTTTGGTTGCCCGTTTAGTACTTCTACTTGTCTTCACATTTTTCTCAGTTTCCCCAAACTTCTGCTCAAGGATAACTCTCATTGAATATCTCTCTTTCATAAGACAAATTTAATCATTTTTTTCTTTCTTCCAGTATAATTCGTTAAAAATTTGTTTCCATTTGTTCCAAGCCGGAGATAATACCAAAACAAATCCAATGAATCCAATAAACATTGATGTCAATGTTACCTCAGACATTAAATAAAAGGTGAAACAAAACAACCCAAAAAACATAACAACCGCAGTTGACAACATAGTGATAAACTCTCTCATGATATTAATTTAAAATTTTAGTAGTCAGGAGAGGAATCGAACCTCTCTACAGGGTGCTACCCGACATCCATATCCTTCCATCGGACTCGAACCGACCTTGTATCCAACCTGACTATAAAAAAGGTTCTGAATCATCCCTCCACTAATCAAGGAGAACCTTTTAATTTCATAGTATTAGTGTTATAGTATCCCACACCGATACGACTAAGATTCGTTAGCCCATAGTAACCATCCACGGTGGGTCTCTTGTACTTTGGTCCGTCTGTCATCATACCCATCCACCTCACGGCTTCAACACAGATACTCTTTTCACCATTTCCTCAGAACATCTTCCCATACCCCCAAAGTTACATGGTGAGTCTCACTCGGAAGCCAGAGTGTGTATTGTAAGATTGTTCAGTGTTCTCACAACTTGTGGATTACGACACGACTAATTAAAGCCCCTTACCCTCTAAATCCATAATGAGGAATCCTTACCTAACCTGTGTAGCCTCCCCCATAGCCTTGAAGCCTTCAAGTCAGGTTCACACACCATAACAGACGGATATTTCTGTTAATCGTGGGGTCTTTTGTAGTCCCGCCGGGAGTCGAACCCAGATCTGGAGATTAGAAGTCACCCGTTCTATCCATTGAACTACGGAACCATATTTAATTTTAGCGGAGATTACGGGAGTCGAACCCGCTCCGAACGCCGTGACAGGGCGACATCTTAACCATTTGACCTAATCTCCTTAAACACACTTTAAAACCGTAGAGGTACAACTTGTGTGCTGTGTTGTTCTTTTCATTGTCACCCATACGGGATTCGAACCCGTGACTTCACCGTGAAAGGGTGATGGCTTAACCACTTGCCGAATGGGCGAAATTGTGGACACTGTGGGAATCGAACCCAAACGATGTGGTTGCAAACCACTCGACCTGCCGTCGGCATCAGGCCCAACTTGGAGCGGGTGGTGGGACTCAAACCCACAACCCTCGCCTTGGAAGGGCGATGCTCTAATCAATTGAGCTACACCCGCAGTTGTGATGACCTTTGGGGTTAGTCACCACTTTTACATGAATGAGGGGATCAATCCTACTAACATCATGAGTATAAGTTTATCACATTAAACTATTACCATAAAACGCCAGTGTTTTACGCCAAAACTGAAAAAACGACTTGACCCCTTGTAACCCCTCTTTTAAGTGCGTGTTACTATCATTTCTCAAGTTGAACTCTACTGTATACACTCCCGTACCGAAGAAGGGATTTGAACCCATAACCTTGACGATATAAGCGTCCTGCTCTCACCTGTTGAGCTACCTCGGCATAAATTGTCAGTCTTTCCTGACCGTCACCCCTAACCCACAGGTATTACCCGTATCGTAGTAAAGCTTGGTTTGCTTATAAAGATGAACACGGGCTCAGCGTGCCGTCTTTCAGGAAGAGCCCTTCCATCTATTCATCCTTATTAGTTGCGGGAGCCGGACTCGAACCGACGATCTCAGCTTATGAGACTGAGCGGATAACCATCTTCCACATCCCACTATGTTGTAGATAAGAAAGGATTTGAACCTTTAACGCCGTTTTTAACTCGGCATCTCCCCCAAATTGGGGATAGCGTCTACCTATTCCGCCACTCACCTATTTTTGTGATTCATAGTTAACACACACTCTCGTTTCACCATCTTATGTTAACAGGTTAATGCACTTTACGAGTTTCCCGTTTCTTATGTCACAATATCGTTGATAGTGTTGGGATACCCATCTCGTCCCAATCTTAACTGCTTAATCGTAGTTTTACGAGGCCTCGGCAGGGGGTGATGAATTCCGATTCCACTCTGGATTGTCGACATCCGTTGAGTGGGGAAAACCACTATCAATATTTTTATTTCAAAGAACCTTTTCCTTTTCTCACGGGAGTAGGACACTCATCTCTAACTTTCCTACCCCCGTTGTTTGTTCTACAAAGATATGTAATCATTTTTAATCTACCAAATCTTTTTTTTGTTTTTTTTGTACTCGGAGCGGGAGTCGAACCCGCACGGGCAAATGCCCACAGGATTTTAAGTCCGGCGTGTCTACCTGTTCCACCATCCGAGCAAAAATTTACCAATATGTCAAAGAACCTCTTCTTGTTTGTTTTACAAAGATATGTATAATTTTTCACATACACAACACCCTGAAAACAAAAATCCCACCTCTTTTGGAGATGGGATTCAAATTTTATTATATAATAATTTATCACACCATCTCCATACAGAAAGTATCCTCAGCTATCGCCAATCCTCTTAAAGATATGATATGTAAATTTTTCATTTGCGTTTTTATTTGTTTTGTTATAAATATATGATACTTTTCAAAAGTGTCAAGTTTTATTTAAAAATCTTCACCTTCATCACCAAGAACCTCATAAAGGTAATCCTCATAATTCAATGAAATATAGTCTGCTAATACCGTGGACAAGTCATCTTGAAAGTCACCCATAATATCTTTGGCCAAAGTCATAGCCTTTTTTCCCATAGTTGCATCATCATAATCACCAAGATCGTAAAGAGATTCCCTAACCTCCTTAAACACATCATCCAATGTAATGGATATTCTCATACCATCCATTTTATCTTCTTCGTTATCTTCTTTAATAACTCGTCTAACAATCCTTGTTAAATCCCCTTCAGTTAATTTAGTTACTCTTTTCATATTTTTTCTTTTATTTATTTATTTATTTTTCAATATCACCCCAAACCTCATCGTATGTTGGGTTTTTTATGTATTCTTCTTCAGATCCAATACTATACTTCAAATCACTAATATAGTTCTCCAATTCCTCAATCACCTGATTAATCCTTTCAATTCTCTGTCTTGGACTAATCTTTTTAGATAATCTATATTCTTGAGATAGATATCCTCTTTCACCTGGTTCACTTGTAATATTAGATTCATCATAACCAAAGAAAACATCATCTAACTTTTTTCTAAGTTCCAATTCTCTTTTGTGTTCTCTATTTTCTTTAATTGTTCGTTTTACAATTCTTTGTAAATCTGATTCTGTTAGTCTAATTATTTTTTTCATAAGTTTTGTTTTTTATTTATGTTTGGTTAAAAAATCAAGTAATGATTTCAATCGGTCATCAGTTAGTACTGCCGTACCCTGTGATCCATTTTTTATCCAAGTTTTAAATTCGTATCTATTCCGTGTTGGGTTAAAGATAAAATTGTATTTGTCGAGTCCCGTATCCATTAATACGTATTCATTATCACTAACTCTACCTTCCTTTCCAACGGGAGGATCATAATCCTCACCACTTTCTTTACCAACTATTGCGTAGTTAAGTTCATCAAGAATCGCGTCAACAGGAATTTCCTCACCTTCTTCATTATAAAACATCCCTTCTGTCCCATACTCAGAATAATCAACAAGAGGAGTTCCCTCTTCAACAAGCCCATTATACATTTCAATAATATCTTCAGGAGATACAGAATTACCAAGTTCCATTCTAACCCCATCATATTTTCTTGGGATACGAATCATGCTCTCATCATTTTCATTAATCACTCGTCTAACAATCCTTGTTAAGTCTGATTCTGTTAGTCTAATTACTTTTTTCATAGGTTTTGTTTTTTATTTATAATGATCCAAGATCATCGAATTTTTTAGCGTTTACATATGCATTATCCGCATATTTCAAAAAGTTATCACCATAGATTTTTGCCAATCTATTCATAATTAACTGAGGATTTTTTCTCATATATCTTAATATATCATTTGGTATTTGTTCATCATATTTACCAAACATATTTTGTAATTGTCTTTCACGAGGAATTTTATTAACATGAGGTTCAATTGAGAACTCGTCTTCTTCTTCCTTAATGATTCTTTCAATCATATTTATTAATTCTTTCTCAGATAGTTTTATATTTTTCATATTTTTTTATTTAAAATAAAGATTCATCTGATATGTACGAATCATTTGATCCATATTCCTCATCCCATTGATTTAACAATTTTTTTGCCATTCTTCTAACCATTCTTTCATCCATATTTGATGTGATTGATGGACCATATCCATAAATTTCTGGATTACCGTTATTATCAAGAAGATAAACAACAATTACATCTTTTTCATTTTCTTCATCAGGAAACATTGTTGCAACACCTGCCTTTAATCCCGATTCCGATTCAATCCCTTCAATGTCCTTAATCTCACCAAAATCACTAATTGTACCCAATTCGGCAATTTCACCTTCGGTGATTATGTTTCTAATCAAGTTAACTAATTCTGATTCGGTTAGTCTTATTACTTTTTTCATATTAATAAATATTACGCTAATTTAGTTCCTGCAATACCTTTAAACGGCCAATCAGGAGTAGTTTCTAATTTTGTATATAATTTACCCCAATTTGTTTTCAAATTATCAATTGATCCTTCAGGAGAATATTGTTTAGATGTTCTATTGAGGTAAACTTTATCAAACATTCTATAAAATTTATTTAGGTAATCTCTTACATCACCATATAAATCATCTTTGTTTATTGTTTTATTTTCATATTCACCATCTTCATTTCTTCTTAAACTTAATACAGGTTCTTCAGTAGTTCCTTGATTGTTAATTTCGTTAACAATCTTAGGGTAATCCGTCTGTAATCTTGTTAATATATTTTGATATACATCATCAGGAAGTGGTGATTGTAATTTTTTAGAGGCTTCTGCCCTTGGGTTAAATAATGGTGTCAATTGAGTTCCTAAATATAATATCAAGTTAAACATATCTTGATTTAGAATATCTAACCTATCTAACAATACGGCTTTTTGATCCAATTTTAATTTTTTTCTTTTCCCTGTATTTGGATCAATTTCTTCTTCAGGTTTTTCACCAGCCGATCTCATTGTTGATATTTTTTCTTGTTTTAATACCCCAACATAACTCATGGCATTAGGAACTGTTGAGTCGGTACCCAACTCTAACTTAGTGTCCCCACAAGCGTCTAATCTTAACAGTTTACCTTGAATAATATTTGGTTTACCGTCAAATATAGGTTCGTTAACACCTGGTTTAGTAATTGTGACATTTGGGATGTCTTTATGTGCCGCAGTTGTACTCGCAATCATCCATATATCAATATAACCGTTTCCATTAGCAACAATACTTGCCGATTGTTCTGAAGTTATTTCAAATGAATCAGAACGACTACCACCAACATCACCTGCAGGTTTTAATTTACCATAACCGTAAGAATAAGTTCCATCACCATTTTTTAAATAACCATATCCAGGATTTAACCATTTTGGTCCAAATATTGGTGAAGAATCTGCTTTTGGGATACCTCTACTTGAATTTGAGTTATTTAAATTAGCCGTCATCCCACCAACACTATTATATAATAATGTGCTGTTGGCAAACATAAAGAATTCCGCATTTTGACAATTATGTGACTCAACCCAAACTCTAATTTTTAATCCTGTTGCACATTTAGAATCAACAGTTTTTTTGACTGTACTTTTATTTACCTCAATTACAACCCTAAAGTATTGTTCACTATTATACTTTTTCTTTAATTCGTTAACTTGAGAATGTAAAGGATCTTTTGTATCACCAAGTATTTTCATATAGTTAGTTGTACAAACTGACCTTGATTGTTCTTTAGTTGAATTTGCGGGACAAAATACACTACCAATCCAAGGAGTCGTTCCAATTTTTTTATCTTCAGTTATCGTAAAATTTGTGTTAATCCCTTCAGATTTCCAAGAATCAAAAATTGGGGTTATGTATTTTTTTAGTGTATTTAATCTTGCATCATTTAAATAATTTGGATCAACTCTTTTTCCACCTTCTTGATTATCCGTGTTTGGTATTTGAGATTCACCACTTTCTAATTTAACACTAACAACATAACCCGTAGGATTTTTTTTCAAAAATTCCTTAATATTATTTAAACCATCTTTTAAAGTTGTGTCAACATCCCAATTATATGTTGTTCCATTTGGTGATGTATATGAGAATTTTGGATTATAATATCCTGGAGCAAAATTAATAGTTTTATCTAATTTAAGTGTTTCTGTTGATTTTGCAGGTACCGGATTAGCCTCCTTAAGTATTCCATAAAGATTTAGGATGCGTTTTTTTTCATCTTCCGTAATTAAAATTTTACCCATAAATATAAATATAAATATGTATGAAACAAAAAAAACACCCGTTAGGGTGCTTTTTAAAATAGATTAGTACAAGGACTCGAACCTGTTATTCTCCCATTGAGTGGGTGCGTTCTCCTACACGCTCACTATATCCATTATTTTACCTCAATAATTGTGTAGGTACCTTCCATTACACCCCAAGAAGATGATTCGTGGAATGTATACACCTGACAAGAATCTTGTGGTGTCATCGGACGAGTCAAATACCAAATCTGACTTTCCTTCCAAGTTACATTTATCAACTTTTGTCCCCTTGGTAATGTGAGAGTTCCATCCCCACCCCAATTCTTTACTCGGTTATTTTCAGTACAAGAAGACACTCCAAATAGGGATACTAATCCCAAAATAAACAACACTTTTTTCATATAATTTAATTAATTTTTTTACAATTCCTGAACTTGTTTCATAATATTAGTTACTTCTCCAGAAGAAAGATATCCCATAACATCATTTGTAATTGGTGTATTATAAGTCAAGTCCCACTCATTTTCATCACCAAAGATAACCGCAAGTTCCCATTGGTTATTATTGTTTGTATATGATCCGTATCGTCCATTGATTTTAAACCTAACAACAGATACTCCATATCCATTAGGGAAAAATATCAACCCGTGAAGTCCATCACCAACTGGATGAGATTTAAAATCTATATCATTAAATGTTTTCATAATCAATTAAATAAAAGTTTTTTGTGTTTTGTTTTTCTAGTATAAAGATTCTTAGGTGTTTCAACTCTTGATACAAATCTCCCATCAAAGAAACCTGCCTCAATCTGATCCTTTCTTACCTGTGTTCTTTTTGTCTTATGTTGATCATATGCTTTCATCTCATTTGTTTTTTACAAAGATATAAAAATTTATTTACCACTTTCTTTTTTTATCAAGTTTTTTTGATTTTTGTTCTTCCATCATATTGGCATACTCTATTTTGGTGAGTCGTTTAAATGAATCATCATCAACACCCCCGAATCTTTTTTTCGCGCTTGATTTTGCTTGGATGAGGTTTTTACCCCATACAATGTTCGATCCCACCACTTCATTGTTTTTAACCATATTAAAAACATATAAGAACTCCCCTTCTTTGTTCGTCATCAACTTTTCCATTTTTTTATTTTTTGTTTGTACCCCCGGAGAGACTCGAACTCTCACACCACTTGGCATCAGATCCTAAATCTGACGTGTCTACCATTCCACCACGGAGGCATTTATTGAGCTCAGGGAGGGATTCGAACCCCCGTACCAAGGTTTTGCAGACCTGGGCCTAAACCACTCGACCACCTGAGCAATTAACGACAGTGGTGATCTGCCGCTCTTGTTGCAATTTGATTATCGGGTTTAATATTTGATTTATACCCTAATGATGTTGCCCACCCAACAACTGGTTGAACCAATTTTGAACTAAAGTATTTTTCTTCACTATTGTAGTCCAAATCAATTTCAACTTGTACCTTCACCTTTTGAGTTAACCATTCAGCAACTTCAATTGAATAATCGGCTTCATTCCATAACCTTGTCCATTTGTCTTTAATCTTTTTTACCTTTTGTTTATGTAGGATATAGTGGACACCTCTATTTCCGTATCTGTACGCAATTACAGTAACATAAACGGTACTTCTTCTGTGATTCTGAGAGTCAGTTCCTATGTGTATCTCAACCCAAGGACATTCTTTTAAAATGTTTAAGGTGTGGTTTACCACATCAGGAATCGCCTCACCATTAACTGTTCTAAATACTCTATTCATTATTTCTATTTATTTGTGGACAGAGAGGGTTTCGAACCCCCGACGCTCGGCTCTTCAGGCCGACGCTCTACCAACTGAGCTACCTGTCCTCATTAATATTTTTTAATTTACAACCTTCAAAATAATGTAGTTCCCTATGACAATTAGAACATAATGGTATACATTTTCTGATTTCTTCTTTTATTTTAGTTAATGAAAACCCTGATTTTATCATTTTTGAAATTTCATATTGTTTATCTTTTGTGTGATGAAAATCAATGACATACCATCTATTGTCTCCACAATTCAAACACTTTAAAAATTTTTTATATTTTTTAATAAATTCTTTATTAAATTTAATCTGTTCATTTGACCTAGTTCTAATTTTTTTTTGCCTATCGGGGTTAGTTTTATAATTTTCCTTATCTATTTCTGAAATACAAACTTTACACTTACTCCTCTTTTTATTTAGTTTTTTATTTTTCCAACTAAACTCCTCAATATTTTTAATTAAACCACATCCTGTACATTTTCTATTTTCCATAATAATTCTTTTTATATAAATATCATTAAAAATAAAAAAGGACTGAAAGTACCAAAAATTTTTCGGTTCTTATTTAATTTCAAACGCCGCCCTCATAGGTCGTTTGATTTTTACCGCATCTTCATAGTTACCAATCACAACACCATCTTTAATTGTAAATGCGTGTCCTTTAACTAATACGAAGAATGTACCTTTAGGGTTTTTCTTTACAAATGTACCAACAGTCATTTGTCTTTTAACTTGTTCACCTTTCACTTTTACATCATATGAAAGTGAATATGGATAAGCAAAACTACTACACTTTGTCCCAATAGGTGTAATCTTCTTACTGTTAACTTTAATTAAACTCTCAGATAGTTTAACCATTTTAGATGCAGTAAAATATGTACCCTTTCTTGGTTTTCTTTTAAACTCTTCCGCAACATACTTATGGGCATAATCATAAGAAACATCAAATGCCGAAGCAAACGCCCTAACAACACAATCGTTTGTTTCGGTTCTTGCAGTTGCAGAATCAGTATAACCTTTAATCGCTTTTCCTGTAGATTCGTATGGTAATTTGTTTTTCATACTGTAAAGATACAAAAAGTTTTTTAATTGGCAAAATTAAAAATTGGCACACAGTGTAGGGATCGAACCTACCCGGCGAGGTTTTGGAGACCTGCCCGACACCCTGTCTGTACTGTGTATGTTGTACCCTCGGAGAGATTCAAACTCCCATCTCACGATCCGTAGTCGTGTGTTCTGTTCGATTGAACTACAAAGGCATAATAGTTTTGGTCAACCACTCGCATCCCACCGATTTCTTGAATCAAACTTTTTGTAGTCCAAACGATTATTAATCTCCTACGACTCATTCTCAACTCACTCGCCTAAGCCTTGTCCGTTGTAAACTATTTTGTGTGTATGATGGGTTACGATCCCATTACCTTCGGTTCCACAAACCGACGCTCTCCCGATTGAGCTACATACACCATATAAGTCCCGTATGTTGGACTTGAACCAACCTAAAGTCGGATATGAGCCAACTTTGATCCCTGATCATACGGGTTGTTGCGGAAGACATTGGAATCGAACCAAATACCCGAAGGTACATCTCGCTTAGCAGGCGGACCCTATCGCCATCAAGGTTTATCTTCCGTAGTGCTCATCACCGGTTACGATCCGATTCTCTCCACGATATCAGCGTGGTGCTTTCCCAATTAAGCTAGATGAGCTGGTGCGTATTTAGGGGTATTTATTAACCACCCCCTCAGCTCGCCAGCATCTCGGTGGTTGATACTTTAGTCGTGGGGAACCCACCTTCCACTTCTTACTAGATTCTTGTGGTCTACTTACTATAGTTCATACCGTTACCACTGGGGAACCCAACATTGTATCTTTGGCGGACAAGGTAGGGTACGATCCTACAACCTATCGGTTAACAGCCGATTGCTCTACCAATTGAGCTACTTGTCCATTTGTTGTGGGAGAGGAGGGACTCGAACCCCCAAGGTCTTACGACGACAGATTTACAGTCTGCTGAGCCAACCAATTGCTCAACTCTCCCTTTTGTACACCCTACAGGGATCGAACCTGTGACCTGTTGTATGTAAAACAACCGCTACTACCATCTGAGCTAAAGGTGTGTGTTTAGAGAATTTTAATCTTTATATCATTGGCGTATGCACCATCGCCCTATTTGATTATTATTCTCTAAATCTGTGATCCCGGTGAGGCTCGAACTCACGACCCCTCCATTAAAAGTGGAGTGCTCTAAACCAACTGAGCTACGAGATCTTCTGTTTGTCGTACTTGTCACTTTCCATAGGACATTAATTTTTGATTGTTTAGGTTTATTTCTGTTTCTACTCTTTTTAGTTCTTCACTTAAATCCCCACGGTAGGATGGATCTTTACTAATCTTAACAAGACTAAGATAATAATGGTTTAAACCACTCAACTTACCTTTAATTGCAATTATTTCACATTCTTCGTTTGTTACCATTTTTTAAAGTTTTAGTAGGGTAGACCGGACTCGAACCGACATCGTCCACATCCCAAATGTGGTGACTTACCAATTAGTCAACTACCCTATATTGAGGAAGAGTGAGGTGTCGATCCCCATACCTTTCGGTACCTGCCGTTTTCAAGACGGAGTCACAAGCCGTTGTGATTACCCTTCCATTGTTGTTCCCCAAGGGTTCGAACCTCGATTCCATGGACCAAAACCATGTGTCCTGCCGATTAGACGAGGGAACATTAATGAAGCCAATATGTCAAAGAACTCTTTCTTTTTGTTTGAGGTTTCTATCAGGTTCGAACTGATGACTCTGGGTTACAAATCCAGGGTATTACCAACTATACTAAGAAACCAAATTTTTGGATATAAAAAAACCCTAACTGTTTTGAGTTAGGGTCTTATATTCCTTTTTATGTTTTATGTTAATATCTATCAACTCATAAACGAAAATGCCCTAATATCCGACTTCAGCGTACGATACACGAACGACCACTGATTGCTCGGGATACAAATGTTCATATGTTTATTAGTTGTTTTCATTTTGTTATAAATATAGTGTTTTTACTAAAAGTTCAAATTTCTTGTACAAAGATAGGTACTTTTTTTAATTTGACAAGTGTTTCATTGTTTTTTTATATATGAAAATATTTATTATAGTATATAATTTAAGATGATGGTTATATAATTGTAAAAATTAAAAAAATTTAGATGAGTAAAAAATTCATAATAACGGAAAACGAAAAAAACCACATAAAAAAATTATATGGTATTATAACTGAACAGACTAATCAATTCTGTACTAAATTTAATGAATCAACAAAAACTAATGTTGTAGATTATGACGAGATTATATCATCATATAAAACAAAATTAAAAACGGAAAATTTGAATGTTGTTTTTTCAGGTATAAACAATGACATTCAGTCCTTTGCCTCAAACCTAATTTCAAAGGGAATTGCAGAACGACCTTCTTGTCAAATGGGACTTATAAATATAAGACCAGGATTTAAAGATAAAAATATAATAATTGTGGATTCAAGACAACATACAATTTATTTATTTGATAAAACATTAAACGATGTAACACCTTACCAAAATCCTGAGAAAAAATCCCCAATACCAATAATAACAGGTAGAGAAAAACAATCAACTGAAGAAAATTGGAAGGAATTTAATCTTTTAAATTTTGAGGAACGAAGATCTTATATTGCAAAAACAAAAAATAAAAATATTAGCGATGTTTCAGATAATGAAGTTTTTGAATTTAGTGGTGGCGCGTCTTTAAACCCTGGTATTTACACAACCAATAAATTAAACGACATAACCACATATTTAAAAACTTTGGATGGTAAAAGGTTATCTCAAGCAATTCACAAGGTATTGGATGTTGCCGAAAGAAAAAACGCATTGATTAAATCCTCAGATAGAACAATTTCTGATTTGGACGATGAAACTAAAAATAAAGAACTAATGATGTCATCAGGATGTATAAACATACCTGAATGGTTAACAAATAATTCAAAATATCAAGAGATTGCCAATGATGCCTATGTCTTTAATATTTCAGATGAGACTGAAAATTATTATGTCAAGGTTGAAAATATCCCATTAGACGATAAATGTTATTCACCAAAATCTGTTGGTGCTGAGTCAATTGCTTGATTTTTTTGTATGTGGGGATATTTATTATTAAACTCAAATTATGAACAAAAGAATTTTAATTTCTGAAGAAGAAAAACAAAGAATATTGGGTATGCACAAAGCATTATCTTTAAAACCAATTCTTGAACAATATAGTAAAGATAAAGATGTATTAAATTCTAAAGGTCAATACATTACGCAAGGTGAAGTTACTTTTAGAGGACAACAAATTGGACAAGAAGGTGGTAAAGGAGTATCTGAAACAATAAAATCAGGAACATTAGTTTGGGGTGACGAAAGGTTTAATGGAATTGTATTTTGGCTTGAAAAACCATCAAGTACAAAATATTACAAACTATTAACCATAAATTGTAACTCCAATAAAGTGATTGGTAAGTTTAAAGCGGATGATGGTAGTTGGATTGATGAAGACGAATTTTCATACTCTGATCCAGTTGATTTTATACCAAAAATGAAATCAATGTTTTGTTGTGGAACAAAATTAAAACCTGATACTAAAAGACCCGGAAGTGTCGCTTGGGCTAAACCTGGTGAAGATGGTTATAAGTGTGAAGGTACACAAGTAAAAAAATGTCCAAGTGGGATTGAGGCTTGTAGTGGATATAAAGATTGTACCCGATCAACACATTATCATAAGTGTGATAAATGTGAAAAAATAAAAGAATTACAAAGATGTCTTGCTAAAAAATTCCCAAATGCGGGTATTAAAGATGACGGATATTGGGGTTGTAAAACACAAGACGCACTTAATAAATTAAATATGGGTAAGACTGTAACACCTGAACAGATCGAAATGTTGTGTACTACAACACTCGGATAATATTAATTTATTTTAGATATAACTTAAAAATACACCAATTAGTTGGTGTATTTTTTTTTATATAATTCTTCTTCTTCCTCTAATCTTTGTAGAAACACATAATATTCCTCAGAGTTAACAAATTCATTATGAATTAGTTCTAAAATATCTTCCATAATTAGTTATACAACATTTTAATTACCTCTTTATCCAATTCAGTATATTTTGTGGTTTCTGTCCATTCACCGTAAAATATACTTTCAGGGTATTTGTATGAATCATTTGTTAATCCAAGTGATTGGGTTAATTCTTCTCGTAATAAGTGTTTCTCTCCATTAGATCTTGAGGTTCTATCAATATCCACATACATAGATCCGTCAGTAATTTCTCCACCACTACTATTAATCACAAACAAACCGTAGTTATGTTCTGTATATCCAATTGATGTAGGACAAATTTGATTATACCCTTTTTGCCCACCAAAATAAACAATAAAATTACTTTCAGATTCTGAATCAACAATCTCAATATTAATACCTGAAATCAAACCATTAAGTTCGGATACTACTTTATTAAGTTCATTCATTAAATAACCAACCTTGTTACCCTTAACAAAAATCTTCATATCCTTATACCATTTTTTGGGGGTATAATTTTTGTTATATTCGTTTTTGGTTACAATTTCAGAATAATAACTTTTAGACTCTTCAGAATGTTCATCCTCAATGGATTCAACATTTGAAATGTCTCTCTTCGGTAATTCGGTGTTTTGAGTTTCGGATTTGTTTTCTGAATATTTTGTTTTTTCTTGTGAAGAACCTTCACAAACATAGAAAACAAAAAGAAGTGAGATAATTAAAAGTAGGAATTTAAAATTTTTCATATGTCTTATTTTTAACAAAGATAATGAAATATTTTATCCCACAAAATAAATTAGATTTTTTTCACTTCATATAGGTGTCCTGAATCTGAATTGGTTTGGAATATGTCTTTCATTTCCTCAGCTTTATCCCTTGATTCAAATTCCCAAACTTCAGTATCACTATTTAATAATATAACAGGTAAATACTGTGTTGGTGTTGTGTTTGGTCTCTTAACTTTTTTAATTATTACATAACTCATAAAACAATTATAATTAAGATACATTAAAGTGTCAATAGGGTATAAAACAAAATGGGAACAAAGTCCCCATTTTGCTAGATAATGAACATCCCCCTTCCTTTAGATGGTTTATCCTTATCCGGCAACTACGCCAGATAAGTTCCCTTGGTTATTTCCTCAATCTCTTGATTTCTCTCAAAATTGATTCAACCTTAACTTCATTCTTGAGTACTTTATTCTTTGTTTTTATCGCCTCAAAAATATGTTTCTTAACGACAGACTCCATTTGCATTGTTGGATTGTCTTGTTTCAATGTTTTATAATCAGTCAAACAATATCTATCAACACCGTAGTATGATCTACCTTTCTTGTTTGAACGACATCTGTATAATGCACTTAGTTCGTCTCCTTTTCCACCTTTTCCTACTGAGAAGTTTTTTTCCTCATCACATTTGATGATTGCACTCTTTAATTGATTTAACATTTCATCATCCTCAATAACTGAACGGTTCTTTGTTTGAACAACTCTTGTTGATGGGAATGCCGATTGATATAATCTATCAATTGCGGATTTACAATATTCTCTTTTTACCTCATTTGGTATATTAGATTCTATGTTTTGAATTGTGTATTTTAAATCACCAAATGACTCAGTTGCCGATTTCCAAATTGGAGTTGAGTCAGTATAATACTCTTCATATATACCGTCAGCATCCAAATTTCTTAATTGTTGTCCAACTGTAGTTTGAGATGAAAGTCTTTCCTTCTCAACCAAACTTGGTTTACTAAAGGTATAACCATTATCCTCCAAGAATGATTTAACTTCAGGATTAACTCCTGTTGCGGTTTCTTCATCTTTTGTTGTTACAACTTCTTTTGTCTTAACTGTTGATGTTTCCACCCCTTTTGTTGGTGTTGATGTGGTTGTAGTTACTGATGCAGTTGCAAATGATTTATTAATTTTATCACATTCTCCAGGAATTGTTAATAAAATTGTTTTAATTTTATTTAAATATGATTCTTCAGTTTCATCTAATTGACTATCATAATCAACCATTGCATTATCAAGTTCTTTAACCGCATTTTTAAGTTCAGCCTGATTACTTTCAGAACAAACGTCCGCCATATTCATATTACCAATCAATTCTCTACTTTCATTGAACTTTTTAACTTTCATTCCTTTGAATGTTTTTCCGTATTTTCCTGTATAAAGAATTAACTCATCCATAATGGTTAATACCTCAACTTGTTTTGGTTCCATCACAGTTTTAACTTCTTTTTTCTTATCTTCCTCTGTCTTTACCGAAGTTTGTGTTGTAGATGTTGATGTAGATACTGAAGTACTTGATGATGTCGGTGTTCCTCCACCTACTGTGTATAATTTGTTTGGATCTGAAGATGAACCAATTGTTCTCTTAACATTTTGTTCAAATAGACGAAGTTTTAATATCGTTTTAATTGTATGCTCCACCATAGGTTCGTCACCTGACAATTCAAAAGATTCATCAGGTTCTGTTGGTTTCCAATTTCCTTGATTATCTTTAATAATTCTAACATAAACTTCATCATCTTGTGTTAAACCTGCGGTTAATACACCAACTTCACCTGCGGTTGCTTTAGCCGCTGGATTTATTGGGTATAGGATTTCGTAGTCAAATTCATCAAAACTTTGGATAAGTTTTGTTTTACCCTCTAAAGTTTTTACATTTAATTCCGCCTCAGATACAATTGGAACCTTAGTTCCGTCTTTCTTTCTTTTAATGATATAAACATATGTTACACCATTCTTAAGAAGATAAGTAATACCTTTTGTGTATATCTGTCCTTTATCTTTTAAATCTTGCCAATACTTCTTTTGCTCTTCTTTACCAAACGCCGCAGATATTGATTCATCTGTTTTCATTTCTTGACACAAAGTAGTTACTTCATCTTTTGTAAATTCTTTCTTACCTGTGGCACTAAATAAAGCTTCCTCAGTGTATTTACCAAATTTACCATCGGCACCGTACTTAAGAGTATAACCTTTACTAATTAAACATTCTTGGATTGTAGAAATTGGGGTTCCTTTACAACCTTTTTTGTAAGGTCCATTACCACAATCTTTATATGTTGTTGATGGTGATGGGGGAGGAGTAACGGTAGTATCCTCAGTATCTTCTGTTGGTTTTTTTCTAATTTTTTGCCCTTTTCTTTTTCTGGCCGCGGCTTGAGTTTTGGTACAATCAACCCAATTCCCATTACTATCTTTATATTGCCAATCCTTAACTTCACTCACTTTTGATACATTTTTTTAGTTTAGATTAAAACCCATTCACCATTTTTAAATTCATAAAGTTGTGGTTCACCACTATTGTCAGTTACTTCTGGTAGTGATGAATCCCAAATTCCTGACCATCCTTTAATTCCTAACCATCTATTGAAGTCTGTCTCATTATTTTCATATGATCCGGTTGATTCCTCACTATTCTCCTCGTCTCCACCACCCATATTCGATTCTTCACAAGTAGAACTTTCTTTTTTACCAGTACCTCCACCGGAATCAACAGAATATTTTTCCTGACAGTTAGGATATACAACAACCATTAAATTATTTTCATCAATCGCAAATCCACTTATTTTATCGTTCCCTGTAGCATCTTTAGTTTTAGCACAACCAAAATTTATTGCCGCATAGTTTAACATATCTTTATTTAGGTTTTCACTACCCTGAACCCGTTGAATACAATTTAATTCCTCGCTATCAAATAATTTAATATTGGATGTGTCAATTTTTATTGGTGGTTCACCTCCCAAAAACCACCAATCAATTAATTGCCATCCAACAATACCAACAAATATAGTCATTGTAATATACAAATAAACCTTAGGTCCAACAACCCCTTTAGGTATGACTCTAAACGCCTCTAATAATTTAAATACACCCTCAATAGGTAAACTCAATATCTCAAATACGGCTTTAGTTGCCTTTTTAATTGCCTCTAAATCAAAACCTGCTTTAACCATTTTTTGAGGTTCAAATGAACCTTTACCATTTTTAATGTCATCTAATACTTTTTGAGCCTCATCGTCACTCATTTTATTTACACCATCCAATATTGATTGTTGTTGTGATGCGGTAATTTTTTTAGAAGCTTCCTCAGCAATTTCATCGGCTGCGGTTTTAGTTGTTTTAGTACCAGCAGATTCAATATTTACATCCACATTTTTTGCTTTTATAACACCATCAACTTGTTCTGAAACATCATCAAGGTATGTCGTCATTCTAAGATTACCTGCAAATGTAGTTTTTGCGTCTGTTAATGTTTTTTTAAGTGCCGCCAATTGTAAAGTATCTAAATTTTCAGTACCTTCTTTTTCTATTTTTTGTATTAAATCAAGGGCGGTATTTGGACCTGCCTTTAATTTAGATAATTCAGTTTCTAAATCAGGTATTGATTTTAGATTGGAATTAATCATTGTCATGCTAGTTTTTGCATAATCTGACACAATTTTATTAAAGGTACTTTTAACCGCAACACTATTTTCTCTAATGGTTTTTAATAATAATTGTTTTCCAGCATCTGACATAACATCATCAATACTTCTTATACCGGCTCTTTGTATTTCGGCAGAATCTTTAATGAGTTTTCTAAGAGTATCCGCTTCTTCATCACTTAATTCTGAAACGGCTTTTTTACCTAAACGAGTGAAAAAATCCGCAATATCACCAATACCCTCAACAATTAAGGATACCCCTATCATTTCTCTAATTCTGTTTATTTCAAGTAAAAGATTATTTTTTTTTGTGTTCATAATTATGATTTTTTATATAAATATAACCAAAGAGTAAAAATTGAATATATTAGTTTGATCCAGCACCATATTTTTCATACGGACTTCTTGAAAACCCTGGTTGTTGGTAATCATACCAATTTGATGGACTTTCATTTTGTTTTAAATTTATTGGGGTACCATAATCTGGGTTGACATTTTTATAATACATATCCATTAAGTATTCCCTAAAATTAGGTATATCATAATTTTCAAATCCTGATCTTGATATTTTACTAAAATCACCTGTTGTAAACGCATCATTTATTAATTTGTCATAGTCAACAATATTTTTTGCATTTGTAATAACCGACCAATTTATTTCTGAAGTATCTCCAAATTTATTTGATAAAAAATTTAATTCTGTTTTTGGTTTTATATTACTAAACACGCTTTTATTACCTAAAAGAGTTATTGGATTGTCTCCATTTTGTTTTAAATAATCAGATAAATCTGTAAAGTATCTACTTTCTCCTTTAGTATATTGTGTTGAGTTCACATCTTTTGCTACCCAAAAGAAATTATTATCATTAGGATGTGATGTAAAACCATTAACTATTTGCCAATCACCCTTTTGTTTTAATTCAGGTGATCCAGTTCCTGATGATTTATATAAAATTACTTTATCGTTTGTTGGTAATAATAGTTCATAATATTCTCTACCTCCTGAGTCGGTAGTAAAGTTTAAAACTTTAATGTCATTAGGATTAAAAGTTTTATTATCAATTCTACTAACTTTATTCTTTAGTTCCAATATAATATTACCACCACGAATATCTCCATCTTTCCACCAATTATCCCAAACCCAAGAAGGCATTTCAATTTCACCAACCGATCCGTCAGGTTTTTGTTCATAAATAGTTCTTTGGGGATTTTTAATTTTACCTCCACCCATTTGTGGAGTATCTTGTGTTATTATGTCGTCAATTTTAATTGAATTAGATTTAATGTACCCATCAACTTGTTCGGTAACATCATCAAGATAGGTTATCATTTTAGAATTACCAACAAAGGTGGTTTTTGCGTCTGTTAATGTTTTTTTAAGTGCTGCTAATTGTAATGTATCTATATTTTGAATTCCGTTACTTTCTATTTTTCGTATTATATCAAGAGCGGTATTTGGTCCTGCCTTTAATTTAGATAATTCAGTTTTTAAATCAGGAATTAATTCTAAATTTTTATTAATTATTACCATTGAGTTGTTAGCGTATTTTGTAATAATATCCGAAAAAACATTTTTAACCGCAACACTATTTTCTCTAATGGTTTTTAATAATAATTGTTTTCCAGCATCTGACATAACATCATCAATACTTCTTATACCGGCTCTTTGTATTTCGGCAGAATCTTTAATGAGTTTACTTATAATTTCTTGTTCCTCATTACTTAATTCTTTAATACTTTTTTTACCTAAATTAGTAAATATGTTTAAAACATCACCAATACCCTCAACAATTAAGGATACTCCTATCATTTCTCTAATTCTGTTTATTTCGGTAATTATTTTTCGCATTATAGTATAGATTATTTTAATTCATTTTTGGTTTTTCTCTAATTTCTTGACCTTTCTTTTTTCTAGCATCGGCTTGAGTTTTGGTACAATCAACCCAATTCCCATCACTATCTTTATATTGCCAATTTTTAGTTTCACTTACTTGTGATGATGTAATAGTAGTCGGAACTATTTTTGAGTACTCCGTACCATATTGACTATATGCATTTCTAATTTCACATTCATTCATAATGAATGAGTCAGAATAACCCAATTCATTTTTCTTAAAATCACAAGATTTAACTCCTATAACCGTCATTTCAGTTCCATCCTCAAAAGAAATTGTGAAATAAAAATTCTTTTTATTTGTACTAACCCAAGTTAAAAACTCACAAGCCTCTTGATAATTTTGAAATGGTGTCATTGGTAAATCAGAACAAAAACTTAATAGGGATTGCTCAAATTTTTCAGTAGTGTTAACTAATTGATTATATTTATTCTTACTTTCTAAAATTTCTTTAGTTTGATTATTCGCATAAGCAACATAATATTCCTTCTTAATATCATATAAAACCATTTGTAACAAAACTTTATATGCTTCAGTACTCATTTCTTCATAATCTATTTTGCCGGTATTCCCAATATCCCTTAAAAAATTAAGATATAATTTACCTTTTTCTAATTGTTCATCTGTTGTTGTTGCATTAATAAAATCTGATTGTAATTTTTTACATTCCTCTTCGGCTTTTTTCCTAATCTTTTCGTCAGCATTTCCAAAAACCAATTCAATGTTCTTCTTAACATTTTCTAAAAAACCTTGAGGGTCTTTCATTATTTCTTCATCGTCTTTAACTAATGTTTTAATTATTGGCATAGACGAAAAAACCGCCACCAAATCAAGTCCTATTAATTTAAATGTGCTTGCATAACTTTTAGCGTAATCAGCAAATAATTTGTCAACACTTTCGGCAATTTCTTTAGTAACCACTTTATTTGTTCTAACTTCATTAAGTATTTTTTTTAAACCATCATTAATATCTTTAACTAATACTTCTTTATTAACCTGTTTTAATGCGTCCGAACCATTTTGTAATGTTTCCTCAACAAATTTTCTTGTTTTATCATCTAAACCTTTAATCCATGCTTTAACATCTCCAGGTGTTTTAAACGCACCTTGTTCTGCATCTTGTGATATCTTTTTAATTAAATTCGATATTTCTTTATCTGTTAATGTTCCTGTTATTTTTTTTGCAAAACCACTAGCATTTAATACGGGTATCAATGAAAATAATAATACCATTGCGGCACCGCTATTTAAACCTCTACCTTTTAGATATATTGCTTCAGGTATCGCAATTAATAATTCACCCGCCAATTCGGCACCTAAAATTGCGAATCTACTTGTTAGCCCAACACCTGCCGCAATACCACCAGTAACGATAGACGCTAAAATTGCAACACCAATACTCACAGCAGTTCCCCAACCAGAATCATACCATATATCAAAATCTGATCTACCATATTCTTCACCGTAATTATCTAATGAAAATTCAGAAAAATCTTGAGGTAATAAAGATCCCTTTAAACTTGGATCACCACCAATTACATCATCATATTCTTCAGATTTACTTCTAAAATACCCAGACTGGTTACCACCAAATTGACTTATTGTCCACCCTCTTGAAACTTCACCGTCAATGATTTGAAACCCATTACCGTCAATAATTTGATTTATAACCGCTTTTGATGGATCTGTTAATTGATACACTAAATTATATTTTCTACCTCCTTGTTTTCTTTTTTGATCATTACAAGTTTGGTAAGCAATAAATGATTTAACAACACCATTTAAATTTCTAAAAAAATCATCTTTTGGTAAATAAATTCTAATGTCTCTTGAATCTCCGTATGCATTGGTTTTACCTTTAATATAATACCCGATTTCGTCTTTAAACATTTTATCTTTAGGAATATTCATTGAAGTTAGTGCATTATCATTTGTTGTGAAATTGATTATGTCAAAACATTCTCCTAACATCATATTATTATCAAAGTATCCTTTATGTTCATTAAAACTTTGTCTATAAAAATATCCATCAGTTGATTTTACACCTTTTCTTGTTAATTCTTTTTGTTGTCTATCAAATGTACCTCCTTTACCCAAACGATCAGATTTTTGAGAACCTAATCTTGGGTCAATGTCAAAATCTGGATCTTGTTCGTTAATTATTTTACCTATGGATGGGTTATATTCCATAAGTTTTTTCATTTCCGATAATATTTGTTTTAAATTCTTTTCCATATTATTTTCCTACAATTCTTAAACCACCCGATACTACTGAAGACATTGCATCAATTTCTAATTGTGTTCTTTCACCTACTCTATTGTATGCGGATTTTTCTTTATAGTAAGATTCCGCTTCTGCGGAATATTTACGAGCCAATTCATCTTTTTTCTCTAAATCAGAAACTGATTGATTATTTTCACTACCGTAATAAACACTTGGTGTTGATGGTAATGACGTTATCGCACCTTTAGGACAAGTCATCCCAATTTTAACCCCTAAAGATTCGTTATAACTACCTTCCGATATTTTTGATGTATCATAATAACCAGCATATTCAGATAACCAAGGTGTGTAAAAGTCATCAACCCTAATACACGCTTTATAAGTTATTTTTGTTGAGTCTTTGTTCTCAAAATATTCAAATGAATCAAGTCCTCCATCAACACCTCCATATTCATAAAGTGATCTCCACGACCATCTTAAACAAGTATCAAATGGTAAAGGTTTGCATCCTGCTGGGTATTCATATTTAGTTCTTTGTTTTATCCCTTGGATGTTTATTCCTCCTGAATCAAATGTAACTCCACTCATTATAGATTCTTTCATCTTATAATTCGGTGTTTTCCATTCTGTAGTATTTTTTTGTCGGTAAAAGTATTCCTTATTTCTATTATCCATGTCGGATATTCTTTGGTAATCGTACTTTTTATCTCTACCAGTATTTGTTATCTCAATGTATGATTTTGTTGGTTGACATCTATTACCATTATCATCCATATAATAATCTGTCATATTATCATACCCAACTTTATATTTATCATTTGTCCCTGAAAGTACTTGACAAGCCAACCCAAACATTCTTTTTGCACCTTCTTCGTAGTAAGGTTGATTTTTACTATGGTAAGATAATGGTTTTACACTAGGTGTCCCAAGTAAAGGTGCGGTTAAAAATTTGCCAGGTATTACAGATTTATAAGTTACTATAGTTGATTTGTCATAAACATTATATACCGAATTTTTGGGTTGATCATTCCATTCCTCGTTACCTTGAAATTCTTTTTGTTTCATACCTTTAGTAAAAGATTTAGTTAATTCTAAACCCTCAATCCTTTCAATATGATAATCATACATATCTTTACTTACTTTACCTTTTTTGTAAAGATTGTCCCAATATTCTTTAGTATCCCTTTTATCATTTTCGGATAATAGACTACTATTTTCACTCAAAGTTTTTCTTGAATCGTACTTCATATTAAGAAGTATTCTCTTCAATATTTCATCAGTATTATTCATAATAATGTGTTTGCCTTACCCCTTACAAGTTTATTCAAGGACTTCCAAGTCACTTTATCGTCTATGGTATTTGCAACACTTCTAGTGAGTCCTGTTTCCCACTTTGTAACGGTAGGATATCCTTCACCACCACCTCCTGTTGCAGCCGCTCCCCCACCTTCGTCTTGTTCACCTATTTCACCGTTATTATCATCGGTATAGGTATATTTTTTCATCAAGTAAATTAACTCGTCTAAATTTGTTTCCATATTATTTATATAAATACTTGTAGATTAAATAAATTTCCATATCTTTGTATTCATAAAATAATAAACAAATAAACTATGAAAAGAATTCTTTATTTCCTCGTGTCAATTTTTCTTTTAACTTCTTGTGTTAAATACGAACAATCAACTCTTGTTAGTTTGAGTGGTGAGTATCGTATTGATAAGGTAACATACGAAGAAGTTGATAATACTTCATCAAGTAATAATATGGTTTATTACCCTGGTGATTTGTATGTAAACCCAAGTGAGAAATTTCCAATGGATTCAATTGAAGTTGGTTTTACTCGAATTCATATGGATTATTCCATGATGAGGTTCAAACCAATTGATAATCCTGATGGTTCGGTTAATTGGACTAAAGAATATTATTACTATGTTCACGGACAAACCACTCAGTTTGATTTGGGGTATATCCAAGTTGACATTGATGGATCAACGAGAACATTTAAGATTGTTGATGATGGTAATGAAACATTGGTTCTTCGTACCACAGGAACTTGGGCTAACGGAAGTGCTGGTTCTAATGTATCGGTAACTTTAATTCTAACAAGAGTTGGTCCTTAATGGATCAACTCTTAAAATAATTCAGGTTTTGGTAATTTTGTTGGGTTAACGATATAATATTCGTTAAGGTAGGTAATTAGAGTTTCTTCATCAATTGAGTCAAAGTCATCAAAATCGTCAAAGTCATCTTCATTATCTTCATCATCAAATAAATCAAATCCTTCCTGGATTAAATTATAACCGAAATCCTCGGCTTCATCTATATTAATGATATCGTTTCTAACCTCGTCGTCGTTGTCGTTCATCAATCTGAAGGAAACCTCTAATCTCCTTGATCCCTCGTGTATGTAGTATGATACTATTTCGTTAATTTCCATTTGAGTAAAGATTAACTAATTAATGTTTAAAAGAAATAATTAATTATATTTTTTAAATCTTCTAAACATATCCAATGATTCATTCAACTTTTCTGTAAACTCAGGTAGGATTTCATCATCCACCTCATCAGAGAAATTATCTTCAAATATTGGTTCAAAATCATCATCATCCTCAAAGTCCTCACCGTAATTAAAATCATCGTTATAATTATCGTTAAATTCCTCAAAATCGTCATCTTCCATTTCAGGATCAATTAATCTTGTTCCTTCATAATCAGACATTCCGTGTCCAAATACTTTTGGTAAATCTCTATAATCTTTAGATGAATAATCATCATAACGGTTTTTCATTTCCGGACTATCCCAACCTTCTTCCATTTCACCACCACATTCGTGACAGTCATCATCACTCAATCCTAATGAAATGAATTCAATACCTTCATCTTCCCAGTTTGACTCATCATCAATATCAACGGTTCCATTAATTAAATCATCATCACCGTCACCAATCATGTCCAAACCTGAGTGAGACTCGTTGATGTTCATATTTGTATAGGTTTTAACCTCACCTTTATTAGATACGGTAATTCCGTTCTTATCGTTAGCAAAATCTTGAACATATAAAGGTTGTTCATTACTTTGTCCATATTGGGTAACATATCCGTCATAAACGGTTTTATGTTGGTTAAGAATATTTTCTTTCTCCTCTTTTGTTATTCCGAAAAAATATTGTGCCATAATTTTAGTTTTTATATAAATATCATTAATGATTTAAATGCCCTCCAGCCATTTTTGTATATGCCATTAACATTTTTCTTGCATATTCCTCAATTTGTCTTGATGCCCTTCTTGGGGTTACCTCCTGATTAGTTTTTTCAAGAATTTTAATTGCCCCTTGAATCATCTCATCTTTTATCTCATCTGCCATATCAAGAACCCTCTCAAACGCCTCCTCTCTTTCTCCATCAAAATCTTCATAATGATGTTGATGTGCAATTCGTTCTCTACCCATATAAAGATATGGTGCCGCACCTAACATATTTGTAACACCAGACTCTCTTAAAGCTTTTAAGTATTGATGTAATAATCTAACATTAAAATTTCTAAATAAGTCTAAGTTTTGTTGAAAGAAGTTTTCTTTTAAAAAATTCTTTTTTGTGGTTACAAAAACAGATTCATCGGTTTTTTTCCTTCTTCTATTTAACATATCCTCTTCCTTCATCCATTTATCCGCACCATCAATAAGTGCCAGTTTGGATCCGTTATCCCAACTAACATTATATTGTTTTTCACCAAAAACAACACTAACATGGGTTACTGTTCCCGGTATTCCTGTTGGGACTGCAGCGTATTCATCATCCATTGAGATACATATAACTCTATCTCCTTTTGATAATTCAGGGTTTAAATTTAATCTTGCCATACACAAATAAATATACGATATATTTATTATTGTAATTATGAAAGTAGTAATATCAGAAAATCAGAATAAATTATTGTTAACCGAAGGTTTATCTGAGAAGATTTTGAAGAGTTATAAGTCAATGGGTGAGTTTACTGAAAAGGTTTTAAAGGAAGCTAAAACGGTAACAGGACTTGATTTTGGATTCTTATTAAGTTGGGGATCAACCCTTGGCGGTTTAATGATGCCAGTAACAAAATTTATTGAGGGTGAACATCCTGAATTAACAAGTCTTGATTTATCTTTACTTGTTACGGGAGTTATGGTTACTTATTACACCTCAAACAAAAAGGCTTTGGTAAAAATACTTTCTGAGATTAAAGAAAGGGGATTAGTTGAGGTATTTGATAAGATGTTATCTGCGGCAAATAATCTTAAAGATACTTTTTTATCCTTTGTAGAAAGTTTGAATATAACGATGTTCAAAGTATCTAATATGTTGGCATATACATTTTTAATTCCGATATTACCTCAATTGTATGAAATGGCTCAAATGGGATTCGATCAAACAACTATTAATCAAATTATAAAAAGACTATTAAGTTATGGTGTGATTATCGGATCAAGTATTATTGTTAGAGAGGTAATCAGAAAAATTATTAATAGATTCAGAAATTAAATATGTAATAGGAAATGAATAGTGTAATTTAAAGTTCCGTACCTATTCTCAAAATTTAGATATTCAACCATACCCCCATTATAATCATTTTGATAAGAACGATTCAAGTTTAAATGTTCATCTAATTTAATTTTTTTAAATATATTACGCATTTTAGTATCTAAATCATTAAAGATTTCAATAAACTCTTCTAACAAACCATCAACCTCAAAATCATTACTAATATAAATTGATAATGAGTATATCTCTCCATTAATTGAATTCATGTCCACCTCAAAATCAATTCTATCTTCAATACCACCAATTGAAAGTATCAAGTATTTAATTTTGTCAAGTTTTTTTATTAGTTCGGGATTATATGTTTCCGTATAGTGCGCCATTATTTTCTATAATTTAAAATTTTATCCACAACAATCTCAACTTCATTATTATTTAATTGATGTAGTTCTTTGTGGGTATCAAACCAATTTTTAACCACTTTATTAAATGGTTTTTTTGTTAACCTGGACAACCTCTTAAATCCAAAGTATTGGGAGTCTATTTCATGAGGTTGAGTATAGTACTCCAAAGGAGATTCGGGTTCCTCAACATCTAAATCAAATAAACCTAATTTGTGTTGTTTTAGATGTCTTAATTCGTGAGCAATTAATTCGTTAAGTTCACCAATTAATTTATATAAAATATTATTTTTATCGTTTTTACCATATTGGATTTTAACCATTATGGTTTCATCATCTCTCACATAAGACGCATTTACACCATATTTACCATATTCAATAATTACATCAACAGAGAACGGATTTAACTTATTGAACTCGTAAACCATGGAATCATCATCTTCAAAGTATTCAGGCAAATAAAATTCTCCTTCATCTTCATTTTTAACCACAGATATTATATCTCTAACTATTTTACGAATTGGTTCTCTCATCCTATTGTCTTCATTGATTATTTTTCGTATTGTTTCCTTGATATTCATACTAATAAATATAACGTTTATTTTTCTTATAAATTTGAATTGTTAACTTTTAATTATTATACTTAATCAATGGAATTATTAAACACTCACCCAATTAAAAAATCAGACTTAGGATTTCACGGAAATTTATTCGGTGGAAAACTTTTGGCTTGGATTGATGCTGCAGCGGCTGGATACTCAATGCAATTATGTGATTCGCCAAGAATGGTTACAGTATCTATTGATAAATGTAATTTTGAAAAACCGGCGAAAGAAGGACAACTATTAAAAATATATGGTTATCCATCTAAAATAGGTACAACATCAATTACACTTTATATGGAGGCGAGAGCTCACGATGTTTACACGGGAAATCAAGTTATCGTATTAAAAACAAATATCAGATTTGTTCAAATAAGTGAATATGGAAACCCAATTCCGATTGGTGAAAAAGGAAAAAACAGAATAAATAAACTAATAGAAGGTAAGTATGAGCAAGAAGTTTGATTTTGATAAAATAACATTAATCCCACAGTACAGTTATGTATACACAAGATCAGATTGTGATACATCTGTAAAATTTGGTGGTTACAAATTTAAACTTCCTGTGATTCCCGCAAACATGGAAAGTATCATTGATGAAAAATTGGCAATTGAGTTAGCAAGGAATGGATATTTTTACATCTTACACAGATTTGAGATTGATGAAGTTTCATTTATTAGAAATATGAAACAACAAAACTTACTTTCATCAATATCTATTGGTGTTAATGATGATTCGTACTCATTAGTTGAGGAACTGATTGATGAAGATTTAATACCTGAGTTTGTTACCGTCGATATTGCTCACGGACATTGTATTAAGATGAAGAGAATGATTGAGTTTCTTCGTAAGAAATTACCTCATACATTTATTATTGGTGGTAATGTTTGCACACCTGAAGCGGTTAAAGATTTAGAAGAATGGGGATGTGACTCAGTTAAAGTAGGTATAGGTGGTGGATCCGCTTGTACGACATATCACTCAACAGGTTTCGGTAATCGTGGTTGGCAAGCAAGTATGATACGAGATTGTGCCAGAATTGCGAAAAAACAAATTATTGCAGATGGATCAATTAAAGAACATTCTGACATTGTTAAAAGTCTTGTTTTAGGAGGTTCAATGGTTATGGTTGGTGGAATGCTTGCGGGGTATAAAGAATCACCAGGTAAATTAATCCAAATCAATGATAAATGGCATAAAACTTTTTGGGGTTCGGCATCTTCAGAACAATCAGGAAAAGAAAATAGAATTGAGGGAATTAAAAAATATATTCCTTATAAAGAAGAATCTATTTTTATCAAATTAAAACAAATTGAGGAATCTTTACAAAGTGCGATATCATATGCTGGCGGAAACCCCTCAAATTTAAGTTCCCTTATGTTCGTTGATTATGTGGTGGTTGAATAATCAAAGTTCTTTGATTTTAATAACTAAATCACCACTACCTCTAATCACTCTATGATAGATCTCGGAGGGGATGGTAAATCTGTCCCCTTCTTTTAATGTTCTCGGTAATTCATTGTCCGTTTGGAATTTCCATCCACTACCTTTTACGACTTCAACAATTCTGTCTCTTTCATCACGATGCCATTTTAATTCGTGGTTATCAATATTCTTATCAAAAACTCTGGTTTTTATCCCATCCTTAGTTGTTTGTTTAAATGGTAATGTTGATTCATCAAGTTTTCTACCCAACCATTTTAATTCCCAACCTAAATTTTGTTTATGACTTTCAATTGTTGAACTACTACCCCCTTTTATTTCTGCATTACCTAATTGAGGAATTCCGTCTTTTAACATAGGTATCATTTTTTTAATTTGGGTATTAGATATATCCGAATCATTTTGAGTAAATGGTTTTTTGAATAAGGCAATTATCCTAACACTTAATCCGTCGTGATGTTTTTCTTTACCTACAATAGCGGTATACCCAACAAAATTTTCACTTTTTAATGGTTTAAATTTTGATAAGAATTTATTGATTCTATTTTCCATCTTTTGGAAATACTCTTCGGTATATTTTTCTTCTTTAATTATCATCTTTTGCTCAGGTAGAAATTTTCTTACTTGGGGTATTAATTCGTCCTCATATCTCTTATATTCTTCCTTTGTTTTAACGTGAACATCTCCAATGGCATCTGAAAGAACTGGAAGTATCATTTTTATTCTTTGGATTAATTCATACCCATGTTTTATCGCCGATTTCTTACCTTCATAAGTTATGTATTTATTAAAATTATAAAACAGATTTATGGTGTAATTTTTCACAAATCTATTCCATAAAATATATGGTTCTATTTTAATAAATTTTAAATCATCATCATCTATTATATACTCAAATGGTTCATAACCATCAATAATTTTTTTTATTGATGATTCTAACCTATCAATCATTTTTTTAGTTAATTTCATAAATCACCAATAACCTCCATATGTTTTACCACCCCACAGGTGTCCATAACGATTAATTCTACAAGCCCAATAACCAGCTTTCATTCTATCTTTCTTATCTTTACATTTGTGTCTTGCCGCAAAACTTCTTCTCGCTTCAGGGTTAGACACCTTAGCGGTTAATCCTCCATGTACATCACCAAATGTGATTTTTTTGATTTTACCTGTCGATGGGTTCTTAACATATACTTTATACTTTTTACCACCACCAGAGTTTCTCATTGGGTAACCAACTTTAACTTTTTTACCTTGATATTCAGCTTCAGATAATAGTTCTTCCTCAGTCATTAAATAAGGACAATCCAATGAAACATATTCACCTGAAGATAGTTTAACCATCTTACCTAAATCAGTTTCAATTAACCATTTGTCTGATCTATTTAATTGAATTGATCCGTTATTATATAAATCTCTAACTTCACAAACCAAATTAAAATAGCTATCCGAATATGGTCTAAAAACACTTTCAGATAAAGTAATTTTATTATTAATATGGTAATCCAAATTCTTAGATATTTTAACATTTTCAGTTAAAACCATATTAGGTATAAAAGTTTCAGAAATAACTCTTCTAACAATCTGTTTAATATTATTCATTTTTCAGGTATATTTATATTTATAAATACAATAATGTTTGATATTTATATTAAAAAGTTACACTATGAGAAGATTAGTTAAAGAAAGTGATATTAGAAAAGCACTATATAAAATCATCAAAGAAGATGATAGCATGAGTTCCGCAGAAAAGAAAAAAGTTAAACCAAGATGTATTCCTGAGAATATAATTCAGTTGGATGAAATCGTTGGGGATTCTGAGGAATTTGCAAAATACTCACCAGGAGTTACAAAAAGAAATAGAGGTGTTAATGGATTTGTTGATACATTGGGTATATTAAACAATATTAGATTGTTTAAGGACATTAAAGATGGTGGAGAACACTTGGCTTACGAAATGATGAATAATCTCAACAGATTCAGAAATAAGAACTATTATGATGAAACTAGTGGGGATTGTCATAAAGCAATGGATAAAGTCATTGAATTATATAAAGAAAACGAGCACGGTACTGAATTAGTTAAAGATATTGAAAAGATATTGAATCTACAGGTTAAAGAGGACGAGTATACTCCATCCCCAAGAACTAAAGAGTACTTAAAACAATGTGTTAATTTAGTTAAAGGACAATAAGAATTTAATTAGGACCGTTGTCGTTAAGGCAACACCAAAAAGGGACAATTCGCTACTGTCCCTTTTTTTATTGGTTAAAAATTCGTTTAGTATATTATATCAAATATTAAAGTAAATAGTTTTTGGTATTTTTTTTAATATTTATATATAAAACAAGTATTATGAAAAAATTTTTTAATCAGTTGTTTTGTGACAACAATTCTATTAACGAAAAATCTGTAGTAGGGTTTATCGCATTTTTAATGATGTGTTTATTTGCTGGTGCAGATATTATCACAGGTTTTATGGGAGCACCATTGGTGGTTAATGAATTTATCTTTAATTCATTCTTAATTTTAGTATTAGGTTCATTTGCTATTGGTTCTGTTGATAAATTTATCAATAAGAAACACGGATCAGAGGACGAAGAGACACCTGAAGGATAAATTATTAGTTTTTTATGTAATCCCCACTCAAAAGGTGGGGTTTTTTATAACCTAAACTTAATGTTATCGTAACACACTTTATAAGTTTTTTTACTATATATTGTTGATATGATAGGATTTATAATATTTTTTGGTTTTACGGTTACATTGTTTTGTAAAACAGTTATTAACGACAGGAGAGAATACCTTGAATGGTATAGAAAATGTGATCACACCTTAAAGAGGTAATTTGGTTTTTATTGATATTTTTACTATATTTGTGAACCAAACACAAAATAATAAGATATGAGTTCAAAAAACACCAAGAAATTACCAGAACAAGTTAAATTTGAGAGAGTTTTCACTTATGACGACTGTACTGTTATATGGAAATATGACAATTTAAAGACAAATACTGGACCATATGAGGTAGAGGTTAAATACCTGAAGAAAAAGCCTTAAATAAGGTATTCTTTTATACGGTAGTTTTACCTATAAAATCAATGATTTTTGATGAAAAATAGGGTAAAATACCATTTAAATAGGGTTAAAAACCGACAAAAAATCACCATAATATGTCAAATTTTGACTATAAATGATAAAAAAAACATCAATTTTGACAAAAAAACGGGTTTTTTTAGTAAAAATAGGTTAAATTAACACTAAAAATGGGGTTTTTTAGTGTTTTTTATGTGATTTTCCTAATAAATCTTGTAAATTTTTTAAATTTTCACTAAAATCTTTAGGAAAATTAAGATTTTGTCTTAAAATATCACTATCAAAGGGAAAATTTTGATTTTTTGTGTAATTATTCATTTTTTTTACCATAGAAAACAGTTCTCTACCGTATTTTCTCCACCAAATGAACAAACCTATTGAAAATACACTTAAAACAAGTGTAAAAACGATTAAAACCACTATTAATACCATATTTTTTAAATTTATAGGGTAATTATAGTGGTTTTAACCTAAATTGTCAATTATTTTAATAAACTATAGTACTTTTTGAACTTTGTGAGTCTATCCTCAAGTCCATGAGTTCCTCCATTCACCCTTTTTGTTACTTTTGTTACAACATCGTCTGATGATCCTAAATCACAGATACTCCACAACTTATTTGAATCGAAAAAGAACGCTGCAGACGCCAATGGGTACTTATTTGCCACTAAATCAGGGGTTGTAACACAATCTTCACCAATAAACTTAGTAAAACTTACATAATTTGCCTTTCCAGTTAATTGAATGTATCCTCTTCCTCTAAATTTATACCCTTCTTTGGTTGTTTCGTCACCATTTCCCATTCTTCCACCATAAACACGGGACGCAATCTTTTCAGGTTGTTTTGCATATGACTCAGCAAGGGTTCCAGGGAAGTATTTCCCAAATGTTTTTTTTAATCCGTCAGCAGAGTAGTTTAAATTCTCCGAAACTGCCTTAAAATTACCTGATTCATGAGCACATTGTGCTAAAAAGTGAGCCAACCTCAAATTGTTTGTGATATTAAACTTCTTTGCGGTTTCTGCAATCTGTGCAATTACCGTATCAGGAATAGTTCCTTTAAGTTTCTCAATGTTTAATCCCTCTACGGGTGTAATAACTACATTTTCTTTAACTACCTGTGGTGATTCACCAAATAATTTAGACCAAGTTGCATCGCCAACAATACCATCGTCTTTTAATCCATTTGCTTTTTGCCAAGCTTTAACTGCTGCTTCAGTTTTAGGTCCAAATTTACCTATAGTTTCTACACCTAATTTTTCTTGGAGTTTTTTTACATCGTCCCCTTCCGATCCCACTTTTAATAACATAATTTTTGTTTTATTGTTTATTTTCTGTTGCGTATTTAATACCCATAATGGTTCCTACGATTGAAAAAGCGTTTGTTAAAAGAATACCAAATATATTTGACCAAGCGGCACTAATAACTTGAGTGTCTTTACCCATTACAAGTGTAAAAACATAAACTCCAGTTGTAACAACCCCAACACCCATAATAATCCAAAGAGCAACCCTAACAATTGTTGATATTAACTCAGTTTGATTTCTTTTTTGTAATATATCCAAGTCATTTAGGGCATTTGTTTTCGCTTCTTCAGCCTGTATTCTTGCTTTTTCAGAATTAATCATTTCTCTTTGTAGATCTTGTTGTATTTTTTCGTTTTCTTCTCTCCAATCAATTAACTCCTCATTTTGTGCTTCAATTTTTACCCTTTGTTCTTCAGTTTCTTTTAAAGTTGACTGAAGATCTTCCATCATTTTTTCGTTTTTTTCATTTAAAATTACAAGTTCCTCATTTTGTTTTTGTATTTTTTTTGTCATCTCAAGACGTTTTCTTCTTTTGTCTCCGTCTTTTGTTTCACAATCCTTTAAATACTTTTTAAAGTCCTCATCATCTTCAGTATTGATAAGTTTAGTAATATTACCTTCAAGACCTATACCTTTTTTAAGGTATAAGTCCATCAAAAGTTTTTTAGTATTACTATCTATTTTTATCATTTGTAAACTTTAAATGGTAAAGTTCTATTTTTATACCCATCATAGTCTTTTCTGAACTCTTCTAAACGAGGTTCAATGTCGTCAGATTTAATAATCCAAAACTGAGCACCTGCCTGAATCGCCTTTGCTTGTTCTTCAGGTTCATTACTTGATGATATTATTCCAATAACCACATGATTACCATACTCAAAATTAATTTTTCTAATTAATTCTATACCATCAAAAGAACTACCTATAATATTTAAATCAACAAACACACATTCAGGTTTATCATTATCGTCTCCACTTTGGAACCATTTTTGGAATAGTTTTGCAGCTTCGTCAGAACTATTTAATGCGTTTAAAGACAAACTTATGTCAAGTAATGAACAAGCGTCTTCAAATACTAAATGGAATAAATCTTCATCATCCACCAATAAAATTGAATCAATCATTTTTTCTTTTTTGTTTTTTATTTTATTTTTATTTTCATTTTTGTTCCTATTTCATTTTTCTCACAAGTGATATTAAACCCGTGTTCCTCTAAAATTGCAACACAAATATTTAACCCCAAACCTGTACCTGACTCTGTTTGTCCTTCCTTTCTTGTATATGGTTCACGTAGGTGATTAAAATCTTCTTGTGTAATTCCTCTACCGTTGTCTTGGATATAGATATTATTTTTATCTGAATAAATTTTAACAAACTTAGTATCTGAATCATTATACTTTAAACCATTTCTAATTAGGTTATCTACTGCAGTACAAAATAACGCCTCGTTTACTTCTATTGTTGGTAAGTCCTCAATAATAACTTGACTACTGTATGCCGTTGATGACAAATAATCATTTAGAATGGTTTTTAAATTACATTCTGATTTATTTAAAACAACGTCTTTTTTAACTAAATTAGTAAATTCATAAACACCTTTATATACTTTTTGAGAATGTTTTAACCCTTCTTTAATCATTCTAATAGGTGCCTCAATTTTTAATGATGTAATGTCTTCAGAACTTAATCTTCTTTCTAACGAACTCAATCCTCTTGGCATATATGTATTTATACCTGAATGCATATCGTGTCTTAATATCTTTGCTGCGTGTTCTAAATAAGTATTTTTCTTTTCAATCTCTTTCTTTTGTTCATGAGAATTAGTGATATCAGTGGCGATTTTCATAATACGATAAATTTTACCGTCTAAACCAAGAATAGGGTTATAAGTGGCTTGTAGATACACTAAAGATCCATCTTTTTTAACTCTAGTAATTTCACCAGTAAATAATATACCATCATTTAATTTTTTCCAAAAAAGATAATATTCCTCACTTTTTGAATGTTCCTCATCTATAAATATTCTATGGTGTTTTCCGACTATTTCATCAATTGATGAATATCCCATAGTATTTAAAAACAAGTCGTTAGCAAAAATAATATTCCCTTCTAAATCAAACTCAATAACTGCGTTAGATTTATTTATTGCGTTCATTCTATTACGAATTTCAACTTCTTTTTTCTTAAGATCTGTAACATCTTGTCTGATTGATGAAAACCCTTCTAATTTACCATCTTTATCAAATCTTGCCCTAATATATGTATCAACATAATATAGTTCTCCTGACTTTCCTTTATTGGTAACAACATCATTCCATATTTCACCTTTCATTACTTTTTCATACATCTTACCCCAATATCCTTCAGGTTGTAAATCAGAATTAACAATACTATGATCTTTACCTTTAACTTCATCTAACAACCAACCTGAAACTTCCTCAAATTTTTTATTAACATATGTGATTTTACCGTATTTATCGGCAACTGAAATAATTGACGATTCGTTTAAAAAGTTTTCAGTTTCCTTATTTCTTCTTAATAAATCGTTTCCTTCTTTAACTGAATAAGCAAAAGTATAAAGGGATGATAATAATTGGGCGAAATTAACTTCAGCATTATCCCAATCTCTAAGGGTTAATGACTCAATACAAATAACACCTATCGTTTCTCCACGGTAAACAATAGGGACATCTAACATAGATTTTACACCAAGTGGTTTTAAATATGTCTCAGTAAAACAAGAAGTTGCGGTATGTGACTCAGCATCATTTGCAATAATGATTGGGTTAATTAATAACGCCAAAAAGTACGGTTGGAAATCTTTTTTGCGTAGTGTTATATTTTGATACCAATTATCTTCAGATTTGATATATAATTGTTCACATATTATTGCCGTTTTATCTTCATTGTATAACCATATTGAACATCTATCAGCACTTATTGATTCTGTAACTTCTTTAGTTAGTACTTTCGCACCTTCGGTTGTATTACCCTCATAAAATAAAGGATTGTGTGACTGTGATATAAGTGTTTTATTTAATTCTTTAATATACTTATTATGGTTTTTACCGATTCTATTTCTTTTTACATATTCTAAAACAACAACCGCGAAAAATGGTAAAAATGCTAAAAAACAAGCGTAACCAAAATAACCAACCTCATCAATATATTTTATAAAATTAAAAACAACTAATGATTGTGTTGTAAAAAAAGCAATCATAATGATTACCGAAATAAATAAAGATATTTTTGAAAGTTTTGTCATATTAATAAATATCACAATCCAACATAAATAACTATTTACTTTTCTTTCCGATATAAAATTAAGAAAACAAATACACCCACTATTACAATAGGTGTATATATTGCGGTATAAATTTCTAAACTCATCTGATTACATTTACAAAACCGTTAATACTTCTTCTTTCATCAGTGTTTACCACACCAAAGTCCGCTTTCCAAGCATACATACCTTGTTGTACAGGGAAACCATTGTATGTCCCATCCCAAGTCTCATTAGGATTGTGACACTCCCATATCATTTCTCCCCATCTATTAAAGATGTATAAATTAAATCGGTATTCATCAATACCCGCAAAATTAAACCCCCAACCTTGATTGTATTCATTTCCATCGGGTGTAAATGTATTTGGAATAAATGATAATACATCACTCTCTACGGTTAAAATTCTTGATGTGGTATCTGAACATCCAAGATTATCAATAACCGTTAAATAAACAGGGTATTGTCCTGTAACTCCTTCAGGGAATGTAATTGTTGGACTATCATAAGTACTTACCATTGGTGATCCATTTGGTGAGTACCAATACCAATCAACAATATTAGAGTAGGATTGATCCCGCATTAACACAGTTGTTTCAAAGAAGGTAGTTGGATTTGGTGAGATGTTAAATTGTGCGGTTGGTAATGGACGAGTTTCAACAATGTCATCAAATGTTTGAGTATAAACACACCCATAATCAGAAGTAACCGACATTGTGATATCCCAAACACCAACTGAATCATATGTGTGAGTGATATTATCCGTTAATAATGTTGTTGTGTCAGTATTATCATCAAACATAACAAAAGTACTAACCATATTAATAGATGGTGATGAGGTATTTACAAATGTAAAGTTACCAGGAATACATTGTACCGTATCAATAGGTGATATGGATGGTGTAATTGGTGTTGGGTATGTTAGATAAACATTAGAGTCTATTTGACAACCGTTAACATCCTGAATTGAGATTAAATAATTACCCCCCGATAAACCATTAATTGTGTCGTTAGACGATACATTATCAATAAAATAATTATATGGTTGAGTTCCCCCATTACCAACCATAATTATTGATCCGTCATTTTCATCACAAGTAACATTAGACTCAATGATGTTATTAAAAATTACTTGTGTTGGTTGATTTATTGTAATGGAAGAATTACCTGTACATCCATTATCATCTGTAACTAAAACATCATACACTCCTACACATAAATTTATTGCGGTTTGTGTTGTTTGTCCATTAGACCATAAATAGGTAAAATTTGGTGTACCATTTATTGGGGTTACAGTTGCGGTTCCATCACATCCTAAATAACATAATGGTTCGGTAAATGATGTTATGGATGTTTGTATATTTGGTGGTCCAGGTAAAACAAATACAGTATCAGGTCCAAAACCACCAACAACTGAATTACAAATGTTCCAACCTGCATTACAAATGGGATAAACAAAACGACAAGTGTAGTTTGCACCTTGTGGGGGTGGTGTTACATTAATCGTTGGACCTGTACCTATTGGATTTGGGTTACCAACTTGGTACCAAGTAAGTACAGGATTAACTACAGGTCCTGATGGTGTAAATCTAACTCCCTCATTTTGTGTTGACCATTGGTTATTATTTCTAATTGATGTTGAAACGGGTGGTTGTACTAAAACAGATTGTGTTCCATTCGCATTATGTAATCCGTGAACCGCATTACCTGAGTTCCAAGACGCACAAATTGGTTTATTTAAAATATGAGTTTCAATTATATTTGTTGTTTCATAAATTTTAATTTGACTACTATATAATTGGCTTGTACACGAAAACATAGGTACTTGATAATACGATATAACAAGTCGTCTACACGGAGCCGTCCCGTATACCGCATATTTTATAGTACCACCAATTCCAGGATTAATGTCTTGCCAAGGACCCATTATACAATTCATAGGTGCCGATCCTGAACCATTAGGGATAGGAGTTGTTATCCAAGTGGAGTTTTGTCCCGCAGAAAATCCAACCCAATTGTTTGAACCAATGTAAAAGTTGGTATATGTTTGCCCAAAATAACAAAAGTTAAATCCTATCGGAATTGAGTTAGATATTGCATCATCACCTAAAAAAACTGAGTTACCATTGGTGTATGAGTCAGGAGAGTAAGCAATGTTACTAACACCATAATTAGTTGTTTGATTTGGGTTGATTCCACCAACACCACATTGACTTAAATCAGCAGTTAATGTTGTTGAATTGATTCCGCAAGATAATAATTGATCATTTCCGAGATACGGACAAAATTGTGTGAAAGATAATGATGTTGTTAACACCATTAATAAAGTTAAGATTAAATTTTTCATATTCATGTGATAAATATTATTAAGTTTTGTTTGTTTTCTTATCTGACGAACGCCTTTTAGCAAAAGAAGCCATTGTCTTATCATTTATGGTTATTATATTTTCAATATATGAAACACCGTCTTGAAATAATACTAAATAAAGTTTTAAAAACTCATAAAGATCTTTTATATGGTATTAATAGTGAGGTAGTTGTTAATGATATTAATTGGGTTAGAAGTAAACAATGTCATATGATTACTATCACAATTTACACTGACAATATTGAGGAATCAGTGGAATCTCACCCCGATGGTATTAACTTTATGATGGATAATGGTTGGCCAATTTTAGGTATTAAATCAAAACCAATTGTTATGTCATCACTTGATGTTAAACTTTAATCCCACCACCATCTCATCCTTTCTTTTAAAATTTTAAATAATAGATTATGTGCCTTTTCTTGATTGTATTGTGCAACCCAAAAACAAAGGTCTGATTTGTTAAGTCCTGGTTTATCTTTAATTACTTTACGAATTGTGGAAGGGTACTTATATAAGAATGTGTCATCATCTTCCCATACAACATCTAACTCTAAAGATTTATATTGGGGTCTACCCTCAATATCCTCAAATCGGAATTTAGTTTCACGATAATCCAAATATTCGGTAGCATAATACTCGTTTCTAACTTTCTCAATTAAATTAAGAACTATTGTCATATCACGATTATCAATATTAATTCTGGTATGTCTATTTGATAATACAAGTTCCTTTCTTTGGAATTCAATTTTCTTTTGTAAAATATCAAAGATGAATGAGTCGTCCCAATCCCTTTGTTTCCAAATTGTTGGTGTCCATTTAATTAGATTATTACAACCTGTTAAAAATGTTTTTAACCAAAGAGGTAATTTTCTCCATATTGATTTTCTTTCCCAAGCAGAATCTTTAGGTATTGTTAGTTTTTTGTAATTTTTCATTTTCATTATCTTTCCACTCTAAGTATAACGAAAATATAATTAAAAAGTTTATAAATACAGATAAAAAAATTTCAAGTAACCAATGCCAATCTGTTTGCGTTAAACTAATGTGGGTACCAAACCATACAAAAGAACCGTATCGTTGTCCAAAAACTACTATTAAATGTTTAATAAATGAAATCATATTTTTGGTGGTAGTGGTGGATCCAAAAGAAATTTATCATTAACCCACCTTCTTAATTCGTTTTCAACAAAGTATTCAGGAACCACCTCATCGTCAGGTTGTTCACTAGCCAATTCCGCAATATATTTGGCGAATTTAACTTTATATTTATCATCCATCATTGTCATAAGACCATCGGATATAAAAAATATTTTTGATAAAGGATCTCTTAACCCTAATTCTCCCTCAACAATATCAAACGACTTCATAACCGCTCTACCCCACCAAGTTTTATAATTATCAGTTTCCTCTAATGTTGGTCTAACTATTTTGTTAATTGCTCTTGCTGCGGATCCAACTACTCCTGCAATAATAAGTTGGGGTAAAAACCAAGGTAACATTCTTATCGTCGCCTTAAATCCACCCTCACCAACATGCTGATATAATCTTTTTTTTGTTGTAGACTCAACCAATGCTCGCAATTGTCCAAAAGTTATTTCCCCCTGAGCATTACAAAACTTCTCACTATCACAAATATTCCTTACAGCGGATTTTGATGGTTCAATATCCTCAACTTCTGTAATTAATTTAATATACTGACTTTCACTTAAAATTATTTTCATACTTAAATAAATATTTGGTAGAACAGATTAAAAACATTATATTTGTATTATACTTATAAAATATAGAACAATGGAAACAAACAAAAAATTAAAAGAGATTCAGTCAATGGTTAATACTTACAATTCTAAATTGGTATTTTCAGTTATCAGTTTTTTATTCTTCACCTCATTATTCGTATATACTTTGTTTGTAACTATGTTTCCAACATTCGTTCCTTACATTTTTTTGAGTGTTGCGATTGTGTTTATTCAACAAATTATTCAATCATATAATTACAAAAGATTTTACGAAATTTCATACAACGCAAATGTTATGATTGATGAAATGTTTGAGGAATAAAAAAAGGGACTTAAAGTCCCTTTTCAATATTGATAATTTTTAATATTATCTTCCGTAAGCTTGTCCTCTTGATCCTGCTGCCAACTTTTGCATCTTAGTAAGTTCAGGTTCAAAAGCAAACATTGGTTTTCCTTTTGATGTTTTAGTTAACTTAACTTTCCCTTTGTAATGAGAATCTTTAGCTTTATTCAAAATAGATTCCATACTATTCGCCAATTCATCTTCAGTATATTCACTATTTCCAAGTAAATCTTCCATTTTATTCATTAAATCTTTTTTGGATTCTTCTTTTTCTTTTTTGCTTGGTCCAAATAAACCTTCTTCCATTTCGCCATCCTTCATCGTATCACGATCCATATCCATTTCCGTCTCAACAATGATTCTATGTATAAGTTCAGTTAATTCACTTTCTGTCAATCTAATTACTTTTTTCATTATAATTTTTTTAATTTCTTTTATTTAATATATAAATATACCGTTTTTTAGAAAATTCTATCACCTATGTAGTTCAGGAAGAACATTTTCTGAAAAAAATAAAGAAACTTCGTGTTCCAATCCTTCAATATTGTCTTGTAATCTAACATCATCATCTGAAAGAACGCTATAAAAATCATAACCCACCAAATGTCCTCGTTCATCCGAGATTATAACTCCAAAATATTCATCACCATCAAATTCAAGTCCACCATAATAACCAATACCATCATTGTTATCCGCCTCCTCAGAAAATGTATACTTAATGGGTAATCCAGAAATCTCACCTTCAATCACTTCACCTTCTCTTTCGTCGTGTTGATCTGAAGAGTAAACAAACTCATCAGGTTCTCCTTTGTGTTTAGAAAATTCATCCAAATACCTTTTCTCATCAATACTTAATGATTGGTACCCTTCTTCGGAAATTTTATCCAATAATGAATCAACATATTTTTGATTCTCAATTAATATCTCATATTGAGACTCTGTAATTAAATATTTCATATAAAATCTATTATTATGTCACCTAAAAAACTATCAAATCCATATTCTTTTGATATTTTATATATTAAATCTCCTGCAATATCTTTTATTTCATAAGATATTTCCCACCATAAATCATCATTTACAGAACTTGGGTTCATTAAATCAATGTATTCACCGTCAGTCATTAACTCAACTCCACCATCAATTATATTCATTTGGAGTTCCAAATCATACCCTCCACTACGACTTCTACGAATTTTTATATTCTCAAATTCAAATGTAAAATCATAATTTCCAACATTAACCCCCAATTCCTGAATTTTATCTGTTGTTATAGATTTATTTGATAATCTGTTTTTTATTATTTCGTATACCTTATCAACACCTCCATACCACTCAACTAACATCTCATTTAAGTCATACGCCATAACACCAAAAGTTTGAGTAATCACATCATTAATTACTGGTTGTTTACCCATAGATTTTTCTCTATCCCATAACTTAAATAAAGTTTTTTTTGCAAACTCCTTCCTCTTCAAATAGTCAGTCTCCAATAAAACTTTACGAATAATTTCCCTCATATAAAATAAATATCATCAAAACATTTTACTATACGAAAAAATACTCATACACTTATCAAAAACAATATTATTATGGCAAAAATACAAAATGGAGACCTGGTAACAGTACACTACACAGGTAAATTAGAAGATGGTTCTATTTTTGATTCATCATTGAATGAGGGAAGGGAACCAATTACAGTTAAACTTGGTGAGGGGACTCTTATTAAAGGTTTTGAAGATGGTTTGATTGATATGGAAGTGGGTGAAAAAAGAACAGTAGAGATAGAACCTGAGAATGCTTACGGACAACCAAACGAAATGATGGTATCTGAAGTACAAAAAAATCAAGTTCCTGAAGGAATTAAAGTTGGTGATATGTTACAAGCAATGACTCCAGGAGGTCCTGTTAATGTTACCGTACTTGCAGTTAATGAAGAAACTGTTACATTAGATGCAAATCACCCTCTATCAGGTAAGAAATTAATTTTTGAACTTGAGGTAGTATCAGTCGGGTGATTCTGATGGATATAGAGATTGTCTAGCACTTTCATATTCAGGATCTAACGTATCTCGGAGAGTGGGGGTTTCTTTACTCTTATCAACCACAACATAAAATGAACTAATCCCCAATTCTATTGGGGATTTTTCATACCAATCTTCTTTAAATTTAATATATTGTTCAGGTAATGATTCGTAAAGAATATTAATTATTTTTATAAAATTTTTATTAAATTCATTACCAAATTCTTCTACTGAATCACCACCAACCATAGTAAATGTGTAATGACTGGGTGTGCTACTTTTAAAGTACTCATAAATTCCTTTTGCCCCATATTTTGTATAAAAATCATTTGGTGGAGCATTGTAAAAAGTTAAAAAACTAAAGAACTCAACTTCAAATTGTATCCATATATGATATGCACTACCGTTAATCAGTTTTAAACTTTTAATGTATGGGAATTTTCGTATTAATGTTCTTGTTAAAATCTCAAAACCTTTTTCTTGTTCTTTAGTTAATTCTACTACCATAACGATAAATATAATGAAAATAAAAAAACCCCACCAAAGGATGAGGTTTTAATTTGTATATTTATTTTATTAAAAATAAGTTTGTTCAAAGTATAGTACTTGGAATTTATCTTTAGTGTCAACTAATTGACTACCATTAATCAAATCATTGTATTCAATAACAGCACCTCTTTGGATTTCTCTAAACTCAGTTAAAAAATCAAAGGTTGACATATCATTGGAAAACAACTCTTGAGAATCTTCGTTATATGACTTCATCAATCCCAATTCCATTTTGTAGGCTCCGTGAACTATCTCAATAAGATTGTCAAATTTGTGATCAATTGGTGCCTGAGGGATTTGAGGTATGATGTTAAAATCCACCATATACTCTTGAATTTTTTTCGCGTGAGTTAATTCGTCATCAGCCTCATTACTGAAAAATTCTGCCGCCTTCTTATAGTTTTTATCTCTACACCAATTTGTTGCCGCTCTATAAAAATAGTGTGCGGTGTATTCGTCTTTAATTCTATCAGTTAAAATTTTGATTGTTTTTGACGGTAATTTATAAAGTCCTTCTTCCGTTTCCTCAACATCAGAATCATCTTCTCTTTCGTCCTGTTCCTCTTGTTCAAGAAGTCCTCTTCGTTTAATTTCTTTCATTATTTCATTTTTTAAAATTCTATCGTCCATAATATTATTCTATTTGTTTATTTTAGTCCCATACCATCCCAGATTCAATAGACCCATTACGACCTAATTGGATGTACATAACCGCATTTATTTCTTTATTTTTTGGTTTAAGGGTAATTTCACCACCATTAGTTAAATCAATAAAATCCGATGACTTTAGTTGTTTACCACTTAAATTTTTTGAGACTCCAGCAACCTTAACATCTCCTGTAGAAGATACTATAACCCAAGTAGTATTAGGATCTTGAGTCATTTTATAAACATGATTAAAATCTTCTTTGTTTTTAAAATTTTTATTTGCAATATCTTTAATTGAACCTTTTTTACTTACATTTTTAGGTTTGTTAATATCAACTGTAGGTAATTTTCCTAAATCACCCAAACTAAGTTGTTCATTTATTACTCTTTTAACAATCCTTGTTAAATCTGATTCCGTTAGTCTAATTACTTTTTTCATATTTTAAGCCGTCTGTGTTGTTGATGCCGGTGCAGTAGTAGTTGTTGTAGTTGTTGCTGCCGGTGTAGTTGTTGCCGCTGCTGGTGCGGTTAATTCAGGTTTTTTGAATTGGAACGACTTCATTTGAGTATTTGTTGTACTAACCTGAGATAATAAAGTTCTATAAGTATTAGTTAAATCCAATAATTGTTGTGCCTCAAATCTAAATGGGTTATTTGCACCTGTAAAGTTTGTTGCCTGAGTAACTATCTCATTCAAATCAGTATTCAAATCAGAAACAATCTTTTCAAAAGAACCAGCTCTTGATTTAATTCTTGCAAGAGCAGCATTCAATTTAGGACTATCTGTGATTCTTTCTTGTGTTGTCGTAGGTGTTACCGCAGTTTTCAAATTTTGAGCTGTTGTTTTAACTCTTGCACCTAAACCAGCAAACTTTGATTTGATACCCGCACCAACTTGTTCGGACATCTCCTCATTTTCGGTTAGATATTGATTTTTAGTTGCATTTTCATGCATACCTAAAATTCTATTTCTTTCACTTTCTTCTATAATAAATAAATTCTTCATATTTTACTTTATTAATAAATATCATTAGGTGGAATAAAATTAAACTATATTTGCACTGGAACATCGTTTAACTTGTTCATTAGGGAAAAACGATTCAAAAACTTCACTCATAATATATTTACCATTCACGAACCATATTGGGTGGGGTAATGTGTTTTCCATTATATCTGAGATTGATCTATCGTAATATAATTCGCGACTTTGTTTAAGATATGACATCAAAATTTTTTCATTTTCACCATATACATTAATTACTCTTTCATTTTCACCATATGATGTCATCATCTTTTTAATACTTCTAATAATACCTTTCTTAATTCTATCATATTGTTCTTCATACTCCGAATCCATCCAGTTTCTATCCAATTCACTAATAACATTAGACTCATTCAGATAACCCTCTTCATATTCACTACAATCGGCATTGTCATAATGGTACTCAATTTCTTCACTAAATAAACCCTCTAAACTATCGTGTATCATATACCACTTTTCATCAGATTCACCCTCATCCATATCAAAAAAATTAGGGAAGTCTTGCATAACAAATTCTGTAACACCTTCTAAAACAGCTTGCTTATAACTATTGAATCCTGTCCCATGATATTTGTAATAACAAGGTTCTTGATCAACAAGTTCCCTATCCATTAGTTGTCTTATAAAGGAATACCTTCTTTTAATAAAATTATGTTGTGATTCTGTGATAATATATTTCATAACCAATTATTTACCAATCAATTCCAGGTCCAAATGTCCTTTCATCAATTATATCGTTTATAAATATTTTTATATTTGGTATGATGTCTTGAATATAATATTGTAATTCTCCACGGGTGTTTTGAAAATCATTTCTTTGTGAATTTTTATAGATATTAATATAAACTTTAACCCCATCCACTGTAGATATATTGTCAACCTCAATCCTTTCTATTGATTGGATTTCATCAAGTTCATCCATCTCACCCAAACCCCAATTTTCTGACTCCTCACGAATTTTGTTCAACTCGGAGTCAATCAGATTTTGTATTATAGAATACATCCGACTTTTTTGAGATTCGGAAATTATTATTTTCATATACAAATAAATATATGATTATTCAGTATCGTAAAACATTCTTTCAGAATCTTCGGTATTCCATTTATCAAAACCTTCAGTATTAAACCAATCTTTATTAACCAAAAAATCTGGTTTATCAGGGAATGGTTTTGTGACAAAAGATGGTTCCGACCATTTGATTCTGTTGTTTGGTTGTAGTGCAATTTGCCCGTTGTCTAATAAAATAATGTGGTGTGATTTATGTTCCATTGGATCTTCAGCCAATGTCAAATCCGTATTCATATCATTTGAACCCCAGTTAATAGTCGCATAATAACTACCTGAATACCATTTTTTATCTTTCATAAACACTTCAACATTCGTATCATATACATAACTCAAATGAAACAATGTAAAATTATATGAAAAACAATTCCATAACTGTAAAAAATGAAATGGAAGATCCGGATCAGGTAATTTTGGTTCTGTAAGCAATGCGTGTGACGGTAACTTATCCCTCATCACACCATTTTCTAATAGGACTTGGAATAATGCCGCTTGTCCAGGCATACATCTAACGGAAACAATAACTCCTTGAGTAAATTCACCCAAACCTTTTTTACCTTGATAGAAATACTCGTTTCTAACCCAAACTTTTAAAGGAAAAAAATTATGTTCAATGTAAGCCATATTATAAACGAGATGCGGATTCCATTAAAAATCTTAATCTATTCTCAAGTTCTCTAATTTCGTTTATTTGTTTTTGATTTAAATCAATGGATTCACCCTTAATAGATGAAATTTGGTTTTGTACTCTTGTATATTCAAACATTAATTGATTATACTTTTCTGCTTTCTGTGAATTGTTCATAACAACATTATAATTGATTTATTTTTTTAATAAATGATAATATATTTCATTTAGTTAATATAATTTTGGATGTAGTCTATCACTTTAATGCGTAATCTATCCAAATACTCATCCCAAAGTTGTTTACCTAAATAAGGTGAATTTTTTATATCAACCCCAATTAATTGTAACCATTCTTCCATCAATCCTCCTGGTGTTGTGAATGTATATTCTTCAGGGTCATTAAATGCCAAATCAGAAGGTATTCTTTCAGAATGGGGATATTTTATGAACGCAACATATTCATATGACATATACTTATGTTTTTTACCGCCAAATATTTCGGTTTCTTTCACCAACATATTAAGGAACTTATCGTAAATTCTAGTTTTAAATTGAGATTCTGTGATAATGTATTTCATAATTAAAATCGTGATTTATTACATTTACGAACAAACAAGTTCTTAATATAGTTTCCATATTCCCGTTCAACAATGTTATTTAACATACTGATATCCATATTTGCACCACCCTTTTCAGAATCATCATGAAAGAAATCCCAGTTATTATTAACAAACTCTTCAATCGATCTATCTCTAACCTGATCCAAAAAAGTATTTGGGGTATTATGTCTACACCACCAAGCACCATCTTCATTTAATTCATACCCCTCTATCTGTTCCTCAACAATATCAATAAATTGTTGGACTCTTCGGAGAACATATTTTTGATTTTCAGTTATTATTATTCGCATAATTCAAATGAGTTATGAAATATTTTAATTAGTTTATCGTAATAACCAGCATCCTCAAGAAATTTATAAAGTTCTTTATTGTCATATGAATTTTTAATTCCAAGGGTTTCGTTAACTACCCATACTGCACCAACAAGAACATCATCAGCAAAAAATAACGCATCTTTATCTGTGTTGTTCCAATATTTACAAATATCTTTAGGATCCAACATAGAAATAAAATCATCAACAATATTAAGTCGTCTTACAAATGATTGTATTTTTTTATCCTGTGTTTCGGTAATGATATATTTCATATTAGATAAATATATGAAAAATAAAAAACCCCACTGATGAGGTGGGGATATAATTACTAATTATTATCAAACCAGTATTCCCTCATTATTTTCCCATATTTATCGGAAACAAAGTCCTCAAAACTATAAATCTCACCAAGTTCAAGATCATCAAAAATACTGATATTATATAACGACCAAAAATATTCATCAATAACATCATTAATCACATTAACTTGATAATCCGCAAATGATTTACCTCCTTTATCAATCCATTTTTGCATACTACGCATAAGTTGGTTCTCAAATGGACCTTGATAAAATCTTCGTTTAAAAAATAACGGTACTTTAGGACTCATATTTTAACTAATTCTAATTCTTTTAATTTTCGTTCAATAATTTTTATATATGGATGAAACAAAAAATAAAATTACAAATCATTCCACCAACCAGGACCCCCACATCCATATTGACTTTTCTTAGTTTTTTTAACAATAAAAACTATTATAATTGCAACCAAAACTATACCGATGATTATTAATAAAGTTGCGGGAATAGAAATACCTGCAATAACCAAAGGGGCAAGTTGTTCATTCATACTACCCTTATTTAACAATTCGGCTTTTCGTTTTTCATCATTAACTTCTTTTCTAAGAGTAATTAATTCTTTTAGACTTTTACCACTGATAGCATTTGCAAAGTTTTTGATAATTTTTATTGCTTCCTGTTTTTTATCTTCAGGTAAAGAATTTAGTATTTTGGTAACCCATGATGGTGCTCCTCTATCCGAACAATATTGTTTAATATCAATATTTTTTACCTCCTCATCTGCTTGAGCGGTTTCATCTTCTTCCATCAGATACATTTTTCTAATGGAGTTTTTTTCTTCTTCTGTTATAATAAATTTTCCCATAATTATTTTATTTATAAATATATTAATCAATGTAGTTTCCCAAATTTTCACCTACTTTCATATCCCTAACCTCAAGTCCCGAATTTTTTTCAAACCATTCCTTAAATATTGGTTTCCACTTTGGACCGAACATTGATGTCAGTTCCCTACTCAACCAAGGTTGGATTAATAACAGATACATATAATCATACCCATCCCATTCTCCGTAATAGGTATATGCAACATTATCATTAATTACAAAATCATAAATCCCGTATGATTTAATTTCTTTACGATAAAAATCGTGAAGTTCAGGTCCCCAATTATAATCGGGATGAACCCCAATGTCCAAATAGTTGGTTACAAGGTCACTATATCTTGATTCAGTTATAATAAATTTCATACATTACACCTCCCATTGTTTCATTATCTCCAAAAGTAATTGATGGTATTCATCATTAAACCAATCAATTAATTCCGATATGTTATAAAATTCAAAGGGAATGTTGACACTTGTTAACCAATCATCGTCTTCATCCTTATCTCTCCTCCTGTCATAATAGTTCGTATTATCAATTGGTAAATCACACTCTCCATTCCAATACGGTGTGGCAAAACCATGTAAAACATATTCTTTGGTTCTATATCCGTATTCTACCGTACCCCCAAATCTTTCATAACTAATCTCAATTTGTCCTTCACTTGACTCAGACTTAGTCTTTAATAAATTGGTATATCTAAAAAGAAGATCAATCAACTCATACGCCATTCCACAATCAATTAACATAGAATAATCTTTAATTGATAAAATAATTGTCTCAAATGGTATTCCCGTTATCTCATTTATTTTTTTAATGCTTTTACCTTCTTCATATAATCTTGATACAAGGGATGTTGTTCGTTGTGGAACCTGAGATTCATTAAGGGTTTCATCACAATCCTCAATCCAATAGTCATAATTTTCTTTTATGGAATTCACAAATTTAAATTCAATGAATTTATAAATATAACTCTCAAGAACCCTCATATCACTTTTTGTTTTATACAATTCATCATATGAATTTATGAATGTCTGAACGGAACCATAAACAATGTCATTTAAATAAGATTTAAAATTGTTCTTATAATCACAGGGATTAACATATTCATACCCCTCCTCAACAATATCTTTAAGAACATCCATTATTTCAGGATCATTTATTCGTCTCCTAAACCATAGTATTGCATCGTTTTGTATTTTCATATTAGATAAATATATTGAAAACAAAAAACCCCACGGATGAGGTGGGGTTTTAAAATTATTTTTGTATTATTATGCCGGTCCAATTACAACTCCGTTTTGGAATGTTACGGTTTTTCTTGTTGGGTCAAATGAAACAACATTCATAGCACCTGATTGATCAAGTTGTACCTGTCTTGGATTTTGTATAATATTGTATCCAATATATCCAGTCCATCTTTTTCCATTCTTAAAATGATCAATGGCACCATCTTTAGAAGTTACTTTCATAGTATCTCCTTTATCGACACTTTCAATATCCGACCAAGGGTTTACTACGGTTACCCCTTCTTTAATTACTCTTCTAACTATTCGGACTAAATCTGATTCGGTTAATCTAATTACTTTTTTCATTTTTTTGTTTTTATTTATTTATTTAAAATGTCACCACTTTAGGGGTATTATTTGTTGTCATATAACACACAAATTTTGATTGTGAACTATAAAAACCAAGCCAAAATCCTGGGTTAATAGCATCTGTGATTTCCTTTTTTGTTTGTTTATTTAAACCAGTATTATTATCACAAATAATCTGTCCATCAACCATACCTCTAACTCCTGACATACCCTCAACACCATTAAAATCCCATTCATAATTTACACCATTAAAAGTCCCACCAATTACATAACCACTATAATAACCTTTAAATGGTGGGGATTGTATCATTGAGTCGGAAACATTTTTAAGTCCTTCAGTTGATACCTTACTTGATAAAGTTTGAGTTTGTCCTGTTTGAATAGTTTTTTCAGGTGCAGTATATCCAACATTTTTAAAGAATATACCAGCATAATTTTTACTTGGTTTTTTTGATGTAATTGTTATATCACCTTCCCATTCACCTCTAATTCCACTCTGAACAATTAATGAATATCCAGTTTCTTTATCAGTGGAATCGTTAATATTAATTTGATATCCACTACCTCCCATTTTGTATGTACCATCAGGAAGATCTATTTCAGCAACTTGAGAATAACCATTGGTTAACAATGGGGTTACATAACTTGTCTGAACCCAGTCAGTCTTTAAGAACTCGTCATCTTGTTCAACCAAAACCTTTACGGTACCCAATTTGTTATTAACCAATTTATTAAAGTTTTCAATAACCAATTTTTTTCCACCGTCATGTTGTTCAAGGATTCTCTTCTTGTCTTCCAAAGATATGTCGTTTAAAATATGTTTCATAATTAATTTTATTTATAAATATATCATCCAAACAAAAAATAACCGACGAAGTCGGGAACGGGACAAAAAAACACATAAAAGGCAGAAAACAAAAAACCCCACTCTTATTAGGAATGGGGGTAATGTTTATTTCATATTCAGTGTCTCATTCTTTCAAACCATTTTCTATCTTCTTCTCGTCTTCTTTCTTCTTGTCTTTTTTCTCTCTCTTTTTTAGCCTCAGGACCAACACTTATATCATGTTTTTTATGATAATCGGATTGATATCTACCATCATGATAATCCCCAAAATGATTTACTCTTGTAATGTCTTGATTCAGTTTGTTAATTATTACCGCCTCTTCCATTTCATCAATAAGATCTTGTAGTTCGTTAGCGTCAGTTAAATTATTAAAATCTTTGTACTTAACAGGCATTTCAGGATGATTTTTTAAATCCCAATATCTTGACATTAGTTTCATTGCCAATTCGGGATTGCCTGATTTATTATTCGCCCATTCGGTGTATTTTGATTCCCACGAAGGAGTTATACCTTGTTCTTCATTAATGTCAACTTGAGTTGTTCCCGTTGTTGTTCCCGTTGTTGTTCCCGTTGTTATTTGTTCATTTAAGAATCTTTTTTCCAATTTTAAATTAGATTCTTGTATATGCCTGATTTTACTATAGCTTCTGTTCATAACTTATTTTATTTATTCCAAGTACTCATCATACTTATCTTTAATGTACTCAATTATTTCGTCCTCGTCATCATACCAAAAATCATCATCATCTCCATATCTTGATTGTAGTTCTTGTACAACCCAATAAACAAGACCCTCCAAATAATCATAATAGTCATCAAAATCATCCTCATCAACCTCATCCTTAGCACTATCAATCAACTCCAATATTTCATCATTAATTGATTTAAACCTTCTTTTAAAATTAGAAGAATAATCCTCGTTAATTACACGATTAACAATTCTTGTTAAATCTGATTCCGTTAATTTAATAATCTTTTTCATATTAAATAAATATCAATTAAATATTTTTTTGATTGTCAGATAAATTCTCATATTCATCATAACCATAGAAAGTGGGATAAATGGAGAATGGATACATAGAAATTATTTCGTCATATAAGATATCCGACAATTTATCAATATACCAAGCGTTTTCACTATAATCAGATTCAGCCCAATCATAATAATAGTCATCACCATCTCTATGAATATCCGTGATAACCACATTGATTCCAGCACCGGTATTACCACCCTTACCAATTACCTTCCCAACCTCAATATAGTATTTGAATACATATTCCTCATAATCACTTTCCCCATTCCAACTATTAACCTCATCTTCAAATGAAGTTTCATATGTCTTATTCTCAAATGTCCTTTTAAGGGTTTGTTTTATTTTAAGATTTTCTTCCATGGTATAAAGATAAATATATGGAAAAATAAAAAACCCCTCTAACTGGAGGGGTTAATAATTATAAAATGACTTTTATTTATTTTTCAAGTTCTTTTAATTTAGTTAAAACACGATCTCTATTACCACCATCAATATAAACATCACCTCTTTCTAACCCTATAGATTTTAACCAATCCATATAAGGCTCATTTTGTCCATCAAATCCTGTAATAAAGTTGTCATAACCACCCTCATTTTTTAAATAGTTTTCTGACTTTAGTTTATCTAATTTTTGTGTTTTCATTATATATAAAACCGCTAAACGATTTTGTACTTCTTCATCGGTTAACACTTGTTCGTTAATCATTGATGCGTATGATTTGTGCATACCCAAGATTCTACTTTTTTCTTCTTCTGTTATAATAAATTTTTTCATAGTATCTTTTATTATAAATACTCGGATTTTCTGAAAATTTTTCTGGAAATTTTTTTTTGAGATATGGGGGATAAATTAGAGATGGGGGGTGATGTTATATTAACAATCTTTTGTTATTTCATTATATAAGGTTTCAATCTCCTCACCATGAACATCAAGCAACATATCAATAAAGTTTTCTTGCCCAATATAATCATAGATAAATTCCCGTATATCATCACCAGTCATATTATAATATTGATTTATAATGTCCTCAATAAAACCTTCCATGAATATCTTAAGAGTGGGGTAATGTTCACAAAAGTCAGTACCCCTATAAAGATTATGGGCATTATCAATTAAGAATAATCCTTCATCCATTATATCAGACAATCTTCTCCTTAAATATAAATTGTCATATTGTTCTTCCGTTATAATAATCTTCATATAGATAAATATATTACATTACCATCTTGGACGACAGTTCTCCTTAAGGAATTTATTGTAGTATCTTCTAATAATACCAAGTAACTCATTTAATAATTCACCTTTGAATGTTGTCAATATTCTTTCATCAATACCCAAATCACCAACAACCTCATTAATTGAGGAATTTATCATATCCCGTTTGTATCTGTCAAAATCAAAGTAATCATTATAATAACAAGGGTTTGAAGTTCCCATTTGTTTATATACCTCATCTTTGAATAATTGGTATCGTCTTATTAAATCGTTTTGATTCTCGGTGATAATAATTTTCATATAAGATAAATATACGGGAAATAAAAAACCCTACTTAGTTGGAGGGGTTAAAAAATAATTAATCAATTCTGAAAATCTACCATTAGTCCTATTAAGAAATTCCTTTGAGTTATTTCTTGCTCTTGTGTAACTATCCCCTTGACCAATTACATATCCTGAAGATGATTCAAATATATAATGTTTATCCCCCACTTTGGTAGTAGCAAATTCAAACTCATTATATAAGTCAGTAAATTTAATTGATTTAGAAGGAACCCTTATTATATTATCCCCTATCCTAATATTTCTTTTTTTATTTTTTTGTTTAGACATAATCATAATGATATACATAATACCCGATTTTATCAAAAATTTTTCCAGAATTTTTTTACATATATAGGGGGATAAACAACACTACAGAATTTTACACCCCTTCAATTTATTATCCTTTTTCCATAGGGGTTGAAGATTGGAGTAATGACATAGACGAATAACATCTTCTTCACAATTGGATGTTGATAATGGAATAATGTGATCAATCTCCCATTCCCCATGATTATCCCATGTCATTCCATCTTGGAATAAAGACTCAAAATATAATTTCACATTCCCCCAAGATTCCCCAAGTATATCATATGTTCTTGAGTTCTTTGTATACCCTTGTCTTTTGAATGATTTTCTAATGGATTGTCTCATCTTCTGAATAAACCCCGTTAGTTGATTCTCCTTCTCTTTTTTCCTTTTTCTCATTACATCATATGACTTAATTTCTTTGTCATATTGGGGATCCACTTTTCTTCTTTCCTGTTTTTGTATATACCTAATTTTATTTTCACATAATTTACAAGTAGTCCTCCCCTTTCTATAGTAAGACAATTCTTTTTCTGTTTCACACTTTTTACAGATTTTTTCCATAATACAAATATAATAAAAAATTCCTATAATATAGAAATGGAAAAATACCAAAAATTTTTTCCAAAATTTTTTTTACGAATACTTTGTTTTTGGGATTGTCCCCCCTTTTTACCTGTCAAAATGTCATATATGGGGGGCATACGGGAGGGGGGAGGGGGTAATCCCCAATATAGGGGGTATGCCACTATCTGAGGGAGGGGATATTAAGTTATTAACATATGTTCATAAGTAATACCTCCCCCTATCAGTTTACATATGTAAACAACCCCATTGTTAATAACTCACATAAAATATATGGGGGAATGTTTTGTGGTGTCAATTATAATCCGTACCTTTGTATTGTCAGTGGTTCAGTCCGAAGACGGGTCAGGGAAACAGGTTCTTCTCTAAGAGGGTGGACTCCAACCTGCTTATATAAAAAAAGAAATCCCCCATGTAATGTGGGGGATTGTATTTAAGTACAAAGACTAAAACTTGTGAGTTTACCATCAGATCCCGTACTGATTACAGAGTCTCCTTTTCCTGAGTAATAAACAAAACCTTCTGAATTGTATGGTATTGTTAATAGTATATCACTATATAAGAATGTTGAATTAACAATTGGATCATTAGTACTTGAATAAACAGTAATTGTTCCCCCACCTGGCGTACAAGCATCTATTTGATTATTATATGATGTATCACCAACTATATATGAAAAATATGTAGGTAGAGTTGGTGTTGGTGTTGAAGTTGGGAATGTTACAGTTGGTTTTGGTGGACCTCCACATACATTACAGTCTTCAACAGTTCCCTTGATTCCCATAATGTTATACTCAGCTTGTTGATTTGTTTGTTCTCCAACTGTAAAACATTGTAATCTAGGTATTGGTCCAGGATTTAATGGATTAAGTGTCATTTCATATATACTACCTTGTGTTAGATTATATCCCGTTGTATCAACAACTACTTCACCTAAACCTGCACAAGGAAATAATATTTTATTCTCCCCTGATGGTGGAGTTTCACAATTGGTTGTTCCATACTGAACAAAATATTTATACCCCGATTTAGAAACAATTGGACTTCCCCCTCTAACACAGTCGGGGATATAGTTATTATTTAGTTGTATGTCAGAATAGGTAATCCCTGATGAAACTCCATAACAGTTTGTATATGTGATTTCATCTGACTCAACTCTACCTTGAGTTAGTAGTGTAACCCTTGTGGATCTTGAACAGAAATCACTTTTCTGTCCTTTTACTGAATCTTTTATTTGTTGAAATAAATTTCCCATAATCTTTTTAACAATAAATATCGGAGTAATTTAAATTGTTTCACACATTTAATCTTTTTATAAAAAGATGTTGGAATAACACAAATTGTTTTGTATCTTTATGTTATGTTGTTGAAGTCTGTTGTTACCGTGGGGATGTTGGTTGTGTGTATCATATCCCTCATCATATCAGGACTTATCATTTATTTATTTAAGGATTAGTTATGTTCTACATTTTATTTCTATTGGGGATTATCTTTCCCCTTGTCATCTTGGTATCTTCCCTTATGTTGAAGTATTTCCCCAATGGTTGTGTGTCCAATTATATTAGAAAACATATTATGACTGATGAGGATCTGGATCCTCCTTCTCAACTATAGTCCTTGAGTGTTCCCTGATAATCATATTCACCTCATCAAAATCTTTTTCTGATAATCCCCTTGTCTGATAGATATATTCTATCACATCCCCCATGTCACATCCCGTCATGATTAAAAACTTTTGAACAATTGGTTTGGAGGTTCCCTTCATTTGGTGTGACTCAAATACACAAGTTCCTGAGTGGGAATAAGTGGGATGACAGTATGTCAGGGTTATAGTACGGTTTTCTTCAGTAACGGTACATATAAATTCATCTAATAATTCTTTCATAATTTACATTTGTTAACCCCGTCAGAGGGGAATTGTTAATAACTTTTTATGTTAAAAAACTTGTTTTTGTCAAAATGTCAGTCGAGAGTTAAACACGGGACAATCCCCTCACAGGGTTTTGATGTTCCCACTCTCTCCCACAATCAACTAAATTTACCTGACAAAATGTCCCTGACACTATGTCTGGCGTCAATTTTTCCCCTCTATCGGTACCAAGAACAACACTTTTTTTACTATATACAAAATCCAGCAAAAAATGTAAGGTTACTATCCACTAGCGGGGGACAGACATTTATGTCGTTAGAATAGTTCTTCAACGAATCCGTTAAGGAATCCTTCAGTAATATCCCCTCCAAATTTAGACATACTTACAACACTTGTAAATAACATTTCACCTCATCATTTCATTATAAACTACGTTTACTAATATGATGACACTTATGTTTACTAAAACTAATCCCCTCATCTGTTCATTATTTTCCTTTGTTCACGATCCGTGAACATTCTCTTTTAGTGAACACCAATGGATTTCTATATGTGTTACTCTATTGTCTTTTATATATGGGGAACGGAACGAAGTGTAGTGATTTAAATGAGGGAGAACGGAACGAAGTGGAGTGATTTAAATGGGGGAAATACTTTTTACAAATACCCTACATAATGTTAATAGTATTTTACATTATAAGGTAGGAGACTTATAATGATGGATTATAAGGTTGTATCCTTATTTGGTTATAGTTGTTTACACTAACCTGTTTACTGTAAACAAAGAGTATAGGATAAAATTATGAATGGAATCTGTAGTGAGTTTACGAACGGTAAGATGGAATGAATGATTTGAGTCTATACTCTTTTATTATAATAAATCCTTTAATTCTATCTCATTTTTTGTTCCCATCCTTGTCGTATTCTTTTTCCATATTTATCATCAAGAAATGGTTTTAATTTAGAAAACAAATCAAATGCCTTTTTTGATTCTTCTGATTCATACTCAAAAAACCCCCATTCATTTTGTTCATCTGAAAATTCATTAAGTTTAAATACAGTTACAAATTCATTGATAATACCCTCAAGAACCATTGATTTAAATAAATTATAACCGACTTTGTGTGTTACTGTACGAATATAATCATCAATTCTATTATCAAACCATTTTAAATCTTTATGGGTTATTCTTCTTTTAATAGAACGAGGAAGACTTTGTAAAAAAAGATTATCTTCATCCTGTATAACATATAAGTCATCACTCATTTCCCTTAATATTCTTCTTATGTTTTCTTGTATATTCATATACTTAATTATAATCTAAAATGTTTCATGTATTCATCAACAATTCTACTTCTGTAATGTTTCTCTAACATTTTGAATACTTCATCATACCAATTTATATTTTCAGGGATTGTTGAGAATAATTCATAATGGATCGAATCAATTAACATACTAATTGTTACCCATATTAGATGTTCTAACATTCGTTGGTATGTAAAGGATTGTAAACTATCGTCTTTTCCTCTCTTAATCATTGCCAATGCATCTTTTAACGATTCTTTAAACTCTCGTTCTAACTCATCTTCAGATACCCTTCTTCTGATTAATGCCGGTAACTTTGTTTCCTCCTTTATTATATGTCTAATTAATTCTTTCATGTTATCCCATCGTTTCTAAATCTCCGCCAGCAGTTGTTAAGATATTTCTTGGTTCTATTCCGTATTGATTTTTAACCCATCTTTTAATCCATAGATAAATATAGAAATAATCATCATTTTCCATAGTCTTTAATACATCCATAATATCTTTGGAGATGAATAATGTTCCTGTATCATTTCTTAGGACAAAATAATTTAATCCTTCCCTGAATCTAAATAATGTATACTCATCGTCATCATTGTATTCATCAACAAAAATTATCTCATCCATATCATTAAACAAATTGAGAAATTTCATTGAGTTTTCTACCCCCAATATTCTAATCAAATTATTAACCCCTCCTATCACACTTATTGCTTGGGAAAGTCCTGCATCTCTAATAATGGAGATAATTTTTAACCTGAGTCTTTCTTCTCTGTTTTGATCTTCCCTTAATATATGTCTAATTAATTCTTTCATTATTTAATTGTATCTAAAGCGCTTGAAACTAATAACATAAAATCTTCTACACCATATTCATCTTTTAACCATTCATTTACGGCATCAAGAGCTTCATTATTATTTAAATCAAATTCACGCCTTAGAACATTCCATATTTCATATTGATTGATATATACTCTTTCTATATTAGGGTTAACCATCATTATATTGCGTTTTGGGTTAAAACGATATATAAAAGATTTTTCGTATTGTTTTGATTCGACTTCATCCATTCCGTTAAATAGATGTAGGTAATCCATCGGATCATTTATATCCATTATTTTCTCAAACTTATCAAATCCCCCTATCATCTCTATGGTTTTATCAATTCCCATATTATTAATGATTTTTACCATCCTTGTCTTTCGGTTGGTTTCTTCTTTTATTATATGTCTGATTAATTCTTTCATTCCACTTAATTGTTATTTATATAATAGTCAACCAACATATTAAAGATATCATCTATTATATAACTTCGTAATTGTACATAATCCATAAATGATTCTCCATGATCTTTTCCTGTTTCTTTTTCATAATGATATAACATTACATCTGTTGAATATAATATTTCTATTTGTGAAAACTCTACACCGTCATCATCTACCAATATTGGTTCTTCACCTAGTTCACTCAATGAGATATATTCCCCATTATTTGATTCTATAATTTCTTTAATAATATCAATCTTATTGGAGTCGGTGAAGAACTCGTTTCCTAATATATCAAATAATTTTTCCACCCCACCAACAACATCTGCCGTGTTTAGAACCCCAATACTATCAACCATTTTTAATAGTTTAGTTTTTCTTGATGTTTCTTCTTTTATTATATGTCTAATTAATTCTTTCATTTCTATCTATTGATTCATTTACATAATTATCACAATTATCAAGTGTGTGAATAAAAAAGTCGTTAATTTCCAAGTGGTAATTTAAATCGGTTAACACACCAAGTACTTCATCATAAGCATTAAACCAATCTTCTGAATGTATTTCAGGAATACTATTAACTATAATTCTAACTATCTCTGATAATACCTCATTTGTGAATCCATCAACCTCATCATAATCCCAGTATTTACAAATATCGTTTGGATCCAAATCATCCATATACTCCTGTAAAATACCGAGTCTTCTTCTAATATATGACGGTATATTATTTTCTTCCCTCAATACTTTTCTTATGTTCTCTTGTAGGTTCATATTATTTATACTCTCATAAGATTCATCCATTTCATTATTATAATATTCATATAAATCATCAAATAATTTTTCATAGAAGTCCGTCATTTCAGGAAATGTATCATAATAGTTTTCCATTATGAAATTAATTGTGTATGTAATGATAAATTGTTTAAATTCATCTTTTTCCATCATAGATGACTTATCACTTGTTATCATTCCCATTAAACGATTCTTAACTTCATTGAAGTATGTATTTATCTCATCCTCTGGTAATCTTCTACTGATAAATGGTGAGAATCTTTTTTCTTCCCTTAATACTCTTCTTATATGTTCTTGTAGGTTCATAGTATTACTCATTAATCTCCACAGTGGATGTGGTAATAATTTTTTATTTTATCCCCAAATTCATCCGTAATGTATTTTTCCATTAATCTATACATATCTTCCCACTCTTTTGATAAATCACTAATCTCTTCATCAAAGTATCTATAATACATATCTTCTATTACCGATGCAATAACATACATAAGTAAGTCATCTTCGTTTTTATATCTACAAACTTTGTGTGGAGCATATGATGTTGCCATATGATTGTATAACAAATCCTCCAAGGTGTTAATCCTTCTCCTAATGATTAATGGTAATTTGGTTTCTTCCCTTAATACCTTTCTTATAGACTCTCTTTTTCCTTCCTTGAATACTGAACTTGGGAGGTTTTTTCTTCTTTCGGAGAACCACGATCCTTCTTTACCCTCATCATAATATTCTTGTCCTGAATAAACTTTAGTTCTTTTTTTACTGTACTGTGCGTTTTTATCGTATTTGTCAAACTGTGAAAATGTTGGATCAATAATTTCACCATTATTTAATCTAATCCAAGTATGTTCTTGAGGTATTCCATTCCCAAACTTTACATTAACATATCCCTCAATAACATCAAAATCATTTAATAATTCAGGATGTTTATCATTAACTTCCTCAACAAATATTTCCGCAAAATGTACACAGGATCCGTGTCTATCACAATGAAGTTTATCTGATATCTTTTTGGCGATACTTTTTAATATTAATATGTTTTCTTGTGAATTCATTCCGATAAATCTATAAACCAAACAGATATTGGTACATTTAGTTGATTAGCAATTGTTGAGCGTTTGTGTCCACCAATTAATGTATATTCATTTCCTTCTCTCCCACCTGACGGTAATTTCATAACAAATGGAGATGGAAGTTCTCTGTGTCTTTCGTTTCTTAAGTTTTCTATATTATCAAAATATCCTTTGTGGTGTGGATTAACTTCACCATCATCACTTTTCATTTGTTTAATTAAACCTGACGATGTTGTATCTTTAAACATTCCTGGAAACTCTTTTGAGAACTTTCCCATATAAAATGTGTTGTTGATTTTATTATCATCCCACTCTTTCATTCTTCCTTTATTAAACAGATTAAACCCCTCCCTTTGTGATTGTCTATCATTTAATAGAACCTTTCTGAAATCGTCCCAATCATTCATTAAATCAGATATTTCTTTATCTAATAGAATGTCTTTAATTTCTTGTTCATCATCCACTTCACTTCCTTTTGCGTGTTCCGCAATAAGTTTAAATGTATGTGGAAATAATGAATACATTAAATCATAATTTTGTGGATGGAAGAACTCATCTTTGCTGAACCTCATATCATTTCCAAGTAATTCGTCTAACTCTTGAGTAAAATATTCTTTTGTTGGTTCTAACCAAGTAATTGAGTATGGGTTTGATATTTCATTCAGTCCCATCATTGATTGGATCCTTGATATTTGTTCTTGTAAATTCATATATATAAATACCACAAAATAAAAAAGGGGACATTTATTATATCCCCATTCTTAAATCTTTTCTTTAATTATTATTTTCTAATAAAGAACATATTACATTCTTTTAATATTCTTAAAAGAATTTAGCTTAATCTTCTTACAAATCTAATTGCTTGTGGATCTCTTTGACTATATAAGGAATATAATTCATCAAGAATATCATCATCAGATTCCTCATTAGGATAAACCCCATTATCATTTAAATAAGTGATAATTTGATCTTTAAGTCCTTTTAGTCTGTCATCGTTTGAGTAATTAGACATATCTATATCATCTTCATTTTCTTTAATGATTCTTTTAATCAGACGAGTTAATTCACTTTCTGTTAATCTTATAACTTTTTTCATGGGTTTTTATTTATAAATATCACATTTTAATAAAAACATATTACTTTCTAATAAAAAACATTTCATCATCTCTTCTTACTTTCTTTAGATTTGAAAGGTAATCATTCTCACTATCTCTATATCCTAACGGTAATACAACTACTGACATTAAACCATAATCTTGTAATCCAAGTACTCTATCTACCGCAACAGGATTAAATCCTTCCATTGGTGTACTGTCTACTTGTTCTGTTGCTGCTGCCGTTAGAGCAAATCCTAAACCAATATATGCTTGTCTCTGTGCCCATGAAATCTTTTGTTCTTGTGTCATATTGGATAGTGATCCTTTAATCATTCCTGACAACCCCTCTAATGACTCTACAGGAACTTCCCTTTGACTTGCAATCTCTTTCATATATGTATCCACGGATTCTTCAGTTACATCATCCCAAGTTGCAAATACAAGTACTGCCGATGATTCAGTTAACTGTGTTTGTCCGTAACATACTCCTTGTAGTTCTTCTTTTAGTTTCTGATCCTCTACAACAATTACTTTATACGGAGTTAGTCCGTATGAACTTGGTGCGAGTTTTGTTGCTTGTAGGATTCTTTCTAATTTGTCCTGTGGGATTTTCTCCCCATTCATTTTCTTGGTGGCGTATCTCCACTGTAGTGATTCTAATAATTCCATAATTCTCTTTATTTACCCTGAAGTATAATTCTTTTTAATTTCATTGTAAAGAAAGAATCTATTTATGAATTACCCTCTCAAATATAACACGAATAATATTTTCTAACTCTGATTCAGATAATACAAACAAATATTCACTCCCATTATGATAATCTTCCCAATCATAATCATCAAGTTCATCATCATAACTATATTGTCTAAAATTAAAGTAACCACCCTTGTTTACATATATGACTTCAGTGGTGTAATCGTATGAATCAGTTTGATTATAATCAATTTCAACAAAAATGTCATATGGCATAACATCAATATAATCTCCGTCTTCACCATATTCTTTTACAAGTTCCCTTATTAAAATAACTTTCTCATCTTTTGTTAGATTGTCACCATATATTTTTTTAAACTTGGTATAACTACCTAACGCTTTGATGGTATTAAATACGCCAAATTCATCAACCATTGATTTTATTCTGTTAAATCTTGTATCCACACTATTTTCATTAAGTTTATTATCATTACAAGATGGTACACGAACTGAATGAAGAGCTGGTGAAATCCCAAATGTATCGTGAACATATTCCCAAACTTCATTCAGTATATTCTCTTCCCAATATTTAGACCCATTTTTTCCATGCTGATTAAAATAAACAAACACTCTATAAAAATCGTAATCAGAATCAACAGAAGGATGAACAACTTCAATCTTACATACATCTTCGTATTTTGAAACTATCAGTCTATTTAATAATTTAACTATTAATTTACTATGATTCCTCTCTTCCCTTAATACTTTTTTTATTGATTCTTTTAGATTCATACAAATAAATATACACTTATTTATTCTTCATCATCTCCACCAAAAACATAATAATCATATTCTTCACAATAACAACCGAAACATTGATATAATGGATAATCTAAATTGGGATAATTACACTCCACAAACACCTCATCACTTTCACAATCTTTACACTTTCTCATATTATGAAATATTCTTTGACAATATTTGATATTGGTATGTTAATTTCGTTTAATTTATAAATATATGAACCTTTTGGGAGGTGTTTTAATAATCCGTCACAAACTATTTTTAACCCAACACGGTATACTGAATTACAGATTTCAAAAATAAAATCATCATTCTTATAATCAACATGAAATGTAATTACATTAACTCCGTTTTCATATGTAATAACATATGGAGTTTCCATTATAAGGGTGTAATGGTTACTGGTTTTAAAAATGGACTCAATATATTTTGTTAAATCTCTCACAAAAACAAAGATAGAAAACTATTTTTAATTAAACAAATTACACCCAAACAATTTCTTTGTTTCCTACACAACAATTCAATGACTTGGTTAATTCATTGATAAACTCTTTTTCGGTAACTTCTCTGTATTTCTTACTTTGGTTATCAAAATCCATAACCATTCTAAAATATTCAAGGATTGATTTATCCATCTTTACTATTTGTGTATGTTTTTCCATATCTCTTATTGTTTATTATTCATTAATAACTTCTTTAGCCAATCTTAAAATACAATCTTTGTACGACTCTGTTTCAACACCTGTAGTGGTTTTACCCCAAAACCCAGTAATAGTTACTTCCGTTTCTTTAAACGGTAATGGTTCGTGCATTTTGGTTTTACCTAATATTATTAACATACCTTCAATCGCACCCAATCGTCTTAAAATATCATCACTATTGTGTTTTTGATCGTGCATGTTAATAATAATAATTGAAATGTCTTTTTTAATTTCTTCTCTGGTTTTCATATCTCTTATCGTTTCTACAAAGATATGGTGCAAACAAAAAACCCACAACCTGTTAAAGTGTGGGTTTGTAAATAGATTTTAATTTATTAAAGATGGTATAACCTCATCTTTAAAAAACATCGTAACCTCGTGTTCAATACCTTCAATATCATCTTTGAATATACTAACATCGTCATGAATACTTTTTGGTTCTTCATAAAAATCAAAATCAATAAGTTTACCAAGTTTATTCAAATACAAACCACCTATATATTCTTTATTGTTAAATTGTATAGTACCATATAAAATATATAAGTTCTTTGTCTTTTTTTCTATTGAAGTAACAACAAATTCTATTGTGGGTATATGTTTAAATGATGATGTGAATTTTTCACCTTCTTTTTCACTTTCATCATATTGTTCTGATGGGTCAACAAAATCATCAGGTCGTCCTTCGTGTTTAGAAAATGCGTTCAAGTATCTTTTTTCATCAATACTTAAAGACCCATATCCACCATCACTTATTTTATCTAATATGCGATCAACTTCTTCTTGATTTTCATTAATCACACGATTAACAATTCTTGTTAAATCTGATTCTGTTAATCTTATAATTTTTTTCATTTTACAAATTTATTAATAAATATCTAATTAACTCTTTTACTTTTAATCATATGTAAGTCTATCTGATGAACATTTTTCTGTGTACACAATAATGTCATATCTATTTTTAATCCCAAATGCTTCCATTATTTTACTTTCAATATTTTTTTGTAAAAAATACAAGTTATATTCATAATCTAACGATATATAATGATCATCATCTATATAAATATCAACAACAATTGTTCCTCTATCACTTTGAGCCGATACCTCACACACATTACCTTTAAGATTTTTGTTACTATCAATATATTTCTCAACATATTTCTTAATCATATTTAGTTTTTTATGATTAACTTCTTCTTTTAATATATATCTGATTAGTTCTTTCATCTTTTATAAAAGTTTCTATAATATGCCGTTAATACTGGATCATATACTTCTATCATATATTTTATGAATGTGTCTTTATCTTCCTGTGGTAGTTCATCAATATTTATTTCATACTTATAGTGTATATAGTTTTCTAATGTTGCCTCAACCAATTTATATTTAAACTCTTCTAATGAGTTTGAATCGTGAAATATATATGGTATTCCTTTTCTCATCATCTTCTCAAACTTGTGATGATCGATTCTTCTTGTAAAGAATGATGGTAATTTTTTAATTTCTTCCTCCATTAATACTTTTTTAATAATCTTTCTACTTTCCATCATACCACTACATCTGTCTTCATAATACTCAATCAATTCATCACCCATATAATTAAAAACGAAATCTGAAAGTTCTTCAAATTTTAAATCCTGTAAACCATAATCATCCTCAAAAGATAACCATCGTATCTCATCCACAACTCCTTGAATAAATGTCTCTCCATTGGGATAGTCACAAGTATAAAGATTAGGTAGAATTGCATTAACCAATCTATCTAAATTTCGTACTCTTCGTCTAATTTCAGGACGGATATATGATGATTCATTTATTTCATCAGTTTCCTCTATTCTTTCAGAATTTAATATTACCGTTACACCTCTGCCAGCAAATGCAGGTTCCCAGGATGCTGCTGTTTTAAATGGAAAAAACTTATTCATTTCATCACATAAAGTCCTTACAAGCCAAGATTCCATATTACTGGCAGGATTATTTGTCTCAAAATGTATTTTAATTCTTACTTTATCTGATCTATCTTTATTAATTTCTAAATGTGATATATCAATATCTTCTATATCTACATAATAAATAAAGTTTTTAACTAACATCTCTTGGGTTTTTAAATCACTCATTTCTAACCCCAATATCTTCACTAAATTAGTAAAACCACCAACCGCATTTGATGCATTTATAATACCACTTTGTTTGATTAATTGATTTAATCTATTTTGTATTCCTGTTTCTTCTTTTAGTGTATGTCTTATGAGTTTTTTCATATTATTATAAATATTCGCCTATATTGTCTGAAAATACCTCGTTGAAGTACTTGGTATCAAAGTTATTATTGTACCAATCCTCATTGAATCTCGGTTTTGGTTTATCTATCCAACCATCACTCTTTAACTCATCAAATAAACAAGAGAAATCAAGTCCACATCTTTCTATAATATAATCAATTGTTTCATCATTTAATTCTGAGATATAGGTTTCCATATCTACGGTGAAGGATATGTTTTCGTTATTGAACTCCAATACTTTTCCTCCGTATTTTTCAAGAGCATCACTCATCTGTTTATATAAGTGATCACCATAAGCATCTCCATCAACAATATTTGCCGAATTTCTCAAAGCGTTACCAATACGATCAGATTGATCATACCAAAGTAATTCATTTAAAGGTATATCCGATAAATCCTCACCTTCCTCTTCAGATAATATTTTTCTTACATTTTTAAGATTTTCCTCATTTAATTCTTCCATTAATTGGTATGTGTCATAATCTTCCCAACTATCCCAAAAATCATAAGGGTCCATAATAATTCTATAAAAAAGATTACCTTTACCTTGTCCTCTACTACCAGACAAATAATAACGAATATCTATTGGTGTTATATCAATTTGAGTTAAAAAAAAATGGGTACCTTCTAATGCTTTAACTAATCTATTGTATCCACCAACGGCTTTTGCGGTATTGGTTAACCCCAAATTAGTTATCATATGAATGAGTTTGGTTTGTCTTGAGGTTTCTTCTCTTAAGATATGTCTTATGTGTTCTTTCATATTACTATAAATATGAAGAATCTTAATTATGAGTATATTAATTTTTAATCAAACTCCATTAAGTATGGGTGACTTGAATATTGTCCTTTCATTAACACTCTTAATTCGTAATCTTTAATATCATCGTTATAAATTTTAACGGTAACATTACCATACTGATCCTCATCAAGTATTGTACATACTTTTTGTTTGGTGTAGGTAACACCATTCTCGTAATTTAATATTTTAACATATACCACTGACATATATTAATAATACAAAAAGTAATTTTAATAAAAAAGAGGTGTTGATTAATGACTAACAATTTGTAACTGTTTTTCCTCAACAAATATTAAATTAATCTCTATTGTCTTTAGATATTTTCTAAATGATAAGATATTATTAATATCCATTTTTTTTGGTGAATCAAGTTTAATTTTATTTAATTCATCTACAGGTATTTGTTGTGTTTCTTCAGTATCATCTTCAGGATTAATATAAGTTAAACTACCAGTTATATCATCAATTGATTTAACAAATATATTAACTGAAGTTTTTTCATCCACTTTGGCTTGAAGTTGGTACCTGTAAACTTTTTTATTTGCAGGATCAAAGAAATTAATGAGTCCCTCAATAGATGCCTTAACTTTAATCTCAGATGTTTGTTCGTATAAACCCATCATTGATTTAATCCTATGTATATTTTCTTGTAAGTTCATTATTTTGTTAATAGATTATTTAAAAAATGTCTTATGGTTTTGATTATTTTTATTCTTTCAGGATTTCTTTCATTCATGTTATAAACATATTCGGTTATGTCATTTTCATATAACATTTCAATAATTTTATATTCCATTGTTGGTTTATTATTAAAACTATTAAATCCATAACCAGGTAATCCCTCAAATCTATATTCTGTAACTCTTAAGGGTCTATTATCAAGCCAATCGGTTCCCAAATCTTTTTCCTCAATTCTAACTCTTCTCAATAAAAAATTAAGAAGTTTTTTATCAATATCATTTGGTTCTGTTTCTTCTTTTAATATATGTTTAATCAAATCTTTCATTTAATAAAAATATTACGCTACTATATTGGTTGGTTTAGCACAGAATGGTATTTGAAACGGTCCATATGGACTACCAATAACATCATAAACGGTTTCCCCGTTTGCATTTTTTACTAAAACTCTTACGGATTCTTTATGAGCTTCAGGATGATCAGTACTACTTTTTAAAGTCAAAAATTTATCATTATTTGCAACTGCCTTATCATATATTGCCTTAGCCTTTTCATCATCAATTGTAAAGACATTATATCTATAATTTCCCGCAGGAAAACAAGCGGTTTTTCGATCTTTATTTTTCATATTTCCTTGGTTTTTAGTAGTTTCACAACATTTGTGTGTACTATTCCATCTAACACTTGTCAACTGTTCTTTATCAGGTAAAACTTGTATATCCATAGTACCAAGTTTTCCAAAAACATTTTTATTTAAAACATCCTTTCCTTTGGAGTCTTTCGTGGTTCTGTAAAATTCATTTCCATATCCTGTTTCTTCTTGTTCTGCACTCGCGTTGTTAACACTTGCGTATAATTTACCATCATCTCTAACTATTGGTTCACCATTTAGTGTTAAGTTAAATCTACCTTTATTACAACAATGTGCGGCACCTTCCGTTGCTTCAACAACTTCATCATAGTTAAACTCAACCGTTAACCCTTTAATACAAGATAAATCAGGACTTCTTTCTCCTTTATATTCACAGATTGTACCTTTGAATAAGACTATTTGTCCTGGATTAGGGTAACTTGCGGTGTCTCTATTTTCATCTAACCTTCCACCCGTATTAACTATATGAGCTTCTATTGTTGGTGTGTCTATAAACACAATTCTGTTTTTTGTTAAGAGGTTTTTCATTGTTTTCCATAAGTTATTTACTCTGTCTGACGCATATTTAAGATTATCATCAAAAAATACTTGGTATTCTGGATAATTTAAATCACTTATTCCCGAACCTGATAACACAGTATTATAAGAAGCTTTATTATATGTTTTTACCACATAATTATTATCCATAGTAGGTAACACTGCTCTACCACCAGTAGATGAATACTGAACATATTTTTTTTCTCTATCACTTGTCACCCTATTTGATGCACATCCAATTAATGTTACTTTACTAATACTTAAAAATGTTCCTGATTGCCATTTACTATATAAATCAGGTGTAGTTGTCTTAACATACTCTAAAATACCATTTATAAATTCTTGTGCTCTTAAATCAGTTGCTGCCTGAGCGGCACTAAACGATTTTGAATAATCTTTAAGATTTAAACATTTTCCCTCAACTGTAGAGGTTGCGGCTTTTTCCTCATTAAGAATAGTTCTCTTAATATTCATTAAGTCTTGTATTCTAAATAATTCTTCTTTTAACAATTTTGTAATCATTCATTCATTAAATTAAAAATTTATCAATTAATACATTAAATATTTCATCAATTTGATAATCCACCAAACTATATAAATTCATATATCCTTCATCAATTGGTTCATCCAACATCCATCCATCTTCATCAAACATCCATGTTTTATGGTAAAAATATTCATTATCATCAACATAATGTACAAATGTCTCTTGATAACTTCCATCACTATAAACATCCTTACCTAAACTAACATCAATATCAAAATCACTAAAATGTATTTCACCTCTACCTCCAAAATGACCTGCAATTTCACTAATTACTTCAATTTTTTTATGTTTATTAAAATAATCATTACCTAAAATTCGTTTTAGATTATCAATACCTCCTACTAATTGTATTGTATCCAAAATACCGATGTCATCTATCATTGAAATGGTTCTATCTTTTCTTGAAGTGCTTTCGGTAATTACCTCATCATTTACATAAAACCTGTCTAATATTTGATATAATCCTCTGTCTTTATATACGATTACTTGACTCCCATCATTTAATTCAGGATATCTACTTATTATTTCTCTCAGTAAATCTTTTCTATATTCAAGGTATAATTCATAAGGTATGTCATGCAAGAAATGGGAAAAGTAATCATCAAATACTTTTATATTTCCACCCCAAAATGGTGAATCCTTTTCTAAAAATGCATTATAACCCTGAGACAAATAAAATCCATTTCCGAACTTTTCAAGTTTTAAATCATTAAAATGACTAAGAAGATATTTCATAGTAATTTCTTTATCCCTACCAAGTATTCTGAATAGGTTCTCAATTCCCCCAACGGAATCTGCGGCGGTTTTAAATCCTGCATTTTTCATTACAGAAATTAATCTTGATTGTATGTTAGATTCTTCCTTTAGTTGTATTGATTCCTTAACTTCAAGAAACTTTAACAAATCCTTGTACTCATTTGAGTTGATAATGTCTTTGAATGATTTGAATTTACTTTCAATTCCAGTATCTTTAATCCAATCTTTAACTTTATTTTCTAAATTCTTACCTCCTTTAGTTTTTAATTTATCATAAAGTTTATCAACATCATTTTCTTCACCTTCTTTACATTTAGTGTATTTTAAAAAGAATTGTCTAATCTTAAACGGTGTTGTTACATTTAAATCCAACACTTCTTTCCAATTACAATACTCAGGATTTTTAGATTTTAATTTTGATATCTGTCCTAACGCTCTTGAATCGGCATTTCCGCCAGCAGAACCTCTTGATCCTACACCATAATATGATTTACCATCACTACTCTCATCAATAGTTGCACTCCAATTAACAGTATAATCATTAATATTAATAGTAATATCTGTAACATCAGGTTTAACGCCTTTGTCAATTAACTCTCTTAAAACTTGATTAATACCTTTCCCTTGATTTAGTGTAACATAACCGCTCCATTGACTTGGTATTGGTCCACCTGTTAACATATATCCACCAAACCCATCAGATTTTCTTCTGTTGAATGCGTGTAATGCATCTCCTCGTGATGGTATATTTTTTGGAACTCTATAACTACCACTAAGTTTAATTGGTAAACTTGTACTTATATCTTCTCTTAATATTTGTCGGATTAGATCTTTCATTAATCATAAATATATTTATATACAACTTTAATTAATAAAATTTAAACATATAACAATGGCAAAAGCAAGAAAAGAAGGTAAAGGAAAAAAAAATAGAAGAAACTTAACCAAGAACTTAAAGCGTCTTGAGAATAATAGAGTATTATTAAATAAGTTAACTACGGAATTAAAGAGTCAGAATTAATATAATTCTCTTAAATAATTTCTTTCAGTTTCCTCAATATTTTTTAATAAAGCTTCATCAATTCCTTGATTTTTTAAAGTAAAAATATCAACAATCATTTTTTCAACTTCGGGTTTTACTGATATATTCCAATATAAACCATTAATAGATGAACTATAATAATTTATAATTAAAGTAGTTACTTCTATTGGTGTTATCGTTTCAGAGGTACTAAATGTCACACTCGCAAATGAAGGTAATTCAAGTTTTTTTTGAATTTCAATATTTCTGATATAGATTTGATTATCATTAAAATATTTTTTTAAAAACCTCTGTATTAAATCAAGTTTTTTATAACCGAACTTTTCTACAGGATTTGAATATCTTGGTTGTATATTAAACAAAGACATACTTAATTTATTTTAACCATTGCCTGATAAAAATAAGTATCGTCAACACACATTCCACCTTGAGGTATCCAATCTTGTTGTAAAAGTTCGTTCACCGAAATAATAAGTTTCAATGGATCCGTACCAACCGCAATTCTGTATTCCATTTTAGAGTTGTTTTCAAAATTAAATTCAGGTTCTTCAACATTAACTTCTTCTTCAGTTTCCACTTCTTCTTTTTCTGAAGTATCAGTTTTAGTTTCAATAATCATCGCAACATCCTCATCCATTACATTGAACTCCGAATCACCAAAGGCAATAGTTTTAACTTCAAAATAAACCTCATCATCAACACCATATTTTGTACGATAAGGATCATCATTAGTTAATTGTTCAGGATGGACTCTTATTCTACTTGGGTGTGGTAACTTAATTCCATTATCGTCAACTATGGATTCAATAAACCACCCATCACTATATTTTTTTAGATTTCCTCTCATTCTTTTTATTTTTTTTATTTATAACATCTTTAATAGTATTAAGACATTCATCACAAAATGGACGATTCATTCTCAAAGAATCCATTTCTTTTTCACAGGTAATACAAACTGGGGGATACTTAACTAAAACTATTTTTTTTTCAAACTTACTTTCAGGTAACTTACCATATAGTAAGTTTTTTAACTTTTTGAACATACTAAACTTTTTTACTAACACTTCGTTTAAGATAATCTGTTAACTTATATAATGTCTTATAATAATTAGAACTTCTACCTCTATTTTGTGATGCGTCAGTATAACCTTTATCGTATGATTTATTTACCATATACTCTTCCTCAGTTTCCATACCTTTGATTTGTTTTTTAACATCATTCAAAACGGATAATACTTCAGGATTTTCAGTTTGACTAATTTTTTCATCAACCCAAATTGCCAATTTTTGTCTATAACTTTTCATTACTATTTAATTAAACCTAATCTAATTTTTTCTTGTTGAATATATACTTCAGCACCTTTTTTTGTTACCCAATATGCCGTCAAACCGAGTTTATTTTTAGTATATTTCCATCTTGAAAGAAAGTTCTTCTTGTACAAAACATAATACTGCGTTTGTATTGGTCTAGTATTTTCTTCTATTTTAAATTTCATCTGTAATAATATACAGATAAATTCTTAGATTATCAATTACTTTTTGAATCTAAATACAAATAAGCAATAAATCCAAATACACAAACCTGAATAAATCTTGCAAATTTACCCGATTCAAATGGATCTAAGGTTCCTGAAATATAACTGAAAATTAAAAAAAGCCCAAACGCAATTAGAATTAAATTTTTAACATCTTTACTACCCATAAAATTATATTTTTTACAAATATAAGAATAAAATTATTAATCAACAAATTCCATAATAGTCATTATGAAAAATCCTGTTTTTTTGTATATTTCGGCATTTAGTTCTTCATAAATATCATATAAAACATCATGAACTACCTGACTATCATCACCAAAATCATCATAATATTCCTTAAATTTAGCACCCCAATTCTCCCAAATCTTTATTTTAACAAGAATGTCATATGGTACTTTGTCATTCTCAATCTCATAATCAAATGGTTCATAATTTAATTTAATTTTCAAATGAGATGAGGTAATAGTTCTTGGCTTAAATAACTCTTCTTCCAATTTTGAAAAATTTAAATTCCCGTTTTCATCAACACCACCTTTCCATTCTAAATAATACATTGATAATGTGCGTCCTAAACCTGTGGTTTGTTCAATTGTTTCAGGTGAAAACCCTAATATATTATGTGTTTGAGCAAAAAGCATATCGTTATCTCCGATATCATTCCATATTTTGAATATCGCATTCTTAATCCTTTTGTTTCCTTGGATTGCTAATTTGGTAATTTGATTTTCATTTAAGATTAGTTTCATTTTCTTTTCTTTCTTCCTTGACAATGTGCTCTTTGAGAGAATCCTTTTGCATTATTACAATCTATTGATTGTTTGTATTTTTCAGACCACTTTTCATTTATTTCTCCATCATAATTATCCCAAAACTTCTTAAGTTCTTTTTTATCATACTTACCTTGGTCTTGATCCCAACCACAAGAATGACATAAATATGGGTGTTCATCACCATCTTCTTTTACCCAAGAATGTCCACACTTGCAGGTAATTTTGTTACCCGCAAGTTTAGACATTTGTTTTTCAGTGATAATAATTTTCATTATTTAATATCCGCAGTTTCAATTAAAGTATATGTAAATGAATTTCCGTGAATCCCTTTAGCCTTTCTACAAATATTCATAAATTCTTCAAAATCTTTTGATTTTTTAAATACTTGACATCCCTCACTCCAGTTTTCAACATAAGTTGAGTCGGCACCTGCCTTATGAATATTAATACCAAAAACTCCTTCCTGAATTTTGGTTTCATCATATTTCATATCCTTGTTAGGATCTCTAAATACTTTCACAGGTTTGTTTTGCCCTAAAGCCTCATATTTACCAGCATGAAGTCTCATAGTGTGTGAACCACGATATTGTCCCTCAACCAATCTTGCAACACCAGCTTTATTACCATATTGCATTACACCTTTTGTTCCTGGATCAGTTGTTGCTGCCCAAATATGGAATTTCCATTCACCATTTTCTTTGTAAGAAATTGTTAGATAATCATCAAAAAGATTTGTTACTTTATCACCTGTTGCAGAATTTCTAATTCCTACAATATTAACATCATAACCTTTATTGTTGGTATCTTCAAACCAAACATACCCTTTGGCTTTTACTGCCGTTTCAACTTGTTCTTTAGTATAAGACATATTTAAAATTTTATTTGTTTATTTTATTATAAATATGTCATTGTTTGATTAGTCGGTAGTGTCATTCGCAGATATTATAATATCATTATAACATTCTCTGTCTTTTTCGGTATTCCAAGTATGTTCAATCCAAGCCTCTTGTCTATTGAAGTACATATGTCCTTGAGAACCTTCATTAATTTCCCAACCACTAAATGAACCATTTAACATAAAATATCCAATGTCCTCTAATCTATCGTCAATAGGAACCTCTTCACCTTTATCAGTTAAACTCATTTCAGATTGTATGTATCCACTATCTCCACCACCTTCATAACTTAAAATGATTACACCATTGTAATCTAATTCATCAAATACTTCGTTAACAACTTTACCCCAATTAGGTTTTTCATCTTTAAAATCATACGAACTTCCGTCAGTCTCACTATCATAAAACTGAGCTTCAATTTCCATTTTGATTTTATAATTATCTAAATCAAATGTCATATACACTCTTCTATACCCCGTATCTTCTTCCCTTTTATCTTTATATATTTCATCCATATGCTCATCAACAATAGTTTCAAGATATCTATCAAGTGGTGGTGGTATTGGGATGTTTTTCCCATTTTCATTTGTGATATTTTGATCAGTATATTCAATATTATCATCCCAAATTCCAAAGTTTATATTTCCTTCGGTTGCACCCATTCTTTTTAGGAAGTCAAATAATGATTTAAGTTGTCTATTCATCTTAATTTTTATTAATAAATAGTATTAATCGTTGAAATCTAACTTCATCGTTTTAATCATCCATAATGGTTTGTCGTGATTTTTCATTGCCGTAACCCATTCTTTTGCAGACGGAATGTAATTATTACAGTCTTCTTTTATATGTTGTTCTAAAACATATCTGGTGTATACTATTTTATCCTCACTATTTTTGAAGTGTGTCCCAAAGGTTTTCTCCCCTATAAAAATACCTTCCGAATGATGTAGAAACATTCTATGATCTGAATGTCCTACCCATGATTTAGTTTGATCCATCCATTCGTGTAGATGTATGTATTCTTCCCAATTCCCTCCGAATTGTTTTGCCGAGCTTTTTGCGTGGATTATTGGATGTGCCATTTTCTTTTTATTTAATTATAATATGTATCAAAACATTATTGTAGATATATTTATTAAGAGATGAAAGATTTAATTAAATACATTATAAAGGAAGAAACTGAAAAAAGTATCTTCAATCCGATGGAGATTCGTCTTTTTAAATTTGTTAATAAATTTAAAAGAGATTTGGGAACTGAAAAAAAGATGTTAGACTTCTTTGAGAACTCATTATCCACATTTAATATTCCAAGGAATGAAGCTCGTAAATATTATAATATCTACACATTAAACTATCGTCCTGATGGTGATTATGAGAATGTAACTCAATCTAATTACAAGGATCCAAAAAGGTTCTTAAATCAAAAAAGAACAAGTAATACATTATCCTCAACTTATGTTGCCGACAAAATACCATTTAAAGGTTCTAACTTGGAGGGTAATTGGAAGAATAGTCGTGATAATGAATGGGTTTATGTTGTTTCATCATATGGTTGGTATCCAATATACGCATTCAAATTTGGTAAATGGTTTGCCGTAGATTATAATTATTCTTCATCAACTTCCAAACATATGAGTCATTCTCGTCCTACCAGATATAATAGAGAAATTGGTGAGGAAATGATTTCAGTATCAAGAGAAGAAATGAATAAAATTATTGAGGGTAGAATTACTTTAGATGAATTAATATCAAAGAAAGAAGAGCATTTTAAATCATCATTAACAAGTTCAGAGGTTGAAAACAAAAACTTATTTATAACTTCAGGATGGGGTGACAGTAAAATAAAAGTCACATTTAAGATTACATCATTTGATGTTATTGAGAATAGAGCGATTGTTGATGTACTAGTAACAAATGTTCAAAAGATGGAAGAAAGAAAAGTTGTTAAAGGTGATGGTGAATTCTTTAAAGGTGAAATGCCAAATGTTGGTGAGGACGATATTAAAGAATCTTTGGAGTATCAGGTTAGTAGGGGACTTTCAATTCCATTAGGTAGAAGACCTGTTGTTGATATGAATGTATCATTTAAATATAATCCAAATGTTAAACAACCAATGTCGTTTAACACATTTCAATCTATGTTCTTGTATTAATATCAAAACTTATATAGGAATATAAGAATGGTGTAATTGGTTCAATCTTTTCATATAAGGATTCTTGGAACACATCCCAAACCACTTCAGGTAAGTCATCGTCATAATAGAAAGTTTTATATTCATCACGACTATCATATGTTGTTGACTCAATTTTTAGAATATCAAAAACTATAACTCCTTCATATGGTTTAACACCACCATATTCATCCTCACTAATTCTTGTTTTTTCTGACAATCTATAAGTTATTCTTATATTATACTCAACATCCTCGTCATCATAATTATCGTAAAAAAAATCAGTATAAACTAATGTATCAGGAAATAACCTCTGAATCATTTTTTTAATTCTGTCAGCTATTTTGGTTTCTTCTTTTAATATCTGTCTAATAATATTTCTCACACTTATAAATACAACAAAGTCGGACTTTCATCCGACTTTTGTTTTACAAATTATAAATTGCTCGGTACTTATTACCCAAAGCCTCAATTGCTTTAACAATCGCCTCGTCTTTGGTTTTCATACCTTTCTCAACCATTTTCTTAGAATGATAAACATTGTATACCGTCGATCCAACTTCTGTTTCTGTTGATCCAGGTCTACGGTTTTTCTTTGGTTTCATTGTGTCTTTAGCGTAAACATCCAAGTGTCCAACTTTACAAATGTACCTTCCTTTTAATCCTGATTTTGTTGCCATTTTTTTTCTTTTATTTTTAGTTTAACAATAATACAAATATATAAATTTACTTTTGAATAATCAAATTGAATTGTATCTTTCTAAAAAAGATTTTTCAAATTTATTAATCCCATTAATCCCAATTTCATTAATCCTATCAAGAACCATGTCTATTGTTAGGTATTCATCAAGATATGAATCAATGCTGGTAGATAACAACTCTTCAATTAAGATATCGCGATGATAATAATTTTCACTAATGTCAGCCACGGTATATCTTGTATTGTACTTATTTAGTATATATTCTATACAATCAAGTAAATAATTATCCACCAATACAATGTCCCAAACATCCTTATCAAATTCCTCAGAACTAATATTTGGAATGGTTAAACTCATTTTTTGAGCCCATACTTGTTCTTCTCTTGTCATAGAACCAAATAATTCTTCTATCAATTCTCTTTGTGACATATCAAAATCAAATCTAATTAATTTCAATTGAGTCATATTTAATGTTCTAACTTCTAATTCCATCATAAAAAATTAATTTCATTTGTTATTGGATTCCACTCAATATTCCAAGGAGTATGTGTATATAAGTATTGTTCATTCAATACTGACGCATTGAAGTAATGTGTGTGTCCATCATAATAGTGTCCGTACCCACTATGGATATGTCCACAGATATGAATCTTTGGTTTGATTTGTTTGATTCTTTCCGCAAGTAATTCACAACCCAAATGTTGTCCTCTTCTACCTTCAACATCATCCAACATACCCCAAGCAGGTCCGTGTGTAATTAAGATATCAATACCTTCAGGGATCATGTCCCATTTTGATTTCAACTCTTCACCATTTTTTGGTAAATTAAAAGCCCAATCATAAAACTCAGGTTGCCAAGGACTACCCCAAATTTTAATCTCAGGTTTATCACCATCTTGGATGGTAATCATCTCGTCTTGAATATAATCAATTGATTTATATCCTGTCAAAATACCTTTAATCTTTTCTACATTATTTTGGAATCCCCAATCGTGATTTCCTGCAATGAACGCTTTATGATCGTAGTTATCAAGTTTGTCGTACCACTTGGCAAACCCCTCAATCTCGTGTTCATATCCCATTGAGGATATGTCACCACCATGAAGTAGAATATCACCACCTGGTAAATCCCCATTTAACACTTTGTGTTTATTATGTGTGTCAGATATTATTGTTAATTTGTATTTCATTTTTTGAGTGTATTTTGTAAATTAAATAACCTTCAATGTCTCTCAATATTTGATCAACCAATGGGTAACTTCTTGTTCCCCTTTTTATACTTTTGGATGTCAGATACTGAAACCCGTATTTACTATCTTTTATTGTTATAATTAAACCTGATTCCAAATATATTTTTTTTGGAGTTCGTTTAACTACTTTAATGTCACCCCAAGAATCTCCTTCTTTAGAGTTGTATATTTCAGAATGTGCTTTTTCCCATAAATTCATATGACAAATATACAACATTTTTTATACTTTCAAACCATTTTCAACAATTTTATCAATTCTTTCGTCTCCATCTAACCAATCACCATCTTCACAATGTTTTACCCCATTTTCAATGGTATTATCAACTCTACCATTTCTTTTTCCACCCATACTTTTGGTTTCCTTAATCCCATTTTTAAGGATATCATCAACCCCAAGAATAGTTCGTCGTAGTGTGCTATATATTTCCTTCACCCCATTTTGAATGGTGTCCTCAACTTTATCGTTAAAACGGAGGTTACCTTTAAAGGTGTGTTTCACCCCATTTTGAATGGTATATTCAACTGCTTGCAACGGATTGTTTGACCAAGGAAGGGTGTCCTTCACCCCATTTTGAATGGTATCTTCAACTATTTTTAGGGTACGCAGCTCTAGACAACTGGTGTGTTTCACCCCATTTTGAATGGTATCTTCAACACGAGTTTGATTCCAAATTCCTATCATTTTGGTGTTCTTCACCCCATTTTGGATGGTATCTTCAACCTTTGGTTTAAATAAAAATCTTTCTTCAAACCATTTTTTAATGTATTCTTCTTTTTTATCAGTTAATCCAATCCAAGAAAAAATATCATTAAAAAAAGAATAATTAAACCATAATACACCACTGTCAGTAAATTCAACAACCCACTTTTTCTCATCAGTAAAAATTAACCAAAGTGAACCAGAATTATAGTATGTGTCAACATTAGTAATTTCCTTATCAATTATTTTAAATAATATTTTTTCTATTCTTTTCATATTAACTTATAATTTTAATTTCACTTTCAGTTTCTATCACAACCCTTGCACCACAACTTAATATTGGTTTTTTATCCCCACTTCCACAATAAACAATTCTACTTGGTCCAAGTATCTCAACCTCATTACAATAGGTGTTCTTTCTTCCTTGTTTGATTGTTATAACAGGAAGTTTGGTATCCTTTGTCTTATTGGATCGAATATAATGTTGATTAACATGGATTCTTGTTTTCATTATACAGTAATATTAATTGTTATTCCTGCCATTCCATATGAGATTTCGTATGAATTGTATCTATTGTCATTTATAAATCCATATGGTTTGAATCTAAACACTATCACATCTTGATCCTCAAACCATCCGTGAACACAGTTGGTTGCATAATCAATAGAAGGATTTTTAATTAAACCAGCTTTCCAAGGATCCTTTAATCCTTCCTCAAATTCTTCAGGTAAAATATGTATTATCATTGGTTAATCAATTTATAAAACCCTTCAGGTCCATTGTTATTCAATAAAAATCCTTTTGTATTACCACAATTATTTTTAATATAATCAATATCTGTCATATCATCATCAATGTGATATTCAATACCCAATTCATTAATTTTATTAAACTTCCATTCTCTATTGGTAAAATGAATATTCTCAGGATTTATTCCCAACATTTCCGCAACATCATAAACAACACGATTTTCTGTCATCATTGGATTTCCATATCGTCTTGTTATAATGTGAACATCATGCCCATCATTTATTAATCGTTTAACCATATTTCTAACATCATCCTCAAATGGATTTGGTTGTCCGCCAAAGTGACGGGAAATGGTTCCATCAAAATCAAAACTTACTTTCTTCATATCCTTAATTTGTTTTTCTTAATATATATTAATATTGAAAATTAAAACTTCAACCCTTTTTTATCCATTTATTATCGTGGTTATATATGAATGAACCAATTAGATCATAATTCCATTGGTTTGGTTCAATAATAGATAAGAATGTATTTCCCATCTTGTTATAATAAAGATGATATGTCTCACCTATCACAGGTTCAAAATTGAATTTTGATTTATAAACAAGTTCGTTCCATTCATATTCTTCAATAAGTTTTTCATATTCTTTTTTAATCTCCAAAAACTTACTTTCAAATTGTTTATTAACCTTATTTACTTTAATCAATTTCCACTCATCAATGTTATCTTGAATAATTGCTGGTGCCCCGACATTACTACCATAAGGTAATATGCCAGGATTGTCAGAAACATTATCAGGTTTTTTATTGGACATTTTAATCCTTTATTTGGTTTTTAATCTTATTAATATATCCTTCCAATAATACAATCTTTCTTCTAATTCCAATCTTATCCATATCTGCCAACATTCTCAAATAGTCATCAAGTTCCTCAAGTTGTGATTGTGGTTTAATTTCTTTTTGGATTTCCATATCAGGAAATGTGTTTTTAAGTGCGTTCTGTTGTCTGATTGGCATATCACCATCTGATAGTTGTGGATCATCCCACGATGTGTCTCTTTCCATAGTTTTTTAATTTTATATTGCAAGTTCCAATTCTGAACTTAACTTTGTTATTTTATCTACATTACGGACTTTGAAGTCGTCAATAGTATAATCATAGAAGTTTTTATTTTCCGTTAACTCAATGTATGGTAAATCTGTTTCCAATGGTGTTCTATTTAATAATTCATAAACACCATCAAAATGTCTATCATATATATGAAGATTTTGAACGAGATGACAAAACTTACCAATCTTATAACCACAATGTCCTGCAATCATCATTTGTAATGCTAAATATTGTATCTTGTTGATATATCCTGCAACCAAGTAGTCGTTTGATCTTTGGATTAATGTCATATCCAACACTTTATCTTCACCTACCTTTCTAACGGAACAAAGGATTTCATATGCACAAGGAAATAAACCATTTGTTTCTTTTAAATCAACATACTGATACATACTAATAATGTGTCTCCTACCAAATGGGTCATTAACTAACCCATCAAGTAATTTATTCATTAAATTGTATCTTTTGATTGTTGCACCATATCTTTGCCCAATACTATTATCACCAATATTCCATTCTTCCCACCAGTTAATTCCCAATTCACGAGCAACCTCAAGTGATGAAGTTTGTTTTTGGTATATCCAAAGTATTTCTTTAATTCCTGTTTTGATTGCAGTATTCCTTAATGTTGTAATTGGAAACTCACCTTTTAAAATATCATACTCTTCAAACACTTGTGTTATAAACTTTGAGTGTGATGGTGTTCCATCAGAATATTTGGGTCTTGGATTTTCATCCCAAGATCCTTCTGATATAATCTTTTGTAGATTTTGAATATAATATTTGTCGGCTTTATTCATCTTTATTTTGTTTTGTTATTTCCAATGATTTCACACCCACAACATCATCTTCCTTCAGTCCGTGTAAATGTATTGGGAGTGTTAACGATTTAATTATATTTTTTTGGAGGTATTCAATATCTTCAATCTCTTCCTTTGATAGTTTTTTATCATCCATTCAACAATCCTTTTAATCGGTTAATTTCCTCAATTACATCATCACCCAATTCAACCTTGGACATCATTGATAAGTCCACAACTTGTGAGTATAACAAATCAATTAACTCCTGTTGTGTTTTGATTATTTCTTGTTCATTCATAAATGTATATTTTTTCTTGGTTATATTCAAGTGTGATTAGTTTGGTTGGAATGTTTGCTTTATCATATTGTTCTTCTTTAGACCAATTGTTCATTCTAAATTCATAACCTCTTTCATCAAATATTTTATATCTCTCATTTTCACTCAATTCTTTTTCCTCAATCTTCAATCCCCACTTTTCGGAGAACTCTGTATTGTTTTTAATCTCAAACAGGATCAATTCTTTGGAGGGGACATCATCATAACCCACATACTTGGTTAGGTATTTGTCATACACCTCATCAATAATTTGATTATATCTTTCTTTATTCATATCTTCTTTCAATAGTTTTGATGCTTTACCCTCCATCATTTCGGCAATATTTATTTTTGTTGTTGACGTATCATTTAAACCCATTTTGTCTAACAACTCTCCCCACTTTTTCAGTGTTTCTTCCTTATTATTTTTCATCTTATTATCTGTTGTTTTCAATTAACATTACTATACATAAGAATAAAGCTCCACCGCACATTGATATTGCAATCCATTCCATATCAAATTCTTTTAAGTATTAAACATCCATCAACATCAAGTTTTGGGACTGATTTATATGTTGTTATTTTATTTCCACTCCCTTTTACACCTTTTACAGCACCAATTATTTTAGTTTCATCTATAACTTTTTTCATCACAATCTCAACATCCCATTCAGTTTGTTGTAGTGATGCTGGTTTTAAATCTATTTGATATGATTCTCTATGTTTTTTAAGTTCATCTTCTCGTTTTAAACCAAAATTAGTGGTGTGACATATAACCTGTGACATAACGCCAGCGTCCCACCCTAACATAACATCCCCCTCACTAAACCTATTATCACCCATCAACTCAAGTGCTTTTTGGAAACCATATAAAACACCTCTTTTAAATGATTTTGGATTTAATGTTGCATATTGCCCTGTTAATTCTTCAGCCAACTCATCCAAATCATAACCATTCTCAATGACTTGGCAGTTTTTAATAGATAATGATAATCCTTCTTTATTCAATGATGTTGACGCGATAACAACCCCCTTGTCATCTTCAAGGATATAGTTTACTTCTGTTTTAATCAATTTTGCTTTCATCAATCAATCATTTTATAAGTTGTGGATTTAACTTCTTCACCCTTTCTTTTTTCAACCAGTTTTTTGTATTCTTCAATTTTTTCCAAAGCAAGAGATTCACTACTAAATGAACCACAAAATAAATTATCCCATCTTATTTCTTGTCGTTTAATCCATCCACCTGAAATGTGTAAATAACCTTTCTGTGGTATATATCGTTTCTCTCCATTGTTTCTTTCTTCAATCTTAATTCTATACATAACCTTTTTTATTTGTGAATTACATAATTAGGTTCTTCAGTACTTTGGAATCTATATATTGGTTGATCATACGCACCTATTTTTACAGTACTAACTTGTTCGTACCACTCACTAAATGGACGAGCGTATTGTGATCCAAATGATAATGAACGATACACAACAAGTGGTTCATTTGTCTCCGTGTGATTACACATACAAATGACTTCATATTGTCCACCTTTGTAATGTTGGTATTTTTCTCCTGGTTTTGGGTATTTTGTTGTCATTGTTAAAATATATTAAGAGTTTTTCCATTCTTTCCAAGTATCAAAATCCTTAAGGGATTCCAATCTTTCTTTTTCCATTTCTTTTGCTCTAGTTCCAATTCTATAAACATCATCTTCAATAGTGTCTTCATTTAATGTTCCTGTCATATATTGAATCATTAATTTCATTGCCTCGTCTATCAACCATTCTACTGGTGATTGTATATTATTGTTCTCCATAATGATCCAATTGTTCTTCGTTGAAGATGTGTAATAATCCGTAATCATCCATTTCACCTACAACACGGATATCACCTTTGATTGTCTCAAATACCCCAATTATTGTACAGGGGAATTTATAACCTTTTGGTTTCCACGCCTTGTCTCCTACCTTAAATTTTGTTTCTCTCATAATTCTTTTTTCTAATAATAAGAAATTAATATGAAATAAAAAACCCCTCCGATTAAGGAAGGGTTAAGTATTTTGAATCTTTTTTATTTTGTTAATTCAATTTCTTCGTAAAGATTATTGTTTTCTGCGGAATTTACTCCATAATATTCTAACACCACATTACAACCACATTCAGAGTTAAACCTTGAGGTATCGGTGATTAAAATTTTATCACCACTAACCTTATGTGTTACAAAGTCACCTGGACTAAATTTAAACTTTCGTTTGTAATATTCTTCATCACTACAACCACATCCTGTTAGAAATAGGATGGTAACAACTATTATCACCATCCCAAATAATCCCTTAACCATTATTTATTCAAGTTTAAGAACATTCCTGAATTACCTGCCACCGTTGTTGGTAACTTCCCATCCCACGAATTTGCTTTCAAATATTCAATATACAACGGTGTTAACCTATCTTGTTTAATCTTGATTGCAAGTGCTGCGGCATTGGCATTAATAACTGTCTCAGCAGAATCCGCTCTTGCCACCGCAACCTTTCTTTTACCTTCCGCGATTGCTGCGATTGCCTGTTGTTCTGACGCTTCAGCCTGTTGTATCGCCTTTGTCTTTGCGATAATTGATTCTTGTAACGCTTCAGGTGGTGTAATATTCGTTCTCAACTGTGAAACATCAAACCATTTTGTCAATCGTTTATTACATTCCGCCACGATTGCCGCCTCAAATTGTTGACGATTACTAAAGATACTATCAACTTCCCATTTATTTGCTTCATCATTAACTGCTCCAACGATTGCATTTTTCAACCATCCTTGTTCAATATCTTTAACCTCAAGACGAAGATTAACGAACATATCACCAATCGCATCAGGTTTTAATGAGTAGTTAAATGATGGTTTAATTGTTGCTGAGAATCCACCTTTTGTAATTACCACCTGATCATCATACTCAATATGTTGTTGGTAAGTTGGGAACTCAAGAACTTGTTTAAACCAAGTATTATACATAACCCACCCTGTTGTATATTGGTAATTTTGTACACCTCTGTTGTCACCAGTTAAGTTTACAATAATACCCTTATGTCCCGCATCAATTCTTTCAACCGCAAATGGTTGGAATAACGATACAAGAGTTCCAAAGACAAAAATACCAAGTGGTTTAAATAACCACGCCGCATTAAACTTTTCTCTATTATCTCCCCATCTGTCTGTACTTGTTACATACATATTACCTCTTGTTTTCATTGCGAATACTACCGCCGCAATCAAACACACTACAAAAATTACTGTACTAATCATTTTTCTTCTTTCTTATTGTTTGTTAAAATTTTTATTGTTTCGTTTCCCATTATTCCAAAGATCCCTACCATACCAACGAAACCTAAAAGTTGGAGGAACCCGTTAACATTTCTACTTACGACATACTCACCGTAAAGTGATGCGATGACAATAAATGTCAACCACATCAAAAATAATTTAAAATATTTCATACTGATTTTTTTATATTGATTACAATACTACTAAAAAAATTTGAATTATCCAAATGTTTGGATCTTTGCATTCACCTCAACTAAATCCGTCCAAGTACCTAAGTATGTTACCGCCCTTACTTTTCTATTATCAATCCAAACATATTCTTGATTATCACTAATTCTTGGTTTGTCCATAATTAATTGATGAAATTTGAATCCATGTTCCCAAAGCCATTTTAATGTAACCACTCTATCCTTTTCCTCCCTTGCGGTAAAAAAAGTAATGGTGTGTCCTTCTTCCGCCCATTTATTAATCTGTTCCAATGATCCCTGAATAACTTTTGCAGTTGGGTATAGGTGAGAGTCCTCGTTCTTAATGTCATCACAAATTGTTCCATCAATGTCAATCAAGAATATTTTTGATTTAGGTTTGTTTGGTATGTTTATTTTCCCAACAAACTTATGATACCCTTTTTGAGTTTTTTCATCATAGTAACAAACAGGTATTACATCAAAATCTACTTCCATTAACTTGGGTGGATTTGTTTCTTTAACCCATTCTTTACTTTCATCAGATAAACTAAATGATTGTCCATTAACATCCCACTCTTTTGTTGTCTTTAACCACCACCCACCTGGTGATGTATATCCGTTATCTTCAAATGGTTCGTAATATTTTAAATAACCTTTCATATTAATCCTAACTCCTTTCTATACTTTTTCATTTTATCTCTTGCAATTTGAAACTCGTCATTATCACAAGCCTTATGTCCTTTCATAATTGCCTCCAATATTTTTGACTCATTATCACAGATATAAGAAATTTTTTCAACATTACTTAACCCATCATCCAAAGTTTCATCAAACCAATACTTAACATTTTCTACTTTATTACCGTTAAGTTTTTCAAGTAATTCAAGTACTTCTGAATATGTAAAATTATCCTTAATCACAATTAATAATAAATGTATTTATCATGATCCCTATCTTCTTCTTTTTCTTTAATTGGTTTTTTAACGCTTTCAATCACAATTTTAATTGTCTCTGGAAATAGTTGATTCATTCCCACACCAAAACAAACTTCAATGACATTTTTTTCCTTCATAACTGTTTAATGTTTTTAGATTCCATTTTATTTCATATTCTTTTTTTTTATATGTTCCCATATATGTTGGGACGATAATAGTATCTTTAATATCTAAACAGAAGGTGTCTGCGGGTATTTCCAAACAAAGCCAACCATCACTACTATGGTAGTGCCAATGATCGGGTTGTTGTACTAATGTATCAGACCATTCAACAGGATACTTTTCAAGATAATAAACATCAACATATGTTGTTCTACACCCAATAAGAATAGAGATTAATCCAACAATAAACAATAGTTTTTTCATTATTTAATTATCGCTTTTTCCAATGTGTTAATTAATACCTGAACTTTTTCCATCTTATAAAATCTAATAGATGGATCAGTATTAAATATTTCAACATACCATTCTTCACCTACCAATTCTCCTTTGGATGGTGTAATAAGTGTTAATCCATTTACCACATCATACGCATAGTAATAATCAGGATTTTCTTGTCCTTCAAAATCAATAATTTCTTCACTTTTAAACCCTAAAAGTATTAGTTCTCTCTCAGTCATTTTTTCTAAGTTTTTTTTTAATTCGTTTAATAATTATTCCTTTAATGTAATGATCCAATTCAAACATATAAGGAATGTGCATTCTCATCCAATCCCAAAGTCTTAACATTTTTCTTCAATTTTAATTCTGTCGTGTTTATTTTTAAATTGATATAATATCCTTACCAAATCTTCAATAGAATCAAATGCCCATCTTTGAGTTTCAATAACAAAGAAGTCTCCACCACCACCATTCTGTGTTTTAACTGTAATGAATTGATATTCATTTGAACAACAATCGTTGTCCTGAGTAAATGTGATTTTAAATTCTTGATCAATAATAGAAGGTTTATCTGACATCATTCATAATTTTATCTGTGAATACATTTTCATTAACATCGTGTTTACCAAGGTTATAAGAAACATAAGTCTTGTCCTCATAATAAACACGAATCATAAGGAACCCTAATTCTGAAATATACACTGTTTCAATTTCACCAACACCCTTTGGTGTGTTAATCTTTGGATTCTTCATTTCACAAATATAATAAAAATTTTTAATTCTCAAACATATCTTCACACCAAATTGGTGTTTTTTCTCCAACATAGGATCCACTAACATTAAAACTGAAATGTTCTAAGGCATCTTCCAAAGTCATATCTTCTTCGGTGATTAAGATTTCAATACATTTTCTCACAGAATAAATTAATCTCATTGATTTTTCATCAATTCCAATTACCGCATCGTCAAATCCATCCGCCTTCAGGATTTCCTCATCTTGATAATACTCCACAATTTCTTCTAACATAATACTTAATCTTTACAACAAACATCAAAAATTATTTGTGCGGTAATAACTATAATGGTTAAACCAATTACAGATAAATGCATAACTTGTTCAATAATACTTAACATACTTCTTTATATTACTATTTTATTATCAACTAAAATAGGTTGTGGTAATCCATCTCCCCATCCAACATTTTCAAATGCTTTCGGGTTAGTGAATTCATCTTCCATCTCCAATTCAAACTCTCCACCACTACTTAGTATCTCTGTTAATTTTTTTAATGAATTCTCATCATTAGGTACTTGATTAGGTGTTGCCATTATTTTTAGACATTCACTTAATTCTTTTCTTGTCTCACCACCAACACAAGTTTTAATCTCATTGTTTGGGGTTAGATATAAATCATTTTTCATTATTGGTTGTTTTGCAACCACATACGGTAACTCATTTGGATCAACCAATACCAACTTTACACTTTTTCTCATTTTTCCACTTTTTTATAGATGTATTTCCAATTATAATTTCCACATTGTCCACAAGAATCTCCTTCATCAGATTCTTCCGTATCGTATTCGTATTTTTCAGAAGTAGTAACAACCATTTCAGCAATCTGATACCAATCATTCATACCGAGTTTATCCTTTAATGATTTTAATTCATCAATTAATTCGTCCTGTAAGTCAGTAATCATTTCAGGTTTCCTGTTATCATATTCGTGCATGAATAAAGACTCATCATCCACCATAACATCAGGTCCAAAACAACCCTCACTAATTTCAATTTTTTTCATAACCCTAATCTATGATTTCTGTTCATTTCTAAAATAAACTTTTTTAGACTTTCAACTATTATATCGGCATCCATTTTTTTATACAAATCAGGATATCTTTCCACAAGTAATTTATTTTCTTCAAGTTCATTACAACTGGTAAGTATATCCTCTAACATTGATTTGAAGATGTGTTCTTTATCTTTCTCCATATTTTTTTCAAATATCATACCCTCAAGTTCTTGAGTATAATCAATTAACTCTTCAACAGGATGTAAATCTATTAGATGTTCATTACCTTTAAATATTTCATATATACTCTTCATAGTGTTTATTACATAATGTTCTATACCAACCAATATCTGTTCTCATATTACCCTTTTCACCACAGGTTTCACAGATTTCATAACTATCTTTTTCAGCTTTAACAATTCTTTCATAAATCTCGTTAGAACCTTCATTAATATAAAATCTAAGACCACCAAATTTTTCTTTAACTTGACAAGTTTGTTTGTTCCACCCAAGTTTAATTAAATCCTCAATTAATTCTTTAATTAATGGGTACCAACCACTATCAACACCAAAGAATCCACATTTTGTAATCGGTGGTCTGTCTGTGTAATACCCATTCTCAAGTCCGCCTATGGACTCAAGGTATTTATTCATTTCTTCTTTAGTCATATCAATATTTTTTACAATTCCCAAATATCTTTTTTTCTTTTTTTGGTAAACTTAAATGAAAACCATAAAATAACTTTTTGAATTCCTCTTTTAAATGTTTTCATCTCTTTATATTTTGATTTTGGGAATCTCCCGTGATTCCCCATACTATCATAATCAGCACACCCAACTATATCCTTCATTTTATTAATCTTTCAAATATTTTAATATCTTTTCTTTAACCCCAGATTGTTTAATACCTTCGTTTGATTTTGGTGTCAATACAAAATTATCTATCGCCCACTCATCTTTCCAGGGTTCACCAATTTTACCCATATTCAAGTCATCAATAGAGACCCAATGAGTTACTTCAGGGTGATCATGAAGATATTGTCTAATTTCAATTGTTCGTGTTTGTTCTAAATCCCATCGTGGGGACCAAATAAATAAATTACCATGAACTGTACACGTACCTATGTTTGGTGTTAATGATATTGGTTTTTTACTTATTCCGTGTAACTCATAGTACTCACCAAGTTCTTCTAGTGTAGCGTGTAGTTTCCAATCTGAAGATACCACAATCTCAGCTCCTGTTTCTTCAAGAATTTCATTAAGAACTTTAACCGACTTAGTGTCAAAATCATCAAAACGAAAAGATACTGGAGCGTCTTTTTTTTCCTTACTACTATCAGGGTTTTCACTACGATAGTTTGCCCATTTTTTCGTTCGTCCTCCCCAATTATTGGAAAGACAAATAACTCCATCGTGATCCAAAAATATAACTTTCATTACCCCTCAATTTTGTTTATGAATGATTGTCGTTTGGATGTTACCATTGCCTCAAGTGGCCAAATAACACTATACTGATAATCTCCCCAATACTTGTCAGGAGTGTCTCTCCTTAGTTGATCATTAAAATTTCTAATCAATTTTTTGGCAGTAAAAGTTTGTTGGTATGTCTCACAAGAGTCAATAACCTTTTCAATCCATTTTGCAACATCTCCGTAGTGATTACTTCTTTTTTCCATATTCTTTAATTATTTTTTCAATTTCTTCCATTGTGAACCATATCTTATGTTCACTTTCGTGTACCTCACGAAAATACTCAATTAATTCTTCAACATTCATTACATATTTTTTTTGTGTTTAAAAAAATACGCAATTAATAAAACTAATGATGTATATAATACAAACAACAATAATCCCATATCACAAATATAATAATTTTTTTTATATAAAACAAACCCCCAACTTACATTGGGGGTTTTATATAGTTTGTTTCAAAGATTAAAATAGGTCAAAAAAAGAGTTTTAAGCTTTAATAAAATGCAGGTTGAGTATTTGAATGTTCAATTTTAGTGGACTATTTCTATATCATAATCAATTATCAAATCAGCCGATCGTATAGTTAGAAAAACCAATACTTTTAACCTTATCCCCAAACCATATTAAATCTCAGTGGTTGCATTGAAAATATCCAACTTATCTTGGATGTTCTCAATTCTATCCTCCATTGACTTAACCATTTCATTTCTTGTTACCAATGAAATTTCAGATGTCATCACCAATTCACTCTCCATTCGGTATCTATCTTTGTTTGATTTACCTTCGGTACAATCCATTTTCTTAAGAGCCTGAATCATTGACTTCAATTCTGACATATAAAAAATGTCCCCCAACACCGGAGTGTTTGCCTTATGGATTTTAGATTTTAATTCAGCCAACTCTAAAGTGTCTTTACTGATTTGGTTGAATAATACTTCCGTGCTATATGGTCGTTGGTTACCTACTTCAACAGAGTTGTACTGTTGCATTAATTTTGTATTCTCACCAATACTTTTGACGAGTTTATTTTTTGCTTTTAACGCTTGTTTAATTGTCATAACTTTATTTTTTATAAGTGAAAGTTTAGGTTTTTTATTTTATTGTGTCAATAGTAAACTAAAATTTTATTTTTAAATAAGATGTTCATTCCCATTCAATATGTTAACAATCTTTCTTGCCAAAGTATGTTCTTCAGTATGGTAAAAAGTATCATTATTGTTTCGTAGATATCTTCTACTCCAATATTTAATAAACAAAAGATCCACTTTTTTTTCAATTATGAATCTTTTGTTTCGTTCATCAAGAACCATCCTATATTTTCTTTTACCCAATCTCACTTTGCAAATATAGTAAAAGACTTTAATTAAAACAAATTTATTTATGGTAAATCGTCAAAATCTCTTAAAATTGCAGGATAATTTCTCATTGGTATAGTCATCGGTACTAACCTTGGTGCCATTCTTGGTACCAATCTTGGCTCTTCCATCATCATATCCTCAACAGGAATTGGAAGTTCATCCATAGTTTGTTCGGTTAGTTCTATAATTTCGTCTTTCCCATTGAAATAATGTTTACGACTCTTAATTTTTTCTTCAGGTGAGAACAAGTCATAATTAGTATGATTAGTTTTAACATCCAACCACTCAAAAAGTTTTTTAATCAATTCATTAGGTAAACCAGTTTCAAATGAATCAATATGATTATCAACTTCATCATATATACCAATTTTAACCTCATTATTACTATGAATACCAAACTTTCTGTTTGTCTTTTTATTTATTACATAAATCAAAACTCCTTGTGCCGAATATCTATAGAAGTACTCACCATCGTTCTTCATTGATGTACACCACTTTGTTCCAAACCCATATGTAATCGCAGCATCGTGAGTTAATGGTTTAAAGAATAACCATTCATCGTCGTCGTGAACAATCATAATATCCTTTTTGGATTTTTTCAACATCTCTTTAGTTGCTGCCTTTCCAACTTCCCTAATTATGTCGTTGAAATCTTTATATGTTGATATGTCCGTATTTTCCACCAATCCTCTTTCAAGATATTCTGTAAATAGGGGAAGTTTATCCAAATTTTCCACATTGAAATAATTTACACACAACCAATTCAAAAGTGTCATTTTTGAATCGGGTAATTCTTTAATTATTTTTACTGTTGGTGAGTCATTTTCATTCCCGCCCCAATACATATCATTTTTACGAATTTCAATACCATCTTTTAACATCTTAATTAATAAAGGTGTTAACTTTTTTGTTTTAGTCGGATCCAATTTGGAAATCAAATCAATTAAATTGATATTCAAATCAGGATTCTGTTCTTTTAAATGTTTTAGTCCCATAATTTTATCTTAATACAATTGGATGAATAATAAAAAATATTTCTTCTGTTCTACCATCAACCTTAACAACTCTATCGTTTTTCAACTCAAGATCTGAAGTCCCATATTCTTCTTTAAGTCGATTCATCTGAGATTTGAGTTCTTTTTTTGCATCATTTTCAAATTTAAAATAACCCACATATGAATCACATCCGTGTCCTTTTTCATACACACCAAAAATAATTTGTCTTGTTTCTATTCTATTTTTCATTTCTTCTTTCTCTTTTTACTATTGATAAAACCTCACTTAAATCCCAATATGTACTTTTTATTCCACCTCTATCATCAAGGAATATGTTTGCATATATCTTACCATTCATCCCATATGGTTTATCCCACTCAGGATGCATTTGATTTACCCCATGAACTTCAATACCCAACTTTTCAACTTGTTCTTTTGCGGTTTCCAATTGTCGTTCACTTCTTGCAGTATTAATTAAAAATATAATACCTTCTTTTTGACATTCCAAAATCAAGTCAACAACTTTTTGACAATGTTCTTTTAATTCTTCATTATATGGAATTATTGTGTCATCAAGATCACAACCAATAATCAATTTACCATTTTTTAACCATTCAGTTGCAAGTCGGTTAATGAAGAAATTTGCGTGATGTCTCATATTAAAATCTACTTGAAAGTTTTTTAATTAATTCTTCTTCTTCGTTTGTTAGTAGGTAATAATTGTTCCATAGTTTTGTGAGGTTATCTCTTAATTCTTTTTCTCCTTGAGATTCTATATCACCTCTAACAACTTTTCTTATTTCAGGATTTGGGTGTGATTCTAATATGCCGTCATCGTGTAACCACTGAGCCATAGTTCTTTTGTCACTTCTATCCATCTCATCGTAGACATCATCAAGGTCCACATAAACTCTAACACTACTCATAATTTCTTTTTTTAATTATATGAAAAAATGATGACTCCATCAATGGGAGTCACCAACATTATTTTTCTCCCCATATATTAAATAATCAGGATTGATAACCTTTGCAACTTTATGACGATCACCAGTCACAGATTTAACAACGATACCTTCGTGAGGAACTTTGGTTCCTTTTATAAAATTACCGAAGACATATTTATCTTGTTCTTCTTTACTCCAAGTTCCTTCATATAATACTTCAACTTGTGGGAGTTCCAAACAATCAAAATGAACGGTTTCTTCAAGGTGTGGTTGATAAACACCATCAACTTCAACATCAAAACCAACAAACTTTATTTCCTCCAAACCATATTCATAGTTTTTTTGGATTCCTTTACCATAGATTTCCCCATAGATAGTAAGTCCTTGTTCCAAAGATTCAGGGTAATATGTATCCTTAACATGATCCCAAAGTTTTTTTCGTATGTCATATTTGTTGGCAACTTCTCTCCACACATCAGTATCGTAGAATCCTTGAGAATCAGATCCTTTCTCCACATTATGAGAACCATACACATATTCAAACTCAACCCACTCATTACCGAAGAACTTTTTCACTCTATCCCACAAAGAAAGTTTTTTCTTTCTAACTATTCCAAATCTGGCATTAGTTCCGTGTATTTTACGGGTGATAACAACCTCATCTTCTTCGGTGAACATATCAGGAACATTCTTCATGTTTGGGAATTTGTGATAGATATGGAAGTTTGGATTTTGGTGGTATCTAACTTTCTTACCTCCACCCAAAGTAACCATTTTAACCGGTGGTTCGTATTTGGTTATTCCAAGTATTTCCATCATATCATCACCTTCATTAACATTGTTCACCAATGATTTTGGTGCCAAGTACTTGAATGGTATTAACAAACATTCGGAATAAAATCCACGAAGTTTTACGGTTCTAACTCGTTGTCCTTTACGAAGGTAGTTAGTCACTTCCATCAAGTCAGACAATGCTTGTGGTATTACCGCATCAGTGGTTGCAACAACAACTTTATCTCCTTCTTGGTATTCACCTTTTTTGGTTATCGCCTGCCATCCACCAACAAGTACAAGTTCTATGTTGTCAGCATTTGGTATTTCAACTACTGAACCTATTTTTCCAACATATGCTACGCTATTTTGATTTTCCATTATTTTCTATTAACATAATTTGTTATTAATTTATCCACATATGGTCTCAACATTACACCCATACAAATTCCTCCTACAAGATACACTATCATATTTTCTTTTTTTACAATTTTTCAAATTCTTCTTTTACCAAATCTATTTCTTCATTCAACCTCTCAAGTTCTTTGGTTATCATTTCTTTAATAATCTCTTTGTTATAGAAACTAACCTCACCTTTTCCGTTGAAACCTCCAGAGTGTGTAAATCCAATCGTGACACTCAAACCACAAGATTTAAGCGCAGATTCTAATTTATACTTCTGTCTTTCCAATCTATCAAGATCTTCTTTAACTTTTTTTGCTTGTTCAAATTTTTCTACTTCCATTTTGACAAATATATTAATAATTTTTTTATACCACAACACTACCCCAAACTTTCAGGATAATACAATAATGTTGGGTTTTTTTTAGCGATGTCTATATCAGGAAATCTCTCCTTGAAAGTCTTAACATCAAACTTACCAGTTATCAAATGCCACCCATTCTTTGTTGGTATAACCGCTTCAATTTTTTTACCTTCAGGTTTAAGATAATTAATAAATTGTGATAGTTCAGTAACGGCATGAAAATCGGTTACGTCAATATCCACAATCCACCGTTTCTCTTGAGTTTTAATTTGCCCAACAACTGAATCAAATAAACCTTTTTGGTTTGATACACCGTCTCTAATCCGTTCGGCAAGTATTGCCAACATATTTAATGACACATCTTTGTGGTTTTGTTTTTGGACATGGATATATGCACGAGCCTTAAACATTTCACAAAGTTGTTTAATCTCATCATATCTTTTTTCCAAATATGGGATGGACTCAATACAATAAGTTTTAATTGTTCTTACTGATTGGTGATTATCCCTTTCACCTTCCGGTTGATCCTTCTTTCGTTTAAATACATATAACATATAGAAGTCACCATAATGTGAAAAATTCAATAATGGTTTTATTAAATCTATGTTATCAATCTTGTTCATTTTCATCATCATAATATTCATCTACTTTCATTGAAACTGGTGGGGTGAAATCCCAAACAGTGTTTTCAAACTCTGTGATCCATTCATTCAATTCTTCTCTTGTCCAAAATGGAGCAAAATGTGGACGGTAACTAAACGGAACATTGTCTTTATTTTCCCAATCTTCAAGTCGTTGTGTTACATCCTCAATTAGGTTTTTATCCTTATTGTACTTATTCCATTGTCTATAATCATCTTCGGATTTGATATACATAACATCACCATAATTATAAAAATCCATCTCAGGGAATTTCAAATTTGGGTTGTTGGTATATACATCAACAATACCATTGTCTCCATTGTATTCACCACAAAGTTCTTTTAAAGAATGTAAACTACTTGGTCTTTCTTCCCACACACTACCGAACTGACGAACAGAACAGATATACAAATACCCATCATCATATGAATGAATAAGTCCTTCAATTTTATTTCTTAAAGAAATAAGTTCGTCCATTGTAAGTTTAGTTAAGTCCATTTTCATTTTACAAAAGTAATCATTTTATATTTACCAAACAATATTTTTGGATATTTATTTTAATATGAACCTACAAGAATCCATAAGAAGAATATTAAGGGAAGAAACCATAAAAGATAAATATAAAAAAGAATATATTAATTTTCATGGTAACATGGAAGGGTTTGATGACAATTGGGATAATCTGTTTAATAAAGATTTTAATGATGGTGGTTTGATGAATATACCTGAATATATTGAATTGAGTAGATTAGTTAATATTATTGGGGAATTTAAAAAGGATAAAAATATACATTGGATAAGAACCTCTGATGAATATTTATTTTACGATACGGATTGGTTGTTTTTATCCGATGTTAAAATAAATGATAACGCTAAAATAATCAGAATAAAAACACACAAATCAAATATTAATTTAGATCAAACAATAATTCAAAATTTAACTTTTAATTATGAAAAAGAGATTACCTTGAAAAACTTGGATTTAGAAAATTATGAAATAATAAAATATTAAATATGAACCTACAAGAAAACATAAGAAGAATATTGAGGGAAGAATTATTGAATGAAACAAAGTTCTTCCGTAGAAGAATTGATTTAGATGAGGTTAAGAAGTTACTTTCAATTAATGCACAACAAGTGTATTACGAAACTGAAAGTTATAGAGGTTTTAAATATGACTTAACTTTAAGAGCGGTAGAATCAATTATGTGGAATAATTATGAACTTGGGTGGGAGGATTTACCAGAACAAGAGGAAATAGACTTTGTGACAGAAGTTTCTGATATGCTTGAGGACACGATTAAACAGTTATACAAATTTTATCATAATAAAAGATTCTAAAATTACATCATTAACAAATCTGTTGTGTTCAAATCTTCACCATCAATGACAAAACAAGCATTTTGTAGTTGGTGAACATATCTCATAGGTTTAATATCACTAAAACCCTGAATTCCATATAAACCTTTATAAAGGTGTGTTAGTGTAATACTTTCAGTTTCCCACCAATGAAATTCACCAATACCAGGTGCGGTATCTGACATTTCAACAAAATGAAGTAAGTCTAGTATTTTTTCAGTTATCTCAACGGGTTTGAAGTCATCAATGTGTATCGGTAATCCATCTTCCGTTCCTATGTATAGTCCGTTAAATGCGATTGCTCTAACTTCTGTTGGTGTTCCAAATAGTGGGTGGGTAACAATACTACCCACCCTTAATTCATTCAGTTTCATACAATCCGTTTTTTTGATCATCTTCCATTATTTTTCTTAAAAGAGACTCTCTATTATATTTTCTAATCAATTTGAATATCTCGGTGATATCTGTAAACTCGGATGGTGGTGAGTCATTTCTACCTGGAAGAAACATCACAGTAAATCCGTGATTTGCTTCAAACTTTTCAGTTACTCTTATACCACATATCTCATTAATATAAATCCACGGGAAATTTCCTGAAAGTTTAACTTCAATACCAATCTTGTTCAATCTATCAACAAACACCTTTAACTTATCGGTGCTCAATTTTGTATTATCTATTGTTTCCATAACATTAATATTGTTTAATTACATCCCCTCTTAAATAAATGTTATCAAATGACACACCATTTACAGATTCAACACCAAGATGAACTTGTCTACCTTCAATTTTGGTAATCACACCAGAATCTTCTACAGATCCTGTAATTCTATTAACTACCTTAACATAGTCACCCACTTTGATGTCCCTTCCGTTTTTATCTGTCGTTTTTTCCATACCACAAATATAAGAATTATTTTTTAATATGACAAAAAATAAACAACATTAAAACGATTGTTGATCATCGGACGTTATATGAAATATTTAAAAAATTTCATTTGCGTTTAAAATAATAATCTCTTATCAGTATTTGAAATATATTACCTAAACAAAATCCTATAAATCCTATTAAAATTAGTAGTTCCATATTATTTTACATTATCAATTCTTTTTTTAAGAATTTTTTTCGCCTCTTCAAGGGTTGGGAAGTAAGATAACAATTTCCAATGTCCTCCCACATTTATATACGGATACCAATAAGTGGATTTATTAGAAACCCCCCTTTCAATTTTAACATCGTATTGTCCGTATTTACCTTCGTATACGTGTCCAGCAACATCTTTATTTAACTTTAATACCATAACACTCCAATTTTTTATCCGTTACATTCCACAAATCTTTTTTTCCTTCCGTCATATGACAATTGTGTTTCTTACCGGTTCTCTCAGCAAAATCAACAATCATATCATTATGACGATTACGGACGATATGAGGACATTCTTTACAGGGTTTTTTCATAACACAAATATACAAATTACTTTTTAATAAAACAAAAAACCTCCCAACATTTCTGAAGGGAGGTTAAATATTTTTTATATGTTATACTTTTAGTATTTAATAATCCAAGTCACTCCCTTTCCAAAATTGGGTGATGCATGAGAATTAATATCTTTAGATTCTAATGATTCTATTTTATCCATTATTTTTTCACGATTACCGTCAACAGGTGACGGTAATTGAGTAATAATGTATTTAACATATTTAGTATATTTAAGTTTCTTTCCTGAAACATCACCCTTTTTAATCTCAATCTTACACCCACTAGGTAAACCCAATTTTTTTCTCAACTGAAAAACGGTTAAGTCTAATAAATCAGATTTAGATTCATTTTCTTTAATCACACGATTAACAATTCTTGTCAAGTCTGATTCGGTTAGTTTAATTATTTTTTTCATATCATTATTTTATATAAAACCAAAATGAGTTTTTACTTGCGTTACCAAGTTTAAATAAGTTACTTTCAAATTTATTATTTAGTTTCTCAATGATTTCTTCAGCAATCTCTTCGGTGTCATCCCCCGATTGTTTAAAACTAACCATAAATCTGTCATATGGTTTATCTGACGATTCTTTATAACCACCTTTCCATTCATCCTCACCAATGTAATCATCCATAAGTTTTTTTAACACATCCTCAATTTTTTCATTTGATGGTTTTTTCTTATTTTCATTGATCACTCGTTTAACAATCCTTGTTAAATCTGATTCGGTTAATCTTATTACTTTTTTCATAACATTAAATATCTAAATTTTTAACTTTAATTCCTTTTGTATTTCTTTTTAAACCTGATGGTGTTGTATCGTCAGTTCTAAAACTACAAACAACATCAAACATAGCTTTTTTAAAATGGTGGAATGTTCCTTTTTTTCCATGGTATTCACCCTTTATTTCCAATTCACCATAAACATCTTCCAATTCTTCTTTTGACATCTTTAATATTTCAGATTTACTTTGTTTCTTTTTGGATTCGGTAATAACCCTTTGGATTATTCTTGTCAAGTCTGATTCGGTTAGTCTTATTACTTTTTTCATTTTACAAATTTATTAATAAATATCTGATTAAACAAAAAACCCCACTCTTATTTGAAGTGGGGTTTGTAAAATTTATTTCTTAATCGGAACTGTGTCAACTGGTTCAAGTGTCACTTTGGTGATTCCTTTTCTAATGAAGTTAAGTTCCTTTGCGGTTCCGTAACTCAAATCAATCACAAAACTTGATGATTTTGGTAACCTGTCGTTGATCTTAACATATCTAACAGAATCATTACTTGTGTTTGTTACTTTCACAATTGTTCCGAACTTAAAGTACTTATGAGCCGCAGTTAAACTGTCTTTGTGGAATAGTTCTCCTGATGATGTCTTTCTACCTGTCCAATGTTGTCCGTAATAAGATGCGGTTCCTGTGTAGATTTTTTCTGATGATTTAAATGATAATAGTGTAATTAGTGGAATAAATAATAATAGTTTTTTCATATTATGAATAATAAAAAATCCTCCACAAAAGTGAAGGATTATATTTTACCGTTTAAATTTAAACTCTTTTTCTATTTTTCTTTTTCCGTATTTTTTCTCCATTATTTGTTGGTGTAACTCCCAATTAAGAATTGATTCGTTGGTTTGTTCTTTTTCGTCAGGAATAAGTGAATATATTTTTACAAGTCGTTTAATTAATTTTGTTGCAACATAGTTAAATCTTTCACATTCATCAACAAAGAACTGACTTTCTCTATTACGATATTTGGCAAGTTGATTTAAATATTTATGTCTAACTTTTTCCAATCCTTCATCGTTCTCACGCTTAACACCCATACCTAACATTCTCATAAAATTAGCCATTTCACTATCAACACTATCCGTCATTTTATCAAAAATATCTCTTTTAGCACTAATAAGATTAATATAAACTATATCCATAACTACCTTTATTTTTTCCTCTTCAGTCATATTTTCATAATCCACATCTGCGTGTTCTAATAAACCATCCACACGATCCATTTGATTATGTAATTCTTCCATAAAATGTTCAAAACTAAAATCTCTAATTTCTTTTAGTTCTTTAACAACACTATCATTTTCAAAAAATTCTCTAAACTTTTCTCTTGTTACTCCAGTTAATTTCATTCTTGTTGCCATTTCAGTTGGTCTAACAAGATTTTCAACATATTGAATGAAATAACTATATCTCATAAATTCACTAATAACCGGAATTCCGAAGTTTAACCCTTGACTTGCATATGCTTGATAATCAGCATCTTTCCCTATCAAGTCAGTTGTCTTTTTTTGTTTATCAAACTTATGTTTAATTTCGTGAGCAATTACAGATATTAATTGAACTCTATCATTAGTAAAGTAATTATAAGGGTCTTGGGAATCCCAATCATCCCCATTTGATGCAAAATGTAATTGTAACTCAATTGTGTTATCCTGTTTATGAACCTTCATTAGTAGTTTTCTATCAAAATTAAATTGATTTGCAACACCGGCTGATATCATAGTGAATGGTCCATCATATTCATCCATTTCGTGAACTTGAACTGCTAACTCTAATTCGTGTATTTTATAATCAGATATTGTTAAATCTAAATTATCTTCAGTAAATGTTTGTGTTGTGTCGTAATCATCCATACCTTTTAATAGGTTTAATATGATTTCATATAGTTCTTCAGCCGATTCAATGATTCCTTCAGGAACTCCAACGGCTTCATTCAGTAAGAGATTATTTACAATAATCTCAAGTTGATTTTCAGTAATGATTAAATTTTTCTTCATACATATAAATATAAAGGAGTTGTGATTTAACCCACAACTCCAACCAAACCATCCAAATGATGATCACCACTCATGTCAGAACCAACAGGTATTTTACCCATAATTCTAATGATATCATCAATATTATATGGATCCATACCGTTACCATCAACACCAACATCCATTCTTTTACCATTACCAAATTTACGGTGTTCAGGTAAGTGAACATGACCGTGTAAATGAATAACACCTTTATTCAATCCGTTCCAACTTTGTAATGGGTAATGACAAAGTACAAAGTCTTTCCCATTGATGTTCACCTCCAAATAGTGTTGTACACTCAGGAATCTCCCTTGTACATAATCACGGTTGTTCTCAATATGATGATCATGATTTCCAAGTACGAGGTGAATGTTGTGACAAACCAATCTTTCAAGGAAGATTCCAATATTATCAAATCCTCCGAATGAAACATCACCCAACATAATTAAGGTATCATCTTGTCCAACAACACTATTAATACCGTCAACCAATCGTTGGTTCATTTGTTCAATAGTTTGAAAATCACGAGTAGAATCTACCGGTACTTCACCATCTTGTGTTCTCCAATTTGTCACACCACGACATATATTTTTGTGTCCATAGTGAGTATCACTTGTGATGAACACTTTTCCTGTCGTTAATATTTTTTTAAATCCCATAATTGCAAATATATTGATATTTATTGAAATGAAAAAGTTTTTATTATCCTTATTTTTTATTTTCCCTTTTATTTTATTATCTCAAAAACCATTAAGAGATAGTGTAATCATTAAAAGTGATATTTTTACCGTTGTTTATTCTGAGAAATTAGAACAACCTTTATCTGTGAGTTATACCGTGGATTGTCCGTCAGGTAATGCATCAAGATCTGGTATGGATTTCTTCACTTGTGATTCTGTTAAAACATCTGACTCAAAAGATTATGAAAATAACATTTGGGACAAGGGACATATGGCACCTGCCGCAGATTTTAATTGTGATAAGATTATGTTAAAGAAAACATTTAGTTACCTTAACTGTACATTACAACAACAAGATCTCAATAGAACCACTTGGCGTTTATTAGAAGCGTATGAAAGAGAATTGGCATTAAAGTATGAGGTGTCTGTTATTGTAATTTGTGTATTTTCAAAAAAATCCACAATACTCAAATCAGGCGCCACGGTTCCTGATGGATATTATAAGAAAATAACTTATAATGGTAAAACAGAAACTTATTACTTTAAAAATGAAAAACCTTCAACAACCGATTTTAAAAAGTTTTTGGTTAAAGGTTAATTTCAAAACGATTACGCATATTTTCTAAAACTTGTTCGGGAACATTATGTTCATTTACACCTCCGTGTCTATTCTCAACTACAATAGTGAATACTTTATACCCATGTTCTTTCGCCATATCAATGTATGGTTGCATCTCCCACTCTTGTGTGAATGTATTTGAAACCACAATCTTGGGATATTCCAATATCATATCAGATTTAACAAAACTCTGACACCATTGATGCGCATCTTTTATTTTAGTGAAATCAAAATTATACACACCATTCTCATCAATGAAGAACATATCCGCTTCATAGTGTTGTCCACCTAAAGTTTTTGCAAATGTTGATTTACCACTACCTGGTATTCCTCTTACGATATATAATGTATTTTCCATACCACAAAGATATGAAAAAGAATTAAATAAAAAAAGGAACCTAAGTTCCTTTTATTTTATTGTGGTCTGTTTTGTAGATTTGATACAAACTTAGCCGCCTCTAAACCTTTATCAATCATTTGTTGTTTTGATGGTACCAATTCTAAATTCTTTTCAGTTTCAATAGTACCAATTGGTTTAAGTTCCAACTTTGATATTGGTTCCAATCCTTTACATTCAATATTTAATTTATCAATAGCCTTTTGGAATTTAGGTGTCGTCAATTCACACCATGTTTTTTTATCAGTTTGTTTAGTTGTGTACCATTTTCCATCATCAGTTTTTGCATACATCCAAGTTTTATCATTCGGAATATAACAAACTTGCTGATTTGTGAATTCTTTCTCAACAAATTTACATCTATTATCTGTTTTTGGTTTTTGTTCTTCACCACCACCTCCAACTACTTTATCAGATTTTAATTTATTTCCATCACAGAATAATTTATTCATTGCAGTTTTAAATGGTTGTCCAGTCATTACAATTTGTTCGTAAGTTTGTTCACTACCTTCAAATCTTAATAAATAATCACCACAAATAAATTTCCCTTTAGACCCTGATTTAACCAAAGGACCTGTAAATTTACCTGTTGAGTCTTCTTTTTTATAGTAAACATCTACGGATAGACTTTTACCGTCGGTATTTTTTTTCACTGTCTCACCTTTTTTAATGTAAACTCTAGGTGCACTACCCCCATACTGAATTGCGTGTACTGTAAACTCTTGAAGATTCTTAATTGTATATGTTCCATCATCATTCAATGTTTGTTCAGAGATAACATCTTTTTTTACACCATATTGCGATAATATGTCTTTTTTTTCTTGTTCGGAAATTAAAATTCTTCTGATATTCATAACTTTTTTATTTATAAATATCATAAATAAAAAAAAGGAACCATTTCTGATTCCTTTTTTTTGGGTCGTCCATTAACGGATCGATCTACCACCACCTTGTTTTTCTAAACAAGGAAACTTATATTCTATGCATCCACAGGTAATAATCCGTTTGATTCCCTGAACCCATTGTAATGTCGGTGAATTTAAGTCCGAGAATTACTCCACTAGTTAAATTACCTTCAAATATTGGTCCAGTTAAATTACCCCAAGGTGTGTAGTTCATTGTTAGTGAATACGCAGATGCGGTTGTATAAAACGAGTAGGTTGCGGTATTACCATTAAAAGTATACGAATTAATTGTGTTAAAGACAAGTGTATCACTAATCGTAATAATTGCACCAATACCATTAACTCGGTAACCATCAATAACCCATGTCTCACCAATTAGGTTTGTTGCGGTATCAATCACCGTTGTATCCGTCACAATAGGTTGTGGTGGAATTGGTGGTGGGTAAGGTGGTGGGTTAGTCTTTTGACAAGAAACAATCACCAACATAATGGTGATAAAATAAATTAACTTTTTCATATATTACTTTGTTATTAATGCCTCGATTTTACTTTTGATTGGTTCAACCATATCAATGTCTTTAGTTCCTGTCACAATAATGGAATCTTTCAAGAATCGGAATGGGATGTTAATTAAGAATGTATCTCCGTTGAAGAATCTTAAATCATTCTCAAGTTCCAAACACCCGTGAACCATCTTCAAAAAAATTTTGAATTGTGTCTCATCAATAAATACTTCGTTTAGTAACTCTCCAAACGATTCGTTAATAATTCTGATTTTAAATGCCGTCTTATTCATACCTCAAAGATATTAAATTATTTCTCAATAACAAATTTTCTACCCACTTTTTTTAATTTTCCAACAAGATCGTTTTCGTGATGAATCCCACTATAAAACCCTGAACCATCATTCCACATACCAAACTTGTTGTTTTTGTAAACATTCTCACCATCAAAAGTGATATAGTCAGGTTGTTCACCTTTTGGAAGTTTTGTTGCTCTAATCATCTCACGATTCTCAACCGCTGTGTAGTTGTTACTGTAATCGGCTCTACAAAGGTATGTTGCTTCTCCAACAACAACTTTCTCTCCGTTGAGAGTTGCGTTCTTATTAAATTTTTTCTTGTAAGTGTAAATGTAAGTCCCCATATGTTTTTTATTTCTACAAATATACAAATAAAAATGATACGGCATAAAAAAATCCCAAAAAAAATCAACTACGAAAATTTTTGGGATTTCATTAATGTTAAACCAACAATAAATTAGAAGGGAATGTTGTTTTGTATCACATAAATATATTGTAGTTAACCAAAAGACAATTTTTTTTTACAAAAGTGTTAAAATTAATCTAAATAATGGGTCTTTATGGTCATCAATTGGTAAATCCATGAAATTAAAGTACCCACATTCGCTATGTTCGTGTCCATCTTTAGCCATATCCAAATCAGGATATATCTCTACATCTGATTGGTAATAGTAGATATACATCATCCCTTTAACTTCACCATTTTTAGTATATGTATTAAAAGTACCAACTAATCTTATGTCATTAATCTCATTAGTTAAATCAATATTAGTTTCCTCATAAAACTCCCTAATTGCAGTTTCTTTAGGTTTTTCACCATACTCAACACCACCACCAGGAACCGACCATATATTAGGTGAAGACTGATCAGGACTTCTTTTACAAAGTAAAAATTTATTACCACACTTGACAAGTATTCCCGAAAATCTTTTTAGTTTTCTATTAGCCATTATATTTATGTATATGGATATAATAATAAATAACAATTTGTTCAATGTCAAATGTGTAATGACATCAAAAGACACTCAACAAGGTATGATGGGTAAAAAATTTGATGATACATTTGATGGAATGTTATTTATAATGAATGATAGTGAACATTCTTTTTGGATGAAGGATTGTATAATTCCTTTGGATATTATCTATATAAGTAACAATACTATTGTTAAGATACATCATAACTGTGAACCTTGTACTTCTAACCCATGTAAGAGATATCCTGGTAATGGTGATATGATATTAGAAGTTATGGGCGGAACCTGTGAAGAATATGATATTACAAAAGGAGATAGAGTATACTTTGATTAACCTTCTTGAACTTTCTCTTTCAATAATCTAACAAATTCATTCTGAATCATTTTAGTAAATTTCACATACGCAGCGTCCTCATTTTCAGAACTATATTTGTATTTCCCTTGAGGTGGTCTTTTACTTCTACCCATATAATTTAATCCCGAAATGTTAGTTATACATTTATGTCCTCCACTATTTGATTGGATAATGTCCCAAGCAGTTACGGTAACACTATCAAGTAAACTCATCTCTTCATCAGTTAAATCGGTAAATGATTTTGACATTGCCGTATCAATATCTCTCATAAAATCTTTACCGTCTTTTGATTTGAATTTATCTCCGTATAACGCTCTAAAATCTTTATATGTGAACCCAACAGATTCAGGTGTAAATCCTTTTCCTGATTCTGATATCCACTTAATTGTTGATAATGGAATATCCCTATCTTTTAATTGTGATTCCCATTTTCCTAATACTTCATCTTTAATCTCACCTAAGTTAACTCCTTTAAGTGCTCTTTCTTTTTTGAATGGGTTACAGGATGCTTGAACCAATCCTAACGGCCAAGCAATAACTAAGAAGTCGGCATCAGGATTATTTCTAAATGGGGTGTATCTATCATAAGAACCTGGTTTCATCATTGATCCACCACCATATTGTACAATAATGTTGTCATCAATTTTAACATTAGGATGTGACTTCATCGTTTGGACATACATTTCCTTATTCTTTTCAAGATCTCCAACCTCAGCGTATCCTTTACTCATCATTTGTCCTCTAATATTATTCAGGATACTCATTAATGATGGATTTGCGGTTAAAACAATTTCTTCAAGAAAACCTGGTTTATTTTTATATGCTAATAATAGTTTATTAACAACCAACCCCATTAACATTTTATTTCTTTGTAATGTTTTATCCTTATCTAATTTGAATAGGTAGTTCATCACTTGTTCAGGTGCGATATCGTGTTTTGCATAATCTGCAGAATCCACAGTTGATATTAATGTAATGTCTTCAGGTGAGAAAATATCTTTAGGTGATATTGTTTGAGATATTGTTTCAACATTCGATCTTGATGATCTAAAACTTGTTGATGTTCCTTGTTCAACTCCGGCTTGAGTATCGTGGTGATCGGTATGAATAACAAACATTGGTTTTCCGTGGGCAAAATCTACCAGTACAGGCATTGTATCACCTTCAGCATCTAATTTCTTAACTGAAAATTCTTTATCCCCGTATTGGATTATTTCGGCATCAACAACTTTAATACCATTATTCTCCAAATAGTGTTTCATTGCAAGTGCGGTAGTAACACCATCTAAATCTTGGTGAAAATATATTTTAGCTTTAGGGTATCTTTTAGCTAATTTGTTAATATCCCTTAATCCTGATTCTAATATTAAATTTTTTCTCATAACCATAAATACCTTTCAGATCCAAAATGTAAATACCATTTGTCTTATTGTTTAAAAATTCTTATGTTTGTATAAATCTTTAAAACTTAAAAATATGAAACAGAAATTTAATGAATTCGTGGAAAGGTATAAACCTTTATTTAGAAATGTGGTAGTTGTGTCGTTTATTGTGGTTTCGTTGTTTGCGGGATTTTACGCAGGTTCAGCATATAATAACGAATATGGTCCAAAGAAACCAACCATCCATATGGTTAAAGTTAATCGTAGTCAGGTTAACTTAGCATTAGATGAACATAACCATCTAATTATCATTGACAAGAAAACTGGTGATTACACAGTTTATCAAGATTCAATCGGTGTTTCGGTGTTTAAACTATACGCTAGAAATATTTTCTCAGACACATCAAAATAATAGATTATGAAAGTATCCAACATTTTAAAATTGGTATACTTGATGGGATGTCTTGTTACCATTATTACCTTATCAGGTATGTCAACGATTGAGATTCAATCTAATAGTAAATTCACGAATGAAGGATCAGGTATTCCAAATTCACCAATTTCTATTCGGATGTATGAATGTATTGAGAAATACTCTGATGAATATAACATTCCTAAGTATGTTGCATATAATGTGGCGTATAAAGAAACAACATACAGAGGTCCTTTTGATTGGAGGTACAATCCCGAAAGAATCTCTTGTGTTGGGGCTTTGGGTCCGATGCAGATTATGCCTATGACATCTTATTCAATTAATAAAGTAAAATATTCAAATCATAAAATTATGACTGATATTGAGTTGAACATTAGGACAAGTATGAAACTTCTACGAAAACTTTATAATAAATACGGTGACTGGAATGTTGTTTGTGGTTGTTATAACACGGGTAGACCTATTGTAAATGAGTATGGTAGGTATTGTGGAACTAACAAAAATTATAAGTCAAAGTGGTTATCACTTAAATAAAAAATCCCCACCTTTTGAGTGGGGTTTTTAATTTATAATTTTTTATTTACCCATAAACAACTTCACCCATTACACATAGTTGTAAGAATACATCGGCATCTCCAGCATCCGCATTTTCCAATAATATATTTTTCCAAACTTCAGGATATTCACTTTTTATTTTTGTTATTGCCTCTAATATTCTGTTCATATCAATATGTCCAAGTTTAGTATTTTCAATGTCTTCCTGATAACTCTTTTCATCAACCATATCATCACTATCACCAATATTGTAATCACCATCTTTTAATGCTCTCCTAACATCATAATATTCTTCCTTATCGTAGAAATCAATTGACCCACCTCGTAAGACATATTCACCAACCGCTTCAGATTTTGATTGCCCATATGATTTTATATTTTCAGGTAAATCAATTAAATACCAATAATTGGATCCACCCTCAAGAGCGGTAACTAAAATATCAGTTATGTCTTCTTTTGTTAACTTTCTATTTAATTGTTCTTTCTCCCATTTTTCGCTTCTGATATTCCAAGACATTGAATATGCTCCTCCGTGTATATCTCTATCAATACCATCTTTAACATACTCTTCAAAATCAAAATTTTCAAGGTTCTTTTTATTTCTTTCGTATTGTTTTACTTTACCCTCATATTCTTTAATCATATAATCAAAATATTTTTCAGGTATATCAGGATTATTTTTAATATGACTTTTTATTTTTTCCAAAATTTCCGCATGTTCCTCACCCTCCTCAACTTCTTTTTTTAACCATTCATATTGTTGTTTAACATTTTTTCTAACAAATTCTTCAATTCGTTTCATTTCGTCCTGTGTAAACCCATATTGATTTACCTCATCTGACTCTGAAATAAGATTTGACTTTAAATATTTTAATTGTTTTTCGGTAAGAAATATTTTCATACTTTATTTTATATTATAGGTTAGTGTCCGTAATCAATAGGTAAATATCCACTCAAATTATAGGTTTCTTCCAACCATATTTTTAGAATATCTTGTATTTGTTCATATTCCATATCAAAAATGGATTCAAAAAATATCCAAATTCTTGTGTAATCAATAAAAACAAACTTATTTTTATCATCTTGATAATAGTAAAATAACGGTTTTTTATCCTTATTAACATAAAATGTTCTATCATAGTTAACAACCTTAGTTAGATTACCGAATTTATTATTCAACCAATTTAACGCCAGTCTGTCCCTTTTATTTTCCGTTATAATTATTTTCATATATGAATAAATATCCATAAAATAAAAAAACCCACTTTTAAGGTGGGTTTTATATTAGAGTTGTTCTTCTTTTATTTCCTGTAAGGTTTTAAAGTAATTTACTCTCGTATTGGCTATCTCGGTATAGTTTGGTGATAACTCAATACCTAACCATCTTCTTCCCAATACTTCAGCGGCAACTAATGTTGTTCCACTACCAGCGAATGGATCTAAAATCACATCGTTTTTGTAGGATAATATTTTGATCGCTTTAGTTGGGATGTCCATTGAGAACGTCGCCTTGGTGAGTGATTTAGTATCTGCAAAGTAATTCCACTGACCAAAAACAAGTTCCATAAACTCCTTCTTATCTTGTTCTTCATATACAACTTTCTTTTTTATGGTTCCATCCTCCTGTTCAATTTCAGTAGGTGTCCCTTTCCACTGAGGTTCTCCTTTAACCTTTTTAATGTGGTGTTTTTTGTATGCAAGTATCACACACTCCTTTGGGTTATATATATATGGTGAACTTGGACTCATCCAAGAACCCCAAGCAGTTGTCTTACTACGATGGGGTGATTGTTCTTCCAAATCCACGATACCGAAGAAACCAAACCCAATTTCTTTCATTATTTGCCACATCTCAGAAACAAAGAATATTCTTCCACCCTTTTTTTGTCTGTTGATTTCGTATGGGATGTTCAACGCGATTCGTCCATCGTCTTTCAAGACATTATACGCTTCAGTTAACCAATTTTTAGCAAACACCAAATAGTCTTCAAATTCCACATCGTCTTCGTGAACATCATAATCAATACCAACACCATAGGGAGGTGATGTGACGATTAAATCCACACTACTATTTGGTAATGTCTTCATTACCTCAATACAATCACCATTTATAATTTTTCCTGTCTCTATCATTTCTTCTCTAATGTTTCAATGTGATGTTGTAGATACCAAAGGGCTTTCTTCAAATCTTCTAATTCTTTATCTTTATTCTTTTTTCCTGCTCTTGAGATATACTTTACAGTATTTCCCAAACTAAATCCTAAATCCCAAGCATCAATTACTTTGATGGCTTCGTATTGGTTTGTTTCGCCACCATAGTGATTAGGGTGATTAACTTGTTCATTTTTGTTTGTCATTTGTTTTTCTTTTTTGTGTGCCCAAAACACTCCGTCAATATAATAGGTATTAAAATCATACCAGTCAAATGAATCAACTGCTTTATCAACACCTTCTGTCGGATCTTTTGAGGATTTGTAATCATCCAAATATATTATACCATTATCGTTTATAAAATTAATCACATTATTAATGTCACCTTTAACATATTCTTCAAAATGACATCCATCAATTTCAATGAAATCAAACTTGATTTTTGAGGTTTCTAAAACTTTTGGAACAACTTCAAGGGAATTACCAGGAATTAAATTTAAATGTATGTTCCACTTTCTATAATGTTCTGTAAGTATTGAATGATTGTTAAACGTGCTTTCATATTTGCAGTCATCAAATACATAGACTATTATTGGTTTCTGATTAAATTCAGGATTTTCTTCAATGATTTTTAAAAGTGTCTCACATATTAAAATCATTGAATGTCCTTCATTAAAACCAATTTCAATTATGTTTCTTGGTTTTATCTGATATACCAAATCTTGTAAGGTGTGAACCCTTTCAGGATACCAACTAATATTACCCTCACCCTTTCCAAATATTAAACCATCAATGTTTATCTTATTTTCCATTCAAGTTAAAATTTATTTCTTCAGTTGGTATATTATTTCTATTATCAACCATCGTTTTACTGTCTAATTCAAATTCTTCATCATTCAAATACTCTTTCAATAGTTCCTCATTGGGTAATGTTTTGAAATCCGTCTTAAGATTGTCCATATCAAGTTTAAAGTTCATTTTGTGTTTAATATCATTTATTGTTTCAGCATTTCTCAATGATTCACAAATTTGATATATAATTTTGTAAGGATCTGCATTTGAAGATGGTCTTCTGTCTTCAATATAACCTTTCCACTCATTTGCGGTTGACTGTGGCACACGAATTGATGCTCCTCTATCTGATATACCCCAACTGAATTTATCAATTGATTGTGTCTCAAACTTACCAGTCAGTCGTAGTTGATTATCTGAACCATAATTTTCTATATGAGATTGGTGTCTTGCTTCAAAACTTGAGAATACAGATTTGAAGTATTCCTCACCACCTTCTTCTCTCATTTTTTTAGATGAAAAATTCGTATGAAGTCCTGAACCATTCCATTCTCCTCTTTGGATTGGTTTTGGGTGAAGTTCGATACCATAATCATATTTTTCCGATAACTTATGTAAGAAATATCTGGACACCCATAAATCATCACCAGCCTTTAATTTTCCTTTTGAAAAGACTTGGTATTCCCATTGTCCAATCGCAACCTCGGCATTTGTTCCCGTTATATCTAAACCATAATTCAAACACATATTTAAATGTTCTTCTACAAAGTCTCTTCCAGCAACATATTGTCCAACACCACAATAATATTTTCCTTGTGGTTCAAGATTATTTTCATTGTGACCTAAAATACATTTATTATTTCTATCATAGATGAAATATTCCTGTTCAAATCCGAACCACATATCTTCATCATCACTTTCGATATTACTTCTTGTGTTTGTTTTGTGTGGAGTCCCATCAGGATTCATAACCTCACACATTATATACACAGTTTGCAAAATTTCTGAACTATAATGTCTCACAGGTTTTAATATACAGTCCGAACTACCAGTTTCCGCTTGTTGTGTTGATGAACCGTCAAAATTCCATTCGGGGAAATTACCATCTAAAAATGCGTTTTTTACGTCATTATAATTTACAATTTTTACCTTACTTCTAAGATTTGGTTCTGGATTATATCCGTCCAACCACAAGTACTCTAATTTAATCTTCATCTTGATTTTCGTTAATATATTTTATGATTTCTTCTTCCGATTTACCCTCACTATACAATTTATAAACATTGTATGAAAAATCATCTGAGATTAATATTGCATCCGCACTCAGATACCTAATTATATTTTCTTTTTGAAGAATAATATTAGATTTTTTTAATCTTCTTTTGTGAAATCCCATCTTTTTTTTCTTTAAACTCTGTATATAAAACTCTAATTTTTTTTCCTAAATCCATATCATTTGGATTTTCTTTAACTATCTTGCTTATTTCTTTTAAAATATCCATATTAATTTACTTTGATTTGAATCGCTTTTTTTCTTTGGTTGTAATTTTCTAAATTTATATAAGATATAACTTTCCGTTTGAAAAGTGGTAATAATGTTTCATTTATTGGAAACAAATCCTTACTTTTCATCTCAAAAAGAGGTAGTTTTGACTTTTCCTCTTCAGAAAACCACGTTGAAAACGTATCAATTATTTTTGGAAGTGTCAAATTGTTCTTTGGTTTGGAATAAATTAATTTGACTTGTGTCTTTTTTTCAATGGAACTTCTATTCGCATTCTTAATGTTATATTCCCAAACATATAGATTATTTGTTTTATTTTCCAAATAATAAAAAAATCCTTTATTTTGAGAAATATTTTTT